GTAAAGATGGTTTAGAGAAGGCGTTACGTATCACTGAGACATTCTTTAAGGGTGACATTATGACTTTATCTATAGAGGAGATGAAGGAAGGTCTAGCAGATGCCAAGAAGGCAGCTGTAGAAGATGGAGTAACTTTGATTGATGCACTTGTGACTGCGGAAGTATGCAAGTCTAAAACGGAAGCTCGTAAATTAATTGAACAGGGTTCTGTATCGGTAAATGGTAATAAGGTTACAGATATTCAGGCTGTATTACATCAGTCAGAAGCTATTAACCAAGAATTCTCCATCCTTAAAAAAGGTAAAAAGAATTACTTCGTTTTAGTATTCTAAAGTATCAGATAAGATTTTGCAAATTTAATCTTTATATTTATAAAAGAGTAGGTATAACTGTTCTACTCTTTTTTGATATATAATTTATAGACACATAGGCTGTACTAGAACTGCACAGGATGAACTTTAACATAAACAATGGTAGAAATATCATTAGCATTAAAACAATCACTAAAGTGCACATAACTGCAGTCTATAAGAAAGGAAATAATTATGCCATTAAAGAAGAGAGTAATTAAAGCAGATAAAGACGACGAGTATTTACGCAAATTAAGAAGTACTGACAAGTGGAAGTTATATTATTCTAAGATATTTTCAGAAGGTGGAGAAAACACTAAGAAATTATCAGAGGAGAAGAAACGTCAGTACATAGACAAGTTAGTTCAGTTAAAGGTTGATAAATTGAATCCGATGAAAGATTTTGATAATTTTTGGTTGAACATACATGAAAAGTAGGTGAGAGATTATGATTTTTCAAGGAATCATTCTATTTATTTTATTTTACTTATGGGGAAACATATTCTTTTATGCAGTAGACGCAGTTAAATCAAGTTCAAAACAAAAGAGACCTCCTAAGATAGTAGACAAGTCTGTAATACCTGAGTTATCATTAAAAGAAAAAATAAGTAAATATCAAAAATATGCATTTACAAGAATGACAAAATGTAAATTCCCTAAAAATAAATGGTTACTAGTTATTTTATTAATATTATTCCCATTATTGACAGTAATTTCATTGATATTTTTAGGTTTCATTAAGAGTTTATTATTATCAATATTTTTACATGTTGTTTATACCATTATCACATTAAACATTGTGAAAGAGTCGTTTGAAAACGAATATAAACTTTTAAACAAAATTCTTCAATTTAAGAGACAGTATATGGGACTGATTGATAGTAATACAAATGTGTATAATTATCAATCTGAATTTGTTGTTAGTGAGTGGAATGAAAATAATGACTATCCAATTAAGATGACTTTTATTTTCTCACCTGCGTTTGACAAAGAAAAAAGAATCACTTTTATGGAAGAATTATCTAAAAAATTTGGAAAAGGGAAATATTGGTTCGCAGAAGAATCGGATTGGCAAGACGCTGATGATAAGATAGAAGTAGAAAATAAGAAATTCTATGATGAACCAAGTTTAGGTTTCATTAAAAACTTTATTCAAATGAAGAAGCAAAATATGGGATTATTACATCCAGAATCAGGAATCTACACATATACATATGAATTTACAATAGATAGTGTAGATAGTAATAATTATCCAGATAAATTGTCTATATTTTTACCGATTGGATATGACCCTCTTCAACAAGACAGTTTCTTAGAAAAAATTACAACTCAGTTAGGTCGAGGAAGACCGTGGGAAGTTGATGAAGAAGCTGGTGGTTGGGATATTACAAATCAAGTAGCACATATAGTATTATTACAACCATTACCTGGAAGTGCACCATGGTCAGCAGAGTATGTATTAAATCCAGATGTGGCATGGTCGTTTTTCCCTCTTGGAATCGGTTCAAAAGGTGGTTTCGACATCACAAATCGAGAAACAGGACAAGTTGAAAGAATTAATGGTATAGATGTAAATGGAGCTCAGTGGAAATTACTTAAGAAGAATGGTAAAGTGACAGGATTACCACCAGCTGATTTACTAAATTCACCTCAAGCATTGGGAGCAGGTGTAAGTGGCACTGTTACACGAGTGATTGTGTAATATCAGAAGTTTATTGCTTAGAATCCCTTAGAGATTATCTTACTACAACATAGTTAGAAATGACAAGTGTGAATGTTTGAAAAAAGATAATATTGGGTATTTAGCAGCGAATACTCTAAATAGAAATATAAGAGTAACGTTCAACGACTATCCTTTGACGAAGGAGTAGGGTACAAGTGTATTCGAAAAATATCTCTCTTAATTTTAAATAATTAAGATGAACAAATAGTCTGAGCTTGCATGAAAGTGTAAGAAGTTCGTAAGAGAACTGGTCCAAAATAACGAATTGGATTGAACAGACCTCTCACTGGTGGGGGGAAATCTATCCCCCTAGAAACAGTAATTCCCGTGTTAGAAGAGGTAAAAGAAAATGATTAAAGCAAAATATATTGAAAGAATTGAGAATGATAAAAATATTTTAGAAGAGGATAGAAGTAAACTTCTAGAAGAAGCATATCAGATTCAGGAAAATGCAATAAATAGAAACAGTGAATTTTTAAATAATAATATTGAATATCATCCATGTGTAAAAGAATTTCTATTAGGTGCATCGTATAGATACGCATTAGAATCTTATAATGATGGTAACATTACTGCACCAGAGCATTTAAAAAAGGAACTCAATAGATTAAATATTCCATTGATGACAGAAGAAGAATATAAAAGTTGGGAAGTGTTAATGAGACATTTGAATAGGGCTCATAATAAATATTCAATATATCAACCAGCATTTGATTTTTATCAAAAGCATATTGATGTTGTTAAACAAACAAAAGAACCAAAAGAGATATTTGAAGATTTAAAGAAAATTGATAAAGATAAGGTTATATCTTTTATAACATTGAATAAATTTTTAAATATTAATATAGTACAAGCAAAAACAGAAGACATTTTCTCTTATTTAGATAAGCATTTTAAAAATAAAATACTGAGACTTTGGAACAATAAAGAAAATGTTATTTCATTTAATGAATTAACTGATGTTTTATCTCATGAATGTTATGTATCAGAAAAGAATATTAAATATTATTTATGCGAAAGGTTAAATTTAAAAACAAATCAAGAAAGAGCTAACACTGTTCGTAGAAGAAAAAGTTGTGATTTAGTTAAAAACACAGATTATATTATTAAGATTAATGCAGAAAAGGCAATAAAACAAAGTCACTATAAAAATGCAAAAAAATATTTATAGGGAATATTTGACTAACTATTTAACTAATTTAGAGAAGATAGCTCAAGAAATTAAAGATGAAACAGATATCGATATTTATGCAAGACAATTAGAAAAACAGATAGGTCAACTTCCTAATTATAAAAAGAGAAATAGAGTATCTGAAAAGAAATTTCTACTATGTTTAAAGGATATTTTTAAGAATACAAAAATTATAGTAAATGATAGAGATTCAATTAAACCGTTAGAATTAGATTTTGTTATTCCTAAATTTAAACTAGCGATAGAATATAATGGTGGTAAATTTCATGAAGATAAATTTTTGCTTGCAGCGCATAATATGACAGCGTTAGAGTATCACTCATTAAAGAGAGAAAAAGCTAAAGAGCAAGGATTAAATTTAATTTTTGTATGGGATGATATATTTTATGAAAGACCTTTAGATATAATAAATTTATTAGAAGCAAGAGATTTCACGAATCCATTATTAAATCAGTTGGAACCACCTAAAATAGAAAGTAGGTTATTGTTGGATGAAGAGTAGATACATTAAAAATATAGAGCAAGACATTAATCTATTGATTGAAGATAGAAATGAACTTTTAAAAATAGCATATCAAATTCAACAAAAATCTGTAGATAAATACAAAGATATTGAGTATAGTGTAGATGAGAGAGACATCGAGTACATTAAAGAATATATATTAGGTAATTCTTTAAAAGGAACAATTAAATCTATAAAAGGTTACATTAAGAATACAGATACATTTAAGAAAATTTTACAAGAAGCCAATATTCCTCTTCATGAACAAGAGAAGATTATTGAATTAAATAATCAGCTTAATAAAGCTCATATTAGATACAACAAAAACAAAACATATACAACAGATAAGAATATAGAATATTTAAACAATTTCTTTAAAAAAGAGATATTAAGATTGTGGTATTCAACAGAACCTGTTTTAAATATAAATGACATTACTTATATTATTTCCAATAAATGTAGTATTTCAAGAGATGTTATTCAAGATTATGTTTTAGATACACTTCAGTTAAGAAAATCAAAATGTGAAGCTAATGATTTAAGAAAACTTAAGAAAATAACAAAAAACATAGAAGCAACAAAACAGATTAAAAAGCAAGAATTAGCTCAAAAAGAAGTAGAAGATGTAGAACCAATACAAAAACAAGACTTCAAACAAACAGTAGAATCTATATTTTCAAAAGATTATACGATTGACACAAGTCAGGAAGATTTAGATTACTACATTAAGGAGTTAGATATTGCATTTAATTATTGTAATGTGCATAACAACACAAAACAAGATAATATCAAAAAGAGAAATAACGCAAAAAATAAAAACATAGATTTATATTTTATCTGGGAAGAAGATTTTAATTTAATTCCTCAATTTATTCATAATTTAATCCAGAATAAAGTATATAATCATGAGTTGTTGAATAAGGTATCTAATGATGTTATAGTAATAAATAATAAGAAGTATCGCAAGACATTTAAACGAGCAGAAGATGTAAAAATCGGTGATAAGATTATTTCAAGAGATAATATTGTAACAGATGTTATCGCTAAATCAGATATTCATATTCCTAATCGAGCATTTAAAATAATTCTTGAAGATGGTACAGAACAGATAGCATCAGATGACCATTTATGGCCAGTTATTATTAATGAAGAGTATTCAAAGAAGATATTAGACATTCTATTAAAAGTAGATATTCATAAACAGTTATCAGAAGATATTTTCGAATTAATGAAGAACTTTTCACCGGCAGATTATTTTAATAAAGAATTTAATCAATATGAGTGGTCAGAAGATTTATTTAAAAAACATTTAAAGAAAATTCAAGAAACAAAAGAACTTGAATGGAGATTAAATACAGAAACTATTTATGATAAATTTAAGAATCGTGAAGAGTTATATCTTATTCACAATCAACAAGGAAAGAAATTGATTAAGGATGTTATAGAAGTAGAACCAGAAAAATCTGTATGTTTAACTGTAAACAATAATGATAGAGTATTTGAATTAGAGAATGGTTTACTAACCGGTAATTCAGTTTTACTTAACAACGTAGAGAATGCATGTCTATTAAGACCAGACAAATGGTTACTTATGATATGTGATATGAAACGTGTAGAAGGTTCGAGATTTATGCAGTTCAGTGTACCTGTAGGCGTGACATATGAATCATGTGCTAAGGTATTACAGTTCGCGCAGAAGGTCATGATGGATAGATACGACCTCATGGTAAAATATGGAGTCAATGATTATGATGACTTACCTCCAGAACAACAGTCTCAAGCGATTATGGTTATTGTCGATGAAGCGGCTGAATTATTTGCTCCGATTACTGGTAAAGATGATGTTGCGAAAGAGAATGGTGAATACCAAGCTGCAGCATTACAAGCAACAGAGTCTATTTATCGTCTAGGACGTGCATCTAAGACACACGTTATGACATTTGCACAGAGACCATCATCAAGTGATTCTGGTATTAGTATGACGATTCGACAGAATGCAAGTACACGTATTGGATGTGGCAGGCTGCCTAGTACAATATCTCAAATGGTATATGAAGATGGGTTCGGAAGTCGTATACCTAGTTCACCAAAAGGAAGAGTCGGCCTTATGGTCAACAATAAACAGATGGTCCTTCAGGGATTTTATGCACCAAGCGACTGGCTTTTAAAATATTTAAAAGAGCAAGGAAAACCTCTTCAGATATACGAAAGTCAGTGTATGATTAAAGAGTACGAGAAGATTACTTCAGAGTCAGAAGATGTTGAGATAGAAGGCGCAATGTCTGATGAAGAGTTTGAAGAGTTGAGTAAGATGTTACAAGAGTAAAAATAAAAAGAGTAGGACTTTAGTTAGTTCTACTCTTTTTATATGCGTTTATCCAATCGTAAGCTTGTTCTTGATTAAACCAAGCGATATAGTTGAGATTATTTTTAATCGCTGTGTTCAGTTTTAAAATATCTCTTTGTGTCCATACGCTTACAGCTGTTTCATAAAATCTTGAATGTTCTGATAATTGTTTCCACTTCTCTAATGTATCCCTATCATCTTTATTATTTTCATCATAGAAGCATCCTCCATGTAACCATGTTCCATTGTATTCGATGTATAAATTTAGAGAAGGAACATAATAATCACAAGCGAAAGGATAGACTTCTGATTTATATTGAGTTTTTAAATCTGAAAATAATTCTCTTAATTTAATTTCGAGTTCTTTTTCGATTTTTGATTTATTGAAAGTGTTATTTTTCTTTTTTGTATCATAGCATTTTTGTTTAAATTCTTTTGAACCTGTAATTTCTCTTAATGTTTCTCTACCGATTTTACTTTTTCTCCATGTTTCAGCGTTGTATCGTTTCAGATTTGTTTCTTTAATTTTTTCTTTAACTTCTTCAGATTGAAACGAACACTCTACTCCATATCTTTCTAAATTTGTTTTTCTAATTTTTTCTTTAACTTCTTCACTTTGTCCAGGATATTTTACACCTCTTCTTCTTAGATTAGTTTTAATAGCTTTTTCTTGAATCGATTTAGACTGCATTGGAGCCTTGTGTCCATATCGTTTTAAATTTGTTTTACCCATTTTATCTTGAACAATTTTTGATTTTGCTGGAACATCAACACCTAATCGTTTTAAGTTTGTTTCTTTGATTTTATTTTTAACTTCTTCTGACTGAAAAACACATTCTGTTCCATATCTTTCTAAATTTGTTTTTCTAAGTTTTTCTTGTGTTTTCTTGTTTAATGTAGAACATCTACAACAACAAAAGTCTCTATATCCATCTCTAATTCCTTTGAATAACGTTTCTTTTCCGCATTCTAAACATTTTCCTTCATTTTCTTGTTTTAGATATTTATCGTAGTATTCTTTAGAAGAAATATTATGAAGATGAATATGGCTACATAATCCAATATATCCATTTGTTTCTTTATTACATATCAAACACTTCATTTGATTCGCTCCATTTCTTTATCCAATCATAAGCTTGTTTTTTATTAAACCATACAACATAATTTAGATTATTTTGAATTGCCATATTTAATTTATTAACATCTCTAACTGTCCAAGTTTCGATTGCGTTTTTATAGTAGTTAGATGTTTTAGATTTTTCTTTCCATTGATTTAATTTTTCTAAATCTTCGATATTACTTTTATCAAAGAATTTATCTCCATGAGTCCAGGTTCCATTGTACTCAATATAGAGATTTAAACTCGGAATATAATAATCACAATTAAATAGATATTCTTTACTTCTATATTGTGTTATTAAGTTAGGAAATAGTAATCTTAGTTTTGATTCTAATTCTTTTTCTACTTTTGAAGTATTAAAGGTATTATTTTTCTTTTTAGTATTATATTGTTTATTTTTGTACTCTTGAGAGTTAGTAAGATTCTTTAAAAATTTTCTACCTTCCTTAGACTTTGTCCATGATGTTTCATTATATCTCTCTAAATTAGTTTCCTTTATTTTTTGAATAATTAAATCAGAGCCATAAACATTCTCAGCTCCATACTTTTTTAAATTAGTCTGTTTAGTTTTTTCTTGAATTTCTTTCACTTGAGAAGGATTAGTATGACCATATTTTAATAACATGGTTTCATTATATTTTTCTGTTAATTCTTGAGAAGCTAAACCTATTCCATTGTATCTTTCTAAACATATATTTCTAGTTCTTTCGTTTAATTCTTTTCTATTCTCTTCATTATCAATATAATTTTTAGTATATGTTTCTGTACAATGTTTAATATGATATTGGGATTGGTTAAGGCATTTGACAGAACAAAAGATTCTATAGCCTTTTACTAAAGTTACAAAATTCGTTTCTTTTCCACATTCTAAACATTTTCCTTCGTTTTCATCTTTCTTAAGAAAACTATCATAATATTCCTGTTTAGACATTTTATGAGTTGTTGAGATATGAATTCCTAATGTTCTAGAATTTTCGAATTCTCTACTACATATTTCACATTTCATTTTTAAAACTCCTTATCTAATCTAAATCACATTCTGATAAAATCTAGAGCGCTCTGGGCACCATTTACGCTTCTCTAAGATATTTATACTTCCTTTGTTGTTCTAATCATAAAGGCACCTTTTGTACATTCAGGTGCCATATTAATAGTCTACTAAATTTTGAATTCTTTTTTCTAATGATAAGTGTTTACCGAAAAAGTTTTTATCAGGACCTATTGCTATCTTGTTCCAACAATGTTCTATCATGTTATCTGGATAATCAATGTCACTATAATAATATTCAAGAAGGCAATGCATGCAATCCTTACGATCGCTTAGAGCACACCACTTATCTAATTTAACATTAAACTTCTTTTCGTTTAAATCATGTAGATATTTTACTAATCTTCCCGGTGTTGTTGTACTGTAGTAATAATCTCTAGCGTTATTCTGACTTAGATATTTTAATCGCATACCTTTATGAATATTACCATCTACATGTAAGTATGTAATATTTTTAAAATTCTTGAAAAATAATTCTGTTACTTCTTTACAATCACCAAAGTTATTATCTAAGTCTGTATCTTCTGCTTCTAGTCTCATATCGTCACCAGACGAGATAATTCTTGTGTTCGTATGTAAACAATAGTCTAAACACAACGCGTAACATAACGATGTTTTAAATGGATTCTCATTCCACTCTTTATGTTTTGAAACTGCATGATAATCAACTATTTCTAAATTGAAATTAAATTGTTCTGCAAACTCTTTAGCAGATATTGCTTCTTGTCCATTTGTATATTTATTCATATTTTTAACATGAAGCAATGTTACATCATAACCGTTGTTTCTTAAATATAGTGCTTGATAGACACTGTCTAAACCGCCACTAAATGCTACGACAACTTTATTATTATCTTGTTTATCAAAAACTGTGTTATCTTCAAGCTCTATTACTTTACTATCCTGATGATATGAATTAATTACAAATTGAACACATTCATTCCAATATTTTGGTGTACGAATTTCATTCTTAAAAACACGTTTATCCAAATCAGAATAAATTAGATTTGCGTAATGAGAGAAATGTAAAGGAAAATTCGCTGTAAACTTTAATGCTTCACTTTTACTATTGTACATATTTTTTCAAATTTCCTTTCTCATCTCTATCAATAATTACAATAGCCTCGTAGTTTTTAGACGCGTCTTGTAATTTTCCATCTTTTGAATTTATGTAGTTAACATTCTCAAACTTTTCAACAATAAAATCTTTATATTTTGTATTTGATATACTATCATCTAAAACTAAAATATATCTCTTACATTTATAATTTTTTAAGAAAATATCAATAATTTCTTCACATGTATACTCGCAAGTTATTTTATCACCATTAGCCATTCGCCACTCTTCAATCTGTTTTCCATTATTGTCAGAATAAGGCGGACATGTAACCAAACATTCATATTCTCCAGTTGATGTAAAAGCATCTGCTACTTCTAAATCGTATTCTGGTTTAAAAAATAAATTAGTTAACTGACTTTCTAGCCATTCTCCACATTCTTTATTTTCTTCTATGACTAAATCTGAAATATCTCTACCTATATATTTTTTATTGCATACCAAAGTTCCAACCAATCTTCCACAATATCCACATGTTGGGTCAAATATTTCATTAAACTCTTGTGCATATTTATCTAAAATATATTGCATCTGAGATGGTTTAAAAATAGACACATTAGGACTTATTGTCGATGTTGTTAAACCAATACCATATATAAAATCAGGAACTATACCTTGTTTAAATTGTTCTCTACCTAGTTCATTATCTCTAAAATAATCACTACAACGATAACGGTTTTCTAAAAACTTTCTAAATAGCTTTTTATTGTTTTTTAATTTTTCCCAGTACACTTCTGGAGAATCTTTTCCAAACTTATTAGCTTTTGTAATACTTTTATTAAAATATCTTACTATTCTTGAATTAGCTTTCCAAGATAGTTTATTTTTTCTTAAACTAATTAATTCCTTCTCACATTGTTCTATTGTGATAGGATTTTCTCTCATCGTAAGAGGCATATCTTGAATTTTTGCAAATTCTCTATTTAGATACTTCTCAGCCATCTCTTGAGCTTGTTCTTTTGTGCAATTCATATGTAATACTGCCTCCTAGTAATACTTATTATACAACTAATGAACTGTGCACTAGAATCGTTTAAACCGTGATTTTAGTTAAAAGTGATAGGATTATACAGCTTCTTCATTTTCACCACTTTTATGGCTGTTTTAGTGGTACAGTAGCACTATAAAAACTGTTCTCGCCATTTTTAAAAATTTCAAAAAATCTTAAAAATATGATATAATTTATATATGAAAGGAAGAACAAATTATGACTAAAGGAATTAAAGCATTAAACAATCGTGGAGAGATTACGTTATGTACAGCGAAGAATCCAGGTACAGGAAATTGTAACCACGTATTACATCAGTTCGAAGGAATGTCTGATTCAGAGTTTCAATCTCAGGTAGATGATTATAATGAGAAATTAGCGAAAGCTGAAGAGTATTTGTCTCATGTAAACATTTCAGATGATGACAAAGAGGATATTAGAGAAATGGGTGTATGCGAGATTTATACAGCTTGTGGTGGTTCTGAAAAGAATTTTAATAACGCATGTATTAATGTTATTTATGATGATGATAAGGTTTTTGTTACAGATTCTAAAAAAGATTTACATAAACAATTGTACAGTTATTATTTTGACAAAATAGAAGATGCTATTGTAACCAAACTAGACAATGGTGAAGATTGTGATTATGGATATGTAAAAGAACATAGTGGTGGATATGATACACCAGATGATGTTGAATATGCAACAGATTTTAGTGTAAATGATATTGAATATATTTTGGAAGATGATAGTATCATTGAAGGTATGGATTTAAATATTATTAAAGGTAAAGATGGCAAATATTATGCTATTAACATAGGATAAGGAGAAGTTGAATGAGTAAAGGAATTAAAGCATTAAACAATCGTGGAGAGATTACGTTATGTACAGCGAAGAATCCAGGTACAGGAAATTGTAACCACGTATTACATCAGTTCGAAGGAATGTCTGATTCAGAGTTTCAGTCTCAGGTAGATGGTTATAACCAGAAACTTGCAGAAGCTGAGGATGTATACTCTAAACTAGAGTTAGGTTTATCTAAAGAACAAGAAGAAGAACTTAGAAGCGCAGGATTATGTGAAGCATATTTAGCATCAGGTGGTTCAAAAGAACTATTTAAAAAAGCATGTAATAATATTGCTTGTTCTGGAGATGAAATATTTGTCGCTGATTCAGAAGATGAATTGTATAAAAAGTTGTATAATCATTATTATTCAGAAATTGAAGACAATATTATTCGTGATATTGAAAACGGTGGAACAAGTGAGTATGGTTGGGTAAACGAAGATTACGACGACGATAGATACGATGATGACGATGAAGATGATGATTACGATGATGATGAACCAGAGTATGAGGTAAACATACACTAGGTTAAAAACCTAGTACCTTTCTAAGGTATGTTTGTTTACAAGACTTAGGTTAGAGAAATCTTTCCTACGATAGTTAGAAGAAACACATACACACCCTCGGTTAAACGCTCAAGACTGAGGCTCTGTGATTACTGATTAAGTTAGGTTGAGAGTACTAAAAGAACCCTGTGTCAGTAATTTCAAAACACTAATTATCTTTGTCGATGAGAAGACCGACACTTATCTTGGTTACAGAGATGAGTTAGGCGCTACAGTTCAGTGAGTACTGTCTTAAAGAGTAGAACTCATTATCAACGAAAGGAGTTGAAGTGTAGATGTTGGTGTATGTATTGAAACAAAACGGACAACCTTTTATGCCGACAGGACGCTTTGGCAAAGTTCGTAGATTATTGAAAGAAGGAAAAGCAAAGGTTGTTCGTAGAGAGCCTTTCACTATCAGATTGCTTTATGAACCTGAAACAGATGTGGTTCAGGAGTGTTACTGTGGTGTAGACACTGGCTCTAAACATGTTGGTGTAGCGGTTGTTGGAAATGACAAAGTGTTGTATCAATCTCAAACTGAATTAAGAAATGACATCAAGAAGAAGATGGAGAGAAGAAAATCTTTTAGGCAATTAAAGCGTTCAAGAAAGACCAGATATAGAAAGCCAAGATTTTTAAATCGTAAAAATTCAACTAAACTAAATAGACTTCCACCGAGCGTAAAACATAAGGTTCAGGCTCATATTGATGAAATTGAGTTCTGTAAAAAGATACTTCCTGTTTCAGATTTAATTTTAGAAGTAAGTCAGTTCGATACTGCCTTGATGAAAAATCCTGCCCTAATTAGTGAAAAAGTAAGACACTGGGGCTATCAGCAAGGCTTCAACTATAGCTATTCTTCGAGAAGAAGTGCTATTCTTCACAGAGACAATTACACCTGCCAATGTTGTGGTAAGAAAAATTGTAGACTGGAAGTTCACCACATTCGCTTTAAAAGCGATGGTGGAACAGATGATGAAGAAAATCTTATCACTTTGTGTAAAGAATGTCATGACAGTGTTCATGCTGGCATTGTAGAGTTGAATAAGAAACCTAAAAAGAGTAAGAACTTAAAATACGCAACTCACATGAGTATAATCAGAAGTTGGTTATTGAAGGAATATCCAGACGCCATTGAAACTTTTGGTTTTGTTACAAGTGAAAATAGACACAGGCTGAACCTAGAAAAAGACCACTATATAGACGCTTGTGTTATAGCAAGTGGTGGATTGGAGTTCAAGGAATTAGACGTCATTTACAGAAAAAGAAGAGTTCCAGTTCAAGATAGAATCCTAACAAAAGGTATTCACGATGAAAAGAAACTCCCTACAGGAAAGATTTTTGGTTTTAAAAAGTTCGATAAAGTAGAATATCTTGGAGAAACTTGTTTTATTAAAGGTAGAAGAAGTAGTGGCGCATTTGTTTTGATGGACATTAACAACAACACTATTAATTTTGTTGATAGAGAGGGGAAACAAAATCCGTCTTATAAATCTCTCAAAATGATAAATACAAGAAGAGGTATTTTATATATAAATGAAAAGGTGGAAAGATAAGAGAGACTTATTCATATATTAAACTAAGGATTTTGGTACTTTTCAAAGTCAGTGTTAATGAACTTTGAGGTTGACGATGTTCGTAATATTTTAGAAGATAGAGATATTCATTCTGCAAATATGATGGTACTTCTGAGCTGGTACGGAACGTATCGCTCATTAAACACGGATACTGTTAGCACCAACAAACTAGTAAGCCTTTTGGCTAACCTGGAGAGTGTTGGTGTGGTAGTTAGCACTACCAACAGTATGGAAGCTCGCTGCCTTTAGGTGGTGGGTAGTTCACTGGTTGGAATACAGAAGAGGAAGTAATCAATCTAATAGATAAATCCATCTCTGTATCTAATAAACTAATGAAAACAGTTCACCAATTAAGAAAAGAACTGGAGGATTGAATATGAAGATTAATAACAGGGTAGAAAATACCTTATTTGAAAAAATAGAGGAATATGTAATTAAAAATACATCTCTAACTATCACAGACACTTATATGGATTCAATTACTATTTTTGGAAAAGTAGGAACTCTAACTAATATGGACTTAACTATTGAGTATGTGGGTGATGAACTATATGAATGTGATGGAACTATTTCCTACCAAGGATATGATGCTAACCCAACAGATATGATTGGAATACGTAAGTTTGTGAAATCAGAAAAGGAAGTAATTAACCTTATAGATAAATCAATTTCAGTGGCAAATAAATTAATTAATACAGTATGCCAATTAGAAAAAGAGGTAAATGACTAAAAATGAAGATAGTAAATAAATGGTTCAAAGAAACAGTTGATTATATAGATAAGAATACAGAGTTAAAGATAGCTGTTCGAAATCATGCTATGAGTTCTATAACAATAACTGGGAAAACAGGGGGGACTTATATCAACCTAGATGTCAAGTTTGGGGATAATGGAATATACGAGTGTACTGGTAACATTTCTTATCAAAGACGTGGTGCTAACCCAATCAGTCTACTTAAAATACTTAAAACTGTGAAAACAGAAAAAGAGCTAATTGAGTTAATTGAGGAATCTATTGCCGCATCGAATAAGTGTCTCTTATATCTAGTAGTTCGTAAAACTGCTTAGCTTTAGATGAGCCACATTTGGTATCAGATTGGAAATCTGCATTTAAGATGGAACTATCATCTGCTTTTGGTAAATCTGATACGGATAATTTATCCGTGGATTATTGTGGTGTTTCACTAGTTGGTTTCTTTAATGAGGAAACAAATGAAATCACTGTTAGACTTAAGATGTCAAATGATGAAAAAGTTTTATTACATGGAGTTGTTACTGAAACTAATATGTACAGTGTTATTGAAACTATCGGAGATATTTGCAAGGAATTTTCGGATACCTTTTATACTGTTGAATGTAAATACACAGTTCGGTGTTGTTCCAAATAAGTTCCTTGCGATGTATTTTTACAGCAATCGAACAGCAGGCCAAAAGGGTCATTTTGAAGTTGAGTTCTTTGACGAGGCAACTGGCAACAAGATGAATATGATTAACACTTTCGTATCGTCTGATATTGATGGTGTTTCAGAAAAGAATTATGTTGGTTCAGATGGTAAGATTGACGGCAAGATTCCAACATTAAGCAGTGACCCTCGTTCAAATAAGTACCCTGAACTTGGTAATGTTTCAGCGAATGAATTATACTATGCTGGTAAAGCAGACCATTTCGATATTAATGGAGAGAATGCAACACCTTATGGACAAGGCTTGACATTAACAAGCGGTTCTAAATTAACACTTGGCTTTGGTGTAGGTGCGGACGAATATGGTGCTTATAGTGATTTCTCACTTGTGAAGATTGGTTCTAAGATAAAAGAAAAGCCTACGAAACCAGTTGCTCCTGAACAGCCTACCTTGACACCATTAGTTAGTGTGCCAGAAAGACCAGAACCAATTAAGTACAATGGTAACAACACAATCACATACACAAGATTTGAAGTGAAGCAGTTAACAACAAAATGGGTTGATGTAGATGGCAAAGAGTTGAAGCCACAAGTTACTGACGACACAGTTAAAGACCATGGCAACATTGATGGTTACTGTTTTGTTGAAAGCGAGTTCGAGCCTACTGGTGATGTAGTTCATAAGTTTGAGCAGATTGTAACAACATTCGTAACAGAAGAAGGCAAAGAAGTCTTCCCACAAGAAAAAGGTAAGCAAAAAGAAAAACCTCATAAAGACTACAGTTACAAGAGAACTGAAACAGACGAACACGGAAACGTTAAACACATCTATCACATGTTCCATACAGACTTTGTAGATGAAGACATGAATAAGATTGCAGACCGTGAAGATGGCGCACAAAACCAGAAAGAAATTGCTGGTTACGTATATGAAAGAAGCGAACCTAACCCTAATAAAGATTTGATAACTCATATCTATAAACAAGTGACAACTTCTTGGTTAGATGAAAACGGTAAAGAATTAAAACAAGTTGATAAGGGTTCACAACCTCATGGTGAGTTCACTGGTTACACTTACGTTAAGACTGAAACGGATAAGAGCGGTAACACGATTCACACGTTCAAGAAGAACGGTGATGTTCCTACAGGTGTTGCAAGTACAGGTTTCATTAGTTTAATTACAAGCGGTTTAAGTGTTCTAGGAATTACAATTTTGAACAAGAAAAAGAGAGAAGCGTAAAAACTTCTCTTTTTTCTATTTACATTTATTATAGAGTGTGATAAGATAATAATGTAAAAAGTGTAGAGGTGAAGACATGAAAGATATTAAGAAGCACGTAGAGTTAATACATAAAATTATTGGTAAAGATTGCGAGGCGCCTAATGGTGGAATTGCAAGCATAGTAAATGTGTATGAAGAACATGTCGATTGGCTTAATCGTGATTTCGTTGTTGTCGAATACAAGAAGTTTAATGATTCGCCCGTAACGGATGAGGTTTACATCCTTAAATCTATATTTGATTTAACAGAACAAGAAATAGTAGAAAATCAAGTCAAACTTAAACAAGAATTAGAATTGGTAAACCAACTCAAAAACAAAATGTTGTGTGAAATGTTTGATGAGTTGAAAGATAGTTTAGATAATAATAGATTTGATTTAGACAACAACGATTTTACTGTTGAACAAAACACAGGAGACAGTTGTGTCCGTGTACGAATTTACGGTGTAAGAAAAAACATTAATCTTCTTTGTACAGTATCAAGAACAAATAAGTATTTCTGGGCACAGTTAAGATTTTATAAGTTAGAAGGATGGGAAGTAAAACGAGTATCAGTTCCTGGCAGAACAATGCAAGAACTTATTGATAATATTGATGATGAAATAAATGAATTTGAGCATGAAGATATTTCAAAGTTACATTCAATGATTATTTAAACAATTAAGACGGAAGATAAAAGGTAAATAGATATATGGTAAAGTTGACGGAACAGATTATCAGAGATATTTCTTTAGACAAGGGCATTTGGCTAGATGATGACTTAAGTGGCGACATCCATGATGGAAGTCTAAAGGTGCATGTTTGGTTTAATAAATTACCAATTGGTTTTGAAATCGTAAGACAGGTTGCAGAGATGCCATATATCTCAATCGAAAACGTTCCTGACTATTGTGCAGAAAGAGAAATCAAGACTGTAGAAGATTTGAATAAGGCTTATGAGGACATTTTCAATCTTCCTGAAAGATTTTTAAATTTATTTTACAATTTTTAAAAATATAAGATACACATTATTTAAGTAAATATAGAGGTAAAAAATATGCATAAAGTAATTTCAGCATTTCCAGGCATTGGTAAGACGACATTAGTTCAGACAAACAAAAATTATGTTGACCTTGAGTCATCAGACTATAAGTGGATTGATATTGATAAAACATTGTCTATTGAAGAACGCAAAGGTACGGCGAAGACTATTAATCCTGATTTTCCAGAGAATTATATTAAGAAAATTATTGAGTTGACTAGTATGGGATATAATGTCTTAATCTCTTCACATAAAGAAGTGAGAGAGGCATTGCAGGCACAAGGTATTGAATATACAATCATTCTTCCGTCATTAGATATGAAAGAAGAGATGATAAGTCGTTATTTAAGCTGTGGTAATCAGGAAAGTTTTGTAAATTTATTAAAAACAAATTATGAGAAGTTTGTGGGAGACTTGTCTATTGACACAAACGAAAAGATTATTTTAAAATCAGGACAATATTTGTCTGATTTAGTGTAAAAATAAAAGAGGTAGATAGATGATTAGTGAATTAGAGCAAAAATTAGAAGAGTTGTTTAAAAGTCAAGGTTTAGAAAAGTGCGTAGAGCGATGGAAGAGTACAACCAAGTACGTAACAAAAACAGAAGAAGCATATATTGAAGCGTTAAAGTTAAGGTTGAAACAAGGCGGTATTGATGTTTAAGTTTGAAATTGATGAAGTTGTGAAGTACGCAAAGACAGATGAAGAGTTGGTGGTTGTTAATAGACTTAAAGACAGATTGAGCAATACATACTTCTGTAAAGATAAGAATAATAAAATTGACGCATATTCCGAGAATGATTTAAAGAGTAGAGATTAAATAGTCTCTATTTTTTATTTCCATTTTCAATAAACTTATGTTAAAATAGAATAGAGGTGAATAGTCCATGCTAACATTAAAAGATTTTAAAAACATTTTTGGGAATAGGGTATCGTTGAAGAACGATATTATTGACGTTTGTTTAGGAAAAATCAGAAACGATAAATTTGATTTAATCTATCGTGTTAGTGTCTTAGACATTAGTGAAATAGAAGAGTTTATTAAACTTGGATTTATTCTACTTGTTAAAAAGCGTAAAGAGATTAATACAGAAACTTCATATAGTTTCAATCAAAAACCTTATATTATCAAAGAATATTATTTTGGAGCAAAAATTTAAGGTTTTAAGAAAAGGCGAGAACGAAAAACAGCGGCCTACTGTACCACTAAAACAGCTTTAAAACTGTTAAAAATGAAGAGGCTGTATAATCTATCAGTTTTACAGAAAATCACGGTTTAAACGATTCTGGTGCACATTTAACTATACGAAAATTCACTATATAAAAGTATGTACATATTTTTCTTTTTATGATAAAATGATATTGTAAAGAGAGGTGGTCCTTCATGAAGAAAATTTACATTTGCATCGGTGTTAATGGTTCAGGTAAGACTACCTATGTAGAAAAACAATTAAATAATGAAACAATCTCAATCAATGATTTAGATATTCAAGAAGTTAAGAAGTTTTTAGATGATGATACAAAGCAAGTTCTATATGTAGATAACCAGAACTTAAAGCGTAAGACAAGACGTGGTATTTATACTTGTGTACAAGGTAAAGCGGAAGTAATCGCATTATGTCTCCTACAACCATTATCAATGTTAATTCATAACTTTAATGGAAATAATGATCAGACTATTTCAGATGTTATTGAATCGTATAAGACACTTCAAGTACCACGTATCAGTGTAGATTGTGATAAAATCGAAAAGGTGTATGGAAACAACTTTAACGAGTTCAGACATGAGTTTATGGGTAATTTACCACATGACAACCCAAACCATAAAGAAAGCATTAACGAACATATCTTGATGTGTGTCCAGAACTCTAATACAAAGCAACTAAAAGAAATCTCTAAGTATCATGATTTGGGCAAGTTCATCTGTAAGGAGTTTATTTCTGAACATCATGCAGTATACAGAAACCACGACTCGGTTTCAGCAATGTACTATCTCGCAAAAATTGATGTAACAAATCAAGAAAAACTAGATAATATGGAAGTAATTTACCAACATATTTCTGTAATCAATGATTTAACAGAAAAGCAAATCAAGAGAAACAAACTAGAAAAGATTGTTCCTTTAATGTTAGGGTTTAGAGAAATCGACAAGAAATCAAGAATTGTTTAATTAAACTAGGTGAAATATCCTAGTTTTTATTTACAAACTTTAATAGATATGATAATATAGTTCTTGTAAAAGAGAGGTACACCATGACAAGACTACAAGACTTTCTAAAAACATTATCAGATAAAGGTGCTAAAACATATTATGTTGGTGGTTACGTAAGAGATATGATTTTGGGTAAAGACAATAAAGATATTGATATTGAAATTCATTACATTACAGAAAAAGAGTTCCTTGATACATGTAAGAGTTTTGATTTAGATATTAAATTGTGTGGTCAAGCATTTGGTGTATATAAGGCAGTTCTTGATGGGCAAGACATTGACTTCTCATTTCCACGTACTGAAAAACTAATTGGTGCAAAGCATACTGATTTTGAGATTACGGTAGACCCATTCATTGGTGAAGAAAAAGCAAGTCAGCGTAGAGACTTCACGATTAATGCTTTAATGATGGACACACAAGACGGAACAATCTTAGACTTTCATAAAGGTGTGAAAGATTTAGAAGATAAAATCATCCGTCATACATCAGATAAGTTTTCAGAAGATGCATTGCGTGTATACCGTGCCGCACAATTTGCCTCAAGATTTGGTTTCACTGTTGCACCAGAGACATTAGAATTATGTAAACATATTGATGTAACACATCTACCTCAAGAGCGTATTCAAGAGGAAACTTACAAAGCATTTACAAAAGGTACTCCTTCTATCTATTTTGATATTTTAAAGAGTGTTGGAATTGAGTTAGTTAAAGAATATAGAAGTATTGATAAAGTCGCTAAGAAGCACGATGTTGAAATGTGTATGGCATATTTAGCGAAATGCGATAGTACTTTTGAACTAACTACACATAAGTCTAAGAAATATTTTGAATTATTACATTTCATGAGCGATATTCAAGAGTTTGTTTGTGGAGATTACCTTATTCATGAATTAGCAAAAGCATGGGTAAGTCAAAAATTCGATGACTCCATGATTAGTGTGGTATTTGATATTTTCTCATTAGATACAGGTATTGATATTGAAACAGAGAAGTCAGAGTTCATCCAATTTATTAAAAGTGTTAAAGAACAGTATCTAACATCTAAAGAATTAATTGAGTTAGGTTACAAAGGACAAGAGTTAGGTAAGGCATTAAAAGAAATGAAGGCCATCGCTTGTCAAGGTTTAACACATAGTGAACTTCTCAAGATTTTTAAAGAACATATTTAAAAATAAAAGATTAAGATTAATTTCTTAGTCTTTTTTATTTACTTTTCTATAAAACTATGTTAAGATATAACAGTAAATAAAGTAGAGGTGTTGAATATGAATACAGCAGAAAAGAAAGCATTATTAAAAGATTATCTAGGTAAGATTGTTTTTAACAAAGTGGCATATATTAATGGTTGTATTGTTAGAGCATCTAATTTTGTGTATGATGACCTATTTCAAGATGTAAAGGAATTAGATTTCGTTGATGTTAAAATCACAATTAAACCAATGGCTTTTGATTTTAAGACTGTCCATTCCTCAATCATACTAAAAGTATATGAAAATAATAAAGTTACCTTGAATGTCATGGTGCCACATTACGTGGATAAGGAATCTTTGAACTTTGTTTCACAGTTGACTAATATTCAAATCGAAAAACTAATCTCAGCATTAGAACCAATTGTTTCTGAAATTGATAAAGAAGTGTCTTTAATTGATGAAGAAGAGAAGGTTTTAGAATTGGCAGAAAGAGACAATCTTATTAAGAATATTAAGAAAAATATTCAATCTAAGATGAAATTTAATAAGTTAACAGTATTTGAATTAAAACAATTAAACAAATTAGTAGAAAAGGCACTCGTTAAAAAGCGTCTTTAAAGGAGTATTATTATGAATAAATACATAGATTTTCAATTCATTCCATTGGCAAAACAGAAAATTATTCAAACGTTCGGTGGTTCAGGTTACAGAACAGTTTTCTTATGTCCATTTTGTAATCAAGAATTAAAGTTCATTGATAAAGAAATAATTAAGTGTCCAGTATGTGGCAATTTAGTAAAGAAAGGATTAACGAATGAGTTATAGTATTAAGATAGAATTTGTAGAAAATAGCGATACACAATGTGTTCACTTCTTAAGATCGGATTGTTTTTATACAGATGAATTTGAAAAGAAATTAAATCTGTGTGACAAGAAACAAGAAATTGATTTTAATAAATTATTCACGATATTGGAACAAACATTAGAAAACTGGGTAAAGTCAGGAGATACAGAACTTGTAAGTAAAAACTACTATAACAATAGATATTGTAATGAACATTTGAATATGACACCATATTTCACATCAAGGGATGCTGAAACATCTGATGAACCGTTAGAAGAAAATGTTATTGAGCCAATAACAAACTTCACATCTACTTTAAAACTTGCAATTATAAATATGCCTGTTTTTGAAATATATAACCTCATAGATAGTTTAGATAAATGTAATCTTTTTGTAAAGCATGGCATTCGTAATTACTATAAGCCAGAATTGAGAGACGGTGTGAAGTGTTACATTTGGGCAGACTAGTTGTATGACGCCTTACCTATTTATTGTAAATAGGTTTCTTGGGAACGTTCAGGTTACTCTCGTTCTCTTGAAAGAACTACCATCCCTAAACTAATTTACCACGGTTGCGCCTTTCCGAAGTGTATTTTTAAATGCCTACACTCAAGGCTTGAATTAAAATGTTTTTGGCTGCATTTACATCTCTATCGTGATGTGTGCCACAATCAGGACATGTCCACTCTCTTACGCTTAATGAGTTTACAATGTCTTTGTGATAAGTTCCACATTCAGAACAGATTTTTGAACTTGCGTAGAATCTGTCTACTTGTCTAAACTCTTTTCCATACCACAAACACTTATACTGAATGAAGTTTACTAATTGCGACCAACGTACGTCAGAAATCGAATACGCAAGTTTATGGTTTTTAACTAAACCACTAATATTCAAATCTTCAAACGCCAGTAAGTCATATTCTTCAACTAACTTTCGACTTAATTTGTGATTAAAGTCTTTCGCACAGTTGGAAATATGCTCATGTAGTTTTGCTACTTTACGCTTCTGTTTCTGATAATTCTTACATTCATCAAGGTTTGCGTTTACTCTCTCTAATTTGGTTCTCATCTTCGAGAGTTTATGCTGTTCCTTAGCGAGTCTATCTTTATTAGCGCAGTTAAACTTAGGTCTTTCGTATCTAGTTCCATCACTACCAATGAGTATGTCTATTAAACCTAAGTCAAAACCGACTTGTCTACCTGTTTTAGGAAGTGATTGTGCTTCTGTTTCAATACAGATAGAGGCGTAGTATTTTCCTGTGCTCGTTCTTTCCACTGTAATGTTGAAAATCTTATACACCTCTGGCATATCGAAACGTTTAGTCCTAACTCTTCCTAACTTCGGAAGTTTGATATGTTTATTATCTAAAACGTCTGCATTGCCATTATTGTAAGGCGTTCTATAAGACTGTTTTAAATTATGTTTAGACTTAAATTGAGGAAAACCAAAATGACTCCTGTTTTTGAAGAAATTGTCTAGGGAAGAGTTAAAATCTCTTACTGACTGTTGAAGTGCTGTAGAGTCTACTTCTTTTAGAAATTCATACGTCTTCTTAAGTGGTATTAAATTTTTAATACGTTCGTTTTGAGAAGGAAAGTGTTGTGTTTGCTCATAAGACTGTTTGCAATCTGCAAGTGTTTTGTTGTGCACAAAACGACAACAACCAAGAGTTTTATTTATCAAAATTTCTTGTTCTTCTGTTGGGTACAGTCTTACTCTGATGCCTTTTTGAACTATAGTCATATACTCACCTCCTTTCCCTTTTAAAATTATACCACAATTGAGTAAAGAATCAATAGGTTTTTATATCTATTTATTAAAACTAAATAAAACTAAATTGATTTATAAATGTTGTATAATATAACAGAGAGGTTCAAAAAATATGGATAGAATGAAGTACGAAATGAGATACGCCTCAGAAAATAGTAACAGTATACATTATTATCATGATAGACTACCACTTAGTTTTGTAATTACAGAAGATAAGACATTAAAACATTTAAGAATTGATGATGTTGAATTTAAGCAAGAAAAAGAAAATGTAACAGATGGGTTTATTGGAAGATTAGAGGATATTACAAGAGATAAGGTATCGACTATAGATGACTTAATAGATAGTCTATTAAGCGATTTTAGAGAGTTTAAGCCTTCACAAACAGATAGACATGTATTAGCATTTAACACAGAGTTTACTTTAGAAAAAGACTCTATCATGGTTAAGTTGCAACTAGAAAAAGATTATATTACGCTAGAAGTAAATAACTATTTAAATGATGACTATCAAAAAGAAATTTTAAACTTCACAGGAATTAAAAACTCTAATATTATGGACATTTATGATAATGTTGTGAGTAAGTTAATTAAGTTTCATAATGATTTAATTCAATTAGATAATAGTGTGTTTGATACAGTATCAGAACTATTATTAAGCGAAAAGGAGAAACCAAATTATGTTCACTAGCGATGAATTTGAAAGAGATTTTGAGCAAAGCAGAAAGAGATTTAATTTAACATTTAATATTACATGGATTGCAATCATTTTGTTTGTTGTTATCGGTGGTTTCGTGACACAGTGGTGAAATACCAAACGAAAGTTGTTAGTGTAAACTAACATTCACCATACAGACTAAGTATTCAGAAATGAATACTACGTTATTAAGGTTATGACACCTCCAGATGCCGCCTCAGTCGGGAGCAACTGTCGTTACGTTTTAAGTTAGGTTGGGTATGTAAGAGCCTTGTGAGCGTAACGTAAAAAGCCTTTATAACATTGTCGAGAGGAAGTTGAATTTTTGATATGGTAACAGTATCAAAATACACATTACCACCTGCAAAGGTGAGTTAGTTAATTTTATTTTATAGGAAAGGAGTATCATTATGTTGGTATATGTAGTAGATAAAAACGGACAACCACTTATGCCTACGCATAATGGTGCAAAGGTTAGAGTTTTACTCAAACATAAAAGAGCAAAGGTTGTTTCAAAGTGTCCGTTCACAATAAAATTACTATATGAAAGCACAAATTTCACACAACCATTAACTCTAGGGATAGATACAGGTTCTAAGTATGTTGGCAGTGCAATTATTAATGATGTAACAGCAGAAATTTTATATGAAAGTCAACTAGAGTTACGAGATGACATTAAGTCTAAAATAGATAAACGTAGACAGTTTCGTAGAGTAAGAAGAAATAAGTTACGTTATCGACCTTCGAGATTCGATAATCGTAAGGCTTCTAAGAGAAAGAATCATTATACACCTACTTTAATATCTAAATTTCAAGGACATACAAGAGAAATTGAGTTTATAAAATCAATACTTCCAGTTAATGATGTAGTTTTAGAAATAGGAGAGTTTGACACACATCTATTACAAGACTCTACCTTAGCATATCATAAGTGGGATTATGCTAAGGGAGAGTTGTACCAACAGGAAAACTTTAAGCAAGCCGCAAAAGCAAGAGATGGTTATAAGTGCCAGTGTTGTGGCAAGAAGAATTGTAGATTAGAGGTTCACCATTTACTTCCTCGTAGTAGAGGTGGTTCGGATAAACTAGCAAACCTAATCACTTTATGTTCGGACTGTCATCACTTAGCATATAGTTCAGAAGAACAGTTACTGGCATTTCAGAAGAGATTTGGCAAAAAGTCCAAAAGTGTATTGAGCTATGCAACACAGATGAATATTTTACGTTCAATGTTGCAAAAAGAATATCCTGATGCTGAATTAACTTATGGGTTTATTACAAAAGAAATACGTAGAGTGTTTGGGTTAGACAAGTCACATACGATAGATGCTTGTTGTATTGCTAGTAGAGGAGTTCTATTCATAAATGAAAACTCTAATAAATATAAGAAGAAGTGCGTTCCTAAAGGTAATTATGCTAGAACTAGTGTAAAAGGCGGAAGATTTGTATTTCTACCTAGTGGTAAAATCTCAGGTTTTAAGCGCTATGATAAGGTGCTATATAACAATAAAGAATATTTTGTAACAGGAAGGATGTCTAATGGTTACATTACGCTTACTGATATAGATGGTAATAAGCCTCAAGTTGAAAGTGTAAAACGAAGTACAGGAGAGAAATATTTATCTCTTGCCAAGATAAAAGTTTCATTAGTGAAGAAAATATCAAGTGCAAAAACGTGTATATACACTAGTGTATAGTATTAATTCTAAGATAAATTAAAGGAGAAACTAAATAATGTTTGATACAGAGTTTGAGAGAAATATGAGAGATTTTGACCGAGGTATGAAACTTTCCAAGTTGTTTATTACTACGATTCTCGTTATTGGAGTTTTGACTTCCGTTTTGATTACACAATACAACTCATTAGTAGATAAGAATGCTAGAGTTGAACAGTATTATTCAGTCATTGAAACAACATTACAGAGAAGAAATGATTTAATTCCTAACGTAGTCAATTCGGTTAAAGGATATATGGCTCACGAAGAGAAATTGTTAACCGAAATTACTAATGCCAGAAAAGAGATTGGTAAGACAGAGGTTGAGAATGGTTCAAGCCTAGATAGTTCAATTTCCAAACTTATCGCATTGGCAGAGAGCAATCCAGAGTTAAAAGCAAATGAGAATGTGAATGCTTTAATCATTGAGTTAGAAGGTACAGAAAACCGAATCATGGTTGCTCGTCAAGACTATATTAAAGCAGTAAGTGAATATAACGCAACTATTAGAAAATTCCCTACAAGTGTATTTGCAAAGATTTTTGGTTTTAATGAAGTTCAAGTTTTTCAGGCAAGTCCAGAAGCCAACAAAGTGCCAAACGTTGATTTAAAGTAGGTGTACATAATGAAGAAACTTATATTATTATTCTTGTTATTATTTTCTCCACTAACTGTTAAAGCAGAGAATATTCCCACACAGGCACCTACAAATGGCGTCTACGACCCTAGTGGTTACTTAACTGATGAAACTATCAATCGCATTAAAGAAATTAACGACAAGTATGCAGAAAGTGATTTAAAGCCACAGATTGGTATTGTAATTGTTAATGAGGTTGATGGTAACATTGAACAAGTAGCAAATGAAACAGCAAGAAATTGGAAGATTGGTTTTTCTGACACTAATAATGGTATGTTAGTGGTGATTGATATTAACAACCACAAGATTAGAACAGAAACGTCTAATAGTATGTCAACTTACATTACAGACTATGAAACATCTATCTTAAACGACTCTGTTAAATATGACTTTAGAAATGGTGATTATGATAGTGGTGTAAATGAATATTTGAACGCATACACTAAAATGATGGATAGAGTTGTAAGTGGTAAAGAACCAATGTCACAAGAAGAAAAGTTTATGAGAATAATTTTATCTTTTATGATTTTCGCTCTTGTCGCAGGTATGATAGGAGTATTGCTGACTAAACTAGTCCAAATATTTAGTTGTGGAGATGACGATGATGACGAATACTATGGTGGTGGAAGTTCCGGTTCAAGTGGTTCTAGTTCAAATGGCCATTATTATCATCACTACTATTCAGGTCGTTCTTACTCTAGCGATAGTTCAAGTAGTAGTTCTAGTGATTCATCATCAAGTTGGTCTGGTGGTGGCTTCGGTGGTGGAGGTAGCACAGGTGGTTGGTAACAAATTTGACTTAACACTCCCTATATTTAAACACTGGAACAAGGTGTTCAATGAGTATGGATATGAAGTGGTGAATGAACGTTATTACTCCTCTAAGTATTCAGAAAATTGTATCTCAATTATCCCTGTCAATATCGAAAAACCTTACAACCAATACTATTATCCATGTATTGTTCATGGCTGTAGTGGTAAAGGTTTTGGTATCAAGTTTAAACAGTGGAAGAATTTAGGTAGCAAGTTCGATTGTGAAAATTCAAAAGAACTCAACAAACTCTTAAAACAGTTCATTAAAGAATTGAATACTGGTAATAAGAGTGCCGAATACTTGAAAGAAAAACGAGAACAAATGGAACGATTAGCCGAAGAATTGAGCAATCTTTATATAGAGTGGGGAAATTGATGATGATTGAGGAGTTAGAAAATCAATTTCAAAAAGATTTAATTAAGGCAATAAACGGAACAAAAGATGGTGAAGTTAGTGTTGTTCAATTACCGATTGAATTAATTGCAACTTCGACTCTATATTGACAGGGTCACAGAATAGTGGCCTTTTAAGAAGAAGGAGTAAAACAATGAAGGAACTACAGATTTGCTTAGAGAATTGTGATGTGATTAAGATACCTTGGGAGAGCATTGTTAATCTTTCAATATACAAGGTTCATAAAACATATCACTTCGCTAAGAACATGAACTTAGAAATGTTGGTTGCAGACGATATATTATTGACACTTTCTAAGAGTATAGATTTGCCACATCAAGAGTTTGGTGTCGGTAAGTTCACAACAAATTTTAAACGTCTATATGATTACAGAGATATTGTATCTTTAACACTTGTCCATGATGATGACAAAGAAGAGGAGTTCTATGTAACATATGAAGAGGATGAGTTAAGATGTTACAACAAACTCCAATTAGTAGAGTTCGATAATTATGAAAATCTAGTTATTAAGATAGGAAAAGGCGTATGTTCGTGGTAATTGTAGCGGGTTCAAGAAGTTTTAGCGATAGGTCATTAATGTACAGTAAACTAGACTATTACCTGCAAAATCAAGATAAAGTTCTTATTATTCATGGTGGTGCTAAGGGTGCTGACACATGTGCCTCGCTATATGCCAAAGATAGGAATATTGAAACAAAGGTCTTTCTTCCTGATTGGGATAAGTATGGTAAGAAAGCAGGTGTTTTGAGAAACATTGAGATGTTTGAATATGCATCACAATTTCAGAATAGAGGATGTGTAGTCTTTTGGGATGGTAAATCTAAGGGTACAAAGAATGATATTGAATTATCTGAAAAATATAATGTTCCTTTGCGAATAGTTAAGTTCAGATAAACACAGATAAACGGATAAAGGCATTTCCAGAGTGGTTTGCCTTTTTTAATATTACACTCATTGAAAACTGTAAAACGTCAGGAAACGCCTATTACCGTTGTCCTAGAGCGTTTTAGCACTACACACAACATAGAAGTCCTAAAACTGATATAAGAATACATAAGGAGTTGGTAATCAATGAACAAAAAAAACAACAAAATTTTAATATTAAGTGCATTAGCACTAACCCAGAGCGTTGGAACTGTAATGCTAGTTCAAAATAGTATCGTACAGACTTACGCCGAGGAAAAGAACAAAGATGTAACAAGTCAAGAGTTCTTAGACTACATCAAGGCATTAAAGCAGAAGTATCCGAATATGAAGTTTGAAGAGAATACAACTGTTTACAATTCACTACAAGAGGCACAGCAAGCAGAACAACAGCAGAAACAACAGTTAGAGCAATCTGTTAAACAGTATGAAGACACTAAGAAGCAATCAAAGGATGAGTATGATGCTAAGGTTAATAAGTACAATCAAGATGTAGCAACATATAATCAAGCAAAGCAAGAATGGGATGCTAAGAAAGCAGAACTAGAGAGTAGGAAAACAGAAGAAGGTCAATTAACAGAAACATTAGCACAAAACCTCATTTTCAAAGATGAGCCTAATGCAGAAGTAACAGTTAGTGGCAACTTCCAAGGGTATTGGAAACGTTCTGACAACAGATATGGTAACGATTATGGAAATATTGACTATAAGCCTGAAAGTGGTGATACACTAGAACAGGCGTGGAATGGTGGTTACGCAATGTGGAGTGCAAGTGGCGCAGGCGGCACTTTCTTAGGTTACCCGGTTGTATTAAAACAAGGTGACAGTATTACAGCGACTTACACTAATTTACAGAATAGTAGTTATGCTGGTAAAAAGATTAGTAAGATAGAATATACGATTACATCTAATCAAACACAACCACATTCAGTATTTGTATTAAAGAATCCTGCGTTAGGTTTATGGACATACAATACAAAAGAAGGTAATATCGCCCAAACAAACTTAACCATGAAATTCTACGATGAAGATGGCAACTTAATAGAGTTTGACGAAAACCATCCAGCATTAGTGAACATGGGAAGTTTAAACTCTGGTACAACAGCATCAGGGTTCAGATATGCTGAAAAGGTAAATAACTATAATTTTAGATTTGTACCTATCAACGGTTCTTTAATTAAAGAAAGTGCAAATCATGAAATTTATGCAGTAGACGAAGATACAGATAATCCTACAAACTATAAAGGTTGGGGAAGGATGCAATGGGACACACAAGGCAATCCTAATATGTGGTTTGGTAGTGGTACAGGTGTTGTAACAAGTGGTAACACTATTAGTTTATCGGCTGAATCAAACACTGGTGGACAGTGGTTAATTGTAAATGGTGCAGTAACAACAAAAGATGTTCTCCCACCATTCGTATTGAGAACACCAGATGCGCCAGAACCATATCATGACCCAGACTATTCTGGAAGTAACGGTACACCAAACACACTTACATATAGCAGAGTTCTTATCAGACAACTGACAACAAAATGGGTTGACAAAGATGGTAAAGAACTCAAGACACCTGTAACAGATACAGACATTAAGCCATCAGGTACAGTAGCACACTACGCTTTTGACCATGACGATACAGATGGTGATGGCAATGTAACGCATATCTTCAAACAATTAGAAACACGTTGGGAAGACAGAAGTGGTAAGACATTAAAAGAGCCAGTCAAAGACGGCAGTGTTCAGGATAAAGGAAGCATTGACAATTATGCTTTCGTTGAAACAAAGACTGAAGGAGATATTGCAACGCATATCTTTAGACAGTTCAGTACAAAGTGGATAGATGAAAATAATAAAGATATTAAACCGGAATTTGTAGGTGATAAGACAAAAGATAAAGAAGATATTGACGACTACGCTTTTGTAAACACAGAGACAGTTGATGGTAATTTAATTCACCATTATAGACAATATACTACAGAATGGGTAACAGAAGATAATACACCGATAAAAGACAAGTTTACTGGTAAAGAAGTTAAGGACAGTGGTACAATACCTAACTATAAATTCCTGGAAACCAGGACAGATGAAAAAGGTAATGTAAAACATATCTTTGCACAATTTACAACATCTTGGGTTGATGAGAATAACAAGAATTTAGCAGAGCCTGCTAAAGCAGACAGGTTCAAGGAAGAAGAAACGTTTGAAGGCTACAAACTTATTAACACCAAAGAAGAAGGTAGAACTAAAGTATATACCTACCATAAACTAACGACAGAGTGGGTTGAGGATAAGACAAACACTCAATTAAAGAAACAAGATGGCACACATGAGCATGGAAATATTAATTCTTATGTCTATGTAAGAACTGAAACTAAAGAGAATGGTGATTTAGTTCATGTGTTCAAGAAGGTAGAGCAAAAGACAGAACAAAAGGTAGAACAGAAGAAAGAACAGAAGAAAGACGATATACCAACAGGTGTACACAGTAGTGGTTTAATCAGTCTATTCATGATTCTAATTAGTTCTATTGGGTTAGCATTAACAAATGTGATTAAGAAGAGAGAAGTCTAAAAACTTCTCTCTTTTCTATTTACTTATTTCCCCATATATGATACAATAATATTACCAAGTAGAGGATAATATGAATAGAGAACAAGTTGAAGATATTATTAAGAGTTTAGAAAACCGTGGATATGAAGTTAGATTTAAAACTTATACAGGCAATTCTGTTTCATTCCAGTGTAATAATCATGTATTTGTAATAGACTACAGCAGTACTAGACCTGTCGTAGGTGTAGGTATTCGCCTAAAGGCTCATTCAACATTTAATCAAAAGGATGTAGACTGGTTAAATTCTGTTACTGACTATTGGGAAATACACAAATATTGTATTAGTTTTTCTTTTGTTGCAGAAAGCAAGCAAAAATTAGAAAATGTTTTATCTCATTGTGTTGAATATTTTTAGCAATTAAAGTAGGAGATTAGATATGGAATACATAGATATTGTAAACGAAGAAGCAAAACCCAAGGAACGATTAAGAGCATATGAAGAAAAGTATGCTTTGGATGTTTTAAGTATGACAACTAGATTAGAGGAACTATCTAAACACAAAGAAGATTTCCAAAATGGACATAGTTCAACAAGGTGTTAGCATTGTATTTAATACAGGGGTTAGTAGTTACATTGTAAATGTTATTAAATAATAAGTAGATAAGAACATATTGACTTGTTTGCTTAATTGTAGTATAATTTTAGAAAGGAAGGAGTGAATGTATGGCTGCAATTCAAAAAGGTATAAGAGTAAGGTTATACCCAACTGAAGAACAAAAGGTTTTAATTAACAAAACTATTGGTTGTGTAAGATTTGTGTATAACCAGACACTTGCAGACTGTAAACAGTCATACGAACAGACACAGCACTTTCTTTCTGGAAAGGAACGTTCGGCAAATTTAGTTCCACTGAAGAAGAAATGCGAGTTCTTAAAAGAAGTTAGTGCAGTTGCACTCCAACAGTCTATCAGAGACCTAGATTATGCATTAAATAACTTCTTTAAAAATAAAAGTCATTTTGGTTTTCCTAGATTTAAGTCAAAGCACGACCATAAACAGTCTTATAGAACACCGTACAATAATGGAGTTGCTGATGTCTTAGACAATAAACATCTTAAATTACCAAAATTAGGGAGAGTTAAAACCAAGCGTTTTGACCTGCCAGATGTGTGTAGAATTTTCAACGTCACAGTTGAAAAGACTGCAACAGGTAAGTACTATGCCTCTATCTGCATTGAAACAGAGGTTCAACCACTTCATAAAACAGGAAAACAAGTTGGATTTGATTTAGGTCTAAAAGACTTATTGATTGGTAGTGACGGAACTAGATTTGCAAGACCTAGATTCGACTACGCTAATAAGGACAAACTCGCACAGGAACAGCGTAAACTCTCGAAGATGAGAACCAAGTTGGAGAGAGCAGACGCAAACCTTGACGAGTGTAGGAATTATCAGAAGCAAAAGCATAAAGTAGTGAAGTTGCAGGAACATATCACCAACTGTGCTAAAGACTTTAATCATAAATTGAGTCGAAAATTAGTGGAAGAATATGACTTCTTAGCATTTGAAAATCTAAATGTTGAAGGAATGAAAAAGAATCATAAACTAGCGTATTCAATTTCAGATGTTAGATGGTCGCAACTTTTAAACTTCCTCCAGTATAAATGTCAGTGGTATGGAAAGAATTTTGTTCAAGTAGAAAGGTTCTATGCAAGTAGTAAAATCTGCTCTTGTTGTGGCACTTACCATAAGGATATTGTAAATTCACTTTCAGTCAGAGAGTGGATATGTCCTGACTGTGGCACACATCACGATAGAGATGAAAACGTCGCAAGAAATATATTAAATCAAGCCTTGAGTGTAGGCGTTTAAAAATTTACACTTCGGAAAGGCGCAACCGTGGTAAATTAGTTCGGGGATGGTAGTTCTTGCAAGAGGACAAGAGTGGCCTGAACGTTCCCAAGACAATTGTTTGTGAAAACAGACATAGCGTCAATCTCTTGCAAAAGCAAATGAGTTATACTCGTTTTGGAAATCTTTTTCACGTTGAGATAGATATGACTATACGAATTTGCTAAAATTATTAAATTTCCCAGAAGAGTTTAGTTTTAGTGCCAATTATGGTAACGACAAAGGTATGTATAAATTAATTGGCGACTCCTATGTATTCCATAAGTTAGACAAATACTCTAATCAGTGGTATAGTGTTGCAGAGTCCTTTGAAAAGTTCAAGAAAAAGAATTGGAGATAGTGTATATGGTAAGTGTTGAATTAGACAAGCCTTGTGGTGGGTGGTCTTTCTTATCATTTGAAGATGATAATGGTTCTAGTAATGTTGTTCTATCTTATATAGATGGAAATATTGCGATAAATATGTTAAAGAAGTTTTATAAATATCTAAACAATGCTGAACCATGCATTCTATTTGAATTTGATGGAGAAAGTCATGGAACACAGGTTGTAGTAGTATCTGAAAAAGAATGTTATGTGTGTGGTTGTCCTTACGATGAAAACAAAGGTAAAATCTATAACATTAAAGGACTTGACTTTATTGAGCAAGTACTAAATGATATATGTGAGAATTTTGTTAGTTGGAGTTCATTTGGTATTCTTGTTGAGTCTGACGAAGAATATTATTCAGAGTTAGAGAAAAACAAGAAAGAATTAACAAAGTGGATTAAGAAAGTACGTAAAGAATTGAAGTCATATCGAGATACATTTGTGGAAATAGAGAAATAATAAATTTGCATCAAATACAGTATAGTTTTTGGTGCATTTGTAGTATAATATATACATAGGAGTAGTAGAATGGATAATAAAATCATTGAAGATGTTGCAAAGACACTGAACATGTCTGTTGAAGATGTAAAGAAATACAGTAAAGAGGTGCCAGAAATTGATGGTTACTATTTCTGGCAACCTGTTAGAGGCGGTATTTCTGTAATTATTAACAAGGACAGAGAAACGCTGTGTGCTACTTCATCTATTAGTTTTGAGAAACATTTAAAATACTTCATGGATGGAAAACGGAGTTAAGAGATGAAATATTACATAAGTGATTTACATTTTGATCATAAAAACATTATTAAATTTGATAATAGACCTTTTAAAGATGTAGAGGAAATGAATAACGCTCTTATCCATAATTGGAACAGTGTTGTTAAAAAGAATGATATTGTATATGTTCTAGGAGATTTTTGCTTTGGCAATACGGAACGTACAAATGAATTATTTAATCAATTAAACAGTAAAATAATTTTAATAAGAGGAAATCATGATAGAATCCTACATACACAAGCAAACAAAAATAAAGTCTTGCAAATGGTTGACTATAAAGAAGTAAAGGATATAGCATTTGGCAAAGAATATCGTGTATATATGAGCCACTACTTTATGCCCTTATTTAGGAGTCATAGGTACCCTAATACTGTTCATTTATATGGACACGTTCATAATTCAGATGAGTGGGAGTTTTGTAAAGAGGTTGCAGAACAGGCAAAGAGTAGATATAAGACAGACGCAAAATATTTTAATGTTGGTTGTATGTTAGATTACATGAATTACACACCTAGAACGTTAGAACAAATATTAGAAAATGGAGAATAGATATGATAGATTTAAAAAATGTTAAGAATTGTTATGCAGAAAAAGAAAAACTTGATGAAGAACTTATCAAGCAGTTAAATCTAATTAAAAACATTTTAGGTCCTTGTTTTACCTACAAAGAGTTTGATAACTTTATTCATTATCAGGAAATTACATGTGTATATGATATATTAGATGTAAATGATGGCATTCTTGACATATTTTTTCTGAATGAGAATATGGACTTAGGAATCGTATCACTTGATAAAGAACTATTAACTATGAGTGAAACAGAACTAAGACAAATAAAGGAGAATGCCTAGATGACACTAATTGAGCAAGCAATCCAAGCAGAGCAAGAATACAAAGCCAGAATGAAAGAAGCCACAGATAGACTGAAACATATTCAAGGTTTTTTAGGTCATATCTATATTTCAGAAGAAATCATCGGAGTTGAAAGTGTGTCTATTAAAGATGATATGGTTCACTTAGACGTTAGACGTTCTTTTGAAGCCTATGGTGTAGATGATAGTGATATTTTTAGTTGTAATATACCTTTAGTCATATTCAATGCTACAGATAACCAATTAATAGATTATCGTAATATCTCACTAAGTTTAAATGCACTAGAAAAACTACAAGATTCAAGAGAAGAATACCAAAGAAACTTATCTATCATTCGTAAAAGTAAAATGGAAATTAAATACGCAGAAGAGACAAATAAAAAACTAGAAGAAAAATATGGAGCACTTGTAAAGTAAGGGAGGATAAAGAGTGAAAAAACTATTAACATTTATAACAATGCTATTCATAACAGTGTGCATAGCAATCCCAACACATGCAGAAGAGAATACACCACGTAGGCTTGACGTACAGTTAGTACAAGTATCTTTAAGAGATAGTGGCAACCAAGTACACCAAAACAACCTATTTGATGGTTCAAGTTTCTTTTTAAACATGACATGGAACGCTACAGAAACAGTACATACAGGAGATTATTTCGATGTAATTGTACCAGAATCTATTAATATGAGTTCTGATAAATTAGAAAAGACTTTCCCCGTTATTGATTCAGCAACAGGAGATGTCATCGGTGAAGGAACATTATTACCTAACGGTACTGAAGGCGGTAAAATCAATGTTGTATTTAATGAGAAAGCCAATAATCGTTCCAATCTAAGTGGAAACATTTATCTATGGGTGCCTTTTAACAAGAACCATATCGAATTGAATAAGAAAAACACTATTACATTGACAATTAAGGGAAATGGTGTATATGATGGTTATCAAGCATCTTGTGAAACAACTATTACAAAACCAAACACAAGCGGTGAAGTAATCGCAAAATGGGGAGAAGGCTTACCTAAAGAACCAAATACAGTTAAGTGGATAATTCGTGTTAATAAGAGTGGTATGGACTTACATCATGTAGTATTATCAGATAGTTTAGTAACAGATAATGGTTGGTTCTTACATCCAGTTGATATTTCTAAAGAAAGATTCAAGCTGCAAAAGGTAACATATACTGAAAACGCAAATATTTCTAATTGGGGCGAGGTTATTGATGTAACAGACAAGATTCAATTTGCACCTGATTATAAGTCATGGACATTAGACTTAGGTGATATTGGAACACAAGGTTACATGTTGTTTATGAAAACAGCGATGACAAGTGGTACACTTCAAAAGAATAAGATTGCTATTTCAAGTGATGAAGTAACTAAAGATGTTACAGCACAATATAAACTCGCTGATGTAGGTGGTATTACTGGTGTAACAACAACGGGTAAACTACAAATCGTTAAACAGGATTCTGAAACTGGTAAGGGTCTTTCAGGTGCTAAGTTTGAAGTTAAAAATGTAGATGATAATACAACACAGACACTTGTAACAGATGAAAATGGTAAAGCAATTACACCAAATGTTGTATTTGAGGCAAACTATGAAGTAAAGGAAATTGAAGCACCGTTTGGCTATAAAGTAAATGATACAGTATTTAAGATTAGTACAAAAATTACTGATGATAATATTGTTATAGTAAAAGATGAACCTATTACAAGAGATATTAAAGTATCAAAGACTTGGGTAGGTAACACGGGCACACAGGCAGTCATGCACTTATATGCCGATAATGTAGATACAGGTAAGTCAGTAACATTAGACACTTCTAACAATTGGGAATATACTTTCACAGGTTTACGTAAGTATAACGGAAATCAGGAAATTCAATATTCTATTAAAGAAGATGAAATGAATTTCTATATGACTTCCGTTGCAGGTGATATGGATAATGGTTTCAACATCACAAACACTTGGAATGAACAGCATGAATTGCCTGGTGATGCACCAACAGTAGAGATTCCAGAATTTAAGATTACAACTTTTGTAAATACTAATAATGAGCAGATTGCAGAGTTTGAAAATGGTTTCACAGATAAGAAAGATGAAATCACATTCAATGGAACTAAGTATGTATTTAAGGAAAAGTTACCTGACCAAGATGGTATCAGAACTTATGTATATGAAGAGTTCCATAGTGAAGTTCCAGGTGATGCACCTACAGTTGAATTACCTGAATTGAAGGTTACTAGATTTGTAGATGAGAATGGTAATGATATTCACGAGTTAGAAGAAAACTTTGTTGAAAAGTTAGACATTAGTGGATATGTGTTTAAGGAAACAACTGAAACAGGTGATATTAGAACACATGTATATACTAAAGTTGAAACAGAAATTCCTAATGATAGTCCTACTGTAGAAGTACTAGAGTTAAAGATAACAAGATTTATTGATACAAACGGTGTAGAATTAAGGAATATTGTAGAAGGTTTTGTAGAAAAAGATACAAATATTGTATATGAGAACGAACAGTACGATTATGTAAATACTACAGAGGAAAATGGTATTAGAACTCATGTTTATAAGAAGCACGTTACTGAGGAAGTACCTAACAATAATTCAACTACACCTACAGATAATAACACTACAACAGAGAATAAAGTGATTGTAGAACATACAGCACCAACAGGTGATGCTATGAATATGACATTAAGATTATTTGTGTTATCTATGTTAGGATTATGTGGTACTTATATTTTCAAAGAAAAGATTAAATAATTTTAAAGATAAGTGAGGTATGTTAAAATATCTCACTTTTTCTATTTACAGGTCGTTTAAACTATGATAGGATATTTCTGTAAATAGAAGAGGTGTTACTATGGCAAAGACAAAAGTACAGGAATTTAAAGCATTAGAACTAGCGTTGGTAGAAAAGGCTGAGGAAATTAAGAAACAGGTTGAATTAGTACACAGCATCATTGGTAAAGATTCAGAGTCTAGCAATAGAGAGATTTGTAGAGTTATTGATATAGAGGAACGTTCATTTGAGTCTGTAAATAGAGAATTTGTGATTGTTAAGTATGTTGCGTGGGACGATGCGAATGTACGATTCCCAGAAAAAGCATATATCCTCAAGTCCATGTTTGATATGACAGAACAAGAGTTACGAGAAAATCAAGCACAATTAAAACAAGAACTTGAAATCATTAATCAACAACAACAATATTAGTGCGGTTTTAGACGAGGTATTTAATATAGTGAAAAATTAAAGTAACAAAAAGTCACTTTTTGTTTACAAACCTATCTTTTTATGATAATATAGAATCATAAACAAGAGAGGTGCTACACTATGAGTACAGTATATAAGATTAATAGACTTTGTAAGATTAACACAGACAACCCAACTCCATGTAAGTATTCAATGGATGTAGCGATTAACATTACACCAGTAAGAAAGAATAAGAAGTTTGAAAACTTTGTATTGGGTATGGATGGGTATCAGCAATGCTACGAGGATTATGATGCACGCAATACTTTAACAGAAGATGAAGTTATTAAGTTTGTAGAGTCTATTGAGGTAGATGCTGATATTCCTGATAAGTTATACCCAACTTATTTAGACTGCGGTGGTGCATTCGGTGTTAAGATTAACATCCGGGGTGAAGAACCTATTTACGCTTGGGTGTATAACAATCATAATGGCTATTACTACCATGATATTTATTACACTAACGGTGAATTAAAGATTGACTGTTGGGAAGTAGATTGTTTATAGGGGCAATGTGTGAATACAGAGCAAATTGAAAAAGTGATAGAAAGTATCGCAAAGAGTGGATATACACCAGAACGCAAAACACATATTGATAAGCACATTTCACTTGATTACGGTCGTTGTAAATTTACATTAAACCATAAAGGCGACCAGTTGATTGTTGGGGTGACCATTCAAATCAGTCATTATACAGCGTTTGACCAAGGCGATGTTGATTATCTGAATTCCATCACAGATGACTGGTTTATTTATGAACAATGTATCAATTTTTCATTTAAGCCAAAAACAGAAAAAGAATTAGAAGAAGTAATGTGGTACTCAATTAAAAGTAGCCAATGAGGTAAACAATATGAACTATGAAACATTAAACGAACAAGAGTGGACAACACTGTTAACAGAAATAGCGAAGGCAGATAACGTCATTAAAAAGAAGTTAGCAAAAGTGCTTGTAAATAAATCTGAATTTTTCTCACGACAGGATAAGGTTGACTCATACAAGATTAAGAGAACGCCTCAAGGTAATTTGATATTTGACGTTCGTTGGCAGACATTAGCAAACTTTGGTGATACAACACAATATGAATATGTAACAATAGCAGAGTTTTGTTCTGTTGGTGGATAAAAATAGCATGGGAACTATTTGAGTAAAAGAGGTATTAGTAAGAAGAAAATAAAAGGAGATGAACAAACATGAAAATAGAAGAATTGAGGCCGATTGAAAGATTATCATTTGATGTATACAATCTTACTAACGAAAACAAGATTAAAATAGATGAGGTCAGAAAAGCATATATTGCTCTTGGGAATACAGAGGTAGTGTTTGTTCTTTACGATGACATTATTGCAAATGATATTAGAGTTCCAATACCCTTTCAGTTATTGAATAACATGTCTATTGAAGAATATGAAAAGAATATGTATTCATGTTCTATTGGGTATGTATTACAACTTATTAACGGTTATAACAGACATAATGCCTCACCAAATGTATCTAAAGCATTAGAGTTATGTGAAACATCAAAACTATTAAATTTATTCCTAAGAGATAGACTACTAGATTTTAAGAGTACTGTTACAGGTGATAATCAATTTATTCAAGACTTTGAGATTAAATCAGATGGTGTCTTAGTTACAACAGATGTTGATGATGAGTATTTCTTTCCAAACGAAATCTTATCTATGGATGATGATGTAGCAAAAGAAAAGTATGCTACTACACTTAAACAGATTAAAGAAGAAAAAGAAAAACAGTATCTTGTGGAACTAAAAAACGAGATTAAATGGTATGAAAAATCTCTCGCTGAAAAGAAAAAGCATTTAGAGGAACTAGAGAAACTTAAGGAGAATAAATGATGATATTATATAAAGACAAGAGAAACAAGACATGTAAAATAACTATTGAAGGCTTTAACACACCGATAATTGATTTAACACGATACCAAAGCCCGTTAAACACAAAAATAATCAAGGGTAATAGAAATACCGTTCTTAAAGAGTTAAAGCGGTACTTGAAGGCTCACTCCTTTCATAGGCCAGCACTTTCTAAAATTATGAATGCAATCAATAAGACATCTAAATTATACACAAGTAAAGAGGTTGTTAGGAATTATTGTAAGTCTGTAAATACAGTCTTTAATTCAGAAACAAACATGTCTTATATAATTACAGTCGAGTATGAACTAGTTAGACAACAGAAAGCGATTGACGAAACAAAGTGCAATAATCATGGTGAGAACATTTACCAAAAGAGATTGTGTCAGCGTTATGGTGGTGAACTAATTTTAAGATATGAAACAGCGTGTGATAAAATTAAGTTTTCTAAACTTCTTGAACTGATAAAAGAGCCTATCGTGAATGGATTGATTAGGAAAGTTACAACACGTTCTGTCGGTAAAGTGCATAAACTCGAAATAACGACACCAGAAGAGGTAGAATTATTAGTTACAGATGATATTAAGATTGGTGTAAGATTCTTTGACACATATCGTGACTATAAATTCAAATCAGCAGGTGTTTTAGGGATGGAAGTGCTACTAGCCGTGTCATACCAGGATAAGCAGATTTATGAACCATCTATGAAACCAGATGTGTTCACAGAAGAAATTGTTAAGGATATGGAAGAGAAAGCAGAGATGTTTGAAAAGGTTCTTGATATAATTAAAGAAGAGTGTTGAAAATAATTAAAGGTGGTGATAACAATGCACCAAAAGTTAAATCGTTATGCAAGACGAAAGAGAGATAAGAAACTTGATTTCATTAAGGGTTGTCATCGTAAAAACTTTAGATTAGAGAAATATATCCGAACCTATAATGCATTTCCTATCGTAACAAAAATTGAAAAAGAAACCTTACATGAGTCTAGAGTACGTTTCCCTCTCGAACTGTTAAAACTCTGGTACCCTAAGTATTTTGATTTTAAATATGTTCGTAACACATGGGATGAATACCCAGAATGGAAATATGTTTGTATAGGTTACAGGGAGCAAAAATATTGGGATAGACCACTTTTCGGTAGAATTAAAGAACGTAAAGAAATTCACATCAAAAACTATGACTATTACAGAAACATTCAAGAAAGAGAGTGGAATAAATCTAATTGTCACGATAAGTTAGACCTAATGACACGAGGTAGACATAAGGTTCATACTTACTTGAATAATATTAAGAATGAATATAATAGTGGTTATGAAGAATTGACAGACGAGAAATTAAGTAATAAAGTAGACTTGTTTGACAAGTATGATTGGAGATTTTAATAATGATAAGTATTAACAGATTGCACCAGTTAGAAAAAGAAGTGCAAGACACACATGACCAAATCATTAGACAAGTGTGGTTGGTACACCATATTATTGGCAAGGACACCAAATCAGACCGTGACGTTTTAATTGACATTGACAGGGTTTATGAAATGGTTGATGAGCAGACAAATATTCCGTATGTTGTAATTATGTCCCATTTCTATAGTGTTGCATTTCAGGAATGGCATTTCAGCACGGTATATGTTAAAAAAGAATTGTTTGATATGACCGAAGAGGAATTACGAGCGAACAAGGAAAGACTTGTAAAGGAATTGGAAGAAAGTAATAGGAACGGTGAGCAAGAACATGAAAGACATTAGAACTATTATTAGAGAGTTGGGCAGAGTAATATTAGACGGTGCAAAAGTTCCACATACACTGTCTAACCCGGTCATGAGAAAAGAAAATGGCAAGTGGTACATTGCATTTTTTATCACTTTTTACAATAAGTGGAATTGGGACAAATTAAAAATGCCACGACCATTATACTGGGCTTTAGTAGATGTTGAAACAGGCGAATTAATTAAACGATATGATTGTGGGGAAAAAGATTTTTCAAGTGCAAGTTTTGATGAGTTAATTGATATTAGTGATTATAACCAAGAAAGGCGCTCAAGAGAATACGAAGACGATTTCTTTAGAAAGTTTGATAATCTTAGAAATGCTTGTATCTTAAATGACGACAATATAGATAGGTTGTACGGTTTGTATTTAGGAAAGTTGTTAGAGGTTATACCAGAGAACTATCAAAAAATCTACTTTGAATTAATAAATCAAGGTGGAGCATATCCAGTATGTTTTGTGGATTAGATTGATATGAATATTAGAAAGGCGAATAAATAGTATGGTAGAAATTTTCTTGAATTTTCTTATAGTTATAGGGATGATTTTGATGTCGGCATTGACGGCAATGGCGAGAGTCCAATCGCCTATCGAGGCTATGACAGTAACAATACTAACACTGTTAGCATATACAGCACTCAATGTCGGTGTTATGAAAATGCGACAGTCCAAAATGCAACAAGATATTGATGAATTAAAAGAGCTCCTTAAGTCAGAAGATGGTGGACACTGAACGTGGTATCAGTGGGTTTGGCAGCACTAGAAGAGATTAAAAAAGAGATACATTAGGTTGTATCTTTTTTGTTTTGTCTGTTTACATATTACTCTCATTATGGTATAATTATATTTGTAAGAAAGAGGTACAGTATATGGAAAGAAAAGACGTGACACCAGAGAACGAGGCATTATTAAAGTTATATAATGATAATAACAAGCGTAAAATTAAAATGGAACATGTAGAAGAAATATATGTTCTGGATAATATACTGACTATTATCTTTGGGGAATATGACGATGACGGTACATTCTTGGGGTATTTAGGCTACGACATGGATATTTCAAGTGCCAAATAATGAGGAATAAACAATGAAAACATACACTAAAAAGACAGAGGAACAATATTTAGAATACCTAAATGGTTACACACAGGTGCTTAAGCAAGAATACGCCGATAGAATTTTAGCAGAATTAAGAGAACAAGGCTTAGTTTGTGAGTGCGTAAGAGGCGAAACAAAGGAAACAGGCAATTACTATCACAATACCAGATATACAGAATATCTTTATGATGGCGAAGTTGCTATGGAAGTCTATGAGGGTTCTATGTTCCCATCTATAAAACTAGAAGGAAAAATTTTACTGGTAGAAGGTAACCTATATTGTAATGCAGATAGAATGAGTAATCTTATTGAGATTGAGTTGTCGTTTGGTAGATTAATTATTGGCGGTTATCATTTAATATTTATCTTACTTAAAACAGATGAACTATTACAATTCGATTATTTCTGGACTGTTAATACAAGAAGAGTTATTACAGAGCCGTTCCAACCATACAAGCACACGAGTGAAGAGATTATACAAATCGCAAACACCATTAATAAACCATTCTCTGATGTAGTCTTCTTGTACAGAAACAGAGAAATTGTATTGAATAATAATGAAGAAGTAAAAGAGAATAGAATTGAAACAAATGACAATATCTCTACAATTATTCTTCCAACATTAAATGGTTCTGTAATTAAGATTGATGTACCTAACAGTGGATTATTCACATTCTACATTAATAATGTTAGAGCCACAAAAAAGAGTATTATGGATAGTGGTGAAGTTGTTTATATTGGATTTGAAATTCAATCATTAAACAATCGTTTAGAGCATTTTAGAGATGTATTAGAAAATCCTATGAAGTACGCTGAATTGCTTAATATTCAGAGTCCATTTGTACCTATTAAGACGTTTGTGAATATGCTATATTCAGATAAGTTAGAAACATGGTTCCAAGTATATCCTAATGTACAAGCATTCCAAAATGTTTCATGGGAATACTTGATTAAATACTATGACTTATTTGATAAAGATAGTTTAGTACGTGATTTAAAGGCAAATTTCTTTGACACATTGCCAAAGAGAGATGTTATCTATACATTATCACTAAGGGCACTTACAGGTATTCGTTTAATGAATATTATGGACAGTGGTGTAGGTATCTATAATATTATTAAATATTTCTCCACTGAACAGTTAGAAACAATCGGTTGTTTATGGGTTGATATTTGTGAATTGAGACACTTATCCAGAACCAATGACATGATGCAATTTCTTTATAAACCAGATGTTGAAAAGTATATTTGTATTTTAGAAGGTCCTAATGAATTTACAGGTTTATTAAATATTACAACCTCATATAATCAGATTGTGGCAGAATTAGAGGCCGCCAAGCATATCTTAAATTACCATGTCTTTGGCAATAGAGAACTATCACCGATGGAGTTGTACGAAAGATTTAAAGATGTTAATTCTTATTATATTAATGATACAATCAAGATGTACAAAGTAATCAATCGTAATAAAACGCTAAAAGATTTCTATGACACGTTGAAGACAACCACTATGGAAGAATTGCACAATAAATACCAACTTGTTTACCAAGCAATCACAAGTGCCAAGATTGAGCAAGAGTACCAAGAAGTCATTAGTCAATTAAATGTGCAAGAATATGACAATGGTGAGTTCTCTATCACGATTCCTAAGACAACACAGGATATTATCAATGAGGGTAAAGCACTCCATCACTGTGTAGGTGTCTATGTAGATAAAGTCATTAGAAGAGAAGATATGATTTACTTCTTGCGTAAAGACAAGAATATTCCTTACGTCACAATCGAAGTAAAAGACAAAAAAGTAACTCAAATTGAAGGTGGGTTAGACAATAGATACATTAGCAAAGATTCAGAAGAGTACAAAGCAATTCAAGAGTGGGCAAGAATTAATAAGTTTACACTACTATAAAGTTAAATAAGAGGAAAATAGTAAATATGAAGAGAAAAGATTTAAAACCAGCAGAAGAACTTGTGTTAAATTTATATAATAATACACATGAAAATAAGATTGAATTAGAAAAAGTAAAACGTTTTTACTTCGATGATGGAGAAGCAACCATCCTTACATACAGTGATAACCCAGATGCTGTATGTGGAGAAGATAGAGCCTATGTGGAGACTCCTTTTACACAAGAAACGATAAAAGAGTATAATCGGGAACAATATCATCGTGCTATTGAATTGGCGGTTCAAGCAGTTCATGATAATAATGTATCTTTATATCGTTGGTTGTCTATTCAGGAGGTGCATAGCCTTCGAGAAATTTATCTTTCATACGGGTATTTATTTGACGAATGTATTGCATCTATTGCGTGCAAAGCGTCTAATGGATTGGTTATAGTTGACACTGATTATGAAAAGATTTTCTGTGTTGGCGAATATGTATCTTTCAAAGACTTAGAAGGTATCGAACATAAACTAAAGTTTGCATGGTTCTTGTCACCTGACCTTAAAGAATTGAAGGAATATTTTGCGAATTACAAAAAGGTGAATAGACTTCAACAAATTGATAAGTGTAAAGATGATATTGAGCGATACAAGAAGTGGATTTTAGAAAGTGAAGAAACACTTAAGAAACTTGAAGAAGATGAAGAATTGTCATAATTAATGAAGATTAAGAATTTTCTTAATCTTTTTTGTTTACATCTATACAAAGTGTGATATAATTATTCTTGTAAAGAGGTAATAACTATGACAACAAACTTAGACTTAATGATTTCAATGTTTATTTCATTTATCTTAATAGCTGGTATATTATATGTAAGTGATTTTAGTTTAAGAGATTTTGGTAAAATTGAAAAAGTTATCATTGTATCAATAATCTCATTAATCTATGTATTAACAGTAATTATGGTTAAGATTCCTACAAGTTACATCATTGACAAATTCTCAGCATCTTATAAAACTGAAGAATTAACAGTTGAAGTAACAGATAAAGAGATTGTTAAGAGTTCTATATTACGACCATATATGATTGGAAAGAATGTTGTATTCGTACCTTACCCATCAACACACTACACAATTACAGTTAAAAACGATAATGAAGACATTAAAGTTGAAGTATCTGAACAAGAATATAATGATATTAAAGTAAACGATATTGTTACAGTAGAAAAAGTTGAAAAGTATAGAAGTTCTGAGTATGTCAACACAACCTATCAGTTAAAAAACTAGCGATAAAAAGTTAGTTTTTTATTTACAAATAGCGTAGAATATGTTATAATTACAAATGTAAAGGATGGTAACCGAGAATATGAATAAGACAGTTATTAAGAACGAAGTATTAGAAGGTAAAGTAGCATTAGGTATTTCTAACGAGAAGAATATTAAAGAAATCAATAAAGTGTTTGGAGTAAATATCCCTAAAGACTCTAAGATGTTCTTCTATTTTGAAGGTAAGCCTATTAATTTATTCACATATTTTAATGGGTATGGTATGCAAATCGAAGATGCTTCAATTTTGGAAGGTTAAAATCAAATGAAGTACATTGTTAAGGTAAAGAAGATGCCTGAAGATAGAGTTCTTGTTTCTTTTTCATCAGAGAACCTTGTAACAGACATCCGTAATTTATTGACAGTAGACACAGGAAATGTAAGAGGTATTTACTTTTATGTATATACTTATGAACCAGTGTCAACAAGAAAATTATTGTTAAGTATCTCTCTTGACGACATTAAGACCTATGCTGAAAAGAAATCTAGATACATGTCTGTACTAAAGAGATTTGAGGACTTAAGAAAAGATGTTGAAGAATTAGAAGACATTTTAAATAGAGCTTGGAAAAAAGTCGAGGAATTAACATGGACACATTGGAACTAATTAATTTTGAACAAGAATTATTTACGTTAGATTCAGAAGAGGTTGAAGAAAGAATTCAACGAGGACCTCTTACAAGATGGGAAGAAGAGAGATGGAACTCTCTAGAAGAAACATTATTCTTAAAATTAAGAGATATGGGAGGTATTCAGTAATGGATGTATTTCGCGTAGCAGGTGTATCATTCGACGGAAGACAAGAGTTTTTAAAAAAGATTTTCGAGTCAAAGGAAAAGTTAGATTTATCATTTGAACGAGAACCAGATAATCCTTATGACTCCAATGCAATTAAGGTTATGATTAATATTGGTGGAGAACTATTTAGAATTGGTTATGTACCAAAATTACATAATGTTAAATTCACAGAACATCTTCCAGTGTTACACTCTTATCGAATTTTAGACTTTGGACCTAGATACAGTAAAGGTTTAGAACTTTACTGTTATTAACAATTTATACAACAACAATACAATTAATTAGAAAGGCAGGTGAGCGTATGGCTGTGGTTCAAAAAGGTATTAGAGTAAGACTTTATCCAACAGAAAAACAGGAAGTCTTAATCAATAAAACTCTTGGTTGCGTACGATTTGTACATAATCAAACACTTGCTAATTGTAAACAGTCATACGAACAAACACAACACTTTCCTTCTAAGAAAGAACGTTCTGCAAATATTGTAAAAATGAAAGAAGAACATCCATTTTTAAGCGATGTAGATGCGTGTGCATTACAAAATTCAGTAAAAGATTTTGATTTTGCACTAGATAATTTCTTTAAAAATAGAGAACATTTTGGATTTCCTAAATTCAAATCTAAATGTGTAGGAAAACAATCATATAGGACACCTGGTGGAAGAAGTAATGTTGGAATCGTAGACAACAAACATATTAAATTACCGAAGCTGGGAAGAGTTAAAACAAAATTTTTTGACATGCCAGAATCATATAAGATTTTCAACATCACAGTGGAAAAGACAACTACAGGGAAATACTATGCCTCTATTTGTATTGAAGCGGAAGTCAAGCCTCTCCCTAAAACAAATAAACAAGCTGGTTTTGATTTAGGTTTAAAAGACTTGTTAATTAGTAGTGATGGAACTAGGGTTGAAAGACCAAAGTTCGCTTATGTGTTTAAAGATAAACTCGCTAAAGAACAGCGTAAACTCTCGAAGATGAGAACCAAGTTAGAGAGAGCAAACGCAAATCTTGATGAGTGTAAAAATTATCAAAAACAAAAGCATAAGGTCGCTAAACTTCATGAACATATCTCCAACTGTGCTAAAGACTTCAACCATAAATTGAGTCGAAAGTTGGCTGAAGAGTATGACTTTATTGCGATGGAAGATTTAAATGTAAGTGGTTTAATTAAAAATCACAAACTAGCGTATTCAATCGCAGATGTGAGATGGTCGCAGCTTCTAGGATTTATAAGGTACAAGTGTCAGTGGTATGGAAAGAATTTTGTTCAAGTGGATAGGTTTTATGCGAGCAGTAAAATCTGTTCTTGTTGTGGAACTTATCATAAGGACATAGTCAATTCTTTAAAAGTTAGAGAGTGGATATGTCCTGACTGTGGCACACATCACGATAGAGATGAAAACACCGCAAAGAATATTTTAATTAAAGCTTTGAGTGTAGGCGTTTAAAAATATACTTCGGAAAGGCGCGACCGTGGTAAATTAGTTTAGGGATGGTAGTGGTGTTAGAATCATGAGAGTAACCTGAACGTTCCCAAGAAACATGTTCATTTATATGAGCAGAGCGTCAAAAGGTGAATTTCGGAAATAAATATACAAAAATGTTTGAATTATGTATATATTAAAAATAAAAATGTAGAGTATGTATCAATAATTTTACAATAAATTTATGATTTTTTATAAAATAATTGTTTACATTTTTCATAAATGTTATATAATTGAATAGTAAATAATAGAGGTGAAAGTATGCATAAAATAAACTTTGGAAATAAGAAAAAGGTTATCGTAGTAATCGGATGTGGTGGCACAGGTTCATACATCATCGGTAACTTAGCACGACAAGATTATACACCATTCTTAATTGATGGTGACGTCGTAGAAGAGAAGAACTTAAAGCGTCAAGAATTCTTCGAAAATGACATTAATAAGTATAAGTCTCAGGTATTTGGTGAACGATATGGTTTACCTTATTCAACAGAATTCTTAGATACAGCAGAAGATTTAGCACCTTTGTTCGATGAGGAACCATGTGTACCAGTAATTATTTCAGCTGTAGATAATAATGGAACACGTGCATTAATCAACGAAATGTTCCACATGGAGAAATATCCTGATTTTGTATACATTGGTTCTGGTAATGGCAAGCGTAACGGTCAGGTATATGTTGCATTGAAGAAAGATGGCGAAATCATTTACGAAACAGAAGTAGTACTTGATAAGGCATTACAAGCGACTGATGGAGATAACCGTAGACCCACACAAATATCTTGCGCCGAGCACGCGAATAGTTCAGAACGTGGAGCGGCCCAAACCATATTGGCCAACGTAACAGCAGGATGTCTTGTTTCTAATTTAGCGACAAATGTTTTGAATGATGGAATTCTTACTGGAAACAAATTCTCATTTGACTGTAACTTCATGAATTTCAAAGTAGAGACAGTAACACCTCAGGGCTAGAGTAAAATCTAGTCTTTTATGTTATATAAACAAAAGTACTGATATTTAAGTACTTTTTCTTTGTTTTAAGAAAAGGCGAGAGCGTAAAACAGCGGCCTACTGTACCACTTTTACAGCCGCAAAAAGGTGAAAAAAGAAGAAGCTGTATAATCTATCACTTTTAGTAATTTTAAGCGCGAGAACGCTTCTAGCATCACCTATTAAAGTTGTATAATTGATATAGATAACATATGTAACAGGAGATTTATTTATGAGTAAAAACATTTTATTTGTGATGATGAGAGGTATTGAAGGTTCAGGTAATACGCGTTTTACACTTGAATTAGAAGAAGAATGTAGAAAGTATGGACACAACACATTAATCATTGCGAACTCTGAAAAGAGATGGCCACGAGAAAAGACACAGAAGAATGATATTGTAAAATTCAATGTAACAAAAGTAGATAATATTGAAAATGTTTACAAAGATATATTTAAACCAGATATTATTGTTGTGATGTCAGTTCAGGCAGTCTCTAAAGATTTTTCAGATGATGGTAAAGAGAAGTTTAATCAATTCTTAAGAGAGCAGAAGAATAATGGAATTAAAACAGTATATTTCCAAGTAGACCATAAGTTGCCATCTATTAATCGAAACTTCTATTCAGATGAAAGATATACAGAAGATTTTTTCAATAATTTAGATTTAGTTATCACTCATGCAAAAGGTGAAGATTTTACTCAGAAATTCATCAACAGGAGATTACCTAATTATTTATTCGATATTTGTTATCATGCTTGTGTAGGAATTCCGATTAATGGTTTAGCATCTTATCGTAAAGATGTTAAAGATAAGTATGACCACACTATTTGTTATTTAGGACGTTCAGCGTTCTGGAAAGGTTGGGTTCCATTTAAAGACTTACATTATAATTATTTAATGAATCATGGATATACTTCTATTGCGATGGGTATTGAGAGAAATATCTCTATTGTTTCTAAGTTATATAAAGATTATGTTATTGGTAAGAAAGTTGTAGATTGTACACCTGTTGACGATTTAACTATGCATCCAGATAAGGAAGATGTATTAGAGTTTTTAAATAATAATCATGAAATGCTTCCATTACAGATTTGGGGTAATTATGTTAGAGAAAATGGTTTAGAAGTTATGTCAAGATGTAAGTTTGGTTATTTTGGAACTTACTTAGGAGACACGTTTACTAATGCAATTGAAAACACATTAACTGAGATTATCTCTGTTGGAACGCTTCCTATCGTAAGAAAGTGCGCTTATGATATTTGGAATATTGAAGGAACGGTGTTTAAAGATATAAATCCAGATGATATTGGATTTATTGTTTATGATGAAGATAAGCCTGAAGAATTAATTAAGAAGTTAGATAAGTTAAATAGTGATAATAAACTTTATGATGTTTACAGAGAGAGATTATATAAGTTTGCATTAGAAAAATTAGATAGAACAGTGTTATTTTCAGGAATTGTAGAGGATTTGGTAAGATGAGTGTTAGACAAGTAGAAAAGTTAGTTAAGAGATTACAAAAAGATGATACTTTCTTAGAAAACTGGGGAAGTATTCAAGGAACAAGATTTGGTAAAGCGAAGAAACAAGAACATTTAATTATTTCTAATTCAGATAATTTATTAATCGATTTTAAGATTAATAGTAATGAAAGATTACACGATAGTTATCTAGATTTATGTTTTGGAGATTTTTACGATAGTGAAAATTTCTATGATTTAAAGGTTGGAGAAAATTTCATCGGTTCTATTACCAAAATCTCATTAGAGAATTTCGGTAGAGCAGCTAATCACTATTACTTATGTGTTAATAATGAATTTACTAAATTTAAGATTATTAATGCAAGAGAACTTTTAAGTAAAGTTCAAGAGTCAGACTATAGAAGTTCTAAAACGACAGGAGAACCTTTTATCGGTGAGTTAGATTTCGAAAATATTTTAGCGAGATAGTAAAATATCTCGTTTTTCTATTTACTTTTACATGAAATAGTATATAATTTATCTATGATTAGATATACAGCAGACTTAACATTTACAGATATTTATGGACATGTACTATGTACGTTTCTTAACGAAACCACTAAAGCTGTCTCCGTTAAGAAAGCTTTATCTAATTATAACTTCAGATGTAAGAAAAAGCTTGGTTTAATTAAGGCATCTAGAGTGATTTCTAATGGTGTTATTTATATAGATACAGTAAAATATATAGTATCTAATAACAACATCACTAGAGTGCACAGAAATGAACCAGAGAGTGTTCTAATGTCATTCAATAGTAACACTATCGAGGTAGATGGTAAAGAATACATCTACAACAAAGAAGATGGTGTGTATTGGTTGAATGGCGTACAATATTCAGACTACATTATTAAATAAAGGAAGGTAAAAATTATGCATTTAACAGGAAAACAGAGTAAAAACGGAACATTTATCGTAAAAGTTATCAACATTACAATGAGCAATGCAGAGCAAACGACTTATAAAGAATATCGTATCAACCATGAATGGTCTTCACCTGTAACAATTAAGCCATTATATGATTACAGTAAAACAGAAGATGGAAAGATTTTCGGTTGTGGTCCAGTTGACCTAAACGAAGATTTGTTTGGTTTCGTAATCTCAAGTACAAATGTAGACTACCAAGACAAACATAAGTTAATGGAGTATTACAAGGAAGCACAGGACTTTGTTGAAGAATTAAACAAGTTAATTGGAGAGAACGTATAAAACTTCTCTCTTTTTTGTTTACATTTATCATAAATCATGATATAATAACTCTATAAAATAAGAGGTGTAAATATGAAGAATAAACATTTTAAGAAGTGGGTAAGTGATTTAGTAAAAACATTTATTACAGTAACATTTGTTTTAGGTATCTTATATGGAATAAGTGAATCTTTAGAATCTGGGGTATTAATGTTCTCGATTTTATTAATGGTCGTTTCTTTCTTACTTCGTAATATTTACGTAAAATCTTCATTATTTTACTACTAAGAAAGTTGTATAATAAGAATGGAAAGAAATTATCAATACGAGAAGTTCATTCGAGAACTTCGTAAAGAACAAGTAAGAGATACAAGAAATCTCATCAAAGCTTTCACAGAACAGTTTAGAAAAGTTAACAAAGAAAAGGGGTGCATAAAGTGAATTTATTAAATTTTGAAAAGAATCGTGCCTCTATCTTGAATTACATTAATAAAAATAAAGAATATAGTGATTTATTAATTTACATTAGCAAAGTTCTTCCTAATTTAAATGAAGACAATATTGAATTAAAGATTAATAATATTGGAACAGTAAACATTACCTATATTGAAAAGTATAATTGTTCCATGTTTTCATTAATCATTAAAGATAGAATTGTTTTTATAAGTGTGATAAAGAAGGATAGAATTGAGAATAATATTTCAGAGGAACTTTTTCAATTAGACGAAAGAGACTTGATGAAGTTTAATTTCTCATTTCTATTTTCAGATTTCTGTTTAGAGTTTGTTAGAAGATTTTTGAAGAGTAAAGAGATAATATACAATAGATTATTTGTAAATAATTAAAGGCTAATAAAAGCTTCTTTGCAATTACATATAACAAAAAGGAAAGGAGTGAGTGTATGACTATAGTTCAAAAAAGTATAAGAGTAAGACTTTATCCAACTGAAGAACAAGAAGTCTTAATCGACAAGACAATTGGTTGTTGTAGATTTGTGCATAACCAAACATTAGAGAACTGTAAACAATCATACGAACAAACACAACACTTTCCTTCTCAAAATGAGCGTATTAAAAATTTAGTTCCACTTAAGGAGACCAATGACTTCTTAAAAGAAGTAGATTCTACCGCACTCCAACAAAGTGTTAGAGATTTCAATTCATCATTAGATAACTTCTTTAAAAATAGGAATCATTTTGGTTTTCCTAAGTTTAAGTCTAAACACAATCTAAAACAATCTTATAGAACTCCTTATAATAATGGTAATGCCAATGTTTTAGATAACAAACATCTCAAACTTCCAAAATTAGGAAAAGTTAAAACAAAACGCTTCGATATGCCAGAAGTCTATAAGATTCTTAACATTACTGTTGAAAAGACAGATACAGGAAAATACTACGCCTCGATTTGTATTGAAACAGAGGTACAACCACTTCATAAAACAGGAAAACGAGTTGGTTTCGATTTATGTTTAATTGACTTGCTTATTGGTAGTGATGGGACTAGATACAAAAGACCTAAGTTCGACTATGTGAATAAAAACAAACTTGCTCAAGAACAACGTAAACTCTCGAAGATGAGAACCAAGTTAGAGAGAGTAAACGCAAACCTTGACGAGTGCAAGAATTATCAGAAGCAGAGGCGTAAGGTCGCTAAACTCCATGAACATATTGCCAACAGCGCAAAAGACTTTAATCACAAATTAAGTCGAAAACTTGTGGAAGAATATGACTTTATTGCGATGGAAGATTTGAACATTGAAGGTATGAAAATGAATCATGGATTAGCTTATTCAATCATTGATGTTAGATGGAGTAAACTTCTAAGTTTTATTCAATACAAATGTCTGTGGTATGGTAAAGACTTTAAACAAGTAGACAGGTTCTATGCAAGTTCAAAAATCTGTTCTTGTTGTGGAACTTATCACAAAGACATCGTAAACTCTCTTTCAGTTAGAGAGTGGATATGTCCTGATTGTGGGACACGCCATGATAGAGATGTGAATGCAGCGAAAAATATATTAATTCAAGCCTTGAGTGTAGGCGTTTAAAAATACACTTCGGAAAGGTACAACCGTGGTAAATTAGTTCGGGGATGGTAGTGGTGTTAGAACTATGAGAGTAACCTGGACGTTCCCAAGAATCTGCTTGGTTTTAGACGAGTAGAGTGTCATGTAGTTATTGATGTATTAAGAAGTTTAGATTTCAATAAGACATTAAAAATTAAAGGAGATATACAACAAATGATAGAAAATATTATAAAGACACTAAAAGTTGCTAGACGCGGTAATAGTCAATTATCAGATGAAAAGATTTCTGATGCTTTTAATAAAGGTGTTATTTTCACAGGTACTTTTGTTAATGAAGAGGATTACAATAGTGCTTTAAAAATCTTCGGATTTGACATGAATGCAACAAATCAAACTTTCTATCCAACATTAGAAGGTGTTTTAAACAAGTCTGAGTTTGAATTAGATTTCTGGCAGATGATTTATTACATGAATCAGTTCGCAGACCCGGACACAAAGTATGTTTACTCAGATGAAGATAGAGCGATCGTAAAGGATATTGTTAGTAAGAATTATGTAGTTATCGATGTATTAGGAAGTTTAGATTTCAATAAAACATTGAGAAATTACATCATTAATACTAAGCAGTTATCTTTTGATATTAATCAATATTTTAAGTGGGTTGACACATTCAATTTAGATATTGATGTTTTCGCTATGAAGTCTAGAACATTAAAGTATGCTTTCATGAAGAGATATAATATTGCACCAAGAACAATTCAAGAATTATTAGGAATGATAATTCCAGAAAATCGTGGTGTAATGACACGTCGTAAGATGTTTAATATTCTTACTCATGTACGAGATGATGAAACAATTTCTTTATTAATAAAGAATGTTTTATTGATGAGTAATAAGGCTCTTGAGAGAGAGTCTCAGACATATCGTAAAGAGTTGCTTGCAATTCGTAAGATTGCGAAGAGTATTGACAATAAAGAAGTTGTAACATTGTTAAACAAGATTACAAAAGATGGAAAGAAGAGTCACGTTGCGAAGAAGAAGTCATTCCTTGAAGAAGCAACTAATTTGCATTTTAGTAATGATGAATTCTCAAAACAGTTGTCTACATTAAGTAATTTACAGTTATTTAGATTATTTAGTGGTATCAAGTCAAGATTGAATAATGTTAATACTTTCCTTGTTAAGACTGCGAAGTTGGCGTCTAAGGAAAGAAATAAGTTATCTAATCGAGATGTTGAAAGATTAAATCGTTATTTAGGATTAGTTGAGGCTGAACTAAAGAATCGATTTAATGAAGTTAAGAAGATTAAATTAGACAAGAACATTAATCTTGCTTTACCTACATCTTATCGTCAGTTCATTGGTAATGTTCCTTACTTTACTGAAGTGAATAATCTATCTGGAGATATGTCAGTTGGCATTATTTGGTTAGATAATGGCGATTATGATTTACATTGTAGTGGTGAACAATTAGATACAGGAATTTTCATGAAATATGGATTCTGTAGTAATAAAAACTCGTCTGGTATTACATTTAGTGGTGACGTAACTCATATTGGTCCTCATGGAGCTGCTGAGTATATGTCTATTACTAATGAAGCACCTTTCGACAAGATTAACTTTACAGCTAACTTATTTAGCAGTTATTCTCGTGATGTAATGCATGCTCAGGTATTCATTAAGAATGGATTAGAGTTTAATTTGAACACTGATACACCAGAGATTGTAATTCCTGTTGAAAATTTCAGAGGACATTACGGTATGTTAAATAAGAGTGAACATAAGTTCATCTTAGTTAATTTACCTAGTGGACAAGTTGACACATCATCAAAAGAAAAGGCTATTGAATCATCTAACTTCATTGAAAATCGTAATAATTCATTGCTTCACATGAACGAGTTCGTAGAACTTGTTGGATGGGAGATTGTTGATAACGATTATGAAGCTGCAACCAATGATGAAGGTGAAGTTATTGAAGAAGTTTTAGACTTCAGATTGGCTTCAGTGAGTCAGAAGTTGTTCCAAGAAGTATTCGGAGCTTAACATAATAAAGGGTGTCTCTTGATTAAGAGGCATCTTTTTTGATATAAATAATAGAAAGAGAGGTCAACTGTATATGTATAATAGTTTCACTAACGAATTTATCACATTTATGTCAGTGGCATACACATCAATCTTTTTAGGTTTTTTGCTTTTTGATTATATAATGTCGTACATTTTCCTATATAGAGCAATGAAGAAAGTATGTCCTGAAAAGGCCATCATGGCAAGAATTCCTATCGTGAGATTTTTCGCAGAACCATTCTTGATTGGAAACAAGATGCAGTTAGGAAGGTATCATATTTCTAATATTGTAGGTTATGAACTTGGATTAATTTTCCTATTAATCATTTCTCCTATTTTTGGTTTCTTAGCATTAATTGTTATTATTTTTGTAGTTGTAATGTCAATGATTTTAGAGATAGGAACTAAGTATTTTGTAATTAAGAAATTACTACCTCATAGAGATGATTTCTTATACACTGCATGCTACATTGGAATTCCATATTTTAAGTATGTAGTATGGTACTTATTAGGAAAAGAAGAAGAGTCTACAAAAGAACAAGAAGTGAATGAGGTTGTATAATATTTTTAGAAAGTGAGTGATAGAATGAGAGATAAACAAGCATTATTACAACAGCAAGAAGAATTACAAGCTCAATTATTGCGACAGCAAGAAGAATTACAAGCTCAATTGAAGAGACTTCAGAAGAGTATGAAGTTGGTAGATTCCTTAAATGAAGCAGAATCCATTTTCAATAGTTCAGATATTCATGATATTTCAATGTCATTGACTATTAGTACAGAAAACAATGGAAAGACAACAATTAAGGATATGCCAGATGATTTAGTTCAAGAGATTAAAGAATTAATTCTTCTATACAATTCTAAGTAGAGAAAAAAATAAAAACACCTCTTATTATTAGGGGTGTTTTTTACTATTCCATTTCAACAACAACTTTTCTTGCTTCGAGATATTTATAATGTTTGTTATCCACTGTAATATTACAGAGTGACTTAGGTCCAATAAATGGAATACCTATGGCTTCACCAACGTCCGTTGCATACAATGTTGAATAAACTGGAGCAGATACTACTCTTGTAAATCTCTTTTCTTCTGGTGTTGCATTAGAAGAAGGTGCATCATATTTCTTCAATGCCATTTCAAACGCAAATTCTCCATCAGCAGCATCTTTAGGTGAAATAGTCTGAGCAACATAGAAGTGAACTAATTCATGCTTAATTGTATCGATTAGAACGTCTTTTCTACCAAGAAGTCCGCAGTTAACCAAAAACTGTTTATTTACAGTTAATATCTTTTGATGAGGTTTAGAGAAATTATCTGTAGAAATAGTAGCGAATGAGAATGATGCAAGATTACTATTATTGATACTTTTCTCTATATTTAAAGTAAAATAACTATCAGTTTTATCTTTCATTTTTAGAACATTGACAATATAATCTGCAATATCTGTTCTGAGTGTGTTAACAACATTATCAAATTTGTTACTTTGAATCATTTCTATGTATTTATCATAATCAACCTGTTTTACCATAGAAACACCTTACCTTTCCGATATATTCATTATAACACATAGATAGAATAAAGTAAATAAAAAGGAGATATAAAAGTATGCAACATTTAGTAGATGGAGTATGGAGAAAATGTACAGCGAAGCCTGGAAATTGTCCATACATAAAAGAAGGAGCACCTCATTTACATACACAAGAAGAATGTAACAGATTTAATGATAATGTTATATTAAAGTACAATAGAATTAAAAATAAATTAGATTATACAATTAATCCAGAAATTCAAGAAGGTTTAATTCATATTATTACTTCAATGGATGATGAGGACGACAAAATAGACGTAACAGAAATGCTAACAGAGTTATCACAATATAATGTAACTGATATTGAGAATATGACCAATGATGAGATTAGAAATGCTTATTGGTTGGCATATCAGTCAGATATTTATCAAGACTCATCAGAAGTTATTATGTATAGAGGTCAGAGAGACAACTATAAAAATCCTAGTTTTTTAGGCCCTAAAGATGAGAACGATACGACTCAGTATTATAAAGATTATTATAGTGAAGTATCAGATAGATGGATAAGAGATGGTAAAGCAGCAGGAAAGTCGGATGAAGAAATTTATCATTGGAGTAAAGAACAAGAGATGAATGCTGTTGCAAATTATGTAGCAGAGACTAAATCATTACCTTATTTATTTAGTTTAAATAAAGGTGATTTCTTTAGAGATAGAGATGTAGAAGAGTTTGATTTCCAAGCTCAACGTCAGAGACTAGAAAAGTTATTTAATGATGTAACTTATTCTAAACAAGAATTACAAGAATACAAAGAAGCTTTTTCACTAATCGAAAAGGATTACGAGGAGAAGAGAAAAGAATACGAAGATAGATTACGAATTGCTGAAGAGGAAGAAAGAGAATATCTCGAGTGGGAAAGACAGCAAGAATAATCACATTAGAAAGGTAGGTATTTCATGAGTGAGAGAGATGAGTTATTAAATTATCAAGAAACAGAAAATAAAGAAACAACTCAAGAGCAGAATACCTCAGAAGAGTTAGAAACTACAAAGGAACAAGATACCACTGAAGAACAGGAATCTCAAGAACAAGAAGAGATTCAAGAGAATGTTGATAAACAAAGACAAAACAAAATAAATGAAAAAGTTCAAGGTTTAGTTAATAACATAAATAATGCAGTTAAAAAAATTCAGATGATAGTACATGCGATATTAAGTACTATTATCGGAATAGGACTATTCCTCATATCTCCTGTCGGGTTAATTGTTGAAGCTTTATTGATTACAGTATTAGTCATATCATCAGGAGCTCAGGTGTATGGTCCTAATAATATGGTGAATGATAAAGTATCAACTGAAGCACCAGATGTTGATTTTATTAATGGTTCAGAAAGAGAACATGCAATAGGTTTATATTTTGCTAATAATGGAGTAAATCCTAGTGCATCAGCATATCTCGCCAAATCATTTAAAGACAATCATTATATAAATATGACATTAGATAGTAAATGTAACACGGAATGTCTTGTTAAAATGATTCAAAATAATGAGATTTTAAACTTATCAATAGGTGGTTATCAAGCAACAGACACAGAACAATGGAAAGATGCAAGTGATATTGTTATGAAAGCTTATAAAGCTAATAAACAATGGTACAACAGTGCTATTCAATTAAAAGCAATGATGGATGTTGTAAATAAGCTTGGTCATACAGAAGGTTCTAAACTGTTCACATTAGACAGTGGCGATATATCAGGTGCTAAAATAGCTGTACGTTCTGAAGAAGATTATGATTTAACAGAACTTGTTAAGTATATTAATGATAATCGTTCAGTTGGAAAAATGTTAGGTTCTGGTTTAGGCAAATCAAGAGTAAACGGTGGTAAAGCGTCTGATACAAGTGGTTTTGGCGATGCAAGTTATAATGATAATAAAGCAAAAGTTGATGGTACAGGAACATATAATCCAGCAGATGGTTCTATCTGGACCGATACGAGATTTGAACCGCATGTTGCTAGACGTCAGATAGGTTTACCTGATAGTATTGCACCTTATGCAATCGACCCAACGAAAGTTGGATTACTGTGGTCAGATGAGGCAAGCTGGTACTTGAAATGTTACGATTACGCGAATTGTACCGACGCAGCATCTAACCTGGCATATCGTTTATGGTCTAAAGATGGACAGCCTGCAGAGAACGTTATGGGTAATGGTGGACAAGTAACATCGTTTTGGCAAAAGAAAGGTATACCTAAAATTAACATTCCAAAACGCGGTAATGTGTTTTCTGTAGACTATGCGCCAGGTCTCGCGGGTCACACAGGAATAGTCAGTCACGTCTTTGAAGATGGAACCATGTTGATTTGGGAGCAGAATGTTGCTGGTTGGTCTGGTGCAGAGAATGGTTCACCTAGAACATGGAACTGGAGAATTATTCCTGCAAGCGAATGGCAAAGTGGCAGATGGAGTTTTACCGATTTCGAAGCAGCTGGTTATCAATTAAAGATAGGATATGTGAAATGATGGAAGAGTGTAAAATTTGTGGAAAAGAATATAAAAGAATATGTAATCATGTTAGTCAGATACACAATATAACATCAAAAGAATACTATGACAGATTCTTTAGAACTGACAAAGAAGGTAAATGTTTAGAATGTGGTAAACCAACAAATTTTGAAAACTTTAATGTTGGATATAGATTATTTTGTTCTCATGAATGTGCACATAAAAGTGCCATAACAAAGGAAAAGGTAAAAAACACATTTATTGAAAGATATGGAGTAGATAATCCTGCAAAGTCTGAAGAAATCAAAAATAAAACAAAGTGTACCAATTTAGAACGATATGGTGCTGAAAATGTTTATGCATCTGAATATGGCAAACAAAAAATTAAAGAAACTAATTTAAAGAAGTATGGTGTAGAAAATGCATCGTCTTCTGACGCTATTCGTCAAAAAGTAATTGAAACAAATCTAGAGAGGTATGGCGAAACAAATTATACAAAAACTAAAGAATATAAAGAACGTGTTAAAAAGACTAATATGGAAAAGTATGGTAAAGAATATTTTTTACAGACTGATGAATACCTAGAGAAATCAAAATTAACAAATTTAGAAAAATATGGTGTAGAAAGAGCGTCACAAAGTCTTATTATTAAAGCAAAAATCATACAGACAAATATAGAGCGTTATGGTGTAGGATGTGTATTACAAAGACAAGATGTACAGGCACATTCACATTCACATGAGACTATTCAAAAACAAAATGAAACAAAGAAAAGAAATAATACTTTTAATAAATCTAAAATTGAAACGGAACTAGAAATAGAACTAAGAAAAGTTTTTCCAGATTTAAAAACTCAATATAAGTCTAAAGAATATCCATTCAATTGTGATTATTATGTTCCTTCTCTAGATTTATACATCGAATATAATGGAACATGGACTCATGGTGGCCACTTCTTCGACAAAAATGATTCAAAAGATTTAGAAAAACTGAATCAATTGACAGAGAAGTCTAAAAATTCCAAATTCTATAGAAATGCAATAGAGACATGGACTCAAAGAGACATTCTTAAATTGAATACTGCTATTGAAAACAATCTCAATTATATTGCATGGTTCAACGAAGAGCAAGCTTATGATTGGATAGAAAGGATAAAGCATGAAAAAGAGAAAACTGAGAAAACCTGTTAAGATAATAATAAGCATTATTATAGTAATTCCTGTATTAATAGTTTCATTGTTTATTGTCAATAATTTTAAGAGTACTCATATATCATCTGGGAATATGAATGTAGAAGAATCATTTAAAGATTTTATAAACACATCAACAGATTTTAATATGGCTCAGAAAGTTAACACATTTCAAGCAAGAGCAGATAACTACATTAATAAACAAAAAGAGATTATTGAGATATTAAATGGTAAGACTTATAAAGTAAATAGATACACTAATGTAGATAAGATACCTAACGGAATTTATCCTTTTCCTTATTTCTACTCAACATGGTTCGCAAAAGATATACATATTAATGAAATAACAAAAGAGTATATAAACTTCGATATAACACTTGAAGAGATAGGGTGGCAGACTTCAGCATCACCAGAGCGAGGAGATATAGAAATTTCAGATGAGTTTATGTATCGTACAAAAGCAGAAGATAAGACAATATTAAATGTTAAATTATTTTATCGTATCAAAAATGGTCAAGTTGTTTTTGAGATAGATAAGGATTTTGATAATAAGTTAGGTCAGTATTGTGCTACTTGGTCTCATTCTAATGTTGCTGAGGTAGATTTGGAGAAATATAAATAATGAGTGAAAAGATAAAATATTTTATTATCATTATTCTTGTTATATTAATGGGAATGGGTGGTATTTATATATCTGACAAATTTTTCAATTATTCTAATAAACAGTTAGATAGTGCAGATGAGATAGGGCAAGATTTCTTAATGAAGAGTTGTAATTTAAGAGGGAACTATCAAGGAACAGAAGATGACTTCAAAAATAAAGATAATATCCATGTGTTAGTAAGGATAACAGCGAATGACTTGGTTTCAAGATATTTAGATTATACGTACAATTCAGATAAATATTTAAGTGGAAACTATAAACCTTTTAACAACGATGTGTTACATCTGTCTAATATTGAAAATATTAAACTATCTAGGTCTACTATTTTACCTAATGGAGATGTTAATTTATATTATAGTGTAGATATAAAAGATTCTAAATATAGTGAAGATTATATTGAAGGAATCATTGAAGAAACTAATGTTCTTAAATTTAGCGATATATATATTAAAGTTAATAAAGAAGGAAAAGTAACAGAGACTAATATTGGAAGTACTCTAAAGAAATACAGTTGCTTAGGAGGGTAGTATGGGAATTTTTGACAAACTTTTTGGAACAAATAAAAATAATGAAACAACTCCTAAACAAACTCAGGAGATTAAAAAAGAAGAAGTGTCAATTCCTACTAATTCTAGAGAAGATAAATTACAAGCGATTAATAGAGTAGGTAAAAAATTTCACATAACTCCAGAGGGTGTTAAGACCTGTAATGCGTCTATTCGTGAATGTAAATATGGAAAACATTTTGATAATATAACAGATGCATCTATTTATTATGACAAGTGGCAAGAGACAAGGATGAAATATCCTATATTACAAGATGAGAAAATTCTTGAACCTGATAATGATTTGGTTTGTAATTTAAGTGATTTTAAAGATAAGAGTTGGATAAGTAATTATGATAGATGTACTCCAGATAGTTTTGCTGTAGTTGTCAATAACAATATGGATAGATTTATTAGAGATAAGATGGAAGATATATTAATTAGTGCATTTGAACAGACTAACAATTGGAGAAGAAGAGAAACATCTACATATAGTTATTTTAGAGAAGGTTTAGTAAAAGAGAAAGATAAAGATGCTCAATTTTTATCGAATGAAGAGATGTTGGCGAATATGCAGAATTATTATAAGATGACAGCCGTAATGTCAGTATCTCCAAGTGCAGAACAGATGAACCTTCAAGGAGATATTATGGAGATATTTAAATATATAGAGAGTAGGAATCCTTCAACATTAGATATGATTCAGATGTTGAATTATACTGTAGAAGACTATCAGTTAGATGATACAACAAGAGTAAGAGTATTTAGACATAAGAAAAGAGAGGACGTGGAGTGACGCTAGTCCAGCCTAAAAGCGTGGACTCTTCTTAGTAAAATCGTCACTAGACTCAGTTCTTAGAAATAAGAGCTACGATATTTTGGTTATGACACCTCCAGTTACCGCCCGAGACTGGAGCAACTGTCGTCTATGATTAAACAGAGCGGAGAAGCTTAAAAGAAGCTCAGTGTCATAAGCTTAAAAAGCCACTATATCATTGTCGAAGGGAAGTCGGATTTTCTATTTGGTAATAGAATAGAAACACGCACTACAGCTTATCAATGTGCTGGTCGTCACGACATTAAACATTGAAATTTTAAAGGAGGTCGCATCTATGGAGTACGTATATGTTTTAGACAAGAATGGCTCACCACTTGTGCCTACAAGTAGATGTGGCAAAGTAAGAAGACTTCTTAATCGTGGAGAAGCAAGAGTAATACAAAGAGAGCCATTCACAATAAAACTATTAAAAGAAACAACAAACAACACACAACCTATTAACCTTGGTGTTGACACAGGCGCTGTATATGTTGGTGTATCAGCTATTGGCAATAGTAAAGCGTATTATAAGGCTGAAGTGATGCTTAGAGCTGACATCAAAAAGAAAATGAACAATAGGAGACAATCACGTAAATTTAGACGTAATCGTAAAACAAGATACAGGAAACCTCGTTTTTTAAACAGAGGAAATTCTATCAAAAAGGATAGATACCCACCGACACTAATTAGTACATTCAATGCACACATAAGAGAAATTGAATTTGTAAAATCAATTTTACCGATAACACAATTAGTTTTAGAGTTAGGTCAATTTGACCCGCATGCTTTAAAGGACCCTTTAATCAGAAATCAGAAGTGGAAATATCAAAAAGATGTAAACTACGGTTTTCAAAACACTAGACATGCAGTTTTGGCTAGAGACAAATATAAATGCCAGTGTTGTGGAAAGAAGAATTGTAGATTGGAAGTTCACCATATTAAATTTAGAAGCGATAATGGTAGTGATGATTTAGAAAATCTAATTACGCTGTGTGAAGATTGTCATAAAGCGGTTCATGCTGGTAAAATTGAAATTAAGAAGCAAGGTAGAAAGAAGAATATAGGTTTAGCTGCAGCTACTCAAATGAATGTTTTAAGATGTATGTTGCAAAGAAAGTACCAAGAAGCAGAAATAGTGTACGGGTATCAAACTAAGGTTACAAGAGAACTTATGCACTTACCGAAATCTCATATTAATGATGCAATCGCGATAGCTTCAATGGGTGAGTTAGATATTAACATACAAGGTCAAGAGTATAAGAAAAGAGTAGTTCCAGTTGGAGATAGAATATTGGCTCAAGGTGTCAGAGATGAAAAAGCTATTCCTAAAGGCAAAATTGCTGGTTTTCATAGGTATGATAAAGTAGAATACTTAGGAGAAGAGTATTTTATTAAAGGCAGGTCTAAGACTAGTCCTTTTAGATTGATGGATATTTATGGCAATTTATGCACTTTTGAAAATAAGAGTCCTTATAAGTATGCACCAACTAAAAAATTAAAACGTGTTTTAGCAAGAAACAGCGTATTATGTATAAGAGATGTAGCACATGTTGTCTAGAGGATGTTTTGTTGTATATAATATGAAAAGGAGCAAATTATGAGAATACTAAAGAATATATTAATAATTAGGGATGACTCTTATTTATTGTCTAGTCTAAATGTATGGACATTTTCTAAGGAGGTGTTATATAATGGGACAATATCATAGATGTAAAGATGGAAGTATAGGTGAGTGTCATGCTCAGCCAGGAAAATGTCCATTAATGCCTATAGAAGCACATTTTAATAGTGCTGAAAAGTGTCAAGAGTTTAGTGATAGAGTTAATTTTTTAGAACAAAGCCATTTTTATGATGATTTTGTACTTGCAGATTTTGGAGATAACATGTCCTTAGAAAATTGGTCTAATGCTTTTATTAGTTCTGAGCAGATAGGTTATTTAAAAACAGCAGATTTAATTGTTTTAAAAGATGTTAATGAAAAGAAGAGCACTGATATATCTAAGAGAATTCAAAGAGGTGTTAATATCTCATTTAATACTCAGTTAAAATTAGATGAAATGACTGTTGTAGATGAGTTAGTAAATAAAGAATTAAAGGTTAGAGCTAAATTAGCAAAAGAAAAAGGTTGCGCTGTTATTGGACGTAATGGTGATGGTACGTACATATTCGAACAGTAGAGAGGTTAAATATAATCTCTCTTTTTGTTGTATAATTAATCTATCAAAGGAGATTCAAAATATGTGTGTTAAGTCAATGACAATTGCATTAGATTACGATACAGAAGACACTTACCAAGAGATTCTAGATAAGTTCAAGAACTATATTGTAACCAGTGATTATGATAGCAACGTCTCAAGAGGAGATGAGATAACTATTAATATAATTCCTGGAGCAGGTATTCATGAATTATTAGAAATTATTTATGATATTCTGGACAATTATGATTATTTATATCCTAGAGTATTATTCAAGGAGGAATTAGATGCCAGAAATTTGTAATAACAAGAAAATTAAAGAAAATTTCTCTTTAAAAGATAAAAATTTTAAAATTAATGCGGTAATTCATTCTGGTCAGTGGTACACTTTTGACAAATGGTTGAAATTGTCTCAAGTAGATAAAGAAGATTTGGTAAAATATTTAGAAGAGACTACTGTACCAATTATTCATAAACAAAATTCATATCGAGTTGATTCTGAAGAGGTTTTTAGATGGTATCATGAGAATAATTTAAATATTGAAGAAGCTATAGTACCTAATGATTTTAGCCCAAGAGTTTGGGGAGGAAAAACAGAGGTTGATGTTTTACTTGAGACACCTCAACATGTCTCTAATATTTTATTAGTATATTGTAATGATATTAATGTGTTATACAAGATTAAAAACATTTTAATAGGCTATGCTTGGTGTGTATATAGAGAAAACAAGAAGCAGTTAAAAATTTACACTACATCATTTAAGTATATAGAACAGATTCTAACATCACAATTAACAGGTAGAGAATTTAATTCTCTCGTTATTAGATATACTGTACAAAGAAAGTGGAGAAGTTTATCTGATTTCGATGAAGACTTTTTAGGTGGTTTCCTAATGTTCTACAGTAATTTTAGTAAACAATGTTTGAAGCCTCACATGGAAACAATTAAGACATACATTAATTCTCATGAAGATATTGAGAGTCAGATTAGAGAATGGATTATGATTGCTTTAAATAAGTTTAATGAAAAAGAGACAGTCCCGTTTAGTGCATATTTAAATAGATACCTTCAATTTAGACCGTATGAATTAGGTAATGAGTTGTTAGGTGATGATTTAGCAAATTTCCAGAAAGAGCATAGTAGAGTAGTAAAGGAATTAGCATCAGAACTCAATGTTGATATTAAATTAGTTGATGAGAATCTTGTAAGAGAGAGAATGGGATATTCAGATAAGAACGAGTATTTCTCTTTACTTGAAAGAACAATTGAGTTTAACTCTCTCAAAGTTGCGAGAGACATTAACTGGGAAGAGAAGAACAATGAAAAACAAGGTAGTTCTATTTTCGAGAGAAAAGAGAAAAACGAGCACGATAGAAGAAGACAGACAGAAATAAGTAAAGCTGTTATTAAAGCAGCAATTGAAACAAGAAAATATGAAGATTTGGAAACATTGTTAAGTAATAACTTTAGTGCATTAAAACACTTAAACGTATCAAATGAATACAAGATGTCATTATTAAAACAGTTGCAATCTAAGTAGGTGAAATATCCTACTTTTTCTCTGTTTTAAGAAAAGGCGAGAGCGTAAAACAGCGGCCTACTGTACCACTTTTACAGCCTCAAAAAGGTCAAAAAAGAAGAAGCTGTATAATCTATCACTTTCAGCCCAAATCACGGTTTAAACGATTCTGGTGTACATTTTACAAAAACTGATATAATATATAAATGAGGTAAAAGAACATGGAAAAATATTTATACAGAACTTATTTTGATTTATCCGACAATATTCCTGATGAACATTGGATGGAAGCTAGAAAATATTTAGATGAAGATAATATGGCCAACTACTTACCTGATGAATTATCAGAAAAGATTATTTTGATTCAATATGACTTGATTACTAATAACAAAGGTTTTATTAACATTATTTCTAATGTATTGTTAACACAAGAAGAGTTGATTGCATTAAAGGATGAATTAGATGGACAGAATTCAGATGGCTTAGGAGAAGGTTTTGAGCAACAAGAGTTCGCTGAGTTACACAATAGCGAAGATGAAGATGATTATACTTGCATTTATATTGAAGATAATGTAGACGTTCCATCTCTAATTAAAGTGTAATGAAGAAGAAAATAGGAATTATACTAGTTGTATTTATTAATTTTGTTTTAATCGGTGTATTATTAATTCAAGAAGCTTTTTTAAGTATCTATAGTGTAGAGAATTTAGAAATTTTGTCTAGAGATTTAGATACAGTTCAAAATTTTATTCCTACTCAAGACATTTCTCAGATAACTGTTGTGTTATTAAAAAATAGAGAGTTAATAACAATATCTTGTCTATCTATTATGGGAGTAACAATCCTTATTACATTAATTTTAATTATTTCGTCAAAAAATAGAAAATAGCTATTTACAATCTGCATAGTCCATGATAGAATTATATTAAATAACGATTGGAGCAGATTAAGATAATGGATAAATTAATGTTATGTGATGCTAGTACCAGCAGAAGAAGATATAGCGGGTATTATTTTAACATGGTAGTACCTAAGTCAGAAGAAAGACTTCTTGGTAAAGAGAGACTTAATCATGATTTGTATCATGGAGAGATTATTTACAAGTATCGAAATGGAGATGAATCTATTTCAGAGGAGACTTATAACAATTCAGTCGAGTCATTAATTGTAGACAATATTGAACTTGCTTATAAATGGGCTATGGATTTTGTAAGTAGAAAGAAAGATTTTTCTAGATTATACTCATTAGAGATGGCCTGTAGTGATGCGTTATATGCATTAACAAAATTTATTAAAGATGAGTATGATTATACGAAAGGTTATGTAGTTTCAACCGGTGCAAAAATGAACATTGTTAGAGAATTGCAAAACTCATATAATGTAGCAGTTTTTGGAAATACATCTCAGAGAATTTTAGGATATATAAATGATGTTAAAAACTATATTAACAAACATCCAGATTATGATGTTATGACAATAGCTGAAGACTTGAGAATGAGAGTTGATACAGTGTACAGTGTATTGAATCTCATGAAAGGAGTACTTGAGTTAGATGGTATTCTAACGTTTGATACGGAATATGAATCTACATATCATGACATAATTAGTAAAGAATCTTTAGATGATTATAAACATGAAGATTTAGACAAGAAGAGATTAAAAGAAATATTATCAACTCTTTCTGAAAAAGAGAGAGTAGTTGTATTACATAAAAGTAAGATTGATAAATCACTATCTGCATCAGAAATTTTTAATAAGTATGATATAGATAGAGATGAGTACAACAACATTTACAAACAAGGTTTAAATAAACTAAGAGCAGAAGCTCAACAATTATGATATATACATCATAGGAAAGGTGAGGCTATGTTCCGCTAAAGATTGACCATGAGGTGATCGATAGTTAGTTGTTGCTTCAAAAGTCTTAGGTTAGAGAAATCTTACCTACGTTGGATTAGAGAACCATAAGGTTACTCACCTACGGTTGTCGCCTTAGACCGTTGCTCTGAGTTCACTAATTAAGTTGAGAGGATAGCATTGAGTCTCTGTGTTAGTGAATTGAAAACCTAATTCAACATTGACGAAAGGAAGTCCAATACTTATCTCGGTAAAAGAGATGAGTTAGGCGCTACAGTTCAATAGGTACTGTCTTAAAGAGTAGAACTTATCATCAACGAAAGGAGCGAAAGTGTAATGTTAGTATATGTATTAAAACAAAATGGACAACCTTTTATGCCAACAGAGCGCTTTGGCAAAGTTCGTAGATTATTAAAAGAAGGAAAAGCAAAGGTTGTTCGTAGAGAGCCTTTCACCATCAGGTTGCTTTATGAACCTGAAACAGACGTGGTTCAGGAGTGTTACTGTGGTGTAGATACAGGTTCACGACATATTGGTGTAGCGGTTGTTGGAAACGACAGGGTGTTATACCAATCGCAAACTGAATTAAGAAGCGATATAAAAAAGAAAATGGATGCTCGTAGACAATTACGAAAATTCAGACGTTCAAGAAAAACTAGATACAGAAAGCATAGATTCTTAAACAGACACGGTTCTATTAGAGAGGATAGACTTCCACCTTCGGTGAAGCATAAAGTTCAAGCTCATATAGACGAGATTGAATTTTGTAAGAAGATTTTGCCTGTTTCAGATTTAATCTTAGAAGTAAGTCAGTTCAACACAGCTTTAATGAAAAGTCCGTGTTTAATGAATGAAAAGATTAAACACTGGGGCTATCAAAAGGGATTTAACTATGGTTACGCTTCAAGAAGAAGTGCTATTTTACATAGAGATAACTACACCTGTCAATGTTGTGGTAAGAAGAACTGTAGACTAGAGGTTCACCACATCAAATTTAGACGTGATGGTGGAACAGATGATGAAGAAAACCTTATTACCTTATGTGAAGAATGTCATAAAGGAGTTCATGCAGGCATAGTGGTTTTAAACAAGAAACCTAAGAAGAGTAAAAATTTGAAACATGCTACTCACATGAGTATAATCAGAAGTAGACTGTTAAAGGTATATCCAGACGCAGTAGAAACTTTTGGTTTCGTTACAAGTGAAAATAGAAATCATCTAAACTTACCAAAAGACCACTATATTGATGCTTGTGTTATTGCAAGCGGTGGATTAGAGTTTAAACCATCTGATATAATCTACTATAAATGTAGAGTTTCTAAAGGTGATTATCAAGTTACAAGAGGTGTTAGAGGAGAACAGAAAATTCCTACGGGAAAAATATGTGGATTTAGAAGATATGACAAAGTTGAATATTTTGGGAAAGAATATTTCATCAAAGGTAGAATGAGTTCAGGATTCGCTTTACTTATGGATATATTTGGTAAAAAAGCGGACTTTAGCAGTATGCCTAATGGATTAAAAACTCCTAAACTATCCAATTGTAAAAGAACGTCAGCAAGAAGAAGTTATTTATGTATAAGAAAAATAGAGAGGAGCAGAGTCATTTAAGTACTAAGCTAAAGACTTACCACTTTTTGACTCAAAATTAAGAAATGAAGAATAAACACATTTTAGCAAAAGGTGTCATTGCAACAGCATCATTAGTTACAGTTGGTGCACAGGTTACATCAGTAATGGCAGCTGAAGAGTTAACACCTGAACAAGTTGGTCAGATGTCTCAACCTGAAGTTGACAATCGAACACCTCAAGAAGAACAAAATTTACAAAATGTTAATAGTCAGTTAGCAAATGTAAATAGTCAGATTACACAGTACACTAATGAGCGTGCTGAATTAGACAAGCAGATTGAAGCTAAGAAAGCTGAAATTGAAGCAGATAAGGCTAGTCTTGCTAAGACAGAAGCAGAATTAACAGAAGCTTCAGCAGCAGCAACAAGTGCTCAAGCAGAAGCACAAGCATCTGTAGATAAGTTAACTTCTGAAAAAGAAAAGTTAGAATCAGACAAGAAGGTCTTAGAAGATAAGATTGAATCTTTAAAGAAGGAACAGACTGAACTAACTCCTAAGGTTGCTGATATTGCTCCATTAGAAGCAGACTTAATCGCTAAGACTTCTGAATTAAATGACAAGAAAGCTGAATTAGCAACTCGTCAAACAGCGTTAGATACTGTTACAAAACAACTTAACGATTTACAAGAACAAAAAACAGCATTAACACAGGAATTAGAAACTAAGAAAGCTGAGTTAAAGACATTAGAAGATAGCAAGTCTCAAGCTGAAGCAACAGGAACAGCTAAGACTGAAGAGAAGAATACTCTTGATAGTCAAATTGCTACAGTTACTCAGGATATTACAAACAAGCAGTCAGAAATTGATGCTTTAGGTGTAAATGAAGCAACTCTTACGGCTCAGAAGCAAAATCTTGAAAAGAATGTAACAGACATTACAGCTGAAATTTCTACAATCGAACAAGATTTAGAAGCTAAGCGTACCCGTCTAGCAGAGATTACTTCTCCTGAATTAAAGACACAGATTCAAGAGAAGAAGGATGAAGTAGCGAATATCACAAATCAGATTTCTGGTTTAGATAATACCATTTCAGAACAGACTCAGGCCAAGACAACTGCTGAACAAGCAAAAGCACAAGCTGAACAGACTAAGGTTGCTAAGGAAGCTGAAAAGACAAATATTCAGAGTTCTATTGACACAAAGACTCAGGAATTAGCAACACTCGAAGCTAAGCAGAAGGAAGTAGAAGATAAGATTGCTCAAGCAACAGATAACTCTACATTCTTAAACTTCTTAAAGGCTAACGGTGGTTCAATTCCAACATTAAAGACTGGTACATTGAACGCAACAGCAACACAACCTCAGACTTGGGATGAGTACTTAGAGTTCGTAATGAATACACCAATTAAGATGGTTGTGCAGAATAGTAAGGACTATAACCAAGTTAAGACAGTTCGTGAGTGGCTGAATGGTGATGAAACAGTATTAACATCTGCTAAGGATAACTTAATGCGTATGGTAAATACTGTTACAGAGCTTAACAACCGTCGTAAGGCAGCCGGTTTAGAACCAGTTAAGGTTGATGTACGTAGTATGTTAACAGAGGCTATTGCAGTTGGTATTGGTGTTAATAACTACTGGTATCATGACTACGTAAATGGTCCTGACAACCTATTTGTAGCAACAGGTCATGAAAAGTGGTTCGGAGCAGGCACATCATACGAAAAGGAAGCCATGAAAGGCTGGTGGGATGATGAAAAAGCATCCAACGGTGGACATTACAAGTGGTTCTCTGACCAGTACGGTAAGTTATATGCAGTTGCCCCTTATATGTACACTAAGATGGGACCTAACCAACGTCCGGGTGTTGGTAGCGATGATATTCCTACATTCTATTCAGGTACAGGTCTTGAAGTAATGAGTTCGGTAAACACATCAAACGCTTACACTGATGGAAACCATGCAATTCCTCTATATCCACCTGCAAGTGCAAATAATGATGCCAAGATGAAAGCATTCATGACGGAAGAAAATGGTTATTACACAGAAGAGCGTTTCCGTGAAATTGCTACTAACTGGGTAAATAAGGTTGTTCCACAACAGTTACAGACAGAGTTAGATAATGCTAAGGCAGCTGTTGAAGCTAAGAAAGCCGAAAAAGCACAGGCTGAACAGAAGTTAGCAGAAATTAACAAAGCAATTGATGAAACTGTAAATACAATTAACGCCGAGCAGGCCAAGATTGATGCTGCAACAAATGCAATCAATACAGCAACTAGTGATAAGGCTACAGCAACACAGAAGAAGACTGAAGCTGAACAAAAGTTAGCTCAGTTAGAACAGATGGCTGCTAATGCTACTACAGAAGCACAACAGTTAGCAACACAGATTAGCACACTAGAAAATAATCTTGCTACAAAGAATAGCGCATTAGAAAATGCTAAGCAAGCATTAAATCAATTTAACGAAACAAACAAGAAGTTCAATCAATTAACAGCTGAAAAGAACGCTCTTGTAAGTGATAAAGCTGCTAAGCAAGAAGAGTTAAATAAAGTTGTTGCAGCACTCGCAGAAAATGCAAGTAAGTTAGCAGATATTCAGTCTAAGATTTTAGCTAAGAATAACGAAATCTCAGCTAAAAATACTGAAATTTCTAATAAGGATGCAGCCATTGCTCCAGTTGAGACTGATAAGAATTCTAAGGCTCAATTAGTAGCTGACCAACAGGCTCTTGTAGATGCTCAGAATACATTAGTAGAACAAGCTAAGCAATTACTTGAAACTCAGAAGAATATCAATGACCGTGTAGCAGCTATTAATGCAGAATTACCAACATTGAACCCTACAATGTATGATGCAGACATTGCAACAAAGACAACTGAAATTGCAGCAGCAAATAGTGTACTTGCTGATAAGACAGCAGCAGCTCAGGTTGAAGCAGATAAGTTATCTAAGTTCAAGTCTGAATATGAAGCTCGTCATTCTGATGACTACACAGTAGTAAACGACCTTGGTTTACATGAAGCTGAGTATAATACTCTTATGAGTAACCTTGAAGCTAATGTTAATAAGTTAGCAGAACTAACAAATTCTAAGACTTCATTAGAACATGATAGTGCAGTAGTCGCTAATAATATTTCATTGTTGAATAAAGCTTCAGAAGGTTTCAAAGCGATTCTTGCTAACTTGGCTCGTATTGAAGCTGAGCAGAAGCAGTTAGCTCTTGAACAGTCTACTAAGGAAGCAGAAAAGAAAGCTGCAGAAGCTAAGAAGGCTGAAGAAGAGAAGAAGAACGAAGAAAAGAAGTCTGATGAAAAGAAGACTAATGAACAGAAGTCTGATGAAAAGAAGACTGAAGATATGACTTCAACTTCCGAGTCTGAAGAGAAGAAGACTCAAGGTATCGACCCAGCATTAATTGCAGGTGGTACAGTATTAGCAGTTGGTGGAGGTTTCATTATCTATTTAGCAGCTAAGAAAAAGAAGGAAGAAGAAGAGAAGTAAACTTCTAAAGTAGAGGACTCAACCTTAATTGGAAGAGTCCTTTTTTGATATATACACAATACACATTTATATATAAAAAGTTGTATAATAATATTTATGGAAAGGAAGTTGATTAATGAAAAGGAGTACATTAATATATTCAGCATTACTAATTGGTGTTCTAACAGGTTCAACGATTACTCAAACACGAGCTGAAGATTTAGCACCGATTAAAAATGTTGAAGAAGAGCAAATGATGATGGTATCTCTTCCATTTAATTCACCTAAAAATCTTAAGAAAGAAATTAAGAAAATGATTTTAGATGAATATATTAAAGAGAACCCAACAAAGTCAGATATTGATTATGACAAGACGGAGATTACTTTAGATAAAGAAATTGATTTGACAGATAAGAACGCACAAGTCAAGAAAGTGTCTATTAATTTCCACTATACAGACAAAAATGATGTTTCTTTGGTACCAGATTTAACAAGAACCGTTTCATTATCAGTAACAGAAGGAGACCCTGTAATTGAATTAAAGAAAAATGAAATTACAATGGTTAAGACAACAAATTACGACTTAAACAGTGTCGTAGCATTTAGTGGTTCATACGGTGGTACAGGAGTATTAACTATCGAAAAAGGAAACTTCGATAAGAACCAAGTAGGACAGTATGAAATTGAGTACAAGTACACTGATATTACTGGTAAAACAGCCTCTCAAAAATTAAAAGTAAATGTAGTAGAGCAGAAGACTTATTATTACGATACAGATGGTAATTTACTGGAAGAAGTTGAAGGCGCTCAAGACGAAAACGGTTATTCAAGCATTGCAGACTACAATGTAGTAGACCAGAAGTCAGAGGGTGGAAATAATTTCTACACATTAGAAAAGAAGCCTTACATTGCACCTGTTCAGAACACAAGAAGTAACGTCACACAATCAATTAATTATCAGCCTATTATTAGTGGTGGCGATTATGTACAACAAGCATTAAGTGCAGTTGGTAGAGTACCATACGTTTGGGGAGGCGCTTCGACAGGCGGCTGGGATTGTTCAGGTATGGTCCAGTGCTTAACTGGTATCGGTGCAAGAACAGCAGAACAGCAGTCCTATACAGGAACTAGACATTATGATATTTGGAATGCACCATACGGAGCATTATACTTCTATGACACAGGTGCAGGAGCATATCATGTAGGTATCTCTTTAGGTAACGGTTCTATGGTACATGCGGCTAATGCTAATGATGGTACAATTGTTACCAACATTCAATATTTCACACCGAACTATTGGGTAATGCCAGGTCAGTAACAAAGTAATGGATTAAATTCCATTGCTTTTTTGATATAACTAACAAAGGAGAGGTTGTAGTATGGAAGACATTTTGTGGCAAGATAAAAAACACATATTAGCGTGGCCTATTAGTTTTACTAACTATACTGTTGTATACAATAAACTTCATATTGAAAAAGGTTTAGTTAATACAACTTATGATGAGGTGATGTTGTATCGAGTCGTTGACTGTAGGTGTGTCGTAAACTTTGTTCAGAGATTATGTGGAACAGGCGATGTAATTCTCTATACCATTGACAGAACCTCTCCTATTGTTGTTTTGAAAAATATCAAAGACCCACTAAAAGTTAAAAATTTTTTAAGTGAGTTGTGTTTAAAAGAACGTAGAGCAAATCATATTATAGAAATGATGTAGAAAGGGAGAGAAGAATATGTTAAACAAAATTGGACAGAATATTAAATCATTAATTGTGTTTATTATTTTAGCAGCTTTAGCGATAGCTGTATTATCTCAGTTTAATTATGACATTATTGAATTCTTTGTTTGGTGTTGGAATCATATTGTAGATTGGGTAATTAGATTAGCAGGTTACTTTGTTTCATTACCAGTTTTCAGAGCATTCTTCAAGGCGTAAGGTTAAGACCTACGCTTTTTGTTGTATAATATTCTTATAAAAGGAGTACATAAAACTATGGCAGACATCATTCAATTACCACATTATCCAAATTTTGAAGAATTACATACAATCAGTTCAACCGGTTCATTCTGGGATAGCAGAGACGTAGACAATTTAAATGCTACATTAATTAGAACTGTTTTAAATTTGAAGGAAGTTACAAGACAAATTAATGATTATGAAAGACAGAGAACTCAGTTGGATTTAGAATATAAACATAAGTTTAGACAGTTGATGGTTGACTCAACAATTAAGACAGAAAGTCAGAAAAAGAGATTAGCTGAAATTGAGTGCGAAGACATTGAATTCCAGTTAGCTTATGTAAATGAGATTATTAATGAGTTGACTAAAATTTCTCAGTCATTACGTATTGATTTAGATGTATTGAAGACAATTGGTTTCAACATTCGCCAAGAGATGAAGATTTAACGATGACAGTAAAAAGAAGAAAAAGAAGAAGACTGAGAAGAATTTGGAAAAATACATTGTTTATGTTAGCTGTTATTGGAATATCTACATTAATTCATTTATATGCACCTTATAAGATTGCTGTTGTGTCTGGTTCATCGATGGAACCAACACTTCATGATAGAGACATATTATTTTTTATAAAGACTAATAATATCAAAGATAATCAAGTCGCCATTTTTAAATCTCCTAAAAGTTGGAAATTAAATGAAGAATGGTTAATTAAGAGAGTTCTTGCAAAACCTGGAGATAAGTTAAGTATTACAGAACATGATATTTATGTAAACAATAAGTTAGTTGAGACCTTTAAAAACAAAAATGAATATCCAGTATTTATTAAGAATCTAGATGGGTATTTTGTTAGAGGTGATAACAGTGATAGAACTTATGATAGTTTAGCGAGAGTGTTAGAAGGTTCAGATGACTTCTTAATTAAAGACATTCATTACAGTAGAGATATTGAGAAGAAAAAATGAATAAGTTATATACAATTGTAAATAAAAGTGATGTTTATATTTTAGATAAAGTAAAAGAAGTCTATACATCATGGGGATATACAACTGAACAAATGTTAGTATATACTCAATGGAAATTTGGTTTAGCATCTCAGAACAATATGTTCTCATCTAATTTTGTCAAGTTAGATTTAACACGAGATAGTGATAGAACTGCATTTAAGGAACTTGTTGATAATAATAAAAGAACTAAGTTATTTAATGAGAATTGGTTTGGAAATGGTGTTATTATTGTATGTAACAGCGCTCCAGGAAAATGGTTAAAAACATTTACTGAGAGTTTTGATGGCACTTACGATGGTGAAATCAGTGTAGAAGAAATTTTAAATGGAATAGACTTATCTAAAGAGAATAAAGAGTTTGTTAAATATTATGTTGGTGAAAATATAGAAGATTTACTAATTATCAGAAATTCATTAAAAAATATTGAAAATACTAAAAATCTAACAACAGAAGAGTTGTACTCTTATTTACCTAATAAGATGGGTGAAGTTCCTCCATGGAATCTAATTAAGCATGTTCTTGAAGGCAACATTAAGAAAATGGAAGAAGAGTTTCAAAGAGTTGTTGTTAACACACATCCATTAGTTATTATTAAACTTATTAAAAATAAAGTTAATGATTTAATTGTTTATCGAAATTTAAATAGCAATAAGATTAAAGAACAAGAGATACTAAATATTTTAGGATATACCAATTCTTATCGATTAAACGAAATAAAGAGATGTAAGTGTAAGAATTTAGATAAGTTACTAAAAACATTTTATGAGTATGAATATAAACTAAAAGATGGTAGTTCCTTTTTACCTGAAATAAATGATTTAACTCATGATATGTTAATTAAAATTACACTTTTAATGAGAGGATAACTTCCTCTTTTTTTTTTGATATAACAATTAAAAGAAAGGATATATCACATGAAACAACATATTCATAATGGAAGATTATTAAAATGTGTAGCACAGAAAGGTAAATGTCCAGTGTCTGACATGCATTTCACAACAATGGAATCATATAATCAATTCCAAGACAAAATCGCTTCATGTTATTCAAGAATCAATAAAATTCCTAGAGATGAAGCAAAAGCATTCTTCAACTCTCTTAACATCACGTTAAATGAAACAGATACCAAGAATAAAATGAAAGAAGATTTTAATGTTGATTGGTATGCAAGAGTTGCAAAGAAAGAAGGCATCTCTGACCCAGTAAAATTGATGGAGAGAATTACTGGTGCAAAAGTAAACGAAAAGAAGGTTACTGTTGAAGATGCTAAAGTAATGAGAGAAGCAGCTAAAGAAAGATTCAACACCGAAATTAAAGATTATTTCGATAAAGAGCAGCTTGAAGCTATGGACTACGAATACGATAATCCATTATTCATTAATAAAGACCCAGTTAAACTAGCTAAGATTGCAGAGAAGTATCGTATCTCTAAAGATGGAGCAGTATTCATCTATAATGAAATCACAGAAGGTAGAATACAAGGATTTTATGGTGTTGATGAAAATAAATTAGAGAATTGGGATGAAAAAACTCTTGAAAAGATTTGTAGAAGTGCAGATGAGGTTACAGAAATAGGTGATTTAGGCTATATGGGTGGTTTAGATTATGATGACTATTATGACCCTGATGATTTTATAGAAGACTTACGACAAGAAGCATTTGTTGGAGAATTATCAGGACATAGATGGATTGGCATTAATTGTGACTCACTAAACAGAGAAGATTAAAGACTAGACCAAAATCTAGTCTTTTTTCTTCGTTTTAAAAAGTGGCGAGAACGTTTTTGATAGTGCTACTGTACCACAAAAACAACCTTAAAAAGGTAAAAAACGATAAAGCTGTATAATCTATCACTTTCAGCCTAAATCATGGTTTCGTGCAGCCTGACATCACCTTTGTTGTATAATAATATTGTAAACAAAGAGGTGAAATATTATGAATAAAAAGTTTAATTTAATCAGAGTAACAACTTATAATAACATCGAGATTGACTCAGTTATTGTGGAAAATCAAGATTTGACAATTGTCATGTCAAAAATGGATGATATGTTAAAAAGCGATAACTTAGAAATCGTTGAACATTCTTATGATTTCTGTGGTACAGAAATAATTTATCATACAACTGACGATAATATTATTTATTGTGTTGTAGAGGTTAAAAATGGTTAAAATAGCACATATCTCAGATGTTCATTTAGGATATAGTTCTGGAAAGTTAAAAACAGAAGATGACATTAATTTAAGAGAACAGGATGGATATAATGCATTAAACGATACGATTGATGACATTATTGAATCTAATGTTGATTATGTTGTATGCACTGGAGATTTTTTTCATAATCCTAATCCGTCTATTCGAACAATTCACGAAGGATTAAGTGCTATTAAAAAGCTAAGTAATCATCATATTCCTTTTTATTGTTTGGCAGGGAATCACGATAGTTCAGATATTTTAAAGGAAATTCCAAGTAGTGATGTATTAAATATTCCAGAATTGGAATTATATAGTTTTATAGAACCTTATAAGATTGTAGAATTAAAAGACAATATTGTATTACATTTAGTTTCCCATCATGGGTATAATAAACAAGTTGATACAATGAAAGATGTTAAACCTATCGAAAGTAAGTTTAATATTTTATGTACACATGGTTCTATTTACGACCTTATAAGTAATTCTGTTTTACACACTGAGGCAGAACCGAGAGAAATCGTAATTCCTCAGAGTGTTTTAGAGTTAAATTGGGATTACATCTTATTAGGACATATTCATGAAAGAGGATGGGTAGGACCAAAGAAGAACAAGGTATTTTATGGTGGTTCTCTATTTAGAAGAGGTTTCAGTGACAAAGATGTAGAAAAAGGTTGGACAGAATGGGATATAGACAACAATAAAATGACACCTGTATTTCATAATATTCATCAGAGACCTCAGTATGACATTTTATTAAACTGTAACAATTTATCTATTCAAGAGATAGAAGACCTTATTGGAGAAAAATTAAACTCTATTAATTATCAAGAGAATCCTATCGTAAGATTAAACTTTATTAACATCACTAAGATAAATAAACAACAAATAAACTGGAAACTATTTAATGACATAACAAAACATTTCTTATCGTTTAATACAAAATTTGAATTTAAAGAAGAGAGACAGATTGTAAAACAAGAAAATACAGTATCTCAGACATTATTAGGAAGTTACAAGAATTATTGGAATATTGTTAAAGAAAACTATGATACCAATATTCAGAATGAAATTAATACAAATAGTGAAAAGTACTTAGAAGAAAGTCAGAGTAAAGTTTTAAATTCTGAAAATTAGCTATTTACTTTATTAAAAAACCGTAATATAATTGAAAAGTAAAAAGTAGAGGTGCTAAAATATGGAATTACAGGCAGTTTACAAGAGTAATGAAGAAATTACTAACCCAGGATTGATTAAGACAACAATTCTTGCAGGAAACGGTATTTTTGAAAAACAGAAGTCATGGATTGGTGAATCGGTTAAGCAAGTAAGTGATTATAAGTTTGCAGGTTTACCAGCGATGGAAGAAACTATTTCTGTTACTTCAGAAGATTTACCAAAGATTCCAGCAGAAGCTATTAGATATGTGATTAAGTGGTATCATGATACTACTAAGTCAACAGGTAAAGAAGCACAGATTAATTTCTATAATGCTAAGGGCAAGAGAACATTAAATGTGAATGGTGTTGAAAAGAATTTAGAAGATATTAAGGGTGTTCACTTCTGGACAGATGAATTATTCAGTTATACACCTAAACAAGATAATTCTGGTGCATTAACAGCTGTAGATAATGACGATGTTTATGATGCATTAAATAAGTACATTGGAATGTATGTAGAGACTCATTCACACAACAGTATGCAGGCATTTGCATCTGGTACAGACCTTGCAAATTCTAAGGTTGATGGACTTCAGTTAGTTTTCGGTCAGTTTAATACTAATACAGTTCAGATGCATACATGGATTACGGTTCGTGGTGTAACATCTCAGTATGTTATTCCTGAAATTGTAGAACATTTCGTAGAAATGCCTAACTATGTTTTAGGTAATGATAATAAGTACTACTACGACATTGATGAAATGTTAGATATGGAATTCGATGAAAAGTTGATTGACATTTGGTATGGACAGGTTGCTAAGCCTAAGTGGACATTCACAGGTTACACTCCTCGTTATGGTACAACTTATGGTCGTAATTATGGAACAACTTATGGTAAGAGTCTCTCATCTGATGAACGTAAGTGGTACGAAGATGAATACCCATCTACACCAACATTATGGGATTTAACAGATGATGACACTGTAGAAGACGAAGTTGTTGAAGATGAAGAGGTTGTAGAAGTTGAAACTGTAGACTCTATGATTGGTACATGTAAGCCATTCAATAGTCCTAAGATGAACAAGAAGTTCAAGATGCTCATTGATTTCATTGATAGTTACTTCACTTTCGATGGAAACATCAGTAAGAGACATTTAATTAACGAAATCAAGAATGTCATCTTCAAGATTGGAAAGAGACATTAAGAGTAGGTGGAAACATCTACTCTTCTATTTAAAGAGGATGTTAAAATGTTGACAAGAAAAAGAATAGAAGATATTGCTAAAGATAAAGTATCTAAATTACCTCATTCTTATTTTAGAGGAATGGTTTACGATGTATTTTATAATGAAGTAACAGATGATATATGTGTAGAAGTATTTGATGCAGATATTGAACAGTATAAAGAATGTGGATACGAATACATCTGCTATTTCGAAGCAAGAGACAATGGAACATACACGATTTTTCCACTGAAAACTAAATTTAAAGACATTTTAGAGAGTACGAATTAGTACTCTCTTTTTCGATATAATACATATAGTTTAATAGAGGTACTTTTAAAAATTAAATTATAGAAAGGTTTTCAAAACAACAAATGTTCAAACGAATAATTAAAGTATTTTTTATTTTTGTCTTTATGACAAGTCCACTTTCTGTTGCGGCAGAGAACAATGTAGAGAGTGTGTCAGAAGCACCTATAGGTGCCTTTTATTCTGCCAATAATGTTTTAAGTAAAGCTATTGATAATAGTGAACTAAAACTAACTATTGAGGCTAGATTAGCAAGTGCAGAACAAAATCTTGTAAAAGAAGATATTGCAGTAATTCAAAGCGAAATCGACCAGTTAAAAGATTATCAAAAAGAGCAGTATCAAACTAAATTACAAGAAATTGATGCTAAAATAGAAGAAAAGTTACAACGTGAGAGAGAAGAGGCAGAACGATTAGCAAGACAATCCTCTCGTGGTGGCTACGCAAGTGGTGGTTATTCTTATTCTGGTTATGCCCCTTCATACGCATCTGGTGCATGGACACCATCTTATGGTTATGCATATAATGGACAAGCAGATGTAGATAAAGGTGGTTTATGGGAATGGGCTCCTGGTTACTTCGCTGCACATAATTACGATGCAGCAGGACAAATGATTTCATCAACACCAGGTGAAGTATGTATTGGTGGAAGAACTTACGTATACGACCATACGGAATATGGTTCACATACGGAAGAATATATTCCAGCACATAGATTAAATGGTGATGGCTCAATTTGGATGCAGACATGTGTTAATGGAGCTGGTGATTTCATGGTTAATCGCTACGTTCCAAAAAATTAGCTATTTACAATAATCCAAAACCGTGTTATTATTAAGTCATGAAAACAAAAATGTACAGAAGAAACATATTCATGATTTTAGTAATTAAGTTACTTGCAGCATTCTTCGCATTAATAATGTTAGGTGTCATAGGTGACATTGTTTCAAGAATGTTGAACGTTAATAGCACATTGGTTGCGGGATTAGTAGAAGTAGTAGTATTTATCTACTTTACAGCAAAATTTGTATCTAAAAATTATAAGAAGGCTATTTACAGATAGTCTTCTTTTTGTTATAATTATACATGTAAATACAAAGAGGTGTTGAGATGATTAAGACTTATGTGGTAAATGTAGAAAACAAAACTATTAAAGATGGAATGTTTAACAAACCTATTAAATTATCAAATAGAGTTAATATTAGTGACTCTAATGTTATATGTACTGATTATAGATGTGATGAACCTATTAATGAAGGATTTATTGAGGTTGAAACTAATAGAAGTAATAAATTATTTATATATAAGTTACCACCTCAAAGAATTATTATGCCATCTATTGTAAATCCAAACGAAGAGAAATATGTTATTTGGACAAACGATTGTTTCATTGCATATTACAACAATGAGTGGTATTTATCTTTTAAGAATCGTTTGTTACCATTCTTTATGACAAATATTTTCTGGGGTGGCTGTGATATTATATTAAATGATATGGACTTTGTAAGAATTTGTCATGGAAGAACATTAAACAATAAATCTACATCACTAGAAGCTATAATGTCTAATTTTAAATCATATATTATTACTATTCTTCAAGGACAACCAAATACTGATTTACGTATGAGAGGTCAGTTTGATAATGAGATTGGTAATAACAGTCTACATAGATATATTGACCGTACATATAAATATTTAACAGAGCAACAAAAAGATATTAAAACACAAGAAGATGCAAGAAAGTGGTATTCAGAAAACTACAGTAATCTTCAATATGTTATTAAGGATTTCTATAAAGAGGTGTAAAATATGACTAGATATGATAACTTTGTCACAAAAGCAGAACGTAATTATCAAGATAGAGTAGCGAATGTGTATATTTCTTTTGTTGATGAACCAAGAGAAGGAACACCTATTCAGTTAGTTAAAATCAGTGAAATTGGTGACCTTGACCTATATTTTCAAAGAACTAATAATGGAGATATTAGAATTATTAAGGGTAACATTTTTAATGATGAAGATGAGAATATTGAAGTACAAGAACAAGAAATTATCAACCAGATTTTGAAGACACCTTTCTTAGCTCCTGGTATTGTTTTAAGAGGTAACAAGAAGTTTGTTGTCTATAAAGATTTAAACAATAAGTTAAACGTGAAAAAGATGTAAAGAGACTATTTACAGAATAGTCTTTTTTTGTTATAATAGATTATGTAAACAAAAGAGGTGTTAGAATATGAAGATTACAGATAGATATGCATTTAAGAGTGTTACAACAAACTATAATACAATTTGTAAATTTAAACCATATACAAAGGAAAGTAAAAAGAATTTAAAATATCATATCTGTATTAAAAATACTGAAACAGAATATCATTTTTATAACGTTGTACCAATGTTCATATTAACACATGATATGATGTTATATATGATGAAAAATCCAATTATCTCTATTGAAAAGTCTAAGTTCAATAAAAATAAATTGTTAAAAATGTTTAACAGCAAACCCGCTTTTCGGAAAGAGTTAGAGGCACAGTTTGAAGATAACACAATGACTCATATTATGTTTTCAATTAAAAACTCTGTTAAAATAGACATGAATGAAAATGATAATTTAAAAATCAATGAAGAGTTATGTATGCCAATTGAGGATAAAATCAGTGTTGTGTATTATGATAACAAAAATAATTATAGAGATTATGGTATGTACAGTACTCTATATGAAGAAAATGAATGTTCTTATAGACAATATGTATCACATGATTTATTGGTACCAACAAGAAAAAGAAGAGTTAAGAAAACTGAAGAAGTAAAATCTGTTGTTGCAAAGATGGAAGAAAGCAAACCAGAGGTTGTTATCGATAAAACATCTAATCGTTACAGAACGTTAGTACAGTTATTTGGTAACAACGAAGAATTAATTAAGAAAATGTACTAAGAGACTATTTACAAATGGTCTCTTTTTTGTTATAATGGTATAGTAAATAAAAGAGGTGTAAGTAATGGAAAACTTGTTATATAGAAGAATATTACATGCTTTATATATGAATAATGTTGCTGGTCTTAGCAGTCAAAATGTTCAGTATTACAAAATGTCTCATCATTTATATTATTTGATTGAACAGAATGAACAATATAAACATCTGTTATCTCAAATTGAAGACTGTGATAAGACTATATACAGTATCAGCATGGAAGAGCTTAAACATATTGCTGCCGATTTTTTAGAAACTGAACCAGAAGCAATTCGTGAAGTGGATGGAATTCAAGGCGGAAGAAGAAGCTGTTTGATGATTGAGTTAAGAAACGACTATAGTGGATATAATCAAGTTGTTAGAAATGTTATGAAAGATACAAAAGGTTTATGTGAGTACCAATTTACAACAGATGATGGTGTAGATTTCACAGTTCAAGTAAGAATTTAAGATAGGTGAATTAGATGATTAAATTAGGAAAATTAGATACTAAAACATTAACAGTTAAACAAGGTATGTTTAACAAAAAACTTAAAACAGATGATGAATTGGTATTAAAGTTTAAAAATCCAATTGACTCAGTTGAAAATATAAATGGAATTAATTTTCACATTGATGAAAATTCTATCGAAGAAGGTGTTTTTGGTGTTCAAGATAATAGAGTATTCTTTAAATTAAGACCAACTCAGTTACATATGACTAATGCGTTAGGTGGTGCTAGAGACAAATATTCATTTTGGACTAATAGTGCATGTTTCGCAATTGGAAACGGTTCAATTTCAATTAAATTAGAAAATAACAAGTTACCATTTTTATTGACAAACGTATTCGACAATACAAATACATATTTCAATGGTGATATATATGAATGTTTATGTCATGGACATGCATGGGACAGTGAAAATTTATCTTTAGAAAATCGATTAAAGGAAGCTAAAAAGTTTGTAATGCTATTCTTAAATGCTGCGCCTAATAATGATTTAGCTTTTAGAAAGCAGTATCGCAACTTAAGCACATCAACAGTAGCTATTAATAGATACTATACAGAATTAACAAGATTACATAAAGACATTAAAACACCTGAAGAAGCTGCTGAATGGTACAGAGTCAACGGTGACAAATGGTTAAATACATATATGTGAGGTGAAGTCTATGACATATAAAGAAATTATGAATATCATTCATGAGAATAATAGCGCACAGTTTAAAATCGTAACACCGAGTAAAAATCAATTACAGGTTTTAGATTTATACAGTATCACAATTAACAATAAACAATTATTCTTCTATATAACTAGAACTAGAGAAGGTGTTATTTACAATATCGTTCCTAACGCAGTTCAAATATTAACATCAGAAGAAAAAGTTGGTGGTGAAGAAGAAATTATTTCAGAAGTATTATCTAAACCATTTTTAAAACCAGGTGTAGTATTTCATAAAGGTTACAGAGTAAATGTTTATCGTGATTTAGAAGGAAAATTTGTTGCCAATATTATCTAAAGTATATTTACATTTTAGTAAGAATGATTTAAAATAGTATAAGTAAGAGGTGAAGTATGAAGAAGATTGAAGGAATTAACTTAGTTGAAAATATAGATAGTCCAAAAGAAACTTACAACTTTAGACATAATGCGTTATATGAAGTTGGAAAGTTTGACAATTTTGTAACAGTGTATTCAACAACATCCAATTCTTCATTCTTTGTTAATATTGAGCCGTATGATTTTTCTAAAAACATGAAAGCTTATATGCCTCTATGTCCTATCATGGCGATTGACAAAAGTAAGAAGAAATTGTTAAGAAGTATTCGTGCAAGAATGAATAATGAAAAGAAGAAAATCTTCGATGAAAATATGAAGTTAGATAGTAAAGTAATGATTTTCTGTTGTTTCTCTTCATACATTATCAGTAATAAAAAGGTTACTTTACCAGAGAACACAAACTTTGTTAATATTGGTAGTAGTGAATTTAAATCTTATGTATCATTTACAATGTCTGGAGTTGAAAGTAGTCTCAACATTATTAAAAAAGATGGATATGAGTCATTTAAAGATTATATTGAAAGAAATGCAGTTGAGATAGTAGAAGAAATCAAAGTTGATAAATCATCAGATAGATATAAGGCATTAAAATCTCTATTTGGAGATGATGAAGAAATGATTAAGAAAATGTATGGAAATGGGGTGAATTCAAATGGACGCAGTAATGACAGAGTGTATTAAAGATAAATTAATCGAATTTTTATCTAACAAAACAACATCTATTAAAAAAGAGTCTATGCCATCATTAAGACCATTTGTTTCTAAACCATCATTTGAGTTGTATTTATTTCATGCATACTTTCACAAGGATGAGTCACAATTAAAGTACGTGTGTGATTACAATGGTTTTAAACCAACAAGAGATTATCACAATCTATATTTAAAGTCTGTTCTTAATTTCATAGATTTAGAGGATATTGGTACAGATAATGTTATGGATTTTAATATAGATACATGTAATATTACTACTACAATTAATGTTGTATTTAGTTTTAAACGATTAAAGAAAAACAATTTATTAGACAGATTTTATGAATTTTATAACAATATGTTATTAGAGACTAAAGGTTTAATGAGATACCGATTCCTTGTAGAAGGCATGGAAGAATTAATAGTAAAGATTTTACTTACAGATAAATAGAAAGAAAGAGGATTATTTTAATGAGTAAGGTTATTGATTTAGGATTTTTAAAAGGCTTCCCACTTGATGTGGTTGTAGACGAAGAAGCAAAGACGGTTACAGCACGTGTCTATGATTTAAATGGTTATGGTGAACCATTTGTATTTGAGGAAGCGACAGTTACATGTCATGAGAGCGATGAATTTATTGAAAGTAAAGGAATTCATATTGCTAAGTTAAAGTTAATGAAGAAGATGTACGGGAACCAGAAGACTAATGCGGTAAATATGATTACATTCTTACAAAAGGAATTACGTAAGTTCCGTAAGATGAGAGATGTTTCTAGTCGAAAGTTACAGAATATTAAAGACGCGCTAGAAAATGAATTTTATCGTTAAAAACTATTTACAAAAGAAAAAGAATAGTGTATAATGAATATGTAAATAGTTAATACAACAAATAAACAAAAACATTTAAAAAATATTTTCAAAAAACTATTTACAAATAAAAAGATTTAGTATACAATAGAATAGTAAACAAACAGAAAGACTAAATAGAGGTGAAAATTTTATGGCAGAATTAATGACAGCAACGGCAACTTATGAAAACGTACGTAACATCAACTACAACGGTGAATTATATGCCGTACCAGAAGGAATGACTGCAGCAGACGTAGTGGCCACAATGGACACTAATGGTTACTCTCTCGATGTTGAAGGTGATACATTGTTCGTTATGCAGCGTACAGGAAGCAAGGGATTATAATCCCTTCTTCCACGAGGTGAATAAATGACAGAATTAGAAATTGATGAATTCGGCGCTATTGAAGCCGAAGCTACAGAAAACGATTCAGTAGAAGATGTGGTATCTTCAATTGGAATTGCGGTTGACCCAATGGCTGCAGCATTACAACGAGCAACTGGTGGTGCAACACCAAGACCATTAACACAACATGCTCGCGAACGAGTACAGCTTGTAGATGGTAAGTTAGTTAAGGTTGTAGAATATACAAATGAAGATATTTACAAGAAGCTTGTAGATATTGAGAAGAAGTTAGATACACTTCTTGGTGGAACACAAGCAACCGTAAAGATGGAAATTAAGTAAGAGAGCTTATTTATATAAGCTCTTTTTTACGATATATAATATGGAGAAGAACCTAGAGCACCTATCTAAGTGATTAGAGGTGAGTTGGAGGAACGACAGATGAAATATCATATCAACAACAAAGGTGAAGTTAAGGCATGTCTAGCACTTATCAGGATGTGTAAATATGGAAGTGATGCTCATTTCAGTTCACAAGAACAAGGGAATAAAGTAAATGACTTGGTTTTAACAAGAAAAGCTAAAGATTATTCTGAAGCTAAGACAATTGTATTAAAAGAACTTTATCAAAAGAAAAGTAACGAAGTGTTTAAGATTGTTTCTAAAAATGGAATTAATTCACCTATGGTTAGAACAGTTCAGTCTGTTAAATATTATAATGGAATAATCTCTGATTTAGAAAATGATTTAAAAGTATTAAAAGATAAAAAGAATAAGTTAATTTCAGATAATAATCAAATTTACAAAGATATTGAATTATTTGATGGTAATAATACTAAGACAGTTGACAAAACTGTTGAATACTTATATGAAAAATCTGTGAAAAATGATAAAAAAGTAGAAGAGTTAGATAAAGCAATTCAAGAAAAAGTAACAGAGATTAATGTTTATAAAAATATGAAAAAAGACTCAGAGACATTTTCTAACTTGGTTAAAAATAAAAACACAAATGTGTATGTTAGAAATGCTAAAGAAATTAAAGATGGTAAAAACACTTTAATGTACTTAGATAATATTAAAACAGATAAAGATGGAAAAATTAATAATTTGTTTTTCCAAGGTTATGATGGTAAAATAATATCTATCGATGAGATAACTGAAGATAATAGATTTTTAAATAATTTTAAAGATATAAACATCGGAAATGGTCATTTATTTACTATTGACACAAATAGGGACTTATCTGAGTCTTTTGCGATAGTTTTTTAAAAAGGCGAGAACGTTTTTGATAGTGCTACTGTACCACTTTTACAGCCTTAAAAGTGGTGAAAATGAAGAAGCTGTATAATCTATCACTTTTAGCCAAAATCATGGTTTAAACGATTCTGGTGCACATTTTAAAATTTCTTAAGAGTACATAGTTTATCACAGGATTGTTGTATAATAAAGATGAAAAAGAAAGGAGACATTATTGATGTCTGAATTAGATAACACACAATTAAATAATCAAAATGTCTCCACATCTTGGGACATTTCATTAAATAATAATTTAGTAAATGAAGTAATATCTCATCTACAAGGATATAGTAATGCTGATTTACATGGAACGTATGATATTCTTACTGCTCCATTTATAGGTTCTTACATGAGTAAAGGTTCTGTAATTGGTGGTGGGTATAAAATTGGTGCTGTAGAATTATATAAGAATTCTTATAATAACAAATCATTAATTTTAGATGAGATGACATTATCTAACTTAAACAAAGAGTCTGGAGCTCATTTATATTTCACAAATGGTATTTATGCAACAAGTAAAGCAAAAGTAATAGAAGAAGCCAATCGTTTCGCTGCAGCTAACAATTGTGATGAGATAAGATTCACTGAAAATGGAAAAGATTATTCCATGTTTGAAGCAGAATTTGATTTCTTTTATCGCGGGCACAAGAGATTTACTAAAGTAATTCGTGTAGATGACAAGAGTATTATTTCATGTAAAAAAGAGAACCTACGTGGTTTCATTGGCTATAACATCGACATTGATAATGTGGATTATGAAAGAGCCGAGAACTTACGTAGTGATATTGAAAATCAAATAATTCCTGCACCAACTATCATTATAACAACAGGAACAGGAATTCATTTATGGTACATTTTCAGAGAACCTGTTTATCTCAAAAATCAAACAACGTTAAAGAATTATGAAATAATGCAAGGAATGTTCTCGCGCAAATTTACACACAACAAAAGATATTGTGGTAAAGAAGAAGAAACTGGTTCTTTCCAGAGAGACTTACCTCTTGGACAACCTATGAGAGCTGTTGGAAATATTTATGATAAAATTGAAGGATTAAATATTCCAACAGAAAGTTATATTTCAGGTTCTTATTATGATGTTGAAGAATTAAATAGATGGGCAGATATTCCAAAGATGAAAATTGGAAAAGTTCGTTCCGCACAACAATATAATATGTTAAAGACAAGGCAATTGTCTATCACTGAATATGAAAAATTAAAAAACAGTTTTGTATGTGAAAATATACATTTCAGAACTCAACATAGAAATTTATTATTCTATTATATGTTAGTAAAAGAAAATTTAAGTTTTGAAGATGCTTTGACAGAAATTAATTTATTAGTAGATGAGTTAAATAATACAAGACCTGTAGAAGGAAACTACGTAAGACATCTAGAAGAGAGAGAAGCTAAGAAGTTTAATCCTTATTGTGATGAATTTGATTACAAATACTATCAAAATCATTTAAGTGTTAGTGCTCTTGTTAATACACCTATTTATAAGAAGTGGATTAAAAAGACGAAATTTCATACTGGTTTAACACGTTCTGAACATCAGATTAAGGTCAATAAAGAGATTGTAAAACAAGTTCCTCAGAAGTCTGAGAAATTCTTATACGCAATTCTAAATTACCTACAAGGTACAAAAAAGAACTATTCAGGTATTGTAAAATATAACAATGAGCAGTGTGTCATCAACGGTTATGATTTCACACCATTTGTCATGTCTCATTCTGACCATTATGAATTAGGAACAGACCCTAATAGACGTGAGTTAAGAAGGTTATATACATTTATTGAGGATAGTAGCACAGAGAAAGCTCAAAGAACAATTAAAGCAATTTACGAATATCTTCTTGATGGAAGAAAACAACATATTGGTGATATTAATGTTTATTCTTTATCGCAACAATTTATTCATAAGTTTTTACTTACTTCAACAGAACAATCTTTTAGAGATGATTTCTACTCAAGATATATAGGTTTTGAAATTCCTAGAAAATATACAATTAAAGATGAAGAAGATTTTAGAGAAATTCATGCGTATGTGAACTGTCTAAAAACTTTAACACATCACCATTTCGAGAAGATTCGTGATAATAGAAATAGTACACCATCCTCTTACATCACAGGAGACGTTCTGGATTACAACTGGACACGGACAGATGAAACTATTACGGAGATGCAAAATCTCCTCAGAACACTCGAGATGATTCGAGAAGAGGCTTTAAAGACAACTGATGATAAAGAACTCATCGCAGAGATAATTAAGACGAACAAACGTTCAGAAAATTTCAAGATGAGTGAACAAACAATCATCTTAGAGTCATTATTGAGAAGAATTCATTTTGAATCTATTAAATTTAGTAATGTAAAAATTGGTTTGAGCGAAAGAATTAGACTCTATAACGGAATTACTAATATTCTATCTAGATATCAAGAAATTAAGAATTTAGATTTCGATACAATTTTTAATATCTCTAGAGGTATTCACTTATTAAGCAAACAAGCTAGAGATAATAAGAGAATTTTCATTAGAGAGATGAGAAGATTAGAAATATCTCTACTAGGTAAAGTTGAAACAATTAAATTTATCGATAGACTTATTTTAAATAATGTAAATAATTTCAGTGAAGGTAAGAGAAAGTATCATGGTACATTCATATATATGTGTTACTTACGAGGATATATTGGTTTCTATGATAATATGTTAGAACCAATTAACTTCCCTTTCCATGATTTATTACATAATAGTCTATTTGGACTAGAACATTGTAACATCGGAAGAAAGGTACTTGAACTAGATAACACTAATAGAGAAGTGAGAACAATCTTAACTTGGAATTTTAAAGAGAGATGTAAAGACATTCGTCATGAACGTATGAGTTTAAGAGAACAAGTGATTAAAACGACAATTTACATTAACAACCGTGGACAATTCACTCATTATTCTCAAGAACAAATCATAGATAATATCATAGACGCAGTACAATTAAAAGAGAATAATACTTATTTTTGCAGAACCTTAGCAGAAGAATTAGACTGTGATGCGAAACATATAAAACGGTAGATAGTCTTGTTGCGTGAAAAATAGAATAAAATTGATATAAATAGTAGAAAAAGAGTAGGTAAAGTAAAATCTAGAATCGAAAATCCTTTAAACCTGCTCTTTTCTAATACAGTCTTAACTCTTTTATTCATTATATAATATTTGTGGTGGAGTAGTAGCATGATAACTCTGAGCTTGCTTGAGAGTATTATAGTAATAAAAATTTATTAAAAGGTACTCTGTTACTGTAATAATATTAAAGCGAATTAATAGGAGTTGTATTAAGACTGTTATATAAGTTAAATAAAAAAAAGAGAGATTGATGAAAAAGAAGTTTAATTAATTAAGTTCGGACATCAAGTAGTTAGTGTAGGATTAGGAGCTGTTGCTATTGGAGTTCCTACTATGACTACTGTAATGGCTGAAGAAGTAAGAAATGAATGGGAGAAGCCTAGAGCTGAGCTTATTGAAGATGCTGAATTTACTGAGTTACTTGAGAAAATGAAGGCTGACAGTGTTTATACTCTTATTGAAGATAGTCCAGTGAAGGATGGAGAGTTAAGTACTCAGATTACAGAGATGAAACAAGCTATTCAGGAAGTTAAGACTATTCGAGATAAGTATGCTCAAGATGTAGCTGCATATAATCAAGCTTTAGAAGATTACAAGGCCGCTAAGATTAGTCATGATGAAATGGTTAGAATTTATAATGAGAAGAAAGCAGAGTATGATGCTAAGGTTGCTCATAATGAAGAATTAAAAGCAGAGAACGAGCGTAAGACTGCTGAATATAATGCGAAGAAAGCACAGTATGATAGCGACTTGGTTGCTTATAATCAGAACGTGGCTGATATCAAGCGTATCAAGAGAGAAAACGAAGATAAGAAGAACGCTTATCTAGCTGACAAGGCTGGGGTAGAATCTCGTAACAAGACTAAGAAAGATGAATACGATAGACAGGTTCAAGTCCGTACAGATGCGATTGAAGAAAATGAGCGTAAGATTAGTGAATACGAACAGTTTATAGCTGACAACCCATCACTATTAGATTTTACTGATAGAGGTATTGAATTAAGAGGTAAGTATGACGAGGCTTATGCTTATACTGATAAGGGTGAATCAGTAGCATATAAGAACTAGTGGATTGCGAATAATCAGTCTGTTGTTATGGGTACACCTGAAGCATCTCAAATGGATTTCCACAACTATGGTAATGCGAACCCTAGTAAGTATTATGCTGGTGTATTTACAATGTATAATAAAGAAAAGTTAGCAGAACTTGGTTACGAATATTCATTAGGCGATATTGGTATCACAAACGCTACAACTATGAATGTTACTTATAAGGATAGTCGTGTATCAGAGTATGATAACCAATATGGTCATAACTATAAGTTGGTAGCACAAGGTCAAGTAGTCGATAACTTCTTACAATTCGACTTGCATAATCTTGGTACTACAGAAAGTGGAAAGACTATCTCTGCTCATGTAACAGTTGATAAATGGCATCAGAGTCATGCATCTGCTACTTATAGTTTCAGAAAGATTGGAGACATGGGTGGTTATGGACAAGGTGTAAGAACTACTTATGAATTCTATGATGAAGCTACTGGTCAACCTATTAACCTAGTCAGAATGTTTGGTATTGGAGATATTGAAGCTGGAGAGAATCTCGGTATCACATCTAATGATAAGGTAAGTTCTATTGTTCCGATTGCACCTAGAGATGCTGCTAAAGGATATACACCAGGAACTCATGGATATGCTAGTGTTCAACAGATGAGTGAGAAGACAGCATGGACATTCGGTGACGAACATTATGCCAATGCGAATCATACTCCATTACCTGGAGACCCTGTAACTGTTGGTAATAATAACTCAACACCTTTAGCTCAAACTATTAGTATTTTCAGTGGTAATAAATTAACTGCATCTTGGAATGGTGCTGGTGGAGGATTAGACCTTAACTCAAGAAATGTCTTATTTAAGGAAAAACCTGAAAAGATTACAGATGAAAATTATCCAAATCCTAAGGAACCAAATTACGAGAAGATTCCTGATGAGCCAAAGTACACAGCAGTACCTGACGCATTACCTGAACCTACTGCTCCTGAGGCTCCTACATTAAATACAATTACAGAACCTGTTGCTCCTACAGCACCTGGTGAGGCCCCAACAGAACCTAAGAAACCAGAAGATATTGATGTATCTAGAACAATTCATTATCATCGTGCTTATCGTCTAAAACCTGTTACAACTAAGTGGGTAGATGAAGATGGTAATGAGTTGAAGACACCTAAGTTCACTTATGCTTTTAAAGACAAACTCGCTAAGGAACAGCGTAAACTCTCTAAAATGAGAACTAAGTTAGAGAGAGTAAACGTAAACCTTGACGAGTGCAAGAATTACCAGAAGCAAAGGCATAAAGTGGCTAAGTTGCATGAATATGTTTCCAACTGTGCTAAAGACTTCAATCATAAATTAAGTCGAAAGTTAGTGGAAGAATATGACCTACTAGCGTTTGAAAATTTAAACGTTGCAGGAATGAAGAAAAATCATTACTTAGCGTATTCAATTTCAGATGTACGTTGGTCGCAATTAGTAAACTTCATCCAATACAAGTGTCAGTGGTACGGTAAAGAGTTTAGGCAGGTAGATAGATTTTATGCAAGCTCAAAAATTTGTTCTGAATGTGGAACATATCACAAAGACATTGTAAACTCCTTAAGCGTAAGAGAGTGGACATGTCCAGACTGTGGCACACATCACGACAGAGATGTGAACGCTGCTAAGAACATTTTAATTAAAGCCTTGAGTGTAGACGTTTAAAAATACACTTCGGAAAGGCGCAACCGTGGTAAATTAGTTCAGAGATGGTATTTTCGTTGAGAAAAGAGAGTAATCTGAACGTTCCAAAGAAAACTATTTATGAAAATAAATAGAGCAGAGACAAAGAGTAATGGTGATGTAGTTCACACATTCAAGAAGGTTAGTAAAGAACCTACTAACGATTATGGAATTATTGGATTCGCAGTAACATCAGTATTAAGTTTAGTTGGAATTGTTGCTCTCAAGAAGAAAAAACAATAAAAACTGATATAAAAGATGTACAGCAGCTAAAATTGTTGTATAATATTATTGTAGTAGAAATACTACCGAGCTTGTATAGAACGTATCGCTCGTTAAACACGGATGCGGATAGCACCAACAAACTAGTATGTCTTTTGGCTAACCTAGAAACTGTTGGTGTAGTGGTTAATACCACTAGAAGCATGTAAGCCAACTATTTTAGACGGTTGGTAGTTCACAACAGTTAAAATTGTTGTATAATAAAAAATGGAAGGAGAATTGATTTATTAATGAAGAGAAATAAGGCTTTTAAATTCAGATTATATCCAACTTATGAACAAGAAATCTTTTTCTGTAAAACTTTTGATTGTTGTAGATTCGTTTACAATAAAATGTTGGCTGAACGTAAAGAGTCTTATGAATCTACTGGTGAATCAATATCAAGAACACCTTCTGAACTTAAAATAGAATTTCCTTTTTTAAAAGAGACAGACCATAAAGCACTATCTAGTGAATGGATAAATTTAAATAAAGCTTATAGGAATTTCTTTAGAGATAAAAGAGTAGGATTTCCTAAGTTCAAATCTAAAAAGAACGATAGAAAGTCTTACACAACTATTTTAAGTAAAACTAAAGCATTTAATGCCTCAAGAAAATTTATTAAACTTCCTAAAATTGGTTTTGTGAGATGTGAAATTCATAGAGAAATTCCTTCTGATTGGAAGATTAAATCTGCAACTATCTCACAGACATCAACAGGAAAATTTTATATTTCAGTTACATTTGAATATGAGGTTGAAGTTACGGCTATCATTCTAAACAGAAACAACGCGATAGGAATTGACTATAAGTCGAATGGTTTTGGAGTTACATCTGAAGGAGAAATTCTCTCGAATCATAGATATTTTAGAGAAAACCAATCTAAACTATCTAGAGAACAGAGAAGATTATCTAGAAAGAAAAAGAATTCTAAAAACTTTAAGAAACAGAAGATGAGAGTGGCTTTAGTTCATGAACATATCTCTAATTGCAGAAAAGACCAAGCTCACAAACTAAGTCATCTCATTGCAGAGAAGTATGATGTGGTTTGTCTTGAGGATATTAATCTTCAAAACATTGCTTAATCATTAAATTTAGGAAAGTCAACTAATGATAATGGTTTTGGAATGTTTAGAAATTTTCTTCAATATAAAATGGAGGAAAGAGGAAAGTATCTCATCTACATCGACAAGTGGGACGCTACCTCAACAGTTTGTTCTGAGTGTGGAACCTATCACAAAGACATTGTAAATTCACTTTCAGTAAGAGAGTGGACATGTCCAGACTGTGGAGCTCACCACGATAGAGATGTAAACGCCACTAAGAATATTCTAAGATTAGGATTAAGGCAGTTATAAAATGATATAAAAACTACGGCAGGGACTGTCGGAAGTAACGCTTGCGACTAGAAATAGTTAAATTGGACCTCGTTTAGAGGCAAGGGAGAGATGGTAGGTTACTATTGTCGTTGAAGCAAGAAAGTCTTACTTGTAAAAGTAGAGATTAGTTCACCAGTAAAGGAATCTGATTACGAGCATAAAAACACCTCTATTAACTTAATAAATTGGACCAGTTAAAGTCTCAGTGAAAACTTAACACAAAAGCATTATTTCTATTTTGTAGGAAGAACGTAATGCAAGGGGATGAAGAGTCCCCTATGAGTATGCAGGTTAGCTTAAACACTAGTTCGATTCTAGTAGTACTCACCGAGGAAGAAATGTATGACAAAAATGAGTTTAAGAGAAAAGATAACAATCGCATTTTTATTAGGTATTGCACTGAAGACAGATGCAGTAGTAATTAGTACAATTATTCTTGTTGCAATGGTCATATTTGAACACATTAAAACAGATTTTTAGAAATTGTTGTATAATTATTTTAGACAATTGACAGAAGATAGTTCCTTTAATGAAAAATCTATTTTGGGAAAGTGATAAAATTACTATCCGTCAGTTAAAATAACAAATTCTACAAAAATTAGTTCCTTTATTTCTAAATGGGTAGAGAATTGAGCTGATAAGAGTAGTTCATCTACTTGTATCGGCTCGAATATAATCACTAATCGTAGGATAATTAAAAAAGAGTAGGACATTAAAGTTCTACTCTTTATTTTTGTTTTAGTATAGACCACTAATTCTTCCTATACTGAAAACTATGATTAGGATAAATATGATTTGGAATAAAAATTCTCCAGTTCCACCTGTTTTCATACTACTAAATCTTGTAATCCACCAACGTTTTCCTTTGACTTTGATGGGGAATGTTACTGGTGTACCACCTGTTGTAACTGTATCACCAAATATATGAATTAAGTGACCAAGAACAATGCATCCTGATAACCATGAAAAATTATGTCCAGAAGGTATTGTATAGAAAATAACTCCTGTAATTGTTACAGAGATAATTAAAATAGAAATATTACCGATAATACCTTTGTTCTTATATTTTTTAAATAATTTACTAAATAAACCTGCAAATGCTAGTTGAGTACTAAATAAAATAATTGCTAAACCAATTAATGTGCCAATCATATATTCTTTATTAAATATTGTTACGGTTCCAGGAATTGATGTTGCAAAGAATGTAATAACACCCAATAGAATGGCATAAGGTATTGTATGAGTAAGTTGTCTATGTGGGTCAGCATCAAGTGGTTCTGTTTTTGTTTTAGTGATACTATAGATAATACTTGATATTGTTCTAACAATCATAGATAATAAATGACCAACAGGCCACAATAGATTTACAATTGTTGATGATGGATTATCTATATCTGGTCCTAATGCTTGCCCTGCTGTTACTAGACCTCCAGCCGTTATTACTGATACTGCTGTACTATGTAAAACTGAATTAGTAATTAAAGCAGGATTTAATGCCAATATTAGCAGATAAAGAGCGAGACCAGACAATGCATGAGTAGGTCCCATAAAATTTAATATAAACATGTTTACACTTTTCTCCTTTTGTGGTATAATATCTATATCAATTTAAGAGGTGTAATTATGGAAAAAGTATTCTTTTGGGGTCATACAGGACACGGTAGTAAGGTAACGAAGACTTGTTTATCAAATTTTTATCCGTGTGAGTTTGAATTTAATGATAAAATGTTTAATTTCTCGGAACAGTGTTTTATGTACCAAAAGGCATTATTGTTTAATGATTTTGAAATTGCTGAACAGATATTAAACGAAACTGATGTAAGAAAAATTAAAGCATTAGGTCGTAAAGTAAAAGATTTTGATAATGAACTATGGGATAAACATAAAGAAGATTTCATGTTTAATGCTTGTTATGCAAAGTTTTCTCAAGATAATAAATTAAAAGATTTCTTGTTAAATACAGGTAATAGTGAAATTGTTGAGGCAAGTCCTGTTGATAATATTTGGGGTATCGGTTTCTCCTCAGATAAAGCAATGGAGAATGTTGATAAATGGGGACAAAACTTGCTTGGTAAGGTTCTAATGGAAGTAAGAGAGGAATTAAGAAAGTGAAACTAACAGTAGAAATATTAAAAGATTTAGCAAAGCAAGGAAAAGTGCCGTATGCTGTGATTGAAACATTAGATGCAAATGGCAAAGATTTCTTAAAATATGATAAAGATTACAATGTTGATTTTCATTGCGATTCTAGGATTTGTTTATATAATAATGGTAAAACTATACATTTTTGGGCTATTGTTAATTTTCAAAACATGTTTGAAGAAGCATATCAAGGTTTTCATTTAGAAATTGTTGAAGATAATAAAATGTGTATTTGTGTAATTAAAAAGAATAATGTTGAATCTTTAAAAATTTCAGATGATTATAGACTTGTAACAGAGAAGATGGCAGAGGTTAGAGAAGTACGCAACCTTGTTGAAGAAGTAAAAGGCATTCAAAAAGAGTCGGCTGTTCGTATCAATGATTTATTTAAGAAACTGGCAGAAGTAAAAGAGTATGCAGATAAACTTCAATTAAAAGAAGAGAATGAAAAGAAAGTGTCAGAACAGTTAAATAATATTAATTCTGATATTAAAGAGTTAGAAATTAGATTAAAGAAAGATATTCCTGAACTCGATAAGAGTTTAGATATTAATAACTTTAGATAGGAGTGTCACTTATGGCAGAACAATACATTTCATATAGCAGACAACAAAAGGCGTTAGAAGAACTAACAGAACTCGATACTGTTGTAGAAGAAAAGAAGAAAGAACTAAAAAAGCAAGAGGAGATTAATCGCTTTAAAGAGCGGATAAAAGGTATTCAAACAACAAAAGAACAATCTATTGAAGATATTAAGCAATGGTGTGGTAATAAGACTTCTAATGAAAAGTTGCATGACATCATAGAGAAATACTTTGCTCAGATTGCTTTCTTATTTACGACAATAGTAGATACCGTGCTTCTACTTTCGGTTGGTCGTATTGATGGTATAGTAGATACAATAGCCGCAATTTTCCTATTTGTGATGATGTACATTGCAATACTCTTTGTCACAATGTTGTATCTTCACAGTTTCCTTGACTCTTTAGAGTATAAGAGTCCAAGTTTAATTAATAAGATAAAAGAAAAGACACTATCAACTGACTATATGCTTAATAGTAATGTCATTGATTGTCCTATTGAAATTAAGAAAGAACTGTTGGATAGAATTAATAATGGATTTGTGTATCTATCAGTAGGTTTTGGAAACCATCATCTCTACTATTATTCTGAAACTGGTTATACGGAAAAAGGACACTCCGAAAAAGGTTATTTTGAATATTTACCAAATGCCTTTGACAATGAGTATGATTACTTTAAAGACCAATTAACTGCATATAAGTTATATAAGATTTCAGACATAATTACAGATAGAGGAGTGAAGCAACATGATGATGAGTAGGTCAGAGGCACAACAAACTACTAGTCCATTATTTGTAGACGAAGATGAAAATAATGTAGAAAATGTTGTAATTGATGCAGCATTGCCATTCGACAAATGTCTAAGTGTAGACAAACAATGTGAAGAAGAAGAAAATATTAATAGGAAGAATAGAGAAATGTTAGAGTATCAAAATAAGTTAGGTGATGCGAAAACAACATTAAAAGATAGTAAAAAGCAAATCGATAATTGGCTTGGAAAAAACATAATATTTAAGTACAGACTAAATCGTACGATTATAGGAATTATCGGATTAGTAATGATAGCTGCACTTATCTATTTTATTCCTATTTTAATAACAACTAAAATAAACAATAATCATTATAATGAAGCAATTTTGAATGTTGTAAGTTTGTTTGCAAGTGGTCTTATCGCAATATTTATAGTATTGGCAGCATCTTTAGTTTTCATTTTAATATTTGATATGATTATTATACCTAAAAGAGAATTAATTAAAAAGAAAATGTCTGGGGATGATTATTTAATTAATTCAAACATTGTTGATTGTCCTATGAAGGTTAAAACAGAATTATTTGATGATTTAGTAGATAGAAAATATCTATATACTTCTTACGACAAAAAAGAGAGTGCTTTAAAATTTTACAAAGATTGTTCTAATGAGGTATTGGACATATACAAGTTTGATAGTCATGACAGATTCGCAGAAAAAGACTCTCTAGAGTATCAATGCTGGTACTTATCAACACAATTAGAAGATGGTAAGTTTTATAGAATCGCTGATATAATAACTGACAAAGCAATTAAGGAGAAAAATGTTCATGAGTAAATTAAAGATTTTTCAATACGTTGGAGTTTTGTTGGTAATTATGTTCATTCCATTTAAAGCGAAGTTTCAAATTTTAGATACAATAGGCTGTTTCATTGGTTTAGGATGTTTGATTATCGGACTATTTATTGAGCGAGGAGTAGATGGTAATGATAGAGAAAAATTAACACAATTATCTCATTATGCTATCGACATGTCGTTGATTAACGCATTAATGGTTTGGTACTCTAATGGTATTTTCAGTATTCTCTATATTGTAGCATCAATACTATTCTTAATAGTAGCAATTTTAGCAATTATTGAATTAAAAACCGATAAAGAAGATTAATGTAGATAGGTTAATGGAGGTATACAAAAATGATTAAAACACTTAAAATAGAATTTGAAGGTTTAGAATCAGTAGAAGTCAATGGAGAATACATTAAACAATTTAAGCGTATTGATAATGTTTGTTTAGATGAAAATGGTAACATAAGTGAAACCAGAAAATTATTTGTTGTTCTTGATAGTAAAGCGAATAAAGAGTATGGTGGATTTAGTTCAGAACGTACAATTTTCGATAGAATAACAGGTTTTAATGATATTGTTTGTTTTGTAATGCAAGACGATGAATCAGAACATATAGTGTTCACGAACTATGAGGAAGATTGTGCTGGGAACAATAAAAATCAATATACAATGATTGATGGTGACGGTAATCTACATATTTTAATCACAGACGATAAGAAGTTAGTTCCAGGTGGTTTCACACAGCCTGATTTAATTCCAATAAGTGAGGTAACAGACGATGAAAATTGTTGATTTTAAAAAAGAAGGTAATATTGTTAGATTTTATCTAGGTAAGACAATTAATGGTATTTACGGAGACGATTGGGATGACACACCTTATGAGCATAACGCAGGTGAGGTGTATGAGCAGTTTTATGACAAGATGATTGATATTGCTTTTCCATTAGATACACAGGTGTTTGAACCTTGTTACGGTTTCATAAACTCACCTTATTGTAAGAACAGTTTTATTTCAGAAGATAAAGTACCATGTATTCTTTTCGGTGAAGTTGAAAATTTGTGGCAATATGAAAATTATGTAGAACTCTTAGAGAGTGTTCCACTGCTTAATAAAATCTATCTTGGTGATGAATGGGAAGATGTCATAGCAAAATACGGCGATAAGTTTACAGTTTTGCCAAGCAAGAAGAATAATCAGTTTGGTATTTTATTTGAGAATTGTGAATATATAGGCTTTAATAAGGAAGATGTAGAGTTAGTTGAATTAAACGAGATATACACAAATGTACGCCTCTATAAAGATGAAACACAAGTAATGAAAGTGGCAAATAATGTTCATGTCGTGCTAAAACAAAACGCAGATGTTGAACACTTACCATTTCTTGTTGAAAGTTTAAAGACAACAGTATTTAAGAGAATTACTGAATATAGCGATATTGTAAGTATTGATTTAAATGGTGAAGAGTACTTTGTGAAATTTGATGATATTGTTTCAAATAAATACCAACATACGTTCATAGACGATAATGGTCGCTTACATATTGTCATTTCAAAGGATGAAGAATATTTAGACAACACAGGACTGTGATTTAAAACGAATCGCGGTCTTTGTTGTATAATAAAAACAGAAAGAGAATTGATTTACCAATGAAGAGAAATAAAGCTTTTAAATTCAGATTATATCCAACTTATGAACAGGAAGTCTTAATCAATAAAACTATTGGTTGTTGTAGATTCGTTTACAATAAAATGTTGGCTGAACGTAAAGAGTCTTATGAATCTACTGGTGAATCAATATCAAGAACACCTTCTGAACTTAAAATAGAATTTCCTTTTTTAAAAGAGACAGACCATAAAGCACTATCTAGTGAATGGATAAATTTAAATAAAGCTTATAGGAATTTCTTTAGAGATAAAAGAGTAGGATTTCCTAAGTTCAAATCTAAAAAGAACGATAGAAAGTCTTACACAACTATTTTAAGTAAAACTAAAGCATTTAATGCCTCAAGAAAATTTATTAAACTTCCTAAAATTGGTTTTGTGAGATGTGAAATTCATAGAGAAATTCCTTCTGATTGGAAGATTAAATCTGCAACTATCTCACAGACATCAACAGGAAAATTTTATATTTCAGTTACATTTGAATATGAGGTTGAAGTTACGGCTATCATTCTAAACAGAAACAACGCGATAGGAATTGACTATAAGTCGAATGGTTTTGGAGTTACATCTGAAGGAGAAATTCTCTCGAATCATAGATATTTTAGAGAAAACCAATCTAAACTATCTAGAGAACAGAGAAGATTATCTAGAAAGAAAAAGAATTCTAAAAACTTTAAGAAACAGAAGATGAGAGTGGCTTTAGTTCATGAACATATCTCTAATTGCAGAAAAGACCAAGCTCACAAACTAAGTCATCTCATTGCAGAGAAGTATGATGTGGTTTGTCTTGAGGATATTAATCTTCAAAACATTGCTCAAAGTCTTAATTTAGGAAAATCAACTAATGACAATGGTTTTGGAATGTTTAGAGAATTTCTTAAATACAAGATGGAAGAAAGAGGAAAATATCTCATCTACATCGATAAATGGGATGCAACATCAACAGTATGTTCTGAGTGTGGAACCTATCATAAGGATATTGTAAACTCATTAAGTATAAGAGAGTGGACATGTCCAGACTGCGGGGCCAACCACGATAGAGACATAAACGCAGCTAAAAATATTCTAAGATTAGGATTAGAGCGTTTATAATAAAAACAAAAAACTACGGCAGGGACTGTCGGAAGTAACGTTTGCGACTAGAAACAGTTAAATTGGACCTTGTTTAGAGGCAAGGGAGAGATGGTAGGTTGCTACTGTCGTTGAAGCAAGAAGGCACCACTTATAAGAGTGGAAACTAGTCCATAATAATAGTAGTATAAAAAGGAGTTTAAAATTATGATAGTGTTTTCAGGTATGATTGGTGTTGGAAAATCTACTTATGCAAAGAAGCTAGCAGAAGAATTAGATGTTAAATTGTTCGAAGAACCTGTAGACGATAATCCAATTCTTCCATTGTATTATAATAATATTAAGAAATGGGCTTTTGCTCTGCAGATTTTCTTTTTAAATAAGAGATTTAAATTGATTAAAGAAGCATCTAAGTTAGATAATTCAGTGTTAGATAGAAGTATTTATGAAGACCAACTGTTCACGAAATTAAATCATAATTTGGGTAACATTTCTAAAGAGGAATATGACCTTTATTGTGATTTATTAGACAACATGATGGAAGAGATAGTAGGCTTACCTCAGAAGTCTCCAGACTTACTTGTTTATTTAACAGCACCTAAAGAACATATTTTAAACAATATTGTAAAACGTGGTAGAGAATTCGAACAACCAAATGAAAGCAATCAATTGTTAGACTATTATTCAAAATTAATCGAAGTGTATGACAAATGGTATGAAGATTATGATAAGTCAAGAAAGATTAAGATTGATGTTTCTAATTATGATATTTTAAATAATGAAGAAGATTGGAAAGAAGTTTTCAATATCATTATGAATCGTCAACAACCTAAATATGATTTAGTAGGAAACAAATTTCAGTTAATTTATGATGATAAAATTAAAAATGTGATTGTAGATTTGGGAACATTTAATACACCAGAAGAATGTATGGAAAATATTCATCAATGGTGGAGAGATAATAATTTCGAACCAGGATATATTAGAACTTGGTATACCAATAATACATTAGTTATAGACTATGGTAATCATCTCGGTTTCTACGGAATAAGAGGTGTATGCGATGAGTGACAAAAAAAAGGTGTATGGTTGGTATACGTTAAGTAGAGAACTTGTTCCTTTCAGTGATGATAGATTCAATGGAACAAATCCTATTACACTTGATGACACAATACCTACAATGAATTATGACTATATAGAGTTAACTGACGAAATAATGAATAACAATGAATTATTGTTGTATGGAAGTAGAGGAGAATAACCATGATTTATTTAATTGGAATAGTAACATTTATTTCTATTGTATTATTATTAGTTTCATATACATTAGACAATAAAAAGATAAAACACTCTAGAGCATTAAAAATATGCACTCTAGTGATTGTTATTGTAACGATGATATTCACCTCATTTTATTCTATAAAAACACATCTAGAGCGTCCTGTGTCATCAGATGAGGTTATAAAGCAGGCTAAAGAAATATTATCGAAAGAATATCCTGATAAGATATATAATGTAGAAAATTTATCAGATGTAGAAGAGTTTACAAAAAAGTCAGCAATTGACACATTAACAACAATTTTAAATAAGATTGTTGACAATGAGAATAGTGTATCTATAAAAGATAGATATGATGCTATTGTAAAAGATAGTTCAACTTATGTAGATAATATTTCAAAAGATGTTCAAGATAGATATTATCAAGTAGATAATTTTGATACAGATGAAATGAAAGCCAACGTATCATTAGCGTTGTTATCAATTACAAACTCTGTATTAGGTGAAGATAAGAATATAGAAGTAAAGACTATTAATATTGAAAACGTGTATTTATCAAAAGAGACAAATACAGTAAGAATTCCTCTTGATATTTATACTAATCATTATAGTGGTTATACAATAGACATGGTATTTATTAATGGACACTGGTATATTGATACATACTCACTAATGAATCAGGTTGATATTGTTTCATATATACAGCAGATAACGAAGAAGTAGGAAAACTACTTCTTTTGTTGTATAATTATATTAGTAGATGTATTACTTTTTGGAGATAAGAACAACATGATATTAAAAAAGATTATTTTAGATAATTTTAGAATACACGAACATTTAGAATTTGAACCAGCATTAAGTGGAATGACAGCTATTTCTGGTGTTAATGGCGCAGGAAAATCAACTATTGTTAACGGTTTTGCTTGGTCGCTTTTCGGTTCTAAGTTTCAAGGCTTGAAGAACAAACAATATATTAGAGATGATATTGACCCTAAGAAAAATAGGGTAGGAGTTACATCTTATATTATAGTAGGAAATTTAGAATACAAGATAGAGAGAATTATCACTGGACCGAGTACAACATCTTGTAGAGTATATTCAAAACCTGTCGATTCTGAAGATGAATTTTTAGAAGTTGCGGGACCTGCAACATCTCATTCAGAAAAGTATATTAAAGAATTATTAGGTTTTACAGACAAAGAATTTTATTCATCTTTCTTTATTCAACAAAAACAAGTTGACAGTATTGTACAAGCATCAACAAAAGATAGAGGATTAATTATTGAGAGAATGTTAGGAATTGATGTAACAACTGACTCTATTAATCAGGCGAAGCAAGATAGTAAGTTACTTCAACAGTCTTTAAATATTATTCAGCAAGGTTCTATTGAAGATATAAATAATTCGTTGGAGAATCAAAAGAAAATTGTTAAGAACATCATTACTGGAATTCAAAAGATTAAGGTTGAATATGACAAAATTACAAAAGGATTACAAGATTTAACAACAAGATATACAGAAGAAAAGATTAAGCAAGACAAAAAACAAGAGTTAGAAAACAAATTAAACTTAGTATTAAATAATATTAAGAACTATGAAGAGAGATTAAATAGTCAACTTGAGACATTAGACACATTACCTAAAGATATTAAGTACTCAGAATCTTTATATAATCAAATTCAACGAGATGTAGACAAAGCATCTAAAGAAAAAGATGAAATATCATTATCATTAAGTTTATTAAACAATGAGTATAGTGAATTAGATAAATTATTTAAAATAGAATTACCTAAAAATCTTGATAAGACTGAAGTTAAATTAAGAAAATTACAAGAAGAGAATGAAGCAACTATTAACAATTGTAACATTCAATTAGGTGTATTGAGAGAACAAGAAAAATCTTGTCAATTATTCTTACAAGATTTAGAAAAAGGTATTGCCGAATGTCCTTATTGTCATTCACCAGTTACAGATATTGAAGAAGAGAAGAAACAACACTCTTTAGAATTGTTAGAAATTCAAGACAATATTAAAAAGTATCAAGAATTAAAGCAGGAACAAGAAGAGAAGAAGTCAATGTTATTAAATGAGTCTTTAAAACTTCAACAATTTTTAGAGGTTTTAAATAATCAAAAAACTAAAGTTGAAAGATTTACAACATTAAAACTTGAAATTGATAAAATCTCAAAAGACCTTGAAAATAAAACAAAGATTTATAATAGTTTATTAGAAAAATTGCATAATGTTGAATTAGCAAAAGAGCAATCAACAACTATTACAAGAGTAAAGGCAACTATTAAGTTACTTAACGAAAATTTAAATAGAGAAAATAAAGATAAGTTGCAATTAGAAAAAGAATTAAAAGATGTAAATGCATTAAAGAAAACAGAGTTTAATAAACTAGAAAGTTCATTATTCTCAATTCAGAATCAAAAACAAAAGAGTGAATTAGATGCGTTATCATTAAAGAAAGACTTAGAAATAGAAAAAGAAAAAGGTCGTTCTTTAGATTTACAGTTGAAGCAAGCACAAGAAGCTAGAACAAGATATAATACAATTTCTAATCAGTTGATTATCATCAATAACACAATTAAAAACTTAACAGACTTCAAAAAATCTAAAATTGAGTCAGCGATTCCAGAATTATCAGAGTTAACAAGCGATTTAGTGAGAAGCTTTACAGATAATGATTTTCAAGATATTGTTATTGATAGAGATTTTAGTATTTCTGTAACAAAGAGTAATGGACAAGTTTTACCTGTTAACGCATTATCTGGTGGAGAAGAATCTGTTGTTGCCATTGCATTAAGATTAGCTATTAGTTTATTCTTAAATGGTAATAGTAACGGATTAATTGTAATGGATGAAGTATTAGTATCTCAATCAAAAAACAGAGAACAAAATATTCTAGATACAATTGCTAATTTAAATAATTCACAGATTATTTTGATTGCACATAGTGATTTAGCAAATTCATTAGCAGATAGAACATTCACATTAGGAGCACAAGTATGAGATTATTTGAAGTAGAAAATATAAAAGATACAGAAGACATTAAGATTGATTTAGGAGATATTTACAATAAATCATTAGAGGTAATTCATCGAGAGATGAATCGATTAAAAGTAAGATTAGGAAAAACAGTTAAAAATGAAGATGAAATTATTCATCATATTATTTCTAATGTTGTCCAAGAATTAAGTGAAATATCTATCTCTAAAACGTCATCATTAAATGATAAATATTTATATGTTAGTTTTAAAGTCAAGGACGATATGATTGATGTATCTGAATTTAGATGGTATCAGGAAGAGTATATTTCAAAAAATGATATAGAGTATAAGACACAAAATATGATATTAAGTATGATTGAAACTCAAACAACAATATGTATGATGAGTGTCTAAAATTCAAACGAACATAGGAGGAGATATAAAATGTCAGTTCAAATTGAATTAAAAGAAACAAAAGCAACAGATTCTATTAAGAAGATAGAAGTTATTAGAGAAGTAGCAGAACTAACTGGAATGAGTCAAGCAGATGTACGTGATGTGTTAGATGCATTTACAGATGTTGCACAACGAGAGATTGTTGTAAACGGTGCATGGAGATGGCCGGGTCTGCCTAATGTGAAAAGAAGTCGCAGAAAAAATGTGGTAGTTTATAACCACAAGGTTGACAAAACTCTTATTTATCCTGAGCAGTATCAGTTGACAACTAAGTTAGATATGGTAACACGTAAGCTTCATAAAGACATTATTCACCAACAAATGAATTTAAGGAATGGAACAACAGATGAAGATTTCTGGAAGCCATATTTCTTCGCTGATGGTGACAAGCGTAAAGAGGCATACGAATACTTACGAAATAAGAAAAAGTAAGACTAGACAAAAATCTAGTCTTTTTTCTTAATTTCTAGAAAAGGCGAGAGCGTAAAACAGCGGCCTACTGTACCACTAAAACAGCCATAAAAAGGTCAAAAAAGAAGAAGCTGTATAATCTATCACTTTTAGTCAAAATCACGGTTTAAACGATTCTGGTGCACAGTTTATTAGTTGTATAATAATACTAGGAAAACAACATTTCATGTTAGAGTGAAATAGAGAGGAAATATCAAAATGAAAACAATAACAATACTTTTCACAAACGACAACATTGGTGATACGTTAAATGAAGGATGCAATTTCTTTGAGAAGAATGTTAAACCACTAGTAACAGACGACACGAAAGAAATTCAATTTGGTTTAGATGCAGACTCAATAAGTCCAAGTTTTTTATTTGGTTTATTTATGAATGTGATTGATACATATATTGTAGAAAAAGAGGGAGACGCTATTAAAATTTCGTTTGATGATTCTAAGGTATATTCATTTTTTGGTACAGTAGCAGCTGCTTTGAGAGCTTCGTTAGAAGTTGCGGCAGATATTGAAGATGAACAAGAACAAGAACAAGATTTCTTATCATAAAAAGAGGCACTAAGCAACCAAAAATAAGGTTGCTTTTTTGATATAACTATAAAGAGTAAAAAGGAGTTTTGCTATATGAAGAAATTTAAAAAATATATACTAGGAGTTTTATCTGCTTTATTTTTTGTGATGGCAATAGCTCCTATGTTAGAACGTTCAATAATTCAAACAACATACGCTGATGATAGCGATGAAGAAAAAGATAAAAACGAAATTAAGAAAACAATTACAGATAATGCTGGTAGTGATTTAAATGATGTGTTAGCAAAGATAACAAATACAGAAGTTACGTCAGAGAGAGCAAAAACATTAATTTATTATCTTGGTTATTTAATCGGACCAGGTAATTACATTGGTGATGTTTCTAATTATTCTAGTGAAGTGTTAAATGGAGTAAATGAAACAGTTGTAGAAAATGGTAGTGTAAATGGTGCTTTTAATGACCCTCAAAACCTATTAAATCATAATGGGGATGTTCCTGCAGGAATGACAGAAGTATATGATAATATTATCGGGGCATTTACTCAACAGGGTGTAAAAGGAAATGATATTGTAACAGCTTATACAGGTGAATGGAGATTTGGTGTACCAGCGAATCTACCTAATGACTATGTTCCAGTTGGAAATAATAAAGAGTGGAATTATACAGCGTTAGAACGTTTTGGGTATAATTTACCATTAACAACTTACTTAGGAGAATATGATAAAATTCAAGTTTCATCTGATGCAAGAATGATGGCTAATATTGGTACAGTTGGAAAGTTAAAGGTTGGTGCAGAAGCATTATGGGAAGGTTCTAAAGATATAGTAGGACAAGTTGTAGATTTTGCAACAGGTAACTTGGGAACACAACACAGAGGTTTTGGTGGAGCATTTATCGGAACAATAGTAGATTCATCAGACTTAAACGTAATAGCTCAACATGCATGGACAAGACCAGATTTTGCAAAAACGGTTTATAATGCTTATTATGCATCAGACCAAGAGATTTTATATAGAGTAGTAAATCAATATTACAATAATAAAATAAATGCATTAAAAGATTCTAATCCTATATTAGGTGAAATTATGAATGCTTCTAATCCTCCTCATTTTACTTTTGATACAAGTATGTTTACAGAAGAGTCAAATAAAAAATACAGTGAATACAGTGCTTGTTTAGTAAAGAACAATAGTGATAAGAGTAAATGTGGAGAAGAACCTAAGCTTGAAGTTCTTTCTCAAGAAGAGCAGTTTAAGATTTGGTTAAATTCAGATACAGTGCAACAGCAATTTGCTAGATATAGAGAATTAGGTTTTGATACAAAAGTAACACTTCAGTCTAGAACAAACAGTGAAATGATTGAAGCATGGAAGAATGAATATCAATCAAAAGTAAAAGATGTGCTTAAAAATAATGGTATAGATGCAACAGGAATTACAGTTAACGAAGATGATTTAAAATCTCAAGCATGGTATGATGCATCACGTTCTTTGGCGCATTGGATATGTGCAGATGGTGAAGGCAACCCACCTGCAAGTTATACAGACTGGAATACTGTATATGCAGATGAAAATAATAATGGACAAGAGTCTCTTACAGGTTGTGCAGTTGTAAGACCATCAATTCATGGTGCATTAAGTGGGACATCTAATGGTGTATCAACTGACACAAGATATATTAGATTTAAATCACAACCATCTGTTTACGGAAAAGGTATCTTAGGAACGATTGGTTCAAAAATCTCGTCATTCTTTACTAAGTTAACAGTAACACTATTGTCATATAGTTATACTAACATAATTAGTACATTACACTTAGATAAAATAATTGAGACAACAATAGAAACATTTAGAGATAGTATTTTCTTCCCATTTGCTGCATTTGGTGTAACAATATTTATTATGAATATTTTATTCCAGATGGTAAGAGGCGGAAATGGAAGTGTTCTTCAGATAGGTAAGATGATATTAATCTATGTATTATCTGTAACAGCATTATTTAGTGCTGGAACATTAGTTAGATTAGCTGAAGAAGTTCCTAACAAAATAGAGTTAGCACTTCTTGGAACACTAACATCTAGTGATACTAACATAGATTATTGTCAAGCAAGTTCTCCTAATGATTTTATGGGAACCACAACAAAGATAAGACAAATGCAATGTATGGTATGGAATATTACAACATTTAAACCTTGGTTGTCTGCACAATGGGGAGCAAACTATGAAGATTTGAATGAAGATAAAATGACATACGATGAAAAGACAAAAGAATTGATAGGAAGTCCAGAAGTTATATTAGGAAATACAAGTAAACCTAAGAACTGGGCACTATATCAATTGGATAAGACAATTAGTGGAACATTAACAGAAAATGATATTAATGTACCTGTAAACAGTCAGTCTAAACAAATCTATAAACTTGTAGATATGCAGTTTGGACCTAATAATGCAAGTGGTAGAGACACAAGATTTGCTAGTACTTGGGCTGGTGATAACAATAATCGAAGTATGATATTTTTCTTATCAGGAATTACTGGAATTATGATGTTCATGGTATTGGGTGGATTAACAATATTTAAGATAGGTGCATCATTAGATTTCGCATTAAGATTAATGTTTATGCCATTTGTTTTATTAGTTGGATTATTTAGACCGATTAAGACAACTGAATATGTTTCTAAGATGGGAAGTATATTGATTCAAAGATTTTTCGTAACAATTGTTATTTCTATTACATTCTACTTATTAAATGCTTTATCAACAACAGCATCAGACGCAGTGATAACAGCAATATTATCTGCGGTAATTCTAATTACAATAAAATTGTATTGGAAAGAATTAATGGGAATCATTACAGGTTCATCAGATGCTGGTAAAGAAATAAGAGAAAATCTTTCTTATCAAAAGTTGATGCCTAAGAGTGCAAGACAATTTATCGATGTGAAGTTAAGAGATGTAAGAGAGAGTTTTGCTGGTGGTATAGCAGGTGGTATCACAATGTCTTACCTAAATAAAAAATACAAAAAAGAACATGGTATTGAAATAGATGGTAACGCATTTATGAATGGTTTAAGATATGGTTCAGATATTTCTTCAGATAGAGGAATTAAGGTTCTTGAGAGAAAACAAATGAGAGAAGGTTTTGGTATCTTCAAACAATTTGCAAGAGCTTATAAAGAAGGTAATAATGCAACAGGATTTGAAAATCCTTCTCAGGACATGATAGAAACCTATGACCTTATGAAGAGTAATCTTGAGGAGAAGAATGCATTAGGCAAAATTACTCAAGAAGAGAAGAACACACTTGACATTTTAAATCACATGAACAATAATCATAACATAGACAATATTGACTCATTTAAATCTACTGGAGATAAGAAACTTGATAGATTAATTAAGGGAACAATGATTCCTAATGAAAGATTAACAAAAGATAATATTAACGATTTTACAAATAACTTTGTAAATGAAGTTAATGGTTATGAATCAGATAAAGATAAATATAATCCTTCTGGATTATCTGATAATACTATTAATAAAATGTCTAATGTATTACAATCTGCAAGTAATGGTATTGACAAGATTAATCAAGGAATCGAAAAGGTTGGAAGTAAGGTTAATGAAGAAGTTATTAGTGATAAAGAGAGAAAACAAAACTCTTATGATAATTATCTTAAGAGAAAATTCAATCGAACAGAAGATGAAAAAGCTAATACTCATGTTATTCAGAATAAGATACATAAGAATGAAGATGAGACTCTTAAAGGAAAATCTAAAGAGGATGTTGCAATCAATGATTTATTATTTAATGGAAAAGAAAATAGTAAACCTTCATTAGATATAAGTTCTATGAAGAGAGAAGCTAATGGCAACTCTGACCAAAATGGTAGAGGAGCAACAATCAACTTTAAGTATACAAAAGATAAAGAGAGAGAAATTATGGAAGATTATCTTGATATACATGAAAGACCAGAAATCAATAAAGAAGATTCTAGAACAAATAGATTTAAGAGAAGATTCACAAATAAGAAGAGTGGTAATTGACGCTCTGCTCGTCTAAAGACAAACAATTTTCTTGGGAACGTTCAGGTTACTCTCGTTCTTTTACAAGAACTACCATCCCCGAACTAATTTACCACGGTTGCGCCCTTCCGAAGTGTAATTTAAACGCCTACACTCAAGGCTTGAATTAAAATGTTTTTAGCGGCGTTTACATCTCTATCGTGATGTGTACCACAGTTAGGACATATCCACTCTCTGACCGAAAGTGAATTTACAATATCTTTATGATACGTGCCACAACAAGAACAAATTTTACTACTTGCATAAAATCTATCTACTTGTACAAACTTCTTTTCATACCAATGACACTTGTACTGAATGAAGTTTACCAACTGTGACCATCTAACATCTGCGATTGAATACGCTAGACTATGGTTCTTGATTAAACCATTAACATTCAAATTTTCCATTGCAATAAGGTCATACTCTTCTACCAACTTTCGACTTAACTTATGGTTGAAGTCTTTGGCACAATTGGCAACATGTTCATGTAACTTCGCTACTTTATGCTTTTGTTTTTGATAATTCTTACACTCGTCAAGATTTGCGTTTACTCTTTCTAATTTGGTTCTCATTTTCGAGAGTTTACGCTGTTCTTGAGCGAGTTTTTCTTTATTGAGGTAGTCAAACTTAGGTCTTCCAAATCTACTTCCATCACTACCGATAAGTAGGTCAATAAGTCCTAAGTCAAAACCAACTTGTTTATCAGTCTTAGGCAATGGTTGTACATCTGTTTCGATACAAATAGAGGCATAGTATTTTCCTGTATTAGTTCTTTCCACTGTGATGTTGAAAATTTTATACACTTCTGGCATATCAAAACGTTTTGTTTTAACTCTTCCTAACTTCGGAAGTTTTAGATGTTTATTATCTAAGACATCTGCATTACCACCATTGTAAGGGGTACGATAAGACTGTTTCAAATCATGTTTAGATTTGAACTTAGGAAAGCCAAAATGACTTCTGTTCTTAAAGAAGTTATCCATCGAAGAATTTAAGTCTCGAACACTTTGTTGAAGTGCCGTAGAGTCTACCTCTTTTAGAAATTCATTTTCTTCCTTAAGTGGAACCAAATTCTTAATACGCTCATTTTTGGAAGGAAAGTGTTGTGTTTGTTCATATGACTGTTTACAATCTGTAAGTGTTTGGTTATGGACAAAACGACAACAACCAAAAGTTTTATTGATTAAAATTTCCTGTTCATTTGTTGGATAGAGTCTTACTCTGATACCTTTTTGAATTGCCGTCATACACTCACCCCTTTCCTTTTTAAAATTATACTACAATTAAATATAAAAGTCAATAGGCTCTTATATCTGTTCGTCTAAAACCTAGCGGTTTTACGAGCCGCTCTATAACAACCACTCTTTTTGATATATAAATTAATGAGAGGAGTACACTCAATGAGAAACTTTAAGAAATATTTATTTGGAATAATTGCAGCCATATTGATTATTTTTAGTTTTTCAAATAATCAAATTCAGACAAGTAAGGCTACAGATACCACACAGACCGTTGGGTGTATGTTTAGTGACCCTGGAAAAATTGCATTAAAACTAGCGAGAACAGATTATCTTTATTATTTAACACAATCTAAATCAACGACAATAAAATCTGAAGACGCTGGTACAAATATTAATAATATGATTTTAAATGCAGCTGGGTATAATGTAGGAAAATCAGATGGAACTACACCTTTTGAAAGATTTGGTTTTTCTGGTATTCAATATAGTTCTTACTTAGGTGAATGGGCATATTATGACGTTGACCCTTGTGCAAATACAGAAGGTAAAATGTCTAACTATGGGCAATACTACTCAACAAGAAAAAATCCTCTTTCTACGTTTACAGAAACATCTAGTACATTAGATAGACGAGCAAGAAGAAGTTATGACATAAGACCTAACATGTTATCACTTACACCTTTAACAATGGCAATGACTGATACAATAATTAATGTTATATTAGGTGTAGCGAAGTTTATCTTATCATTAACATTAGCATTTATTGGTTTTTGTTTTACTGATTTATCATCATTAGTAGGTTTGTCTGTTGAAAATCAAAAAACAATATTTACTCAATTGTATTCAGGTGTATTTTTACCAATGGTAACATTGTTTATATTATTTACAGGAATACATCTAATGTATAGTATGTTATGGAAGGGTAAAGTAAGAGAAGGATTAGGAGAGTTAGTAAAGGTTGTAGTATGTTTTATGCTTGCTATTATTCTCTCTTTAAATACAGGATTATTACAAATACCAATTAAGATTGCAACAACTGCACAAGCATTAATTATGTCAGGTTTTACTAATACAATTTCAAATGAGAATGAATCAATGTGTCCAGATTATGAAAAGCCAGATAGTGATGTAAGTATATTTAGTGATGGTTATTTAAATGAACAGACTCAATACATCAAACAGATTATTGGTTGTAGAATGTGGTCAGAATATCTTTTAAAACCAACGATTAAAGGACAGTTTGGTACAGAGTATGAAAATCTTGGTAAATTGACAAATGAAAATGAAGAATGGGTAGGTAAGCCAGAAGTATTTGTTGGCAAAGACAAATCTATTGAAAACTGGGGTTTATTCTATGTTTCAGTCATGTCAGGAAATCATCAGCCTTTAGATAATCAGAATACAGCGTCAGTGTCAGGTTTAAATAAAGACTACTATAGAATTATAGATGCACTATCTAATTATGAGGAATCTGGCTTTGTAGCAGGTTCAGATATTACAGGTGGTATTGCTAATTTACCTTCAACAGTTGAAATTAATCCAAATCATTGGACATTGGGAGACCCTTATAGTCATGATATAGTTGGACATATAAGAGGTGGCATAAAACCAGAACAATTAGACGGTTTCTTAGATTCAACAGGTATCAAATACGATAAAAATAGAATTAATGGTAAATTACTATTAGAGTGGCAGAATGCTTCTAAAGTGGATGTCAGAGCAATTATTGCAATTGCGATGTGGGAAAGTTCACTTGGTACAGCAGGTGTAGCAACACAACCAGGTGCTAATATGTTTGGTTTCGGTGCTTTCGATAGTAATCCAGATAATGCTAAAAACTTTAATGATGCTAAGGCAGTAGTTGAATTAGCAAAACAAACATTGATTGCGAATAAGAATAGAACCTTTAAACGTCAAGACGATAAAGCATTCGCCAACGCTCATGGTGGTTTAGATACAGCAACAGAAGGTGGCGTATATTTCACATCGACGAGCGGTACAGGTAAAAAGAGAGCAAACACAATGGCATTAATTGATGCTTATATAGATGCTAATGGTGGAGCAGATGACCATTTAACAGATATTGGTGATACACCATCAGATGCAAAAGCAACAGAGTCTTTAATTAGTAATATTCCGATGGTTAAAGCAACAGTACCAACTAAAGAATGGAACTACTTTATTGGTAATGACTATGGACTGAAATTTGGACAAGCAACACTTACATTATTATTCACAAGTGTTGGTATAATATTACCTATAGTGTTTGCATTCATGGGAATTGTGTATGGTTTACAATTAACACTATTTGGTGTATTATCTCCTATTTTCCTATTATTTGGATGTTGGGCAGGTAGAGGTACTGAGATAGCTAAGAGATACTTTGGAACTATGTTAGGTGCTATGATGAAACGAATCGGTACAACAGTATTAATGATGGTTTCAATTATATTAGTTACAAATTCTATGGCATTAATAAATTCTGTAGGCGCAGTTCAGTCATTAATCTTTATTATTGTAATTTCATATATAATATTTAAGAAGAGACATGATTTATTAAATATGTTCCAGATAGGCAACTTTGGTCAGTTACAGTTGATGCAACATTTAGGAAAATCAACAAATAAGCTTACAGGTGTTGGAACAGATGTCAAAGATGTTGCAGCTGGAGCAGTTGTTGGTGGAATTGCAGGATTTAGAAATGGATTAGGTTTTGGTAGTTTAGAAAATGCACAAGACACTATGCATGAAGTGTTACGCGGTGCTATGGCAGGAACTAAATCAACTATTGGTGATAAGATGTATCGTAGTCATGTAGGAAGAATGACTCAAACATTGATTAGAACAATGAAACACGATGAGTCAGACCATTATTGTATTGAATGTGGTATTAAATTACAAGATGGATTAGCTTATGTAAATGAAGATGGTTTATATTATTGTGAAGAATGTGCAGCAGCAGCTAATTTTGAAGGGATGTCAGCTGTAACATTGAATACTCACAATGAAGGTTACACATTTACATCTGGAAATGAGAGAGCTGTAGTTATTAAAAAAGATTATGATGGAAATATTGTTGAAGGAAAAGCATCTCATGTAACAATAGATGAATGGGCTAAGAACCAGAGTGCAGAGAGAGCAATTCAACAAGCATCTGATTCGATGGCTATTATTTATGATGATACAAATAATGTAAGAAATTCTTATCAAAATCATAGTGTTAAGAGTGTATTTATTCCTACACCACTAAGAACAACATTAATGAATAGTGAGATGAGAGAATTAACAGTCAAATCTCAAAATGAAGATAAAGCTTTAGAGTCTGTAGATAATATTGAATCTAAGTTTGAAAATGCTTGGAAGGAAGTATTGACAAACAAATTAAGAGATACAATAGATTATAAAGATAATTATCTTGATGAGAATGGAAATGTTAAGAATCAAGAAGAAGCAGATAAGTGGATAAACGATAATATCGAGAAGTTCGAAGAGAACTTAAATGATATTAAATCTCAGTATAAAACAGAAGAAAAAGTAGAAGAGAACAAGAAGGAAGAAATAGAAAATGGAAATAGTAAGTAATGTACAAATTTATGGTTTAGAAAATAGTATTAGGGCAGCCAAGTTCCCTATGGCTATAGACTTTGAGAATCTAACGACAGAGAAGACTAAGAGTACAGACTCTTTAGGAAAAGCAAAGATAGGAAGTGGACACGATAATTTCTTAAATGGTATTATTGTTCAGTTCGATTTAACTTTTAGTAATAAGGCGTGGGTAGAGATGCAGAGATACCACTTTATTGACTTTATTAGTTCAGGCTCTACTATGCATAGAATTACAAAGTTTGATTTAAAAGAGGCTTGTAATGAATATGTAGATGAACGAATTATTAAAATTCTACAAGAAAAGGTAGATGAATATAATAACAGCGAAAAGACATCAGAGAAATATCTTGAGATTCTATATAACATTCCTAGTGGATTTAGAATGACGGCTGCCATGACTACTAACTATCGTCAATTGAAAACCATCTATCATCAACGCAAAAATCATAGACTTCCTGAATGGAGAGAGTTCTGTAAGTGGATAGAAACACTACCAGAACATGAATGGATAACAGAAAGCAATTAACTATTTACTTTTTAAAAAACTTGTTGTATAATTATAAAAAGACAGGAAGGTGTAATAATGAGTTCAATACTTGAAACGTGGATTCTCAGAGAAGGAACATTTGAAGATTGTTCAAAAATAAGACAAATCCAAAATGGCGAAAATTTAGAATCTCTCTTAACTGACAAAGACTGGAGAATTCGTGCCCTTTTGGCAGAGAATAAGTACTTTTTGGATATACTTATCAATGATAGTGACAGTCGTGTAAGACAATATGTCGCACAATATGGTACCGATAAGCATTTGGCGATACTTATAAATGACGTAGATGAAATTGTCAGAATGCATGTGGCATGGCGTAGATATGGTTTAGAAAAATTAATTCATGACGAATCAGAAGAGGTTAGATGGGGTGTCGCTTGTGAGGAATATAGACTGGATATTCTTGTAAATGACCCAAGTCCTCGAGTTAGAGAAAAAGTTGCACAAAAAGGATATGGTTTAAAAATTTTGGTGCATGATAAAGACCCTAATGTTCGTCGTGCGGTTGCAAAACATGGCTATGGCTTAGACATTCTTGTTCATGATGATAATGAGTGGGTATTGTTTGTTGTTATTAAACAAGGGTATGGTTTCGATATTCTTATTCATAATGATAATCCTCGTGTCAGAGCAGCTGTTGTTGAACATTGTAAAGATGCTAAATATTTAGAGATTGCATTACACGATGAATCTCCAGAGGTAAGAAGAGCTGTAGCGAGAAGATATTATGGTCTAGAAATTCTTAAAAAAGATGAAGACTCGTGGACCGCAAACGTCGCAAAAGAAATGCTCAACAAACAAATATTACAAAGTTTATGTAAGTAAAGCAGGAAATTAAATCCTGCTTTTTTGATATATATTTCAGATAAGAACAATACAATTTATATAAATAGAAAAAGGAGTGGTACCATGTCAAAATATCATATCAAAGCAGATGGCAGTATAGGTATTTGCCATGCAAAGTCTGGTAAGTGTCCATATACAACACATATTATGGCTGATACAATAGAACAAGCACAAATAGAAGCGGACGCTGTTGCATATAAAAATCAACAAGAAGAATTAAAACGAAAGTTCGGAGATAATGTTCCCACAATGGATGCATTGCTTGATAGTGATGGTGTAAGAGAACAGGCACGCACTAGTGGTGTAGACGTAGACACAGCAAGCAAAAATATAAGAAGAAAAATACTTTCCAAAACACATTTTGATAATCAGGAAGAATGTGACGATGTAATCATGAAGTCACTCCCACCTGAAGAACTAGAGAGCCGAATTGAAAAAGACACTGACGAGTTGGAAACCATGTTGAAGAGTGATATATCTGAATTAAATAAATCGTTAGATATAAATAACTATAAACAAAAGGGATAGAAATATATGTCAAGAGTAAAAGCGTTAAACAGAGATGGTAAAATTACCTGGTGCACCGCTAAGACACCAGGTCAAAGAAATTGTAATCAAGTACTTCATCAAGGTGCACGAATGACCGATGGTGAATTTCAGGAATGCGTTGATGAATATAATGAGAGAATGTTACAGAAATTAAATAGTTTAGATGAGAATGATAGGATAGAATGTGCTAAACGAGGGTATGGACTTAATATTCTTAAAAATGATGAGAGTAAAACTGTTAGAGATATTGTAAATAGCGAACTAAGTAAAGAAGAAAAGGTAAAATCAACAGAATCAGAAATTGATAACGACTTTAATAACTCTTCAAGACATATTGCAATTAAAGACAGTTTAATGGTTGGAGAAATAAGAGCTCATCTCGAAGAAAAATCAAGAGAATTCGATAGAGACCTTAAGAGATTAGAAAAAGAAATAGAAAACGAAGATAATGTTTCATCAAAAGAGGACGATGAAGACGACATTTGAGTTGTTGTATAATATATAAAGAGGAAGGTACGTACTTAAAATGGATAAGAAAGAATTAAAGGACATGACTGACGCTGAACTCTTAGCAGAATTAGAGAGTTTAAATGAAGAAGTAGACGACATGTTTGTAGAAGAGGAAGAGGATAAGTAATTATCCTCTTTTTTTTGATATATATTTTGATAGAAAGGAAATCAAGATATGTCAAAAGTACGAGCATTGAATAGAAATGGTGAAGTTACTTGGTGTACAGCTAAAACACCTGGAAGTGGTAATTGTAATCATGTGTTACATCAAATTGATGGAATGACAGATGGTGAGTTTCAGAAACAAGTTGATGAATATAGTGAAACAATGACAAAGAAGATGTATAGTGATAACGGTTACGATAGAGTAGAGTGTGCAGAGTCTGGTTATGGTTCCGATATTTTAGTTAATGATAAAAGTCCGGAAGTTAGAGCAGCTGTTGCACGTCATGGAGACTATTTAGACAAATTATCAGATGACCCAGATGAATTTGTTCGTGCTATAGTTGCTACACATGGAAAACATTTAGACAAATTTATCACAGACCCAAGTCCATTAGTTCGCAAAGAAGTCGCAAAACAAAATTATGGTTTAGAAATCCTAAAAGATGACCCTAGTTCAATTGTAAGAGATTGTGCATTAAAACAAGTTGAAAAGAAAAAAGCTAAAAAAGAAAAGAAAATAGAAAAACATCTACAAGAATCCACATTATCTGATATTGAAATTAGGAAATTAAAACATGATGGTGGATTAGAAGTATTTGAAGAGTTATTTAATGACAATGGTGTTGGATTAACAAACGAAAATATAGATGTCATTTTGCAAGATTCTTCTCATACAAAATTAGCATCTAGTTTAAAGGACTATTTAGAAGAACATAAACAAGATAAATTGGTAATGGTTGGATTAGAAAAAAGACATAAACATTATTTTGGTAAAGATGTAAGACAGAGTAAGGTAAAATATTTCAATAATATAGGTTTTTATGTAGTAAAGGCATAGAAAGGAAAATAAAATGACAAAATATCACATTGGTAAGGGAGGCATCCCAAGAATATGCAAAGCTGTAGTTAGACCATGTCCTTATGGTGGAGACGAAGCACATTTTACAACAATTGATGCTGCTCAAAGAGCTGCTGATAATCTAAACACTCAACTACAACAGTTAAATCAAAATCAACAAATTGGATTTGCAACAGTTAATAATAATGCTTATGTTTATAACAGTGAAGGTGTAGATTTAGCATCTAGATTATTAGTTAAAGCAAAGAGAAACAAAGAGAGATTGGAATCTGCATTCGATTATTACAAAAATCAGTTATTAAGAACGATGGAGAATGCAAATGTTAAGTCTATTAAAGACGAATTAGGAACTGTTTCATTTATTGCTGCTGGAGAAAGAACAACTGTAGATGTTGATGCACTAAAAGAACAAGGTTTGTATGACCAGTATTCAAAATTATCTCATTACAATGAATTTATTACAACTGAAGATGATATTGAAGACAACAAATTAGCAAAGGTCGCTAAAGATTATCAAACATCATTAAAAGATTATAGTTCGGATGACATTTCATTCTCTGTTACAGAAGATGGACAATTATCTCCTGAAGGTAGAGAAGCTCTTAGAAAATTAAGAGACCTTAAATTAAAGATTGATAGATTTAAAGAGACAGAAAAAGAAGTTAAGTCTAGATTAATTGAATCTATGAAATCTCATAACTTAAAGGAATATACAGCGAACGGTACTAAGTTTATTTATGTACCAGAAGGTGATAGAAGTATTGTAGATACTCAAGCATTAAAAGATGCAGAGTTGTATAATACTTATTCAAGAGTAGTTCCAACAGAAGCAACAGTTAGATTTAGATTTACATCTTAATATTTTTGATATAGAGACCACAAAGACTGTGGTCTTTTGTTGTATAATATAAATGTAGTGAAGCAATGAAGGGATAATTGAGCAAGATGGAAAATAATGTAGAACAAATTCAAACAGAATTATCTCTAATTCAGGCAGCATTAAAAGAGCAATCTGTAATCGTTAATGTAATGTCCGTTTTAGATGAATATACATTTATAAGTAAGAAATATGAATTAGCGTGGAATTGTTTAAAGACAAAGGCTCAATCTAACGAAGAAGGGCAGAGAATTTCTTTAGACGATATTATCGATGCAGTAAGACAAGGTAATGAATCTTTATCTCAAGATGATATTCATGCTATCATTACTCCATGTTATACTTCATTATTGAGTATTGCTAAAAAATTAATGAGATTTGAAACTGTTAGACGCATTAACAGTGAAGCAACTAAAGCAACGGAAGAAATTTTAAGTGGTGCTATAGACCCATCAGAAGGTTTAATTCGTATTGGAACATCTCTAGAAGATATGAATACAAGAATTACTGACAATAGAGACTATAAACCTTTTGTTGATAAATTTAGGGATATTGCTAGTGCAGCATTAAATCCAGAAGCGCCATTAGCAGATGTTATTCCTTCACCATGGAGACAATTAAACAGATATTTAAAAGATGGTGGAATTGGAAGTGGACAATTAGTAACAATTGCAGCGAGAACATCTGTTGGTAAAACTGTAATGGCAACAAACTGGGCTGCACATGCTGCACGTCTAGGTAAGAAAGTGATGTATGTTTCATTAGAGGTAGACGAGACAGATATTATTAAGAGAATGGTATCTTATACAAATGATATTTTCTTAAGTGACCTGTCACCTACAAGAGCTGCTAATAATAATTTTGTGCAGACAAAAATCAATACAGCATTAGAAGAAATTGCAAACTGGAATGTTGTAGTTGAAGATGAACCAGGTTTAACATTAGACAAGATTGCGGCAAAAGCTTACACAAAGAAAAAGACAGATGGATTAGATGTTTTATTTGTTGATTATCTTGGATTAATTGCAATTTCAGGAAGAAGTAAACGAGAAGAGTTAGCAACACTATCTAGAAGCTTTAAGGTAATGGCTAGACGATTAGGAATTCCTATTGTTATTCTTGCACAGGTCAATCGTGAGCGTAGGGGTGATGAGGACCCTATGCCTCATTTATCAGATATTAAAGATGCGGGTGATATTGCAAATGATAGTGATGTTGCAATTATTCTACATAGAGATTTACATGATGACAGTATTGAAAAGAAAATGACGGTGTTGCTTGAAAAGAATCGTGGTGGTCAGACCGGTAAGTATATGTCATTCCCTATTGAATTAGCGAAAAACCAAATATTAGATAATGATGACGATGAATTACAAGGCTTCGGTGAGAATTCTAATACACAACAAAATAATGAAGAATCTGAGACAGAAGAAATTGAAATTCAGGAACCAATTTGGAACGATGATGTATCTAAGTTTGAAGAAGATGATGAAGATATAGATATTTTTGATGGAGCATTTAGTTAATATGTATAGAATAATTGATGATGAAAAGATTCAAAACAATATTAAAAGAAATAAGTATCTACACGACATAACATATAGAGATGACTTATGGAAACAAGATATTGCTTCTAGATTAGTAAAATTCATTCATAATTCAAATGACACGAAGATGGCTGTAATGATAAAACTGTTAAAGAAATATATTGAAGAGTATGTATTAACAGGAAAAATGACAGAAGAAAGATTTTCAGATGTTGTATGTGTATTGTCTAATGAGAATATGACTCTTACAGAGTGGAATATTGAAATGATTAATATGAGAATTGAGAATGGTGAATTTGAAGAATATTTAAAAGAAGTAAGAAGTCAGAGATTTAATAAGTTTAATGAAAAAGATTTGGATTGGTGGTTATGAGTAATAGAGAACAGATTTTAGACAATTTAAGACAATGGTCAGCTTTATTAAACTTAAAGGGATATAGTCAATATTCTAAGTTAAGTTATAATCTTTATACAGACCAGAAAGTAAGAGAATTACTACAGAGAAATGGAACAGTTAGAATGGCTTTATTCTCTGATAATATTATTAAAAATAAATCAAAAGCTTTTGAGATTGCAACACATTTAATTAATGTTGGAATTCAACCTGAAAGTGTAAAGATATTAACTATGGACCAGTGTTTAGATGCAATGTGGGCAAAACCTGAGTCAGAATTTAATAAGAATAGTTTATTTGATAAGAAAAATCAGTTATTGATTATTATAGATTGTTATGTTGTAAGTGAAGAGACAAATCATTTGAAGGCCGCTCAATTTAGAGAAGCATTTTCAAATTATTGTAAGAGTAATCCACACATTAATATTATTATTGCATCATCTGATGAAAAACTAACAACAAATAATTGTATATTTAATTTAGATATAGACAGAACAAAAAAGTATTCATTTTTCGTGGTACAGAATAAGAAATAGGAGAGAAAATATGATTTTAAATGTAAATAATGCAGAATTTGTAAATCTTGCAAAAACAGTAACAAAAAACGTCAGTAAGGACCAATCTTCACAATTAATTTTAGACATTAAAGATAACAATGTATTAAATTTATCTTATTGTTCGCCTTCATGTATTTTATCTGGAGATATGCATTTTTCTTCAGAATCTTATGAGACAATGAAATTATGTTTATCTGGAGTTCAGTTAAAGACAATCGCTGGATTAATTCTTATTAATGAGGCACCAATTAAACTAGAAATTTCAGACGATAAGAATGTATTAACAATTCGTACTGACACATCTGATTTTAGAGTTCCAATTATTGACACACCTATCGTTGATTTTAAGATTGATATTAAGGAACATGGAAATGTTAATGGTAATGAATTCATTAAAATTGTTAATGAATTATCGAAGTTGATTCCTAATGATGTTGTTTTGAATAACCATCCAGCATCATGCTTAAATATTATTGCAAAAGACAATGTCTTACGTTTAGTTTCTACAAATACATTTGGTTTAGTAGAGAAGACAATGGAATATAGTGGTAAAGATTTTAATGTATTATTGAAACCATTACAAGTTGCAACATTAATGAATACATTTAATGTTAATGAACCAATTACATTAATCAAGAATGGTTCAAAATTTGGTTTCTACAATTCAGATAATATTCTTCATTTAGTTTCAACTGTTAATCTTGAACCTCTTAAATATGATGCATTTAAGACAACAGCTATGACAGAACGCTCATTTGTCACAGATATTAACTCATTTAAATATGGTATTCAAGCGATGATGAAGTTGAGTCCAGATAGTAATCAGATTTGGTTGAAATTGAATGATGATAAGATTGAGTTTAAGAATACAAACAACGATACAACTGATATTGACTTAGAAAGTGAATCAGGTGATGTTGAGACAGTTATCGAATTTGGTGCTCAAACATTAAGTATCTTATCTAATTACATTGATTCTAAGATTAAGGTATATTATGGTTCAAATACAGGAAATCAGGTACTTAAGATTGAATCATTAAAGAAGAATAAAGACACTGATGAATATGTTCCTGATGAGAATATGTTTATCGCTACAGGTGTTTCAGTAATGCATGTATAAGACTAGATTTAATTCTAGTCTTTTTATGATATAAATATAACAGAAAGGAAGATAATAACATCATGAGAAAAATATTTTTAGGTTTATTTATGATTTTATCTTTTATAAGACCTGTAAATGCTGAAGAGGTAACTGTTCCAACAGAAGGTTTTAAGATAGAAGTAGAGAGAAAACAGTTAGAAAATGATAATTTAACCGGTGCTGTAGATATTAAAATTTATAATAACTCTAATCAAACAATTGGAGTACTTTTAAAATCTAATCAATCTATTGGATGGTTGGCAGATAAAACAATAGAAGATGAATATAAGATTGGTTTTATAAGTTCAGATTATAGAACTGTTCTATTATATGTAAAACCTCATAGATTTGTTGCTAAAAATGGTTTCAATTTAGTAATGACTGAAGATAAAGAAAAGATTGACAAATCTGTATCAATAGATTATGCGACATTTATGAAGACAGATGATTTAAATAATTTAGATATTAATAATGAAGAACAAGTGAATAAGGTAATTGAGACAGCAACTGATAAAGGAACATTTACATTGAATAAAGAAGATAAAGATAATTTTAAGAGTAATATTCCTGTATCTGATACAATTGAAGATGATATTAAATCTGTTGTTAATCCTAAAGAGAACAAAACAATTAAAGTTAATAATGGAAATATTTTTATTCCATTAGCGATTGGTTTAGTTGTTGTTTCAGGTTTAGGTGCTGGAGCATATTTTATAATTAAAAAGAAGAAGAGAGAGGTAACGCAATGATTCAATTTTTTGCAACAACGATAACATTATTTGTTTTAGATTATTTTTTCCATTTTTTTGGAATTACAGACATTAAGGTATATTTCATTTTAGGTTTCTGTTACACTGTGTTAGTAAAGATTATTAAACCTCTTGTCAAGCTTGTCTCATTACCATTTAACATTGTAACATTAGGATTGGTATCATTAATTATCAACACAATAATTACAATGTTATTATTTAAATATTTTGGAATCAATTTTACTTTTACAAAGACACTACTAATGAGTATTGTAATTAGTTTTGTGTCAGCATTTGTAACAACAATTTTGGAGGCGTAGGGATATGACATTATCATTGAGAGAAAGATTAGAAATGGCAGCTAAGAATAGTGATGCCGTTTTAGAAAATAACAACGATACACAGGTTGAAAAAAGACCGTTTAAGCAAGACATTGTAGAAACTGCACAGGATGATAATTATGAAGAAGATGATTATTCTACTAATGAAATAGAAGAAACACCTCAGGATGCACAAGATGACAGCCAAGAAGAGGAAGAGTCTTCTATCAAAGAAGAAATATCACATGAAGTAGATATAGACAGTCTTGTAAAGAAAATTTTAGACATGAATGAGCTAATTACTACATACGATGAATATACGATGTCTTACATTCAAGATTCATTAAAGAAAAACGATAAAGCGTCTGTTATAAGTTGTATAATAAACATGGATAGTAGTTATAGTAATAACATTTTAAAATTAAAAGATTTGATTAAGATGGATGGTTCAGATAGAGCATTTGCTATCATTGAACTTGACAATATTGAAGGATTAGCGAGATTAGTTGAAAGTTTTAATCCAACATATCATTATAATTCTGAACAAAGTACAATTCTTATTAAGAAAGATTTAACTAAAGCGATTGAGTCTTTAGACAATAATGTTCTAGATAAGATGTTACCATTGTTAGAGTTATTACAAATTGCGAAAGGGTAGTTGAGAAATATGAACGAAAAGAGTATACAAGTGAGACTAGACACATCTGGTGAACATATTGTTATTAAAACAGAGAGACCATTAAGTTTCTTGATTTTAAAGGAATTTGTTGCATTGAAAGATGAATGTATGTTAGGTTCTTATACGTATACTTTTCCTGTTTATACTAATAATTGTTTTTCGGCATTTTTCTTTATTAAGAAATTTTATAATAACATTGATGTATTAGAAAATGAATTAAAATTAATTAAGAAACAAGCTGAGAAAGTTGCTCAGCCAAAAGTCTATCAATTGGCAGAAGGGTATTTAGGAATTACTGTTCCACCTATTGAATCATACATAAGAATTTTGAATTCTATTAATGCAACAAATATCATGAAAGATACATATCGTGTACCATTTAGTAGACTATATGAAAGTTATCGATTATTATCTTCATGGGTACATCCATTCTTACCAAAATTTATCATTGATAAAGAATTAGATGAAATTATCAAGACACCATTAACATCTTATAATACAATGAGAGATATTATGAACGTTGATATTTCTGAACTATCAACAGTATATTATGGTTATAAAATTAAAAAAGAAGGTTTTGATAAGTTAGGGTACACCAATGCAGCAGAACTTTTATTTAAAAGACCGGTAAAGTATATTGATAGAAGAAGAACTGAAGCTTGGAATCATTGTCCTTTTGGTGAGTCAGTTTTTGTTAGATGTATTATTCAAAATGTTATGGTTTCGAATGGAAAAGCATATATAGAAGTTCAAGATGTCGAAAGTAAGAGAGAATTTGAAATCACATTTTTTGGTGGTGCATATCTAGGAAGAATGTATAAACCTGGAGATATTGCAATTATTCAATTAATGAAGATTGGTAAAGACAAGGCAAGTGGACAAAATATCTTCTCAGAAGCCGATGTTCAGAGTATGCCTATTATTCCAGTGTATAGACAGAGCCCTTCAAATAAAATAACTTCAAAAGTTTTGATTCAATGTGTGCAAGAAGTGTTTACAAGATTTGATGGAAAAGATTTAGCAGATTATATAAATTTAGATTCATCATTATGGGAATTGTTATATGATTTACATTTCCCTAAAGATGTAACAAATTACATTGATACAATAGATAAATTAGCATATATTGAATTATTATATCTTCAGTTAGTTTTCTTAGACAGGAAGCACAATTCAAAAGATGAGATTGGATTAAGTAAAATTCCAACAGGAAAAACAAATTATTCTAAAGAAGCATATAAAAATCTTCCGTTTAAATTAACAAATGGTCAGTCTAACGCAATAAAAGAAATGATTAATTGTTTAAGAAGCACAACACCAGAAAAAGTGTTATTATCGGCAGATGTTGGTAGTGGAAAAACAATATGTGCTCAGATGGCTTGTTTATATAATGCGGATTGTGGTTTTCAGAGCGTATTAGTTGGACCTACAGAAATTCTTGCACAACAGTTATATTCAACATTTATTAAATTTACAGAAAAGTTAAGTAAAAAACCTAATATTGTATATTTATCAGGAAAGACTAAAGCTAAAGAAAAGGCTGATATATATAAAAAGTTAGAGACCGGTGAAATAGATATTTTAGTTGGTACTCACAGTGTATTAACAGTTCCTAAGTTTCATAATTTAGGTTTAGTTGTAGTCGATGAACAACAAAAATTTGGTGTAGTTCAGAGAGAACAATTGTTAAGTGTAAGAGAAGATGGTAAAATACCTGATTTAATTTCACAGACAGCAACACCGATTCCAAGAAGTGTTGCAACATCATTCTTCGGTGATTTACATTTAATTACAATTGAAGAAAAACCTCAAGATAGAATTCCGATTAAAACAGAATTATTAAAGGTTAACAGTGAAGAATTTCTTAGAGGAAAATGTTCAGATATTTGGAATAACATTAATACAGAATTACAAAATGGACATAAAATGTTTATTGTTGCTCCAGCTGTTGAAGAAGATACAAAATGTATTTCAACAGCAAAGATAGATAAAGCGATGAAGCATTTACCTATGTTATATGCAAATAATATTAAATACAAGGTTGTAACAGGAAAACAGTCTAAAGAAGCACAAGAAAAAACATTAAAGGGTTTTAGAGATGGTGAGTTCAATGTATTAATCGCTTCATCTATTGTTGAAGTTGGTATTGACATTAAAGAAGCAACTATAATTGTGATATTAGGAGCTGAAAGATTTGGTGCTAGTTCTCTTCATCAAATTAGAGGACGTGTAGGAAGAAACAATTTACAGTCTTATTGTTATTTAGTAAATGATGGTAAAGATGATAATCCTAGATTAAATGCTCTTGTGCATAGTGATAATGGTTTCCAGATTGCGTTATCTGACATGGCAACAAGAAATATTGGAGATATTTTAGGTACAAAGCAATCTGGTGAGAGTAACTTGAGATTCTGTGATGTAAATGAGCATGTTAAATATGTTGAAGCTGCTCAAGTTGAAGCAGAAAAGATTTACAATTCAAATCAAAAGAAGAAGGCATTGGAAGATGCATATAGTTTTTTAGGAATCGAGAGGTAACAAAGTATGCAGAAGTTTTTTAAATATTTATCTTTCTTAAAAAAGAAATTAAACACAACTAATAAGGTATTATTCTTTATGTCATTTGTTACATTAAGTTTAATTGGTTTCTTTTTAGGACTGGTTGTCGATATTTACTTACCATGGAATTTTATTTTTAATACAATAAGATGTTTAGTTGTGTTATATGTATCTATTGTTTTATTCTCATTTACATTTAGTATTGTAACAGAGATAAAACAGAGATATAATAAGAGATTTAAGTTTGAATGGTTAAAAGATTTGTCGTTTAAACAAAGAACAAATTTATCAATTATCATTGCAGGTATTTGTATTATTTTGTTTATTCTAACTATTAAGGTAAATAGTGTCTATTATACTTTCGTAGCTGGTTTATTATTCTCATTATTTATTTGGTTGATATATTTTATGAAACCAACAGTTGATGAGATTGAGGCAATGTATGCTGGTGAAGAAGATATGCGTGACATTAAAAATAATAGAAAGTAAAGGTATAATTTATGAAGATTACGATTTTTAACCGTGACGGTGAAGTCACAAAATCAATGGAGGAGATTGTAATTAAAAAGTGCAAATCTTTCGAGTCATTTCCACTTGTTATTAAAGATGATACGGAAATCAGATTTGAAGTTGAGCACAAAAAGAATAACAAGTTTAAAGTTGAAGGAACTATTATTTCTAATAAGGAAACATTACATGCTAAGGTTTATGGTCTAGATTATTATGAATTAGTTGGAGAATGTGTAGACAAATTAACAAGACAAGCACGTAAGGTCAAAACAAAAGTAACATCTAAAAAGACAAAGAAGAAAAAAGAAGAAGAAAACTTAGATGATTTAGAAGAATTAGACGAAATTTTAGACGATTAATCAAAGATACTCGGAAGAGTATCTTTTTAAAGATTTTAGAAAGTGGTCAGGACGTAAAACAGCGGCCTACTGTACCACTTTTACAGCCTTGAAAGTAGTGAAAATGATGAAGCTGTATAATCTATCACTTTTAGCCAAAATCACGGTTTAAACGATTCTGGCATCACTTTCTGATATAGTAATTGTTGTAAAATAAAATAAAAGGAGTAAGGAAATATGAAGATTAATTTTAAATACATTGGAGATTTTGATGCACCTAAGATTCAAACATCTGGTGCGGCAGGATTAGACCTATTTAATAATGAAAAAGAGATTAGAATTTTAGAAGAAGGAAAGTCTATTGTAATTTCAACAGGATTTTATGTAGAAATTCCTGAAGGATATGTAGGATTGGTATTTGCAAGAAGCTCATTAGGTTTTAAGTTTGATTGTACATTGGCAAATTCTGTTGGTGTAATTGATTCAGATTATCGAGGAGAAGTAAAAGTAAAGATTCATAATCATTCAGACAAACCAAAGATAATTGAGCCAAATGAGAGAGTTGCTCAAATTGTTGTAGTTCCATGTTTTAATCAATTTACACAAGTTGATGAATTAAGTGAGACAGATAGAGGGAGTAACGGTTTCGGAAGTACAAGTAAGAAGTAAATATGAAGAAATTTTTAGATAATTCATTATTTAAGATAGTTTTAATGTTAGTATTATTGGCATTAACAGTATCATCATTTCAAAACCAAAATAATGGAATTCAATATGTATTCTTAGTGATATTTGTTTTATATACAGGTTCATTATTATTCACAAACTTCTTTAAAAGTCTTACTTACATAATTGGTTTGATAGTTTATGAAGTAATTATTTCAATTTTATTATTACAGTTTGAAAGTTTACTAGGTATGACATTGTTAGCGACATTTATCCCGTTGACTATTTCTTCTATTTTCTTAAATGAAATTATATTAGACCATTTTAAAATTACAAGTAAGAGATTATTAATTATAATTTTAGTGAACCTATTGACAGTGTTAATACTACTTGCTTATGTATATTTTTCTAAGAGTTTAAATTCATTATTATGTATTTTGATATATTTAATAGTAGAAGTTGTTTTTGTTACAATTTTATTTAATCGAAAAGCGGATTCTAATTAAAGAGTCCGCCTTTTAAGTTGTATAATAATTTTAGAGGAGATTCATACGCATGAAGAATTTTACTAATTTAATTTTATATAGTGATTATAGTGTTAATATAGGTTATGGCACTATTGATGAATACATTAAAGTATGTAAAGAAAAGAATATTAATACATTAGCCTTGACTGATGTTAATTCTATGATGGGTATTTTTAGATTCTTAAATAAATGTAAAGCGAATAACATTAAGTCTATAATTGGTGTAACTTTAGAGATAGATAAGAACAATGTTACGTTGTTGGCGAAGAATTTACAAGGTTATCATGAACTATGTAGAATTTTAATGCTATCAACCAAAAATAATTATGAAGAGCCATTTTTAAGAATTGATGACATTAAAGAAACAAATAATATTGTAGCAATTCTTCATACGTTCGAAAAAGAAGTATCAGAAGAGTTTATTAATCAAATCAAATTAAAGATTCATGATACATATTTGGAATATACGTTATTGTTAGGAAATAGACAACATATTAGACAAAGCGTTGTAAGATTATCTGAGTCAACTAATACACCTATAGTTCTCTGTAATCCAACATTCTACTCTACTCAAGATAATTTTGATATGTGTGAAATGAATATGGCTTTGTCACATAACTATCAAATGTCAGAGACGCCTATCACAAGAGGTGGTTTAAGACCTGCACTTTATAGCAATGAACATTATCTAAAATCAACAGATGAAATTTATGATTATATTGAGAAAAATTATCAAGATGTTAAAAAAGAAATTATCGATTTAGCGTTTGAAAATAACAGTAAAATTGTAGATAGTATTGAACAAGTAGAATTAGAATATCAATTAGGTTTAAGACCTATTCCGAATATTCCTGCACCATATACAGATAATTTATCTTATTTTAAGGCTTTAATTCAAGAAGGTTGGAACAAGATAGTAGTTGGTAAACCTAAACAAATTCAGTTAGAGTGGAAGAAGAGAATTCAAAATGAATTAGAAGTTATTCATTCCAATGACTTCATAGACTACTTCTTAGTTGTAAGAGAATATATTAAGTGGTCAGAAGATAATGGTTATCCAACAGGAACAGGAAGAGGTTCTTGTGGTGGTAGTTGTATCGCAAGATTATTAGATATTCATAAAACAGACCCTGTTCGTTATGATTTAATGTTTGATAGATTTTTGTCACCTGGCCGTTCAGCGATTGCAAGAATTACATATAATGATAATTCTTTTGAAGAAGTGCCAGTATCAACCATTAAAAATATTAATAATAAAGATAATTACACATATACAATTCATGTTGGAGATAATGTTGATAATAAAATTGTTACAGACTATAAGATTGTAGATATTGGTGCAGCACCTGATGTAGACACTGACTTTATTCCAAGTGCACGTTCATTAGTATTTAAACATTGTCAAGAAGTTTATGGTGAAAACAATATTACACATATCATTACTAGAATGCCATATAAACCAAGAAATGCATTTAAAGCTATTTGTAGAATTTCAGGAGTAAGTCCACAAGAAGCGAATACGATTAGTGAGTCATTACCAGATTCAACATCTAAAGACACTTTATTAAATGTACTAGACGAAAAGAATGATGAATATAAAGCTGTGAGACTTCAGTTGAATGGTAAATTATTAGATTTAATGAAGAAAGCTAGTAGACTAGAAGGAAGAACATCTGGAACTGGTGTCCATGCATGTGGTGTATTAATTTCTTCAAAAGAGATATGTGATATTGTCCCAACCGCATATAAGAAAAATCCTCATCAAGATGAAGATGAAAATGAGATTTTCGTAAAAGATGAAAACGAAGTTTATCAGGTATCTATGTTTGAATATCCAGAAGCTGAGTCATTAGGTTTAATTAAAATGGACTTCTTAGGATTAGATACATTATCTCTTATTAATGATACTGTAAAGTTAATAAAACAGTATATGAATGAAGATATTAACATGCAAGATATTATCGATGGAAATCTTGATGATGCTGACACGTATAAAATATTTCAAAAAGGTGAAACAAACGGTATTTTCCAATTCACAGAACAAGGTGTTCAAGAGATGTTAAAGAAAGTACAACCATCTGAATTTGAAGAGTTGCCAGCTATTACAGCTATTTATCGACCAGGACCTATGAGTCTTGGACTTCATGATGATTTTGCTATTCGTAAACACGATGAAAGTAAGAGAATTCCATTTAGTAAAGAATTTATAAATACACCTATTGATGAGTTAACAAAAAATACATTTGGTGCTATTGTATATCAAGAGCAAGTAATGAAGATTGCGCAGGAAGCAGCAGGTTTTACCTCAAAAGAAGCTGATAAGATGCGTAAAGCAATGGGTAAGAAAAAGGTTGAAATTCTAAACATGCTTGAACCTAAGTTTAAAAATGGAATTATTGAAAAGACTCATTGTTCAGAAGATATAATTAATGAATTCTGGTCACAGTTATTAGGCTTTGCGCAGTATGGTTTTAATAAATCGCATGCTGTATCATACGCGCTAAATAGTTATCAATCAGCATATCTAAAAGTACATTATCCTGTAATGTGGTCAACAGCAGCATTACGAATGTATGCAAACAATAACAAAAAATTCCCTAAATATGTTGCAGATGTAGAAGCAATGGGAATTAAGGTATTGCCGCCAAACATTAACGAGTCTGATTTATTAATTTCACCAACATCTGATTTAAGTGGTATTACTTATAGTATTTCTAATATTAAGAGTATATCTACAGCAGTTTTAGAATCATTTGTTTTAGAACGTCATAAAAATGGACAATATAAAGATATTACAGATTTTATTAATCGTAATAGAGATAATCTAACAGCAACAACATTAAAAGCATTGGCATGTTCAGGTTGTTTAGATTGTTTTGGAAATACAAGAAAATCTATTTATGAAAATGCTGAAGCTCTAATCAAAGGTTCCAGTAAGAAAAAATCTAATGTAATTAGTATGTTTAATATGGTTGATGATGTTGATGATGTTGGGGTAAAACTAGACAATAAGGAATGGCCAATATCTATTAAGATGGCTAATGAAGGTAAAGCGTTAGGAACATACTTATCAGGAAACCCATTGGATGGTTTAAAATCTCAAGATGGACAAGATATTATTCAAACTAAACATCTTAAAAACTGTGATACAACACAATACATTACTTTCTTGGATGTCTCACAGAAAAAGACAAAGTCTGGAAATACTGTAATCATTGGTACAGCTGACAACAAAGCATCAAGAATGGAAATTCGTTTACCATCTAAAATTACAGATAGAATTATGTTAGGTATTGCATTAGATAAATCTAACGGAGATAGAAATGAAGCTTATCGAATTATGAAATTATCTTCAGATAAGATAGCGCAGTTTAATAAGTTAGAACCTCTTGAAAAGCCTGTTAAATTTAAACAGATTTACAAACTCACATATAAGAAGGCTTATAAAGGAAGAGTAATGATAGATAATATTGAACCTGTAATTGTTTCAGAAAATAATCAGATATTACAAGAGATAATTGTTCCTAAAAACAAAACACAAAATTTAAATCAATTTATGAAGCTTCTAGAACAAGAAACAAAACAAGCGAATCTTTCTAACATGAAATTAACTGATATATTAATTAAGTACTATTCAGAGAAAGAACAAGATTGGAAGACAAGAGAAATAAATCAAGTATACGTTTCACCATCTTCCATTCGTTTAATTCAGTAGGAGGTTACCAATGGCCAAAAAAATTATGAATTTGCCAACTGTTGAAGAGTTGACAAATAAACATGAAGAAATAAAAGAAGAAGAAATCATTGAAGATATTTCAGATGAAAATGAAAATAATTCATTAGATATTGAAGATGAAGTAGAAGATGATTTTGTTGAAGAACCTATTACTGAAGAATTGATTCAAGAACAGTATGAAGAGGAATATCCTGAACAAGAAATTAAACAGGAAGTTCCTCAACGTACTGAATATTCTGAAGAAGAGGAAGCCGAAGCTTTAGAAGAAATAGTTAAAGAGAGAGAAGCAAAAAAGAAAAAACCTAAGAAGCTTAAGAAAAATATTGTGATAGGTTTGGTTTCTATTGTGTCAGTACTGTTATTAATCACAATTGGATATTTTGTTGTTAAAAAGATAACGAGTTCGAACAGTGCCACAAATCAAGAAGTTAAACAGGAAGTTAAAAAACAAGACTTTGAGAATTTTGAAAGATTGAAATTAACCGCACCTAATAAAACAGATGATGAAACTGTTGAAGAGAATAATCAAGACACAAAATCTGGACAAGATATGGTATTAGATTATAAGTTAGAATATCCTTATGTAGATGTAACATTAAAAGAAGATGCAGATGGTCAGTTTATTTTAATGTACAATAAGAATAATACTCAAGTATTATGTTATTCACAAGAAAATCAATTTGTTGGTGGAGAATCTAAGCGTGTTGAAATTGGTTGTGAAACCGGTGAAGATTTATCTCAAGATAAACCATTAACATATTATTTTAAAGAAAGCAATTAAAATATGCAAGCGTTAATGCCTATTGCAAAAAAATTCGACACAAAACTTAGAAAAATTATTTCAAAACAAAAATACTTTAGTACATTAGAAGAGTTTATTATTTTATATAACAATAATACAATTGATAAGTTAGACCCTATAGCAGAAGAGATAGTAAAGAAAATTAAAAAATATTATTTAAATGTAAAAGTTGAAGATAATAAAATAATCATCCGTTCTCCAGATGAGATAACACTTGATTTTACATATAGTTTATTGAATCAATGGAAAGTTGTTGTGTATCTAAAATCACTTATTGATAGATTAATGGAACTAGAATATCCTTATGATACAAAACTTGTTTTTCAAACAAGTAATCCAGGTATAGTTTACATAGAAATGTTAGATGGAGATACCGGAAAGTACTTTTTAGAACCAGCACACGATGTTCCTAAGTTGTTTAATACAAATAAGGAACTTGCTAAAAATTTAATATTAAATTTATTATTAAAGGATTATGATGGTGGTTGTTACCTAAACTTTGAAGATATTGAAGATATTGACTGTTCATTCTTATATGAAGTACAAGAATTTATATTACAAAAAATCTTAATCGACAATCATAAAAATGTTCATTTAAAATAAAGAGGTTTACACATGAGTGTGGACCTTTTTGTTGTATAATAATTTTAGAAATGAGGAGTTAGAATTATGTTACCAAAGATTATTTCTTTTAGTGGTGGAATGGCTGCTGGAAAAGACACTTTTGGAAAAGAATATGAAAAACTATGTAAAGAAAGTGGATATAATGTAGAACATTTAAGTTTTGCTGCACCATTAAAAGATGAGTTAAATTGTTTAATAAGAAATATTAAAGGAAATTTAGATGTTAAAGATATTGCTAAAACATTTAATGTTAGTTGCATTGATATTATGAAATTAAAGTCAATGATTTTAGAAGAAGATTATTTACATCCTAATTTTACATCTAGAGATAGAACACCTAATGTAAGAAAGATGTTACAATTTTGGGGAACTGATGTACGAAGAAAACAAGATGACAATTATTGGGTAAATATTGTCAAGAGACAGATTCAAGATAATCTAAATAATAATGTATATAGTTTTATTACAGATGCAAGGTTTGTTAATGAATTAGAGATGTTAAATTCTGTTGGTGCAACTACAGTGTTATTAAAAGCACCTTTAGAAGTGAGATTAAAGAGATTGTATGATAGAGATAAAATTACAGTTTCAGAGGAAGCATTAAATCATCCAAGTGAGACAGATTGTTTCTTATATAAAAACTATACTTATAAAATTGACACAACAAGAAATAATGAGTTAGAATTAGATAATATTTTAGGCGGTGATAGATAATGGGATTTAGTTTGTTTGATTTAGAAGATGAAAAAGTAGAAAATAAGAAAGTAAGAGTTGTTGGAAATAGTATTCAAGTTTTAGATGAAGAGATTCGTTCACAAATCGATAAAAAGAAATTATCAGCAAGTCTTGTTAGTTCTATTTTAAATTCTCCTGGTGATTGGGTAATGAGTACTTATATTGAACCACTATGTATTGATGGTTATGTAGATGCTCTTGAACGAGGAACATGGTTTCATAGCATTATGGAAGAATTTTTTAAATTAGAACCAGAAGAGAGAAATTTTAAAAATCTCGCATCAACAGCCTTAACAGTAACAAAAGAAAAATATCCACACATGATGGAAAGACAAGATAATAAGGATTGGTTAAATAAGGCAATTCAAGGATATAAGAGTACTTGGTTAGATGGCGCTAAAGATGAGAAAGTTGCAAATCTATATTTAATGGGAAAATCTCAGCTAGGACTAGAATTATTTGTAAATGGCACAATCGGGAATGCTAAGAGACAATGTTTAGGTTTTATTGATAAAATCATTGAAGGCAAATATGGATTAATTGTTCAGGACTGGAAAACAGGAGCCAAAATTCACGACTTTAATCTAGATAAAGAACCGAGTGATAGTAATTCATTCGATTATTGGAGACAGCAGACATTTTATGCGATGTTACTAGAGCAACTTGGAATGAAAGTAGAGAGCGCTTGTTTGGTATTCCCATGTTCAGAACCACCTCAGATTGTTAATGTTGACTGTCATAGAGAAGATGTAAGAAATAGAGTTATTAGCGATTTCGAAAAAGCGGATAGTATTTTAGAAGAATGTATTGCCAATGACTATACTTTCCCATTTAAAGCTGGTAAGTATAATTCTTGGGCAACTTATTTATGCGGTTTAGGTAGAGCATATCCACCTAAGATTATTACAGATAGATTAAATCAATATGTGGAGATGTGATAATGGCTAAATTATATTTTAAATATGGCGCTATGAATTGTGGTAAAACAACATTGCTGCTCCAAACTGCTCACAATTATGAAGAGCAGAGCATGAGATGTTTAATCATAAAGCCAAGTATTGACACAAAAGGTGAAGACACTATAGTTAGTAGATTAGGAATTTCAAGAAAAGTAGATAAGTTAATTAGTAAAGATGATAATATCTTAGAATGGTTTGTGTCAACAAATCAACATACATATTGTTTACTTGTTGATGAGGCTCAATTTTTAACAAAACAACAAATTGATGAATTATATAAAATTGCAGTATTGAAAGATTGTCCTGTAATTTGCTATGGATTACGAACAGACTTTTTAAATCAAGGTTTTCCTGGAAGTTCAAGATTATTAGAGCTTGCTCACTCGTTACAGGAACTAAAAACTGTATGTCAATGTGGTGCTAAAGCAACGTAAGCATGCACTAGGTTAATAACCTAGTACCTCAAAGGTATGATTGTTTACAAGACTAAGTGGTTAGAAACAATCACTACGATAATTAGAAGAAACACATACACACCCTCGGTTAAACGCTCAAGACTGAGGCTCTGTGATTACTGATTAAGTTGAGTTGAGAGTGCTAAAAGAACCCTGTGTCAGTAATTTCAAAACGCTAATTATCTTTGTCGATGAGAAGACCGACACCAACTTTGGTAACAGAAGTTAGTTAGGCGCTACAGTTCGATAGGTACTGTCTTAAAGAGTAGAACTTATCATCAACGAAAGGAGTTGAAGTGTGATGTTAGTGTATGTATTAAAACAAAACGGACAACCTTTTATGCCAACAGAACGCTTTGGCAAGGTTCGTAGATTATTGAAAGAAGGAAAAGCTGAGGTTGTTCGTAGAGAGCCTTTCACCATCAAGTTGCTTTATGAACCTGAAACAGATGTGGTTCAGGAATGCTACTGTGGTGTAGACACAGGTTCAAAGCATATTGGTGTAGCGGTTGTTGGTGATGACAAAGTCCTATACCAATCTCAAACTGAATTAAGAAACAATATTAAAAAGAAAATGGATTCTCGTAGGATGTATCGTCATAACAAACGTTCAAGAAAGACTAGATACAGAAAACCTAGATTTTTAAATAGAAGAAACTCTATTAAGAAAGATAGGCTTCCTCCTTCAGTGAAGCATAAAGTTCAGTCTCATATAGACGAAATAGAGTTCTGTAAAAAGATTTTACCTGTTTCAGATTTGATTTTAGAAGTAAGTCAGTTTGATACTGCTCTAATGAAAAATCCTAGTTTAATGAACGAAAAGGTTAGACACTGGGGCCATCAACAAGGTTTCAACTACGGTTACTCATCGAGAAGAGAAGCAATTCTTCATAGAGATAACTACACATGTCAGTGTTGTAGTAAGAAAAACTGTCGATTAGAAGTTCACCACATTAAATTCAGAAGTAATGGTGGAACTGATGATGAAGAAAATTTGATTACTCTGTGTGAAGACTGTCATAAAGGAGTACATGCTGGTACTGTAGTTTTAAACAAGAAACCTAAGAAGAGTAAAGGTTTGAAGCACGCCACTCACATGAGTATAATCAGAAGTTGGCTGTTGAAGGAATACCCTAATGCTATTGAAACTTTTGGCTTTGTTACAGCGGAAAACAGAAATCATCTACAATTAGAAAAAGACCATTATATAGACGCTTGTGTTATAGCAAGCGGTGGTTTAGAATTTAAAGAGTTGGATGTAATTTACAGAAAGAGAAGAGTATCAGTTCAAGATAGAGTTTTAACAGATGGTATTCGAGATGAAAAGAAACTTCCAACAGGTAAAGTTCATGGATTCAAAAAATATGATAAGGTTAAGTATCTAGGTGAGATTTGTTTTGTAAAAGGGAGAAGAAATAGTGGAGCATTTGTATTGATGAATATTGACAACAATTCTATTGATTTTAGAGATAGAGGAGGGAAACTAAATCCGTCTTATAAATCTATTAAAAGAATGAATGCGAGAAAAAGTATTTTATGTATAAATCAAGTAGTAGAGAGAAAGGTTTATTAAAATGGTGATAATCATGTCAGATAAATATATTGAATTATATAAAAAATATCGACCTAAAAAGTGGGAAGATATTATTGGTCAAGAAGTGATTGTTGCACCAATTAAGAATGCAATTAAATCCAATAAGATTCCAACTGGTTACATCTTTAGTGGATTAGCTGGAACTGGTAAAACAACACTTGCACTTCTTATTGCTAAAGTATTAAATTGTCATCAGTTAGATGAAAATATGAACCCTATTGAAGATGATATTACAAGAGCTATTGATAATGATTCACTTATTGGTGTAAAACAAATCTCAATGGCTAACGCAACAGTTGAAGATGTTCGTAAGATTATGGCTGAGTCTTTTATATCACAACCAATTAAAAAGAAGGTGTTTATTTTAGACGAGTTTCACAACTGTTCTAAAGCAGCATTCGAGTCTATTTTAACAGACTTAGAGAGTACTAACCAAGATTCATTGTTTATTTGTTGTACAACTGAACCTGATAAAATTCCTAAGTCTATTAAAAGTAGAATGCAACAATTTTCATTGCGTATACCAACAGCGAATGAGATTTTAAATGTATTACAAAAGATTGCTACAAAAGAGCCAGAGATTCTAAAAGGAATTAAAGAAAAGAGATTCACAAAAGAAGATTTTATTCATTGTGTACAAAATAGTGGTGGTTCAGTCAGAGACGCAATTAGCAATCTTGAAAATCTAGTAAATGGAGGTATCATTAGTTCATCATACTCAAGACAGTTGTTGGAAAATATTTTAAACGGTAATTTAGTTGAAATTTATAAGACAACAAAAGAAATGTCAGATGCAGGAGCAAACTTCCATACGACATCTGAGACATTGTATAAGTCAATTATAGATTTGATTCTATTGCATTCAAAAGTTGATGTAAGTGATTCATTTTCATGTCAAGATTTTGTTAGTATCTCTAATCCTAATATTTTATTGAAGATGACTGGAGAATTAGAAAAAACATTCCATTCAATTTCAAGTAAGACAATTGATTATCGAATTTTATATGAGATGTGTTATATTAAGATGGCACTATTGTGTAAGGCAGGTAAATGATGAGGGCTGTTACATATTTTTTACTCGTATTTGCCAGTTATACTATAGCAACATTCTTAGCTGTAGGTCCAGAACCAATTAATCACTTATTATTTTCGTTATCCTTTTTCGGTTGTATATATTTATTTTATAAAAAAGAAGTAAAATATCCAAAACTAAAATTAAACAAGAAAGATTGTTTAATGATTGTTTTTGGTATATTAACACTTATTATATTAGATGTTTTATTGATATATATACTACCAAAACCAATAGAAGAGCAACATGTGAAAACAATGATTCAGAGTTATGGATTATTTGGTATATTCTTATCATGTATTGTTGCCCCATTCGTTGAAGAGTTCATTTTTAGATATATACCTCAAAATGATAAAGCAACAATTGTAACATCTATTATTATGTTTGGATTGATGCACACACAAATAAGTAAAGATTTGTATACATCACTTTACCCAGCGATAGTAACAACATTGAACGGAATAGTGTTTTATATATTTTATAAGAAAACAGATAATTTGTATGTATCAATTTTAATACATGCAATAGTAAATTTTATAGCATTAGGACTTTGACACAAGAAGTCCTTTTTGATTTCAAGAAAGGAAGTAATATACAATGTATTATAGTGATTATAGAAGTCATGATACAGCAGATGGAGAAGGTGTTAGAGTAAGTTTATATGTTTCAGGTTGTTCATTAGCATGTAAAGGTTGTTTTAATACAGAAGCATGGTCATTGACTTATGGTGATAAATTTACAGAAGAAGTTCTAGATGAATTGATTAAAGACTGTAAAAAACCATATATAAGAGGCTTATCGCTTCTTGGTGGTGACCCTATGGAAAAAGAAAACCAAGAAGAAGTTTTAAATATTATAAAACGATTCAGAGAAGAATTCGGTAACGAAAAAGATATATGGGTATGGACTGGAAGAAGAATAGAAGATTTATTAAATAACGAATTTAAAGATAATACAGAATATACTAAAGAGATATTATGTAACATTGATTATTTAATTGATAGTCCATTTATTTTAGAAAAAAGAAACTTAATGTTAAAGTATGCAGGTTCTGAAAATCAGAGAAGAATTGATTTAAGAAATACTTATACTATAGAAGAACTAAGTTCTATTAATGATTGGAACGAACTAGATTGTGAGGTGAAGTAAAGTCCTAATTATTCCAAATCATTTGAAATAGAAAAATCACTAATCGATAGACACAGCAGAATTTGTGTTTATAGAGTTAAATTTAGGAGGGACATTAAAAGTGATTAAAGTTGTAAAAAGAAATGGTAATGTAGTTGAATTTTTACCAGAAAAATTAAATTCAGCAATTGAAAAGGCAAATATGCAAGTTGCCAAAGAGAATCGTTTAACAGAAGAAGAAATCGTAGAATTGGTTGATTCAGTGGTTAAGCGTATTCCAGAAGATACTGAAATTTCAGTAGAAGATATTCAAGATATGGTAGAGGAAGAGCTCTACGATAATGCCAGTTTTGCATTAACAAAAGCATACTCTAACTATCGTTTTTTAAAGGGTAAGTTAAGAGACTCAAGGTTCAATGAACTAGAAAAATCAGCATTAGCACTATTCGAACAGAAAGAAACTGATGCAACAAATGAAAATGCAAATAAGAATGCAAAACTATTAAGTACACAAAGAGACCTTGTTGCTGGTGAAATGAGTAGATACTTAGTTAATAAATACATTTTACCTAAAGATGTTCAAGAAGCTCATCAAAAAGGAATTATTCATGTACATGATTTAGACTATCGTGCACAAGGAATGACAAACTGCGGTTTAGCAAACTTAGAAGACATTTTTGAAAATGGAACAGTTTTAAACGGAACTAAGATTTATCCGCCTAAGTCATTTAGCACTGCAGCTACCCTGTCTAGTCAAGTAGCTATGGCGATAAGCGCATCCCAATTTGGAGGACAATCTATGACATTGACACATCTTGCACCATTTGTAGATGTTTCAAGAAAGAAAATTCGTCATAGACTGATGGATGAGTTTACAGAACAAGGTGTAGATGTAACAACAAAACAATTGAATGAAATTGTTGAAAAACAAGTAAGACAAGAAGTTAAAGACGGTATTCAAACAATCAATCATCAAATTGTTACGATGGCGTCAGCTAACGGGCAGTCACCTTTCATCACCATCTTTATGTACTTAAATGAAGCAAAAGATGAACAAACAAAGAAAGATTTGGCATTAATCATTGAAGAGATGTTAAAGCAGAGAATTAAAGGATTACCTAATGAGCATGGAGTATTGTGCTCACCAGTATTCCCTAAGTTAATTTATGCAATAGACTCTTCTAATTGTGATGAAACAAAACCATATTGGTACCTAACAAAATTAGCTGCAGAATGTACCGCTAAGAGAATGGTTCCTGACTACATTTCAGAAAAAGAAATGTTTAAAAATAAAGAAGGACATTGCTTTCCTTCGATGGGTAAGTGTAAACTACAGCCCATCTAAAATCGGGTGAACCCTTGTCAAGGGGTGTCAGTACAGATATTGTGCTGGCTAACGGTTAGGTCTGACACAACTAAGTTTGTGCGACAGATGAGACCGTGCTACTTTGAGTAAACAATGACTCAAAAAGTGTATCGACTAGCCGTGATGAATGTAGCGGCGGATAAATTCCTTAATGTAGGACTAGAATACAGACACTGGTCCGAAGAGTCTGACTGTATATTTTATACAGATGATATAGTCAGTACCTATAGCGATATAGGATATATACGTGTAGAAGTTTTTTAAGTCCATGGTATGATGGTAATGGAGAATTCCATGCATACGGACGATTCAACGTCGGTGTAGTAACACTCAACTTAGCTTATGTTGCATTAGAAGCAAATGGAGATATGAATCAGTTCTGGAGCTTATTAGACAAGTATGCAGACTTATGCTTCAAGGCTCACATGACGTTTGTTAAGAGATTAGACAAGACAAAGGCAAGTGTTGCACCAATTCTATGGCAACATGGTGTATATGCAAGATTAAATCCTAATAATACATTAGATAAGATTATGTATGATGGATATGCAACAATTTCATTAGGTTATGCTGGTTTGTATGAAACAGTTCAAGCATTAATTCATCAATCACATACAACGGATGATGGTAGAGAATTGGCACTTCAAATCATGAATAAGTTAAATGCTTATTGTGAAAAGTGGAAGAAGGAAACGAATTTAGGATTCTCAGTTTATGGGACGCCGATGGAGTCAGGTACGCTCAAGTTCGCTAAAGCACTTCAAAGAGATTTTGATGTTATGTCAGAAGTAAACGAACATGACTACATCACAAACAGCTATCATATTAATGTACGTGAAGAGATTGATGCATTTAGTAAACTTACTAAAGAATCAGAATTCCAAGAATTATCATCTGGTGGTTCAATTTCATACATCGAAATTCCAAATATGGAAAAGAACATTCCTGCATTATTAGAAGTTATTAAGTTCATTTATGATAATAACATGTATGCAGAGTGTAACACGAGAAATGATGTTTGTGATACTTGTGGATTCCATGGAGAAATGGAAATGGTTAAACAAGAAGATGGAACCTATGTATGGAGATGCCCTAACTGTGGTGAAACAAACATTGATAACATGTCGATTGTCAGAAGAATTTGTGGGTATCTTGGTCGTATCAGTAATGGTGTAAACCAAGGTCGTCTTGGAGATATTCACGATAGAGTATTCCATCTTTAAAAAATGAGAGTAGGTAAATAAAAACCTACTCTTTTATTATATAATTCGATATAAATAAAAAGAAAGGAAACATAATAATGTCTAAACATTTTAATGGAACAAAATTTACAAAATGCACAGCTAAGACAAGAGAATCTTGTCCATACGGAACAGAATTACATATTGAAGATAATTTATCTCCGGAAGAAGAAAATCGAATTGTTGATAATTATGGAGTAGCAAAGTATACAGCTGAAGAATATTTTGAAAAACGAATTACGAAGACAATGTCTGGAAGATATTTATTAAAAAATTATAATGTGGAATCGAGCTATCAAGATAGATTAACTGAAACAGGATTTTTAAAATACATTGGAATTGAGTTAGAAGGTACTCAGGTAAGTAAGGCTGGAGAGTTCTACACAATTATGACATTGGCCAATGATGAATTAAATGATGAACCGCTTGAAACACAAGAAGAACTGATTGATTCAAGAAAACTTTTCGTTATGAAAGATAATAAAGTATCTCCTGAGATAGAACAACATCTACAATCTTATATTGAGGCAACTGGAATTAAAGTTTCAGATGATAAATATTTACAAGCTAAAGACTGTAAACTTATTATGGAAGACAAGAACAATCTGTATATATGGCCAGATGACAATTTCAGTGCAGATGTAATTAAAATTAGAAAAAACAAAAATAAAGAAAAGAGTTTTGTGTCATCTTATGAAGTAAAGACTTTATGTAATTCTAGTAAAGCTGCGCAAGGAAGTACTAAAGAAATCTATTATGATGGTAATGGTATTGTAGGTGACATGGAGTCTGGAGAAATTTTATCAGATGATTATGATGTTCTCGCGCAGGGGTATCACGATTATCGAGTTGAAGGTTATGATGGTATAAGAGACTTAGTATTAGATTACGACAAGAGAACGCTAAGAATGCCTGGAAACAAAAACATTGTATTTATTGATAAGGAAGGTAAACCAGATATTATTTCATGTAGTCAAGGCTCTTATGCAACTAAAAAGAGAGAAGAATTAATTAGTTCAGGAAAATATGTTGGTGATTTAAGAATTCACGCTAATAAAAACAGTAAAAACGTAACCGCTAAAGAGGTTGATTATTTCTTAAATAGTAAAGTTGATTATGGAAGAGTATTTAAAGATGGAAAGCCTAAAACTGAGTTTACTTTAAATGATGTAATTCAAGTAAAAGGCAATCGCAAATCAACATCATCTGGAGTTGGTGTATGGTTAGGAGAAACAAGTAATGGTAGTAGAGAATATGATATGATAATTGGTAATTTCAGAAAGAGATTATCTGTTCAAGAATTCTCTGATTTACAAAAAGGTGGAACAGTTAAAATAACAGATTTTAGATACTGTCCTATCACTTGTTCAGTTCAAATTAAAGATGTTTCTTAAAAAGGTACTCAAAAGAGTATCTTTTTTAAGATTTTAAAAAATGGTCAGGACGTAAAACAGCGGCCTACTGTACCACTTTTACAGCCGCAAAAAGGTGAAAAAGGAAGAAGCTGTATAATCTATCACTTTTAGTGATTTTAGTGGCGAGAACGCTTCTCATGCACGGTTTTAAAGTTGTATAATAAATATGTAAATGAGAAAGGAAAGTCATTATAATGTTACCTAAGATTATTGCCTTTAATGGTCCAATGGTATCAGGGAAAGATACCTATTCTAATTATTACGGAAGTATTCTAACCAAAAAGGGAATTAAGTGGAGTAAGTATGGACTTGGTACACCTCCTAAGAGAGAAGTAAATTCTATTTTAAATCAAATTAAAAATGGAAAAACAAAATCATATATATGTAATGAATTATTAAAGTTAGAATATTTTAATAAAGAAGACTTCGATAAGATGTATGATATGTGTTTTGAATTAGTAGGAAAAGACCCTTCATTAACAGCATTTAATAGAACACCTGAAATTAGAAAGATACTTCAATACTGGAGTACAGATGTAAGAAGAAAGTATAATCAGAGATATTGGTTAGATATTGCATTAGAAGAAATTAAAAAAATGTCTGAAGAATATTTTATCATTACAGACCCGAGATTTATTTTAGAATTTGATGAATTAAAGAAATTAGGCGGCTTCAATGTGTTCTTAAAGGTTTCTAAGGAAGAACAAATGAGACGAATTATGAAGAGAGATGGTTTTATTCCATCAGAAGAGACATTAAACCACCCAAGTGAGTTAGAGTGCTTAAAGTATGATAAATATGATTTAGTCATTGATACAGAAAAAGAAACAGTAGAAGTATTGGATAGGTACTTTCAATGAGAATTGGTAATTTATTCTATGAAGAAAAAGAAGATGGAACATTTGATATAGGTTTTGTTGACGAAAATGTTCCAGTATTTAATCATCGAACTTATAAACTCACATGTCATCTTGATAAAAAGAATTATCAAAAATTTAAGAAGAAAGTTGGTTCTTTAGATAATATTGTGAAATTATTTTCAGACAGATTCTATGTTAATGAATTCAACAATTTTTGTAACAAATACGAAATAGAATATACACATAAAGTGAGAATAGGAGATTAAGATATTATGCAAATTAAATTATTAAATTATGGATTAGAAAACATGCCTAGAAGAGCACATGCTAATGACGCTGGTGCAGATGTTTACGCACTAGAAGACATTACTTTATTTGAACATGAAACAAAGTCAATTGGTTTAGGTTTTGGAATTGAACTACCAGCTGGTTTCATGGCAATTTTTATGCCTCGTTCAGGAATGAGTAGTAAGGGAATCGGAGCACACTTACCTCCTGTTGATAGTTCATATACTGGAGAAGTTCATGCTGTACTATGTAATTCAACAAATGTTCCATATCGAATTAAGAAGGGTGATAGAATCGCTCAAATGGTTATTGTGCCTATTGTAACACCAACATTTACGTTAGATGAGTTAGATAAACGTGGAGACAATGGTTTCGGAAGCACAGGTGCATAAGTTATGGAGTTAATAAAGAAATATACAGACTATTCAGAAATGGTGCGAGATGCTGTTTTAAATGGTTCTCCTAAATGTTCTACACATAGTTTAGGTTTTACACATTTCAGTATAAAATTAGGAAAAGAATTACAAGGTAAGCTTGTATATCCAACAACAAGATTAGGATTAAAGACCTATTTATCTTATGTATTGGCAGAAGCAGCGTGGTATATGGCAAAATCTAGAACTGTCGAATTTATCGGTAAATATGGACCTATTTGGTATAAAATGGTAGATGAAAATGGACTTGTTAATTCTAATTATGGTTATCAAATTTCTAAGAATAATGATTTAAAGAATACAATTTTGATTCCTGGTAAGACTTACACATTTAATATTGCTAGTAAAGATAATTATTTATGTATGTCAGATACTGTATGTAATAATATGATTACACTTAAAGTAAAAGAAGGTTATGCGATTGATATTGAGTCAACAGCTCGTTCTATTGATTTACTTTATGGTTTCCCTATGGACAATATTACATTGCAAGCATTTGTATATTGGTTATTAGATAAACAAGGAAGTGTTGGTTACATTGATAATCTTTCATTTAAGATGATTGATGCCCATGTGTATATGAATATGTTTGATAAATTGGATTTAAATGCAACATCTAGTTGGAGTGCAATCGATTATAATGATACACCATATAAGCATGTTGATTTAGATAATTATACAAACATTGATTATAAAGAATATGCAAAAGAAATTCATAAAGAAGAGGTTGTAGTTTATCCTGGAGAGTTTCCTGAATTAACTAAGCATGAAGTGTTTACAACTATCAATTATGATAGATTTATGAAAGATACTGAATCGAGAAAAATCTTCACAACATTATATACAGGTGATGACAAAAATAATCGTTTGTATGGATTAAATTATTACACCAATATTGCTGGTAATAACTATAAAATTAAAATCACGTCAACAGAATTCGACCTGTAAAATGAATCAAATGTGATACAATATTTGGTTCAAATATGATTTGTGATATTTGTAATAAAGAGTTTAAGACTTATGTTGGTCTCTCTTGTCATATAAGACAGTGTCATGATATTTCATCTAAAGAATATTATGATAAGTATATAAAGAAAGAAGAAGAAGGTTTTTGCAAAGTATGTCAAAAACCAATCTCCTTTCGCAATTTTCACGTTGGATATTCAAGGTTTTGTTGTGGTAAACGCGTACAAAATAGTGAAGAAACAAGGAATAAAATTCAACAAACATGTTTAGATAGGTATGATAGTAAAAATGTTTATGCGTCTGAATATGGAAAACAAAAATGTAGAGAAACATGGTTAGAAAATCTTGGTGTAGAGAATCCATTTCAATCTGAAGAGGTTAAAGAGAAAATTAAACAAACCAATTTAGATAGATATGGTGTTGAACACAATTCTCAAGTTGAAGAAGTAAAAGATAAAATAAAGAAGACAAAAGAAGAAAGATATGGAGATAGTAATTACAACAATACAGAAAAGGCAAGAAAGACCAATTTAGAGAAATATGGTGTAGATTGCGTTTTAAAACGAGATGATGTTGTAAAATTAAAAAACTCTGAAGAAATCAAAAAGAAACAGTATAATACAAAAAAGAAAAATAATACGTTTAATTCATCTAAACCAGAAAAAGAATTAGAAATAAAACTACGAAAAATATTTCCTGATTTAAAAACTCAATATAAATCAGACGTCTATCATTTTGATTGCGATTATTATGTTCCTTCTTTAGATTTATACATTGAATATAATGGAACTTGGACTCATGGAGGTCATTTCTTCAATGAAAATAGTCAAGAAGATTTAGATAAGTTAGAAAAGTGGAAAAATAAAAATACCAGGTACTATAACAGTGCAATTAAGACATGGACAGAAAGAGATATTTTAAAATTAGAAACAGCTATTAAAAATCATTTAAATTATGTAGTTTGGTTCAATCAAGAACAGGCTTATGAGTGGATAAAGTTGTATAATATAAATAGAGATAAAGCTAAAGAGGAGAATAAGTAAATGGCTAGAAAAAAGAATGTAGAAGTTACAGAATCAAACAGAGGAAAACTATCAACAGCACTAGTTAACATTCAAGAAAAGTTAAATGGTAAGTACGGACTCAAAGTTGGTTTAATGGAAGACTTTGATATGGACATTAGATATTTAAGTACTGGTTCAATGGTGTTGAACTCATTACTTGGTGGTGGAGTAGCAGTTGGTCGTATTATTGAATTTTACGGAACAGCATCTTCAGGAAAAACAAGTATGGCATTATCAACCATTGCAGAAGCACAGAAAAATGGACTAACATGTGCGTTCATTGACGTAGAACACGCGTTCGCTAAAAATTATGCACGACGTATTGGTGTTGATACAGATAAATTGATTTATTCTAAACCTTATATTGCAGAAGAGGTATTTAGTTTAGCGGTTGATTTAGCAAGTTCAGATGAAGTAGATTTAATCGTAATTGACTCTGTAAGTGCTATGGCAGCAACAGCATATTCAGATGATGATAAGGAAATTACAAAAGAACAAATGGGCATTATTGCTCAGTCTATGTCAAAGGGACTTAAGAAACTCACACCAGCATGTGAAGAGCACAATTGTACGTGTATTTTCATTAACCAGGTGAGAGATAAGACAGGGGTAGTATTTGGTCCAACCGAAACAACTAGTGGGGGCCGCTCACTTGAATTTTATGCTTCTCAACGTGTTCGTATTAATCGTACTAAGATTATTAAGGGTGCTGATGATGAAGCAATTGGAACAGAAGTTAAGATGGAAATTAAGAAAAATAAAACAGCTGCACCATTTGGTGTTGGTGAAACTGTATTATCATTCGATAGTGGAATCGACAAGGTTGGTGAAATTTACGTACTTGGTGTTAAGTACAAATTAATCAGAAAAGTTGGACAAAGATTCTATATTAATATTCCTGTAAATGAGTTAACAAGAGAAGAACAGACAATGTTATCTAATTATCCTATCGAAGATAATTTTATTAAGATTGCAACATACGAACAGAAGACAAAGGATGCCATCGCGGAAGATGAAAATCTATTTAATGTTTTATCAAATCGTGTTGTAGAAATCTTAATGGCTAAGCAGAATGAACTCGCTGTTAGAAATAAGAATGATGTAGTTGAATTAGAAGGAGAAGAAGACTAATTAAAGTCTTCTTTTTTTGAGTTAATACCTTACAATAAAGATTGTTGTTGTATAATAACATTATAAGAATAAGGAGTTTAATATTCATGAGTTTAAAGACAGAACTATTAAATTTAATGAATCGTGTGTATAATAGAGATATTGACATTACAGTTCGTAAAATTAGAGATAAAGTAGAAGATTATAAAAAACTTAATGACAGTGAATTATTATCTATTTTTAATCAAGAAAGAGAAAAAGAAAATAAAGATAAGGTTGTAATTTTCGCATTAATTACAGTTGCTATTGAGAGAACATTGAAGATGTCACCGTATGATGTACAAATAAAAGGTGGATTAGTGTTAGCAGATGGGAATATTGCTGAAATGAAGACAGGTGAAGGAAAAACTTTAACTTCATTATACCCAATTATTTATCATGCATGTTATGGACAAGTTTGTGCCATAACAGTAAACGAATATCTTGCAGAGCGAGATGAATCGTATCTATCTCCAGTATATAGATTTTTTGGTTTAAAATCAGCATTTAATCGTCAACAATCATCACAGTTTATTAAGAGTCAAATTTATTCTGAAAATGATATTGTATATGGAATTGAGAGTACATTTGTGTTTGATTGGTTAAGAGACCAGATGGTTTCATCTAAAGAAGAAAAAGTTATCAAGAAGCCTTTCTATTTTGCGAACATTGATGAAGTAGACAGTGTTTTAATTGATAATGGTAGAACACCTTGTATTATTGGTGGTCAGTCAGATAAGGATGAATTTAATATTTTAAGAGTGGATAGTGCAGTAAAGAAACTAAAACAAAGTGAAGACTTTGTTGTTGATACAAAAACAAGAAGTGTATTGCTAACAGATGAAGGCATTTTAAAACTTGAAGAATCTTTAAATGTTGAAAGATTGTATGATAGAGAAAATATTTATTTAGAACATTTAGTTCATCAGTCGTTAATTGCTAATTATGTGTTTAAGTTAGATGTGGACTATGCAATAAAAGATTATGGGCAAGGTCTACAACTAGTTATTATTGACCAAAGTACAGGTCGTATTATGCCAGATAGACGTTTCAATCAAGGTTTACATCAAGCATTAGAAGCAAAGCATCATGATATGGTTGATATTCATAGTGAGACAATTACAATTGCTTCTATTACACTACAAAATTTCTTTAGAATGTTTGATAAATTAGCAGGTATGACAGGTACAGCAATTGAAGAGTCTGATGAATTTATGGAAGTTTATGGTCTAAAGGTTGTACCAATTGAAACAAATAAACCTATAATTAGAATTGATAATGTCCCAGAGTTATATAAAACAAAGGAAGAAAAATGGAATAGAGTATTAGAATTAATTAAAGAATATAACGATAAACAATATCCTATTCTAGTTGGCACAACATCTGTACATGATAGTGAAGTTGTCAGTGATATTTTAAATCGTAATCATATTCAACACGTTGTATTAAATGCAAAACAAGATGCACAAGAAGCAGAAATCGTAGCACAAGCAGGTAAGTTAGGAAACATCGCGATTGCAACGAATATGGCTGGACGCGGTACCGACATTATTCTTGAAAATAAAGACCACCCTCTTGTTGTTATTCAGACCGAATTGAATGAAAATGGAAGAATTGATAGACAGTTGAGGGGAAGAAGTGGTAGACAAGGTGATAAAGGTATCACACACACAATCATTAGTGCAGAAGATGCTATTTTTGCAAGGAGTTCACTAACAGATGTCCTAAAGCGTATTGTATCAAAACAAAATATTACATCTAAAACAACATTAAGATTGATTAAGGAACTTCAAACAGAGTTATCTGGACAAGCTTCAGTATCACGACAAAATGCGTTGAAATATGATGACGTAATTAGAGAGCAAAGAAATAAATTTTATCAATCAAGAGATAATATTTTAGATATTGAAACACTAGAAGAGCTAGATAAATGTTTTGAAAAATTGGGAATTAAATTTATTGAAAAAGATGTTCCTGAATTAGTTAAGTTTAATATTCGTAAACAATTATTATTGCGAGCAATGGATAAATGTTGGGTAGAGCATTTAGATAAGTTAGAATCTTTAAAGAATGGTATTGGTTGGAGAGCTAAATCTGGAAATAATCCTATTTTGATTTATCAAGAAGAAGCTCAGACATTATATGACAACTTCTTGGAAGAGATTGGAAATGTAATTAGAAAGGTTTCAGAGGTGGAGTGAGTTTTATGAAGTGGTTAAAAACAAAGAGAGTCAGAAATAGAATATTGTTTACGTTATTTATTATTCTATTATTTGAAATTGGTACATTTATTCCTTTACCTTATGTTGAACATACGCAATCACAATCAGAGTTTGGTTCGTTATTAAATTTAGTATCTGGTGGTGCACTTAGTAGATTTGGTTTATTCGCTTTAGGTTGTAGCCCATTTATTAGTGCAAGTATTGTTACTCAGTTATGGACTATTGGTTTTCCTTCATGGGAAAGACTTGCCAAACAAGGAAAAGAAGGACAGTCTATTATTTATCGAAGAACTCAAATTATTGCAGTATTCTTGGCGATTTTGCAGTCTTATGGAATTATTGTTAGTAAGACACTTCAATCTCAATTAGGACTCAACATTACAACAACTAACATTTATCAGACCATTTATTTGATTATGTTAACTGTTGTTGGTACATTAATTGTTTCTTATTTATGTGGAAGAATTAATGAAAAAGGTATTGGACAAGGTCAGTCTGTAATTATTGCTGTTGGTATTTTAGGTAACATTCCTAGTATTGTCATAAGTTTTATAAATGCTTATAGATATTATTCTTCAATTAACGACATTACATCTTATTGGAAACAATTTGCGGTTGTAATTGGGGTATTATTATTGGTAATCATTTTATGTATTGTTGCAAACAGAAAAGTATTTAAGTTGCCAATTCATAGTGAAAATAATTCTCATTATATAGAAGCACACTACTTCCCTATTAAATTATTAGCAAGTTCCGTAATGCCAGTAATTTTTGCAAGTATGATTATGTCTGTTTTAAAAATTATTAGTGATTTTAAGAATTTAAACTGGACATGGACATCTTACACAACAAAGAGAGGATTTGCTGTATATATTCTAGTGATATTATTAATGACATTTATTTATAATTCAGTAGAAGTAAATGGAAATACACTTCAAGAAGATTTAACAAAAGGTTCTATGTATTTAATTGGAGCACGTCCTACTGAATCTTCTAAGGTCATTAAGAAGAAATTGTTTAGAATTAATTTAATTGGTGCTCCAGTACTTGCATTAATTGCAGGATTGTCATTAGCAGTTAATGTATTTACACCAATTAAATTAGGTTCATCTATTAACGGCTTATCTGTTTTAATTCTTGTCGGTGTATTACAAGAAGTGATTTATCAAATTAATGGATTAACACAGAAAACAAACTATAAGGAGCTTTTCTAATGATTAGACATATTTTAATTATTTTAACATGTATTGTTAGTATTTTATTGATTGGAATTATCTTTTTTCAATCTCCAAGACAAGAAAGCCTGAGTAATGCATTTAATGGCGAAAAGGTTTATGTTAGTTCATTAAATAAAACGTTGATTAGAATGACATATTTACTGACGCTGATACTTGTGTTGTTGTTGGTAACACTAAAATTGATATAATACTTATATAGGAAGGTTGGTGTTTCATCAATCTTCTTAGTTGTATGATAAGGAGAACCAATGAAAAATAAATTAAGAAAAATTTTAATTATAATATTAGGTATTGTATTCATTTGTTCAACAAGTTTTATTGTATATAAGACATATACAAGTTGGAAAAATGTACAAGAAGTTAATAAGGTAAAAGAAGTTGTAAATAATGTTGTAGAAGATTCTAATGTTACGAGAACGGAACGAGATTATATTAATGATGGTATTAATGTTGTAAAAAAGATTAATGAAGAATATAACACAGATAAATTTAGCGCTTATTTAGTTGTTGGTAATAATATGATAACAGAACCAGTTGTTCATGCAACACAACCAGATGAATATTTACGAACAGATATACATGGAAATTACAACATTGCAGGAACAATTAAGATGTATCATTTAAATAAGACTTATGAAGATGACGTCATATCTTTATATGGACATTCAATGTTAGATAATACAAGATTTGGATATTTAGTTTCTCATGAAGATAACATGCAAGATGATGATATGGAAATAGCCAAATTATATACAAACAAAGGTTTATATGAATATAAGTTGGTAGATATGAGAGTTGTTGATAATGAAAAATATTTCTTTCCAGAGAAACTTTTTACAATCGAAGGATTAAAACAGGTACAATCTGTTCCAACAATTAAATTAATCAAAAATGGAGAAATCAAAGATGGGCATAAATATTTAACACTATTAACATGTCACGGACCAGTCACAGAAAGAAGTGTTGTTACTTATGAGTTAGTTAAGATTAATGGGAAGGATGTGAACCAATGAGAATTATTAGAAAACTTATTACATTAATATTGTTGGTTGTTCTCGGTTATTCAACTTTTGAATTGTATAAGATATATAAAACAAATCGAGATGAGCATGAAGCGTTGAAGGAAATTAATGAAATCGCAACACCTAAAGATTCTTATAAAGACATTACAGGTGAAGATATTATTAAGATGAAAGAAATCAACCAAGATGTTGTTGGTTATTTAAAATTTGATACTGAATTAATTGCTGAACCAATCGTTCAAACAACAGATAATTCATATTATTTATATTATGACATTAATCATAATTACAATGATTTTGGAACAGTCTTCATGGATTATAGAAATACCTTAGAAGACACAAATATGATTATGTATGGACATGCAGGTATTTATGCAGGAACACAGAAATTCTCTAACCTGAATACACTTTTAGGAAATGATGAAGAATACAAAAAGAATTCGTACTTTAATTTTTATACTCAAGATGAGGTTAGACGCTATCAAATAAGTTATATTGTAAAAAATAATAACTCAGAGATTTTTAATCATCAGATTAGAAATTTTGATACAGAAGATGAGTTTAATAAATGGATTAGTTTTGCAAAAGAAAACAATTCTATAACAAGTTTAAATGAGATTAAGTATGGAGATAAATTCATCACATTACAGACATGTATTCATGGTGGTGGTGATGACAAGGTTATTGTAATCGCCAAAGAAATAAGTAGAAAGAGATATTAAAAATCATGATTTTCTATATAGGTTCACAAGAGTGGGAATTGAAATTTGTAACACAGGAAGAAATGAACAGAGAATGGGAAACAAAGTTTGAACCATTTATCGATGGTGAGTTTCTTCTTGGATTAACAATAGCAACAACATCTACTATTTTAGTTAATAAAGACTTTCCGAGAAGAATGTTTAATGTATTTAAACATGAATTAATGCATGCATGTATAGCTTCATATCACTTGTCTAAGAGCGATGATACAAATAAGAAATGTTATACAGAAGAAGATATTTGTAATTTAATGGAAGTATGTGGAGATGAATATTGTAGATTAGTGAGAGAGTTTAAACCAATCATAGAGGAGGAAAAGAATGCCATTCAAATCAAAGAAAATAGAACAAAATCAACAAGAAGAAATTAAAGATGATGTTATTGCGGAAACAATAGAAGAAAATCAACAACAAGAAATTAAATATATAACAACTGATACATTTCCAGATTTATCTAAGAAATATTTAAGTGCAATTACAAAGTTTTTAAAAGATAAAAACAGAAGATATTTTGGTTCACCTGGAAGTGGTTTATATAATCAGCTTATCGACCCAAAATATAAAGAAATGGGAATTAATAGAAAATTAGTTGAATTAGGTGCTAAAGGTGAAGAGTCTACATCTGTTGTATTAAGAAAATGGATAAAAGATAAGCCTTCTGTTGTTCTTATTGATTCTATTCATTTACCTCTTGGTGAAGAATCTGATGAAGGTGGATTAGACGAAGAAGAAGGTTCAGTAAATACACTAGGTGATACGGACCATTTACTAATTATCGGTGATAATCTAATTATTATCGACAGTAAGAACTGGAAAGAAAAAGCAGGTTATTCAATCGGAGAAGAAGGACAAGTTTTAAGAAGCAAAAATGAGTTTAGTGGAAATAGACCTCATATCGCTCAGTCTAAATATCTTTGGAAGAAATTTTATACGGGTATTGATGTAAATGTTCATGCTTATGTATGTATAGCTAATCCTAATTCATTCATTATTAGAGATAATTTATGGTGGAAACAAGGTTGGAAAAATTATAAGTTGGTAAATCAAGAAACGTTAGTTTATTTCCTTGATAAAATATGGAATGAAGACAATTTAAAGGATATTGATTATATTCATGTTGATGTTGTTGCTAAAGCTGTTCAAGGAATTCAACAACCTTATAATAAATATAAAGCTGAATTTCCAACTTTTTATAAATTGTTAAACAAGTAAAGAGACTCCTATGTGAGTGTTTTTCTTGATATATAGAATATAGAAAGAAAGGAGAATTTAATCATGAGTAAAAAATATCATATTACATTTGAAGGAAAGATTAATGAATGTCATGCTCAAAATGGAAAATGTCCGTATCGAACTGAAGAACATTTTGAGTCTATTGAAAAAGCTCAGGAATGCATGGAGAGACTGATTCATCGTGCATCTAAACAAAATACATCTGTTGATTTGGTAAAACATAATTATTCAGATGATATTTTCAGAGCGAAGAATGTAGATAGAAACTTACCATTTTATCGAGGTGAATTAAATAAGATAATCAAAAAAGACTTTGAGAAATGGTATAAAAATAAAGTTCAAGAAATGCAATCTAAACATGTGGGACAAATTCCTTCTAAAGAAAAAATGTTAGAAGATTTTAAGAAAACAAATCCTTCCTACAAGAGAGCTGAGTCTAGATTAAATCAGTTAGAGAGTAATATCAATAGTTTATTATCTCAAAGAGTTCAGGCAATAGATTTTGCAGATAAATTTGATGAAGACATAGTAGACTACTCATTTAGTAACGCTTCTTGTTCAGCCTATTTTGTTGTAAACAAGACAAGATTAAATGATGTGAGAGAATATTTATTATCCAAGAATTTTAAGATAGATGAAAGAAGATTCTTGGAATACACTAAAGGAGATAATTTCTTAATTAGATTTAGCGGCCATTATCCAAAAGAATATTTAAAAAGAAAAGAAGAGAATGGAGAATTATTTAGTTACACTAATGCTTCAATGTGTGTAATGTATCGTGATGAAGAATTACCTGGAAAAGCAACAAGAAATCTACAGAAGTACCTGGACACATGTAGATGGTAGAATTAAAGAGAGGAATATTTTATGATAAGAGATGAGAATGATGTAGTTTTGAATAAAGAAGAAAAGAAAGACAATGATTTTGTTTTGTATCTACTTTTAGGTATTGTTGGTTTAGTATTATTGCCATCTATCATAATTGGATATTTATTATTCTTTATTCTTTTTAGAACATTACATTATAAAAATAGTTTTAATATTCCTGTAATAATTATTCCTTCTATAGTTATTTTAAGTATCGTGTTTATCTTTATTCCAGATTCATTAGTATGGAAATATATTTATGTAACATTAATTGTTGGACTAATTATTGGAATTATTCTATGTATCTCTCAGTCAATTAAATTAAAGAAACATCCTGAGATTAAATTGCAGATAGGACCTTATTATAATTTTAAGTATAATGAGAATATTTTTGACAAACTAAAGAGAGATAAATTAAAAGAAGAATTATCTGAAGGTGAGTTAAATTCATCAGAAGCAATTCCTCTTGGTATGTTGATTGAACCTGTTGAGTTACAGAATGAAAAACAATATGACAATATAGAACCTGTTTATATGTATTATGACGATGCTTATAAAGGCACATTTGTATCTGGAACAACTGGTTCAGGTAAATCTGTTACACTATTACAAATGATGGAAAATACGGCTCAAGTCGGTTATCCATTAATTGTCATCGACTTCAAGAAAGGTCAAAATATTTCATATCATTTATCAAGAATGGCTAAAAAGTATAATAGAAAATTTTATCATTTTGTAAATGGTACAAGTACTGGTGAATTAGCTCAGTATCAATCATCTTATGACCCATTGGCAGCAAAAGAAGGACAAACGGACTTGATATTAGGAATGAGAACATGGGACGCTGCTTCAGAAGTTTATAAAAATAGACAGATTAGTTTACTTCAGTGTATTTTCTTTTTATTAAACAACTTAAATGAAAAGGATGTCCCAAATTTTCCATGGAATGAAGGTGGAATATCTCAGTTTGTTGCAGCGTTACAAATTCCTAATTTATTTGATTTGATTCAAGCTTATGCAAGAAAGATTGACCCTTCTAACCCTAATCGGGAGATGGAGTTAAAGTTAAAGAGTTTACAAGAAGTGTATAATGATTTAATGGCTCCTAAAAGTATTTTAAAAGAACAATTAGACGGCCTATCAGTAACAATGAAAAATTTAACTATGAGTTCTTATAGTAATAGTTTATACAAAGGTTCTCATGGAGAAAATCATATTGATTTATCTAAGATGTGTATGGATGAAGATGGACCTATCATTTTATTCCAATTTTCTCCTAACGCTGAGCCGGAATTCGCCAAATACATGGGTAGTATTATCGTATCAGACATTAAGAGAGCGTTTGGACATAAAGAGGTTTTAGATAACAAGTTACCATGTGGTATCTTTATGGATGAGTTCCAGACGATTGATATTGACTTAATTGCTGATATTGTTGCAAAAGTTCGTTCTGCAAAAGGTTTCCCTGTATTATCTTCACAATCTATTTTACAGTTGGCAGCAAATGCTGATTCAAATGCCTCATACAAGATAGATGCATTCGTTGAAGTTATTAACAATTTTATTGTACATAATGGTGCGTCTGATAATGAAGCAGAAAGATTTAGTAAAATCTTAGGTAAGACAAGTAAAGTATCTTATAAGATAACTGAAGATAATAGTAGTGGTTTGTTTAAAAAGAATAAACAGATGATTAATAAATCAGAGTCTTTAGAATATAGACTTGAACCTAACAAATTACAAAAAATAGCAGCACCTACTGAAGCTAACAATTATAGAGCTGAATGTTACCTCATTCAAAAATCTACTAATGAGGCTCAATTTGCTAAACTTGGTTACGGTATTGCACGAAAAGTTTTCTTGATTCCTAATAAGGATGTTTTGTCAAAAGTCCCAGAGTCATTTAAAAAATCTGTATCTTCAGATAATACTAAAAAAGTTAAGAACAACACTAATATTTTAACTAAAAATAGTGTACCAGAAAATGATATAGATAATAACTTTAAAATTGAACATTTCGATGAGGTAAATTCAGCTCTAGATAGACAGAGAAATCAAACTCAATCACAGATTCGAAGAGAAAATACTAGACCAGAATTAGAGAAGAAAAAGGTTGAGACATCGTTTGAAAAGATGTATAATAATAAAGGTAGCAAGTTTAGAAAGAAGGTAAAATAGATGGGCTTTAAGAAAAAAGAGATAAAAGAAGAACCAATTAAAAAGAAAATAAATCTTTTAAATGAGGAAGAAGAAGAAAAAGAATTTATTCTTAAAAATCATAAAAAGATAGTTCCGATTGGTGGTAAAAAAGCTAAAATAAAAGATAAGGACTTAGACGTCAGAAAAAATAAACTAATAGGTGTTTATATTTTACGATTCTTTATTATCTTAATTATTTTTGGAATCTTTGGATTAGCGATTAAGAATGCCTTCTTTCCTGAAAACGTATACACAAAACAAGATATTCAAAATATGATTATTGAGTATAGTGATAATAAAGGTTTTCCTATCGACAGAGGAAGAGCTTATGCACAAGAATTTTTATATAATTATTTAAATAACACAGGTTCAGTGGCATCAAAACAAATGATGGGACAATTAACAAATTCAAAAGATGTTCAAAATCTTGGAAAACAACTACCTGACGGAAAAATGAAACAACACGCAGCGAGTCAACCAATATTATTTAGAGAAAGAGTTGTCAATGATTATAGTGCCATTTATGACTTTAGTGTTTATATGACTGATAAAGATGGTAATACAGAATCTGAAACATCTGAATTAACTGGAACATGGAAGAGTTTTGAGTTAAATATTTATTATGACTCAAACACACAAAAAGTATCTATTGTTGGTAATCCAAATATCATTCCAAGTTATGTTATCGGAAATCAAAATTCTCTACCAAGAGAAGGCGAAATTGGTAATGGTAACGTAAACACTTCTGTAGCACCAAGAATGGAACCAACTATTATGGGATTTGTTAAGGCGTATGCTAAGGTAACACAAGAAAATCATGCTGAGATAGACCAGTATATTCCTTCTAATCCTCCTGTTGAATTAGTTTCAGGTTTTGGTGGCACATTATCAATTAGTAATAATAGCGCTGTATCTTATAAGATTTATGACACAGATACAGCTGGTGAATATAAAGTAGATGCCAATATTACATGGAAAGACCAAGATGATGTTTCATTTACTGGAAGATATATTATTACGGTAAAAGAGACTTCAGATAAGAAATATTTAGTTACAAAATTCGCACCATATTTGTTTATAAAGGGGTAATAGAGAATGTTAGAGACGTATAGAGAAATTAGAGACAGTTACATCGCAAAAATTAATCGAAAGCTAAAGAAAAAGAATAAGACATTAAAAGACATTAAACCTAAGAATTATATTTCAAATGAATATGGTAAGGATGACAGTTTTGAAGTAACAACATCCATGACAGGACAAGTAAAATTGATTAGATGGTTAAGTAAACAGAGTGGTACGTGTTATTGTATTGATATAGACAAAGATAATGAATTAAATGAAAGTTTAGGTTACAAATACAAAGACATTTATACTAAGCTTATAGAGAAATCTTTTAAACAATTGTTGTCTAGAATAGACGAAATTGTTGTATAATATATATGTAATAAGTAGTAGTCTTAATACAAGAGGAGGAAAATAGTATGAGACAAATGGTTCAAAATTTTGGTGTATTAAAAACACCTACAAAGGGAGATGTTATTATTGAGTTCGTATCAGCGGTACCAACAATAACTCCAACAGGAAAATCTTATAAGGTTGAAATGAAGCCTGAACATCTTAAGTTTGGTGTTAGTGGTTATGTACCAGCTGAATCTGAACTTGGTGAGATTTTCAGAAGAGCATCAGAAACAAAGACAGTTATTTTAGCACGTTTTGAGAAGCATCGTAAAAAGGGTGTAGACGTTAATATCCCAATTGAAGAATTAACGGCTGATATGAATACAGCACGTGAAAATATTAATAAATCATTCTGTGGTGTTTATAATAAAAACACAAAGAAGTGGGATATGATGGGTGGAGATTATTCACCAGAAAATGATACAGAAGAAATGATTAAATGTGTTGAAAGCTTAACGCGAGAATTTGAGAAATTAGATGTTGATGGTTTCTTTGAAGAAAAGAAAGCTCCAACAATTAAATCAGATAATTTCGACAAGTCTCAAGTTGTTATGACACTTTATTATACATTAATTGATTATGAAAATAAGAATGGATTTGAATTAACAGAAGAACATCGTAGAGCAGTGACAACTAAGTTACTTAAATTGTGTGATGAGATTCAAAAGGCAATTCTTAAGTCAGACCAAGTTGACTATCGTGACTATTCACATGTAAGAGCAAGATTCTTAGTATTCAGTTATGCTGAAAAGGTTGAGCCTATTACACCAGAAGTTATTAACAATATTAATGGTTGGTTAACTAGATGTTTGACCAAATCTAAGTATATTATCGAATGGAGTGAGACTGTTTAATATAACAGTCTCTTTTTGATATTTTTAGGAATTTTAAGAAAAGGCGAGAACATAAAACAGCGGCCTACTGTACTACTTTTACAGCCATAAAAATGTAAAAAATGAAGAAGCTGTATAATCTATCACTTTTAAGAAAAAGAGTGGTTTAAACGATTCCTGCATTACTTTAAAAATTTCACATAAAGCTATTTACAATATACTAAAATAATATAAAATAATATCATGAGTAGATACAGACTAATAAACACTATCTTAAATAAGAAAAATGATTCAGATAAATGTGTTATCTTGATGTTTACAAACAACTTAACTATCAATATCTATGAGAATTTAGATTTTAGAATAGTAAAAGTGATATATGTATTAAATGGACAAAAGACATATTCTAAGTTGTATAAGAAAAACAGTAGTACATATTTTAAGATTAGAAGAGAAATTTTTAGAAGATTTGGTCAGATTATTAAGTGAGAGGTTGTATAATATATGAAGAAGAACAGTTCAATGAAGATTACAGCATTAGATAAGTTTAAGTCTATGAGAGAAAGACAATCTCGTGGTGGTATTGGCAACAGTATTCACGGAGATATTAAATACAATCGAAGAAAGAACAAGATTAACACTAGAAAAGAAATCAAGGAGTGGTTTTAACATGAACACAAGACAAACAATTTTAAATGCATTAAAGAATGGTATTCCACCTTATGTTGTTCATTTTGCATTGGAAAATCAACCAGATTTATTAGATACTAACGAAGAGGTTGAAGTAACACCTGAAGTAACATCAATGATTCGAGAAGAATTCTTGAAGGTTGGTAAAATTTCTACATTATCAGAAGACGAGAAAAAAGAAGTTGATAAATTATCTAATGAAGCTGACTCCGTATATCACGCAGTATTAGACTTCTACTTAAAACATTTCTTTGAAGAGGACCTTCAAGAACGTACGAACAATGTATACTTCTACTTAATAGACAAGGTGAAGTAGTTTGAGTTACGGACCAAGAAGTTTAATAACATGGAATACATTTTGTAGTAGATATATTAGTACGTATGATTTAGAAGGAATTCTGAGAAGACTTGATTCTTGTAAAGAGCAATGTCTTGAAAACAAAGATTTTGAATTAGCAAGAGATATTGAAAAATTAAGAGCAATAGCATCAAAAATGACAGAAGAGTTTAAGAATAGGGAAAGAGTGCAATAATGGGAACAATTAGTGAATTAAAAAGAAAAGTAAATATCGTTGATTATATTAAAAACGATGGAATTGTTCTCAGACATGGAGGTGCAAACATCTATAAAGGTTTGTGCCCTTTTCATCATGAAAAAACACCTTCACTTGTTGTATATGAAGATAATCAGACTTTCCATTGCTTTGGTTGTAAAACACACGGTGATGTTATAGACTATGTAGCAAATCGTAACAGTTTAACAAAAATGCAGGCAATTCAATATTTAGCTAATGAGAATAATTTTGAACTAGATTTTGAAAACAATAAAGAAGACTTCACTAAGCAGAAGAGACTGAGTGAATTATTAACAATGATTGATGAATATTTTAAATATAATTTTAAATGTTTAGAAGAAACTCATCCTGCAAAACAACAAATTACCAAGAGAGGACTTCCAATTACAAATGTTTATGGTTATTGTCCATCTTCAGACACTTTTAATAAATATTTTACAAGTAAGGGTTTCACATTAGAAGAACTTAGAGAAGTTGGTATTAATACAGATAATGATTTTTGTAGATTAAGTGATAGACTTGTATTTACAATTTACAATATTTTTGGACAACCTATTGGTTTTACTGGAAGACAGTTAATTGAAAATAAAAATTCTGGTAAATATATTAATACATCAAATAATTCTATTTTCAACAAATCTAAAGCTCTATATGGAATTGAAAGAGCTAAGGATAAAGCAAGAAAAGATAAGAAAATTATTTTAGTTGAAGGTCAGTTTGATGTTGAAGCTATGCATAGTTTTGGATTAACCAATACTGTTGCTGTAAGTGGTTCAGCGTTTTCAAAGGAGCAAGAAAAGCTAATTTTAAATATTATTGGTGATGATGGTAAGATTATTTTAATGTTAGACGGTGATAGCGCTGGACAAAAAGCCATGAATCATATTTTCCAGAAGTTTCCTGAACTTCAAAATATGTTATTTATAGTTATTTTACCAGATGGTAAAGACCCTTGTGAAATGATTCAATCCAAGACACCTTTTCCTAAGCCAATCAGTATTAACTCTTATTATTACAATTCAATTAAGAGAGAATATTTAAATGATACACCTGAGAGTAAAGCTGAATTCATTCAAAAGATACAAGAGTTATTTACAAATTATATTGAAGATAACGTTCTTAAGAAGAATTACTTAGAAAAAGCTGCTTATGAGGTTGGTGTAGAATATGAAGATTTAAAACTAATTAGTAATAAGAAATACGAATCAAAGAAAGAAGATTTGAAGCCATATATTAAATGTTATTTATTAGCATTAAAGGTTTTTATTGACACTCAAAAAACCAATGAAATTAATATTAATCCTCAAGATTTTAAAGGCACTCCATTTATTGGATTTATTAAAGAGTTATATGATAATGGAATGATTAGAATTGAGGGGAAGAATATAGAAACAACTAATGTGATTGATAAGAGTTTATTATCTGAAAAATCTCAAAGAATACTAGAAGAGATTTATAAACAAGAATATGATATATTAACAGATAAATTATTCATTCAGTCATATTACAAATCACTTGTTGAACAAGCAAAAACAGAATTTACGAAAGAGAGATATGATAATGGAATTAAACAAAATGGGGTATGAAAATTTACTCGAAACAGCAGAAAAGTTAAACTCACAAATTGAATACATTAAAGAATGTATTGAAGAAGCGGGTTGTTGGTACATTAGTACAGATGAAGAAGATGAAGACAATCAGATGTTTATTATGCGAAAACATGAGGTTATTTCAGTTATTGATTTTGATGACTTAACAATTAGTGTGAATTATCCGGAAATGATTTTTAATGGAGCGTACAGTAGTATGTTATCCAAGATTGCAGAGAGTTTACTTGAAATCAAAGAATTATTAGAAGATGATATTGAAGAAGACGAAGACGTAGTAGAAAACTTTATCACGGTTGAAAGTAGACTTGTTTGTGATAAAGCTATTGAAAACTTAAACTTTTTAGTTGAATATAAAGACAATTTTGATACATTACACTACAATGAATTTATGGAAATTTTAACAGAAGATTTAACTTCAGAAGAAATTGAAGATATTGAATCGACGTTTGATGTATCTGATAATTTATATTCACATGAGATTTATGAAGATTGTGATAGTGAAATTATTTTAGATTCATTTGAAAGCGAACATGAAGGATACGAATTTAACCATTTGTTAGGTGTATGGGTTCAGACAGGAAAGAACGAAACTGAATATTTAAAGTTTTCACACAAAATAAATTCTGGTGTATCATTCACTATTGATTTAGAAAATGGTGACATTACATATATTGATGATGATGTTGATGAAGATTCTGTAGTAGATTTATTTGATTATGGAGAATAGAAATAGAATAAGTAATATTCTTCTTATGATTGTTAGTGGTTTATTGATACTAACATCACTTAGAATGCAATATCTAGATAAGAAGATAGAGACACAAAAAAATAAGATTATCGAGCTTCAGAACGACTTAGATGCATCTAATGACAAAGTCAAAGAGTTAGAAAAAGTCAGTGAAATCTCTAAAGATGAAGACCTTGAGAAGATTAAAGATAAGTTAACTGATGCTTATAATAAAATAACAGATTTATATGATAAGTATGGAAAACCTTCTATAGACGAAATCGTTAAGAGTATAAAAGAAAAGTAGACTAAATCAATAGTCTACTTTTTGTCTTTTCTAAAATCTTGTTCGTATGTGTAGTATAAATTTCTCATTCCATTATCAATCTTTTTATCAACCAAATTCATACCGATAATATAATTCTCTGTCATCTGTTTAGTTGATGGAGATGGGAAATATCCTGTTCTTTCAAACATTCTTCTTAATGGTGGTCTATCATGATTAAATTTTTTATATTCTTCAATATATTCAGGTGTATTTAATTTTCTGTAATATTCTACAACCTTGTCAAATTTTTTTTGAATTGGTGCTGTTGTATTTGTTGCAAAATACATTTTTAATTCTGGAATATTCTGTTGAGCATCAAGAACTGTTTTAATTTTGGCGTTTCCTATTTCAACATCATCCTTTTTCACAATTACAAAACTATCATAATCATCTAAAAATGAACCTGCTTCTCTAACTGTTAGTCCAGCAGCTTGAAGAGCAACCTCACATTGAAGTTTACTAGCAGGATTATCTTTATTATAATACCATATCGTTTTATATGAATGAATTTCAGCATTACCTAATCTTCCACCATCACCATAATATCCTTTATCTTTATGCATGTGGTCATTATCTAAAAAATTAAATTTCTTAAGCGCTGCAAGACTATCATGCATTTCATTAAGATAAACTTTAGCTTTTGTTAAATCTTCAAAATGTGGTGAATTACAAAAAGGGCATGAAGCAGGATTTTTTGCATGACACTCACGAATTTGTTGTAAAAAAGGTGAAAAATGGTATATTTTCTTTGTTTCTGACATAGTAAAACCTCTCTTTATTGATATATGAGATATATCGATTAATGTTGTTGTATAATAATAAATGATAGGAAGGAAACTCTAAAAATGCTATATAGTACAAAAGAGCTAAAGAATAGACTTGTAGAAAATCTTAAAGAAGAAGTATCTAAAATGGAAACAAAACCCGTTTTAAAAGTTCTTCTAGTTGGAGATAATCCTGCAAGTATTTCTTATGTTACAAATAAGCAAAAATTAGCAGAACAGATTGGTATTGATGCTGAAACAATTCGAATCACTGAAAATATTTCTCAAAAAGATTTAAATAATTATATTGAGATAATTTCAAATCAAGATAATATTGATGGTGTGTTATTACAACTGCCATTACCTAAACATTTAGATGAGAATGAAGCATTATCACATCTAAATCCATCAAAAGATGTAGATGGTTTAACATTAGAGCAACAGGGAAGACTGTTTAGTACAAAAGCTATGTATAAACCATGTACACCTAAAGGAATTATTACTATCCTAAATGATTTAGGATATGAACAGTTAAATGGTTTAAATGTTGTAGTAATTGGTCGTTCTAAATTGGTTGGTATGCCAGTAGCTAAACTATGTCAAGATTTAGGTGCAACAGTTACAATATGTCATAGTAAAACATCAAATATAAAAGAAATTACAAAAAATGCAGATATTCTTATCGTCGCAATTGGAAAAGCTAAGATGATTGATGCTTCTTATATTTCAAATAAAACTAAAGTTGTTATTGACGTTGGTATTAATCGAGAAGATGGAAAACTATGTGGTGATTGTAATGCACAAGATATTGAAGATAAATATCATGATAGTTGTATAATTACTACAGTACCAGGTGGTGTTGGACCAATGACAGTTGTTTCATTAATGGAAAACACAATTCAATCTGCAAAATCAAAGGTAGATAAGCGATGATATACACATTAGCATTAGATATTTCAACATCAACAACAGGTTTTTCATTATGGGAAGACAAAAAGTGTATTCTTAGTGATTCTATTCACAAGAAAAACAAAAAGAATGACACATGGATAGACAGAGTAACATACATGTCTAATCATATTAAAAATATAACAAAAGATTACAAAATAAGTTATATAGTTGTTGAAGATGCATTCAGTCGATTAAATGTAAACACATTAAAGAAGTTATGTTTAGCTCAAGGCTTAATTATTGGTGCAGTATCTCAAGAGAATAGTAAACTTATTATGGTTTATCCTAAGACATGGCAAAGTTATCATGGTATAGCGAATTTAAAAAGAGAAATGTTAAAAGAATTTACGCTTGAAAATGCACCTAAAATTATTCATCGAGAATTAACAAGTAATACAGACGATGAAGCTGACTCAATTCATATTGGGAGTTGGTTTGTAAGTGAAGCTATGCCTAGTTAAAAATTAATCATCTTTTGGTTTATATTTAACTATTGCTTCACAAGTCTCAGGTTAGAGAAATTTAACCGACGTTGAATTAGAGAATCCTTAAGGTTACTCACCTACGGTTGTCGCCTTAGACCGTTGCTCTGAGTCTATGCATTAAGTTGGAAGGAAAGTATTGAGTTCCTGTGTGTATAGATTAAAAACCTAATTCAACATTGACGAAAGGAAGACCAATACTCATCTTGGTAAAAGAGATGAGTTAGGCGCTACAGTTCGATAAGTACTGTCTTAAAGAGTTAAACTTATCATCAACGAAAGGAGTTGAAGTGTGATGTTAGTATATGTATTGAAACAAAATGGACAACCTTTTATGCCGACAGAACGCTTTGGCAAGGTTCGGAGATTATTAAAAGAAGGAAAAGCAAAGGTTGTTCGTAGAGAGCCTTTCACTATTAGATTGCTTTATGAACCTGAAACAGATATAGTTCAAGAGTGCTACTGTGGTGTTGATACTGGCTCTAAACATATTGGTGTAGCTGTTGTTGGAAATGACAGGGTGTTGTACCAATCTCAAACTGAATTAAGAAGCGACATTAAAAAGAAGATGAATCGTAAACGTGCATCTAGACGTAATCGTAGAAATAGAAAAACACGTTACAGAAAGCCTAGATTCCTAAATAGAAGAAATTCTATTCGAGAAGATAAGCTTCCGCCATCTGTGCAACACAAGGTTCAAACTCACATAGACGAGATTGAGTTCTGTAAGAAAATTCTTCCTGTTTCAGATTTAATCTTAGAGGTAAGTCAGTTTGACACAGCTCTAATGAAGAATCCTGGTTTAATGAATGAAAAAGTGAAGCACTGGGGTTATCAAAAAGGCTTCAACTACGGCTACTCGTCTAGACGAGAGGCAATTCTTCATAGAGATAACTACACTTGTCAGTGTTGTGGTAAGAAGAACTGTAGATTAGAAGTTCATCACATTAAATTTAAAAGCAATGGTGGAACTGATGATGAAGAAAATCTTATTACTTTGTGTGAAGACTGTCATAAAGGAGTACATGCTGGAACTATAGTTTTGAATAAGAAACCTAAGAAGAGTAAAGGTTTAAAGCATGCTACTCACATGAGCATAATCAGGAGTAGATTATTAAGAGAATATCCTGATGCTATTGAAACTTTTGGCTTTGTGACAAGTGAAAACAGAAACCATTTAAAATTAAAGAAAGACCATTATATAGATGCTTGTGTAATTGCTGGTGGTGGATTAGAATTCAAAGAGTTGGATGTGATTTTTTATAAACGTAGAGTATCTAAAGGTGATTATCGATTGACTAGAGGTATTAGAGGGGAACAAAAACTTCCTACCGGAAAATTATGTGGATTTAGAAAATTTGATAAGGTAAAATATTTTGGAGAAAAATATTTTATTAAGGGGAGAGTAAGCTGTGGTTCAGTTTTACTTATGGATATTTTTGGTAATAAAGTTGATTTTAGTTCTATGCCAAGAGGATATAAGACTCCTAAAATGTCAAATTGTGAGAGAATATCGGCAAGAAGAAGTATTTTATGTATAACTAAAGAATTAGAAAATGAGGAATAAATGGAAGAAATTAAATTAATAGCAGATGGATATACTTATGTATTTCCTAAGGGTGGTTTAGAAGAAACCATTATCGAAATCTACAATGGAAACAACAAAGAATTAAAGCAATATCAATTATCAGAAATTTATGGAGTAACACCTGCAAGAGTTAGATTAGTTCGTTATGCATTGAGTCTAGCGGGATTATTAGTTGATGAGTATGGAGAAGTTGTACCAGCATTTACAAATCTTGAAGATGAAGTAAGTGCAACATTAGAAATGATTAGTGAAGGATTAAGTATTATCGAAATTGCTAACCAATTAAATATTAGTACAACAACAATTAGTAGAATCATCAATGCATGGAATTTGGTTCTTGAGTGGCGTGGAGAAGTTTATCATCGAAATGACATTCTAGAAGCAATGGAACAAAATGAAATTGGAACAGAGGCAGAACCTTATGAATCTAATGATTTAACGTTATCTGAACTGTTCTCAGGTGAATCTATTCCTGTAGGTGCTCTAAAGAGCGCTAGAGTGCATAAATTAAAGGATGGTAGTTATAGTAAATCATTTACTTTTGACCCTCAGAGAGCACACAGTGACATTCAGATGCATTCCTATGAAGAATTGAATGAAGTTATTAACAATTTTACACCTGAAGAGGTGAACCTCGATAATCACGGTATGTTAACTGAAGTATTCGCGTTATCAGATGTTCAGTTAGGTAAAGCGCATGAAACAGGTGGCGGCTCAAAAGAAACGATTGAGCGAGTATTACAATCGGCATACAAGTTTAAGGAACGTATTCTACGAACTAAGCCTGTATCAGTTATTATTACAGACTTGGGTGATGGTATTGAGAATATCAACAACACACCACAACAGTTATGTACAAACGATTTAGAGTTGTGCGAACAGATTCGTTGCTTTAGACGATTGATGTTAGAGGTCATTAAAATCATTGCACCTTATGCACCTAAGGTGTATGTTGTGTGCGTGCCATCGAACCATGGCGAGGTTAGGAACGGGAGTCGTAAAGCAACCGGAACGCCTGAAAATGATTATGGTATCGAAATTAGTTTCCAACTTCAAGACATCTGCGAAAATGCAGAACAAGAGTGCTTACGTAACATTACATTTGTAAGACCAGCAAATAAACAATTAACAGCAGTTGTTGACTTAGAGAATGGTTCACAGATTGCATTTAATCATGGGCACAAAGCACAAGGTGGTATTCAAGGTCAAGAAGCTTGGTGGAAAAACCAGTGTTTCGCTGAAATGCCAGGAAGTCACGCAAACATTATGGTAATGGGACACTTCCATAATCATCAAGTAATGCAAACAGGTGGCAAGCGTTGGTTAATTAGTTGTGCTGCTTCAGAACCAAGTTCAGATTATTTTTCATCATATAGTGGTAAATCTTCTGTACGTGGTGTTACAACATTCGCAGTAAATGAAAAAGGTGTACCTGTATTTATTGAAATTTTATAGAAGTAATAAATAATCACTATTTTCTGATATATTATATGTAGAGGTATAGATATGATAAGAAAAGATGATTTTGTGAATAGTATCAATGCATTATTAAAGCAAGCAGAGCGAGATGAAGATGTGAATGAGGCCTTAGACGTTATTTGTAATAATGAACATTCGTTCTGTGTTGCTGAAACATCAACTATCGTTACAACTGCACTATTAGACCTACTTAGAAATTTAATCAATGATGAAGATGATTATATTGGTTGGTGGTTGTATGAGGATGTTGAAAAAGAAGTAAAAGATGCATTTGGTAATATCATTGAATTGGACACATCAGAGAAGTTGTATGATTTTTTAGTAAGTAATTATAAACAGTCGTAGAGATTGTTGTATAATAATATTGTAATTGGAAACTAAGCACGCTAGAGAAAAGGGCGCCGGAGGAGAAAGTATGAGTCAAATTACACTACAAGCAAACTTAACAAACGATTTAGAATTAAAGCAGTCTAAGAATGGTAATGCATATTGCCAATTAGTACTTGCACAGTCTACACGTTATTTAGACGGTGAAGAATGGAAGGAAACAGGTTCTCGTTTTTGGCGAGTAATGATTTATGGTAAGCAGGCTGAATACCTATGCAACTGTACATTACCTAAGGGAACTAAGTTAGTTGTTGTCGGTGACTTAGTTGTTGAAGACCGTCCTGAATGGACAGACAACTCAGGTGTTACACATGAAGCAACATCTGAAGTAACAGTTCGTGCAAAGAGTGTTTCAGTAGAAATTAACAACTGGTATGACATTACAGTTACAAAGCATCCTGCTTCAGGAGCATCAGTAACACAGACAGTTGCACCTGCACCTAAACGTCAGGCTACTGCAACTAAGAAAGCTGCAGCTACACCTAAGGTTGTAAAGCAAGAACAACCTGAAGAAGACATTTTCGGTAGCTTAACCGAAGATTCTATTGGTTCAGATGATACTGTAGACCTTTGGGGATAATTATTAATTAATAAGTAAGAGAGGTAAATTTACACCTCTCTTTTTTGATATATTCTTTGAAAAGGAGACCAATTGTATGACAAAAGTTAAAGCATTAAATCGAGATGGTAAAATTACATGGTGTGCAGCAAAAAATCCTGGAACTGGAACATGCAACCATGTATTCCACAAAATAGAGAATATAAGCGATGAAGAGTTCCAACAACAAGTAGACAGATATAATGAAAAGATGAATAGGCTATTATACAGCAATAATGTTGGTGATAGAGTTTTATGTGCAGGTCAAGGATATGGATTAGATATTTTAGAAAAAGACCCTGACTATCATGTACGAAGAGAGGTTGCTCAACAAGGACATAACCCAGCACTTTTTGCAATAGATTATGACTACTTTACGAGAAGTGTTGCACAAGATTACATAGACAAAGAAAAAGATGAGAAACTTAAAAAGAAATATCAAGAACAATTAGACTCATATATTCATGGAACAACCGCTCAAAAATTAGCATGTATTAATGCTGGAATAGGTTTAGATGAGTTTGTGAATGATAAAGACGAGAACATTAGAAGAGAAGTCGCTAAAAAAGAGTACAAGATGAACGTTCTTGTAAATGACACATCTCCTCGTGTTAGAAGTATGGTCGCGTTGAGTAGACAATACCATGATATTTTATCACACGATAAGGATGAACAAGTAAGAGCATCTGTTGCTTCCTGTTGTGATGAAGATGCATTACATAATTTAGCATTAGATAAGAGTCCTCTAGTAAGACAGAGAGTAGCAATTCGTGGTAACCTTTTAAGTCAAGAAGAATTCAATAAGTTGTTAAATGATGAAGACTTTTATGTTAGAGAAACAGCTAAATTAGTTAAAAGAAAGGAATAGTGTTATGATAAAATATCATGTAAAGCCAGATGGAAGCATTGGTGTATGTAATGCAAAACAAAAATGTAGATATTCAAAATTTATTCATGTAAATGCAAACTCTCCAGAAGAAGCTCAACAACAAGTTGATGATTTTAATAAAATAATTGCAGAATTTTCAGAACCTGGTGGAACAATCACAGAAGACGGTGTTAAAATAGAATTAATTAAACATGGAAAATGTTTAGATATTTTAGTAAATGACAAAGATGAGTATATAAGAAGAAAAGTTGCTCAGTATAGTGATAGAGAATGTGATTTAGACATTTTAGCAAATGATGAAGATTGGTTTGTGAGATATTTAGTTGCACAAAAAGGAATAGATAAATATTTAGACAAACTTCGCACTGATGAAGACTATCACGTAAGAGCAGTTGTAGCATCATTTCATAGACCACAAGACGTTAAATATTTTATTAACGATAAAGATTCATACGTTAAAGAACAGGTTATTGAAGCGGGTACAGATGAAGTACTTGATAAACTTCGTAATGATGAAAGTCGAGACGTTAGATTATTAGTAGCGAAAAATGGAAGAGACGAAGACTTAGATATTTTAATATACGATGAAGATGAGTTTGTCAGAGCTCGTGTCGCTGACAATGGTAGAGATAAAGACTTGGATATTTTAGTAGATGATAACAGCGATGCTGTAAGAGAAGCTGTAGCACATTTCGGAAGAGACAAAGACCTTGACAAACTTCGTTACGATAAAGAAGACAGAGTAAGAATTTTTGTTGCTGCAAAAGGACGACCTCAGGATAGGGACTTATTTCTTAAAGACCCTAGTTGGGTTGCAAGAAAAACCTATGTTGAAAATTGTAGAAACGTAGAAGATGTTAAACCTTTCTTAAACGATGAGGATATAACAGTTAGAGAAGAAGCAGAAATGACACTATCGATATAAGAGATACTCGAAAGAGTATCTCTTTTAGATTTTAAAAAGTGGCGAGAACGTTTTCGATAGTGCTACTGTACCACTTTTGCAGCCGCAAAAAGGTGAAAAAAGAAGAAGCTGTATAATCCACTTTTAGCGAAAATAGTGGCGAGAATTGATTCTACATCACTTTCTGATATATAAATTGTTGTATAATATATGTAGATATGGAAAAAGTAGATTATTTTAAATGTTTAATATGCGGTGAAAGGTTCAATAAATATGGTCATCACATCAAGAGTAAACATCATTTAACTAATAAACAATATTATGACGAATACACAAAGAAAAATAGGCGAGAAGGATTTTGTTTAGAATGTGGAAAACCTACTGAATTTATTTCTATTAGTGCAGGATATAGAAAATTCTGCAAAACCAAAGAATGTGTAAATAAAGGAAGATATAAAAAGATAACAGAGTCAACATATAACAAATATCATGTTGATAATGTATTTCAGTTAGATTTTGTTAAAGATAAATCAAAAGAAACACTTTTAAGACACTATAATGAAACAAATCCAATGAAATCAGAAGAAATCAAATTAAAAGCTAAGAATACTTGTTTGAAAAAATATAATGCTGAAAGTATATATGCTTCTGATTATGGTAAAAAGAAATGTCAAGAAACATGGAAGAAAAATTTAGGTGTAGACAATCCTTGGAAAAGTGATATTGTAAAACAAAAAATTAAGGAAACAAATCTAAAAAATCTTGGTGTAGAACATGCTGCACAATCTCCAATTATTAAGGAAAAGATAAAAGAAACATGTTTAAGTAGATATAATGTAGAGTCTGCGTTCCAATCAGATAAAATAAAACAAAAAATTAAAGAAACAAACATTAGATTATATGGTACAGAATACTATTCTCAATCACAAGAATATCATGACAGATACCCAACAATACTTCAAAAAAGAATAAAATCATTAAGAAAAAACGGAACATTTAATAGCTCTAAACCAGAAAAAGAAATAGAGGTTTTATTAAAAAAGATATTCACTGAAGTTAAAACACAGCACAAAACTGAAAAATACCCATTTCATTGCGACTTCTATATTCCATCTTTAGACTTATATATTGAGTATAATGGGTTTTGGACACATAATAAACACCCGTTCGACAAAAACAATAGTAATGATATTAAAGAAGCAGAAGAATTATACAAAAAAGGTTTAACAAACGAATTTTATATGAGTGCCTATAAAGTATGGACACAATCTGACCCATATAAAGTTGAAACAGCAAGAAAAAATAAAATTAAGCTTTTGGTTTTCTATAACATGAAAGAAGTAAAAAATTGGATAAAAAAGAGAAAGGAACAAAAAGATGACTAAGAAAAAAATAACAATAGAAGATAAAATCAAAAATTACTCTGCTAATGATTTAACAGCATTAACACCTTTAGCCCATCTACGCACACGACTCAACTTAACTTTTGGCGAAGAACGCGGTGGTGAAGACTATCCATACTCATCCCAGAAAAACGTAACAGTTCGTGAAGTCTGGGACAACGCGTTAGGTGAAGTAGCGATTGGTGTAGCTAATCATTTAAGAGTAGTTTTTTATAAAGATGGTTCAATTAAAATCGAAGATAATGGACGAGGTATTCCAACCGATATTTCAACAGATGCTTATGGGAAAAAAGTATCTGGAATTTTTAAGGCACTTGGATTATTGCAGTCTGGTTCAGCACTTAAAGGTGTTCAAAAAGGAAAATTTACAACATCTCAAAACGGTGTAGGAGGCAGTTCAACTAATGGTGTCTCAGAATGGTTCAAGGTAAGAGTCTTTAAAAATAAGAAGATTTACGCTTTAGACTTTTTAGACTACATACCAGGATTATTTGATGATAATGGAGTGTTTAAACCTGCTAAAGATAATTCAGAAATATTTATATTAAAGGACAATCGTTCAAAAGAAGATAAGGAGTTATTTGCACACGGTTCTTCTGTTGAGTTTAAATTAAATGATAAATGGTTTATTGTACCATATCCATTTGATAAAGAAGATATTATTGCACGTATTAGAGGTGCAGCTTATTTATATCCTCACACAACAATGGAAGTATTAGATGAACAGGAAGATGGCTCATTCGATAAACAGATTTTTAACTCAGAAGAAGGAATTAAAGAACTTGTCGATATTCAAGTTGGTAACAATATAACAAAGATTATTGATTTTAATGGGGCAACAGCTTTTAGAGAAAAGGGACAAGGACACAATAATCCTAACATTCCTAAAGGTGCTACAGGAGAAACGTTACTTGAATATATTAATAAAGAATATAGTGATGGTGATTTATTGAATGATGAGCGTGAGTTGTATTATAATTTAGCATTTAACTACAATAGTGGATATGATTGTATCATTGATACATACTGTAATGATATTCGAACAACACTTGGTGGAGTACATGTTCAAGCATTAGAAAAAGCGTTAACAGATGCGTTTAACACGAAATTCCGTTCTATGAAGAATGGTTTAAATAAAAACGACAGTGACGTTATTGTTAAAGATGTAGAAGAAGGCTTAACAGCTGTATTATCTATAAAGACAAATGTACCTAGATTCGTCGGGCAAGAAAAACAATTACTTGGTGGAAAAGAATTACAGAAGGCTTTGTATGATAGTATTTACCCTCAATTAACAGAATGGTTGAATAAAGGTTCTAATCGTGATGAAGTTGAAATTATCGCTAAAAAGGTAATTACAGCTATGAAGAATAGAACACATATTCAAGAGCAACAGGAATTAAATCGTGCCAAGAACAGTGTTACACGTAGCGGTTTAATGCCAGTAAAACTTGTTGATTGTGAAATTACACATAATCCGATTAGTGAGGTTTATATTTCAGAGGGGGACTCGGCGGCAACAGGTTTAAAAGGTGCCAGAGATTCTCGTTATCAAGCAATCTTCCCTATTAGAGGTAAAATATTGAACGTTTTAAAAGCAACATCAAAGGCGATTATGCAGAATGAAGAGACGCAGAATATTATTCGCATCATAGATGCTGGTATTGGTTCAGATTTTAAAATTGAAAACATGCGTTATCACAAAATCGTTATTGCAACAGATGCTGATGTTGATGGTTCAGCGATTGCGAACTTATTAGTTACCTGGTTCTGGGTATTAATGCCAGAAGTTATTAAACAAGGTAGATTGTTCCGCATGCTGACGCCTCTATACGAAATCGTTGTATCAAAGAGTGAAGTTTATTATTGTGTAAATGCAGACGAGAAAAAAGAAGTCGAAGCAAAACTAGCAAAAGAAAAGAAAACAATCAAAGAAATCAACCGTTTTAAAGGTTTGGGTGAAACCGACTCTGACGTGCTATTTGATACAGGTATGAATCCTGAAACAAGAAGAATGATTCAGATAACAGTAGACGATGTTGTAAAGGCTGAGGAAATCATCAACCTAATCTCTGGTGATGATACGGATGCACGTAAAGACTGGATAATGGCTAACCCATATAAGCCTGAAATTGTTGAGTATGAGGAAGAGGTGTAAGATATGACAAAAAAGAAAGTTACCGATTTTAATATAGACGAACTATTAGAGTCTGCGAGAGAACCAATTGTTTATAACATTGTAGATGCAATGAATGAGTGGGGTCTTGAATATGCATATGCTACACTTCTTGATAGAGCGCTGGTGTCAAACTATGATTTTGTAAAACCTGTACAGTTGAGAAGTATTTGGGGCATGTATAAATTAGGTTTACGACCAGACAAAAAGAATGTTAAAGAAGGACATGTAACATCATACATTATGACTAGATACCACCCTCATGCGGCACAAGCAATTAAGGGAGTTGTTGATGGTTGGGCACAGAAATTTAATTCACGTGTTCCTCTAGTAAAGGCAACAGGTCAGCCTGGCTTATTCGCAGGAGATACAGCACCAGCCGAACGTTATCTTGAAGTTGGTATGAACAAAGCGTGTTATGAACTTGTTAGAGATACGCAACAGCATGGATGTACATGGACCTATAATGAAAATGGTGATGAAATTGTGCCATTGTTCTTGCCTGTACGTTTCCCTGTGGGAATTATTAACGGTGTACAAGGCATTGCGACTGGGTTTGCATGTAATATCCCGCCACACAATCCAGATGAGGTTATGCAAGCATGTATTGCCTATTTGCAAGGTAAACTTGATAAACCTGAAAAATTGTTAAAATATATTAAAGGGCCCGACTTTCCAACTGGAGCAAGTATTGTCGGTACAGACGGTGTCAAAGAGTACCTGTTAAATGGTAGCGGTAAATTTTTGGTTTACGGTAAGTATAATATAGTTGAAGAGCCACACGGTAGAACGGAAATCGTCTTTACAGAATTACCTTATAATGTTTCAGTAGAACAGGTGATGTCTGACATTGCACAGAAGAAGAATAATGGATTATTTGCAGAAATCTCTGAAATGAAAAATTTGTCTGACAGAAAGCGTCAGACAGATAAGAGTGAGGTTCGTTTAACTCTGTATGTCAAAGCAGGCGCTAATATACCAAAGTTAATTGATAGTTTATACAAGAACACACGCTGTATGGCTTCATTTTCTGTCAATACGACATTGATTGATAACTACGTACCTAGACAAAATGTTCCAGTGTTTGACATGATTAAAGGATTCTGTACGATGCGCCAAGATGTAGTTCATCTAAGATATGGCTATCGTTTAAAACAGATTGACAGAGATTTATATACCCTTGATGGTTTAATGAAGATTTTAGTTGATATTGATAAGGCTATTTACATTATCAGACATGCAGACAATTCAGATATTGCTTGTCAGCAACTACAAAAAACATTTAAGGTTGAAGAAAAGCAGGCTAATCAGATTTTAGCAATGCCTTTAAGACAATTAACAAAGGCTGATGTTATTGAAGCAGAAACCAAGAAAAAATCATTAGATGCCGAAGCGAAGAACATTCGCACAACTTTATCTGACGAAAAAGTTGTGAACGAAGAGATTATCAAAGAATTAAAAGAGACAGAAAGTATTATTACGTCTGGTCGTAGAACTGAAATTGTTGATATGTCATTAGAAGAATTAAAACAACAACAAAAAGAAATTGAAAAACAACATAAATTACTCGCTAAGGGTGTTGAATGTTTCGTTAATATTAATAAAGACAAAATTGGTAAGTCAATTGAGCATAATGACAATTCAAAATTTAAGGTAATGTCAGATAGTAACATTTTCATTATTGGTAAAGATGGTAACTGTAAAGAGTTAGAAGTCGAAAAACTACCTCTTGATGATGAACAAAGTATCTCAATTTTCGCTAATGGAAATGAAGATATTGTTGGTGTTACAAGCGATAATGGTTATGAAACATTAATTGTTTCTAATTTAGGTAACATTAATGTATTTAAGAACAGATTTAAGTCTGGTTTATTATGTAAGTTAAAAGATGAAGAATTAATGTTTGCTTCTCCAATCAATGAAGAAGACAGAAAAAATAATTCCTTAATTATGATTAACAAACATGGTGAGCTATTCAAGATGGATATTGAAAAACTGAAGTCAGTTAATGCTGGTTCAGGATTAATTGTTGGTACTAAAATGAAAGACATTATATTTGCTGGTATCGTTCATCATAACAATGTAATCAAAACAGTATCTAATAATGAAGTTAAGTACACATCTATAGAAGAATGTCCATCTAAAGGACGTGGTTCTTCTGGATATTTGTTACATAAACTAAAGAAAGACGATGAGATTATTTCTTGTGAAATTGTTGAAATGTCCGATGAGGTAATTTTAACAAACCGTGGTAAAAGCGGTGTTAAGAGAAAGTAAAAGGGTAGGTTGAATTTCCTACTCTTTTTTGATATATTTTATATGAAATACTATATTACTGAAAAAGGAACAATTAAAAAAATAGAAAATAAATCAGAAAACATTAGTGCATATAAGAATATTTTCTTTGATTCTTTTAATGATGCTAAAGAGTTCGTGAGGAATATATATAAAACACATCTAGATGATATTGGTGTGACTCTGTGCACTCCTAATTTTGAATTCATTAAAACATTAATGGAAGACTTAAAATGCATTAGAGAGCGCTATAGGGTGCTAGATGACGATTACAAAAAATATAACTTATCATTAGATGATTATATAAACACTGATGAATGGAAAATTAGAAAACAATTATCTCAAAATTACTTCCATAAAGAAGGGCAATATTTATTTTACTTTATTGATTATCGAGACAAGAAAAATAAAAATCGTTTTATTTTCAATAAAAACAATTGTTTGTTACCAACGTATGTAGGCTTTCATGGTGCATTAGATAGAGATAAATCTAAAGATGATGAGTTAAACAATATTAAACAACAGATTAGAGAATTAAAGACTAGTGAATTGTTAGAACTTGAAAAAGAATATCACTTTAAATTAGATAAACTAGAACAAGAATACACTGACGCAAGAATAGAGTATCTAAAATTTCATAATCAATGTAGAGAAGATGATAAAAGAAAAAATGATTTAAAGAATACAATAATAGATTATACAAATAAATATGATTCTTTACAAGAAAAAATTATCATAAATAATATGTGGTTATATTCATCGTCAAAAGACAGTGGAATTATAATTAAAAATTTAAAAGATATGACCACAGATGATATAAAATATAATAATGAAAAAGGTTATAATATTTATGTAATAAGAGACAATCAAGTGTATAAAATTAAATATGTAGGAAATGCTTATAATAGAATAGCGATGATAGATGAAGAAAATAGATTAGTAAGAAATGACAGTAAAATATTAATTGATTTATATAGTGAAGGTGAACGTCTAGACTATCTAAACAAAGATTTAGGTTTCTTTGATAGAGAAGAAGAGTTCCTTAAGAAGGAAACTAAATTAAACGATAAGTTAGATAACTTCTTTAATAAAAACATAATTAAATAGTTTTGGCGAGAATGTTTTTAATAGTGCTACTGTACCACTTTTACAGCCTTAAAAAGGTGAAAAATGATAAAGCTGTATAATCTATCACTTTTAGAAAAAATACGCGTGAGAATTGATTCTACACACACTAGAAAAGGAAAGAAAATATGACAACAACAATAGAAACAATTGAACAATTAAAAAATTTTTTAACAAAGAAAGGAATTAAGTTTATTCATAAAGAATTCAATAATGGGACAATTAATTTAGTAACACATGATTATTGTCTCATAAGAGATAATTTAAAATACGATATATTAAATGTTAAAAATCAAAAATTAATTTTAAGTACAATCAATAAAATTAAAGCTTATAATTCTTTTTCTGAATTATTTTAGATATACAAGATAGGAGGTGACTCAAATGAAAAGAATACAAGTTAAAAATGCTACTAAGCTATTTACAGATGAAATGTTGATTTATTCATTATCAGATTTCTCATTTAATAAACCTATTCAAGTAAAATTTATTCTATTCCTAGTTGGATTATTTGTCATTTGGGCGCTTCCGTTAATGATTATATTTAAAATTTTTAATCCACCTATGGTTATCTTGTATTTTGGACCTGTTGTTGGTGGAGCCGCATTATTCTCAGGACCATACTTTGGTGGTAAAACATTTATATCATGGGCTAAATATTTTGTAAAATATATTTTTAGTCCTAAAAGATATTATGATGGTCATGGAAGAAGACAGTTAACAAAGACAAAAATTAATCATGTATATGTAGTATCAAGAGAAAAAGATTTCGAAAAATTAAGAAAAATGATAGAATGCGAGGCGCAACATGAGTAATAATATTTATGGATTATCTATGTATATAGGCTCAACAAAATTTTCTCCTAAAATGCCGGTGTTCTTTGATACTAATTATGCTGCCTATATTAATAAACCACCTAACACATTAATTACAGGTGCACCAGGACGAGGAAAAACATTTTTAGGAATGTTGTTAGCAGCACAAAATAGTATTATGAATAAAATTGGTGTAATACTTGACCCTAAAGGTGATTTTAGAAAATTAATGGCATTATATAACAATGATATTATTAACAAAGTTAATATATGGGATATTTCAGTTAAGCCTGATGAACGTACAGGAAAATTATCTTTAGATAGAGATACTATAGGAATGTTGGACCCAACATGTTTTACATCTAATCATGATTATAATGCGCAATTAACACTTGATGTTATTAAAGATTTAATGGGCAAGAGTTTAACAGATGCACAAATTAATATTATTTCTAATTTAATTCGTGACTTATGTAAAGCACCTGCACCTAACATGAAGAGATTAATAAGCAAATTAGAAAGACATGAAAGAGAAGATGTTCGTTCTGTTGCAACAATATTAGATTTAATGTTTGCATCACCTATCGCGCAAATTTTGGTTTATGATAGACAAATTCAAAAGAAAGTTTTAAACATTAAAGATGGTATTACAGTAATTAACATGTCTGGATTAACATTTCCAAACACTAGTAAAGAATTAGACAAATGTTCATCTGAAGAAAAAATATCTCTTGTTATTGTTTCATTATTGAATAGATTAATTAGAGATATTATGTTTAGCTTACCTGTGAATATACCAAAATTTCTTATAATAGATGAGGCATGGTCAGTTGTATCACTACCATCTAGTAGAGGACTTATTGAAGAGGTATTATTAAAGGGACGTTCTAAAAATATGGCGTGTATTTTATTGACACAAGCAACATCTCACTTAGATTTTAATGATGGTACAGATTTAGATGCAGGAATTCAAATGAGGTTCGCTTTTGGAAGTCAAGACGCAAAAGATAATTTATTGACATGTCAAAAGATGAGAATATCCGAATATCAACAATGGGCTAAAGCAGTTGAAACACTAGGTGTTGGTGAATGCTTAATGTGTGATGTTTTTGGAAGGCACGGAATCATTCAAATTAAAAGTGATGAAGAGTGGACAGAAATATTTAAGACTACACCAGAGTTAAATTGATATATAGAATAGGTAAACGAAACTGAGGGAAAATTCTTTCAGTTTCTTCTACTGGCCTAAGTTGTATAATAACCATGGAAAAGATTGAAAGGGGAAAGTATAATATGACACAATCTAAAATGATATTCATTGGACAGAAAGAGTTATATAATGTTTTTAGTAATTATAGTCCAGATTTGTTAGACTTTCAGAAATTTTATGAAAATATTAAACAGGTTGATGAAGACATAGATAACGAAGAATTTGACGAGAATACATGTTGTCTTATTGTTTCTTCACTTCTGTTTCACGATAATGAAGACGATTTTATTGATTTCGTCGCAAGAATAAGTGATGCTGCTGTAATGAATATTCTTCTCATTGGAAACGATAAAGATTATGAAGATGAGATGAGATACAAAGTTGAAGAAGCTCAAAAAATAAATGGAACAGATGGTTGTCCTTTCTATTTTATCAATTATGGAAATGATATGATGGATGAATTAGAAAAATCATTAAGAAACTTTGTTGGTTCAGATATTATTGATAGTGAAGTAAAGAAAAATGTATATAATGCTATTGATAATTTCATTACAATTAATAGTGATGAGGATGAAGACGATGAAGAGGATACGGACACTAACGAAGAGACAAAAAATAATAACAAATCAATGTTGAGAGGTGATGCAAAAATTATCACAATTACATCATCTAAAGGTGGTGTTGGTAAATCAACAAACACACTTCTTATTGCATCTGGAATTAAGAGATTTTATCCTAACAGGAGTGTATGTATTGTAGACCTTGATATTACTGGTGGCCAACAATATTTCTTAAACAGTGCTCCTAGAGATGCTAAAACTGTTCTAAACATTTTAGAAGAAGACACTGTTACAGAAGATGTAGTGCTTGACACCATGTGGCATTCACCAACAGGGATTGATTTCTTGTTTGCTCCTAAGAGCGCTAAGAACATTGAATACTTAACATCTCAATTGTATGAAGATATTTTAAATGTTTTGAGTAATTTGTATGACATTGTTTTAATTGATACTAATGCGGGTAATGTTAGTGATATTACTGAACAGGTTACATATAAAATGGCTGATACATTTGTTGTAGTTACAGAACCAACAACAACAAGTTTGGCGATTTGTGCAACATTAATTAATCAAGAATTATCAAAGTATGATGGTAAATCTTATGTAATTATTAATCGTGTATATAACATTTCAGAGAAGAGTGCGATGTTGATTGAAAAAGCCTATAATGAAGATGATATTGCTGGAATTATTCCTCTACGTTCAGATGTTATCTTAACAGCGTATGAAGATGGTAAATTAAATGATGTATTAGATAATTCAGAATTTGCAGAATCATATAAATCTATCATTGATAAAATACTAGGAGAAAATAATGGTTAATTACATTCTATTATTTTCTCTCACTCTTTTATCATCAACAATGGGTAATGTTAAGAATATTTTATTAATTAAAGGTAATAAAACAACACAATATATTATTACATGTATAGATGCGTTAATATATGCATTCTTGTTGAAATCAATCACATCTGACAACACGATTTACGCCATTATCGCATTCGTATGTGGTAAAGGTTTCTCTATCACATTGACAGACATAATTATGTCTAAAATTAGTAAGACGGTATATCTTGCTCACTTATATGAAAGAAAAGACAAGACAGAAGAAATAGTAGATTATTTAACTATTAAAAACATTTCATTCACAATTTTTGAGGGTGATTATGTGAACGGTACAAGGTACATGTTTACAATGCACTTAAACAAAGACCAAATAAGTGAATTAAGAAATTATTTAACAGATGAACTTAAAATACAAAACATTACAATGGATATTTCAGAAGTTAAAGTAAGTGGACATATAGAAAGTAAGGTATAATAGAATTATGACAAGAAAAGATTGGAAGGGACGACCATATATCTTCAATGGTGATGGAACGTTCTATGAATTCGATGGAAACATTGAAGTATATAAAACATGGAGTGATATAACTGTAGCATCTCCTAATAAAATCTTAGAAATAAGAAATAAATATAATTTTGAGACTCAAAAACAGATTTTCCATTTCTTATGGTTATTACAAACAAGTACAAATGGATTAGTGCATTATTCAGATGGAAAACAAAAAGAACGAGTCGAAAAAGCAATTCAAAAAGGTATTGCAAAATATAATAAAATTAATCACTATAAGGTTGGAATGATTATTCTTGTAGACACGATGTATATGATTGGAGAATCTGAAAAATATTTTTTACCAAAGGCGCAAATAACATTAATAGAACAATTGACAAAAGACGCTATCGTTATTATGGATGATGAGTATTATCACAATAACTCAAACAAATTAGATTTAAGTAAAATAAACGAACTTAAAGTTATCGCAGACTATGACATTCCATCATGTTTAGATAGGAAGAAAGATGATAATAGACCTATTTATATTTTGGGTAGTAAAAACATTTTTAGAAAATTATACAAATACGTAACAGATTTATATGTTACATATACAGATGTAACTCATACACCAACAATCAATAGTCATTTCTTTACAAATATTAATCTAAATATGTTTAATATGGAGAGTACAGAATCAGTACAAACACAACAAGGTTTATTACAACCGACGCATTTAACTAAAAAGAAAAACATAGATATTAGATGGAAAGAAAATGTTTTTGACTGTAGATACAGATAAATGAACTTGCTTATGTAAGCAAGTTTTTTGATATATATAACATAATCAAGAAAGGAACACATGTATGGAAAAGAAAGAGTTTAGTATTCCTGCAATTGGAATAGTAGATAATATTGTAATTACAAAAGATGAGACATGGGCATATTATACTATCGCTGAACATCCTTATTTATTTTTAGATATGCAAGGTAGAGCGAATTTCTTTATAGAAACAATTAATACGTTGGGTGAGTTAGCGAGAAATGGAAATAAAATTATGGATTGTCATTTGTTGATTTCTAATCAAGAAATAGACCCAGAGCCATGGAGAAAAAATACAACAAATATCTTTTACGCTATTAATAATGATAGTAGTTCTAGAAGAAGATTTGAGAACTATGTTAGAAAACAGACAGCTGAATTAGAAAATGAAGGATATTACCAGAGAAAAATTATGCTTGGTATTAAATTGACAAATAGATTGTCTGTAGAAGATGCAATTAAAAATCCATTAGAATTTGGTTTCGGTGATTTATTTCATTCTCTATATTCAACAATTAAAAAAGCATTATTCTTCAAAGAGCTAGAAATATCTAAACAAGAAACAGATAATCTAAAACAGATTGAAGAGACAATTTTCACTCAATTGACAGGAGGAATCTTTGCTGCAAAGAGACCATCTTCTGAAGAATTATTATTAGCAATTAAACGTAGATTATATCCAGCGATGCCAACACCTTATCTTGAAACGGACTATCAAAACAGACTTGGTTATTATGATATTGTATATGAAACTGGTGCAGAGATTGAAGAATTTCCTAGATATGTTAAAATCACACAAAACCACAGCGGTGTAGATTTTACAGGATATAGAGCGACATTAAGTTTTAGTAAATTTCCAAAAGACCTGGCATTTCCATCTGCTGTTCCACCATTTTATAATAGAGATATAATTTTACCATTTACAGTAAATGCAAGATTCCAAATGATTCCAACATTAAAAATGAAACAAAAGTTAGAGAAAAAAGAACAGGATTTAAAAGATGAATTAAACAACTTAGGTAACTCACAACAAAGAATATCAACCGCAATTGTCAAGAAAGAACAGGAACGACATATGGTTGAATTAGATTTAGAAGAAGATAGTTTACCATGGTTAATTGGCTCTTATCGTTTAACTGTTGAAGCACAAAGTTGTGAACAATTAAAAGAATTTATTGCATACATCAAGTTAAACTATTCTAACAACGATTTCACATTAAGATGGACCAATGGTGACCAGTTAACGCTATTACAAGAAGAGTTTCCTGGTGGTAAATTAAAAATTAACGATTTTAGTCAGACAACTAATTTAGCATTATTAGGTTTATCTGGTTTTAACATAGGTATTGGTGATGTAGGAGACCCTATTCCATCACTAAACGGAAAGGTAGAAAAACTATAGTATGAAAGGAATGTTAAAAAGATTTATCACAAGCGCAATTATGTTATTGATTGTGTTTGGTATGATTGTTGGTTTTATTCAATTAAATAATATAAAAAATGTTAGTGACTTTATTCATTATGGTAGAGCAAAAGGCGCTGAATGGAGTAAATGTATTAATGACTCTCTAACATCAGGTGAGTTAAAATGTAATTTAGGATTAAAGGTTGGAAATTATATTGAATCTCAAGAACAAGCTGATGACATTAACAACAACTATGATACACATCTAGTTTATGAACAAAAGACACCATCTGAAATAAATAAAGATTTAGGATTAAATATTGAATCAGCCTACGATTCTAGTTTACAAAAGATGTCTGCAACGGGAATGTCTAAAGAAGCAGCAGAAAAAATGTTAAATTCGATTAATATTGTAGATAAATATAATGAATCTGCAAAATATAATAGAAAAGAATGGAAACATTGGTCTGCACAGAACGGTAACACATGTTGGAATACAAGAGAACAAGCGTTATATAATCAAGGTAAAGATGTTGTGCTTTTAGATAAAAATAAAAAAGAAACAACAGATATTAATAAAGCATGCTCAATTAAATCTGGAACATGGGTAGACCCTTATTCAGGTGAAACATTTACAAATCCTGGAGATTTAGATGTAGACCATACAGTACCATTAAAAGCAGCGGCTAAGATGGGTGCCCAAGAATGGAGTGAAGAACAGAAGGAAATCTTCGCAAACGACTTAAATTCTGTTTTAGTTGTAACAAGTGCTAAGCAGAATAGGGCAAAAGGCGCTAAGACACCTAGTGAATGGATGCCAGAAAAAGAGGAAGCTCACTGTGATTATGCAAAGATTTATATTGAGATTGTAAATAAATATAAATTGAACTTAACACAAGCTGATAAAGACGCTCTGGCAAAAGCGTTAACAACATGTAAAGTGTAGGTGAGCAATAGTGAAAGTAATTACACAAGAAGATATAGACGCTCTAAAGTTAGAAAATAAGCAAAACATATTAGCTAGTTTAGGACAAGAGAATCTTATGAAGCTTTTCCAGAACCAACCAAAATTCAAACCTATCGAACCAAAGAAAATTGCTTTGGACCAACAGATTGCAATCACATTATCTGAAAATGAAAAACAGAGGTTAATACAAGATAGAGAAAGAATTAGAGAGTTAGGAAAGCTACCAAGTATCTCAAGTTATATAAGAAAGAAAATCTTACTTCAACTCGATATAGAACAATGGAGAGAGTTTGCAGAACAAGGATTAAAGAATCTAGATAACAGCGATTCTGAATCTAAAACTTTACAAAAGCAAAAAATAAGATTAATTAATAGTATAGACCAACTAGATGATATTGTTAAAAGCGATATAGATACAGAAGAGATAGATAGACTAAAGAAAGAATTAGAAGAAATTGAAAATCGTTTAATGTTGTTAAAATCAACAAAACAAGAAAAACGTATTTATCGATTATCTGGTAACATTACATTTAATGAAGCAAATTTTGTTAGATGGAGAGCTGCAAGACTATCATTATCTTTAGCTGATTATATAAGATTTATATTATTTGATTATCAACCAACTATTGATGATAATCACATGTCAGTTGAATCAAGAAAAAGATTTTATGTATCAATTTTAGAAGTTGCACAAAATGGATGGGGAAATCATCCTGTAGTGAATGAATGTCCTAATTGTGCAAGATATTTAGATGATATTAAAAAACTACAAGAACAGATAGAATATCTAACAAATGAATTAAGTAAATATCAATAAGAAAGGGGATGATATATTATGTTTCTAAAAAGAAGTAAAGTTGTCTTATTTTCAATTATAGCTTTTATAACATGTATCATATCTCTTTCTACAGTTCAAAGTGCAGCATGGGCAAACATGTGTAGTAGTACAGGTTCAGCAAACATGGCTAAAACTAAAATATCAGATGTATTATCATTACAATCAGGACAAAGCCCGCTAAAAGACGTTACAAACAGAAAATTTACAGGTGTTGAATTATTCGGACAATCAGTAAATTATTCCGTTGTAAATGGTGATAGAAATGATAATGATTGGTTTAGAGCAAATAGAACATCTGTAATAGATATTCTTGAAGCTGAAGCAACACCAAATCAAGAAGCAATTGATAGAGTTAAACAAACTGGACAAAATCCAATGTGTGTTGTTGGTGGTTTTGCGACAACAATTCAATCAACATTTTTAGGCATCACTAAATTTTTAGCAAAAATCACAGCAGATATTATTCAAATATTTTTTGATAGTTCATTAATATGTGATGGCTCAGGAAAATCATGTTACATTGATTTGATTAAAATTGGTGGTGGTACAGAAGGTGGTAATGGAGGAATTATTGGACAACTAACACGAGGAGTGTTTATGCCGATGTCCATTTTTGCATTCATCTCTGTAGCATTATGGTTATTATATAATGCATTATGGAAAGGTGAACTAAGAAAAGGATTAGGCGGATTGTTATGGGCCTTAATGTCATTTATGATTGGCATAGGAATTATGATTGCACCAGTAAAGGTTGCTAAAATACCACAAGAAGGTGTAAATCTTATTAGTTCATGTATATTTAATGTAATGACTGGTGGAAGTTGTTTAGACAGTGGTGAAAAACTACAAGAACAACAGAAAGAACAGTTCTGTACAGCTTATGGAGATACAGATGACCCTAATCTTAAAAATCAGTTTGCAGTGAATAGTTTATCATGTAATATTATAAAAGGTATTGCTATTGATAGATGGTCTAAACAACAGTTTGGCAGAACATTTAATGAACTATATACAATGAATGCTCCTGATGGATATAGTGTTGTTCCTCCTGAAAATCTCGCAGGAAAACCTGAAGACTATTGCGTAAATATGTTTTCTACAGAGTCTGCATTAAACAAACTTCAGTCTCGTCTTTTAGGTACAACATCTAAATTTACTGATGGTAATGGTAACGCTAAAGTATGTAATATTGCCGCGGCTTATTTGGCTAACGCAACTATTGGTAACTTCGGTGAAACATCTGCGTTAACACAACAATATGAATCAAAAGATTCCAGAATTGTTACAGGACAGTCGTATGTAATGGCGACACTTGCTAAAAATGAAGACATGTGGAATGCTATGACAGGAAGTGGCAGAGACTTTATTGGATTATTTGGCGTACTATCTGCACTATTTACGGCACTAGTATTCTTACCTGTAACATTGAGTGGTTTATCATTCAAGTTTATCTCAATGATTACCATAATGTTATCACCAGTATTTATCTTATTTAGTATTCACCCAGGAAAAGGTAAAAAGATTTTCTTAGGTTGGCTACAAGGTTTCTTATCAGCATTGATGAAATATTTTGCTGTAGGTATATTAGTTATTGTAATGACAAATATTTATAGTGCAGCATTTGCAAATCTAAATGGAACGCTATTACTAATAGTTTCTATGGTATTAGCGCTAACATTTATTAGTTATAGAAAAGAAGTAGTAGACCTATTAGGTAAAGTAGACTTAGGTGGAACACAATTAAGTAATACTTTAGGTGATAGATTAGACAAGATTAAAGATAAAGCTGGAGACTACGGAAAAGCTGCTGTTGCGGGTGGAATTGCTGGTGCAGTCACTGGACAAGGTATTACTTCCGGTATTACTGAAGGTGTTGCTATGCAAGCAAGTAGAGGTAGTGGTTTAATTGCATCTGGTGTAAGAACGGCTAGACGATTAAATAACCAAGCAACATCTTTAATTGATAAGACTAATAGAGACATGAATGAAGCTAATAGAAACGCTGAAAACAAAGAGTTCTTAAATAACTTAAATAAAAATAATCAGATTAATAATGATAGTTATGGAAGTGAAGAAAATAAACAATATCTTGAAAATGATTTATCTATCGAAGAATCAAGAATGAAAGAGATGAGTGCTTCTAGCTTATCCTATTTCATGAAAGATTTGAAAGATGAGGTACACGAAATGTCCCCAGAAGATGTTCAAAAACATTCTGAAGATATTAATAGACGTAAAGATATGTTATCTTCATTAAATGATAACGTTGTTAAGGATGGTGTATTTAAGGGCAAGAGAAACTTTGTTGACAGCGAAGTAAACAAAGCTCAGAAAAACGTTAATAATCATGCATCAACTATCAATGATGAAACAGAAAGAAATAACTTCTTAAAAGAAAATTCTAAGAAGATTGATGAGTATAGAAACACATTGAGGGATTCTATTCAAGTATCTCGTGGTGAAATACAAAATGTTGATACCAAGAAGATGTTAGATTTCGAAAAGAATTTCCAATTTGGAGATAAAAAAGAAAATCAAAGCAACAACAATATGAGTAACAATTAAAAGGAAGAGATATATTTTCTCTTCCTTTTTTGTTTTATTTAGTGATGCTAGAAGTGTTCTCACCTTTAAAATCGTTAAAACTGATAGATTATACAGCTTCTTCTTTTTTCACCTTTTTAAGGCTGTTTTAGTGGTACAGTAGGCCGCTGTTTTACGCTCTCGCCTTTTCTTAAAACAAGAAAAAAGACTAGATTTAGTCTAGTCTTAATTTTATTTTGGCGTTTCTACAAAATCATATCCACCATTTCTAATTATATAGTCCTCTGATTTAAGAATATTTAAATATTCTTCAGAAATGTCTTTGTAGATTCTGTATCGTTTTTTATTATCGAGGTAGTAATACCTTTGAACATACAGTGAATATATTGAGTGGGTACATTCTTCATCATAACTATAAAATTCACTCTTATATGTTGATTTGCATGTTTCCCTATATACTTTTAGTGTAGCAATACAATTATCCCTGATACGAGCTTTTTCTTGAGGTGTAACACTTTCATTGTGACGTAATGTAACATAAAGAGCTGCTGTTTTATTCATGAAAGCTGTTTTATCTTTACTGTTATTGATTTCATGCATAATCTCACTTCCCATATCAGAAATATTACACAATTCATTAAAGTCTTTATTTGAAATTCCGTCTATTGGATGTAAACTGTCTACCAATTGTTTAAATCTCCATATTAAATTTTTCAGATTTTTTCTTTCATTACTCTTTTCTCTTAAATTCTTGATTTCATCTTTGTCTAATTTACCACTTCTCTTGAGATATTTGATAGCCTCTTCTCTTGTGTATGGGTCTGTGTCTTTTAAGAATTTGTCTGTATAATAACCATCTCTAGCCATAACTCTTCTTACATGATTTGCAGAATCGTTTGATAGCTATTCAAGATTATGACCATAATGCGCAACTAACGCCCTAACCGCAGAGTTTGGATGTTTCGCTAAAATATCATGATTTTCATCAACAAACTCTTTTGAGATTTCTAATCTATCAAAATCTGGTAATAACGCTTGTTTTGTAGAATTAATTCTTCGATACTCACTTAATGGTTCTTCTACTGCTGCTAAAACTTCATTTACTTTATCTACTCTCTCGTAAAATTGATTGTCTTGTTTCATCTGGTTGTTTATGAATTAGGTGATTACAATTTCCATGTCCTTGATTTTGCGCTGTACATAATGTAATGTTACCTTTTGAATTTACTGCTAATACTCCTCTTGCCATAATTTACTTAATTTCCTTTCTTTGTATTATATATCATTAATATATTCACTTTCTAACATACATCATGTGCATTCCTGTGTATATTAAAATTATTTACATTAATCATATCATTGATTGAAATAATTACCTAGAAGCGCACCGTATCACCTTTTATAATACACAACTAAAAAGTGATATAATAACAGTATAAGAAAGGACTTATAATTAAAATAATGAAGAAGTTATTTACAACAGTATTGATGGCTGCTTGTTTAGTTGGTTGTTCTAAGCCTGTACAAGAACAATCTATTGAGGAACCATCTCTTAAAACATCGTTTTATGTTTCAACAGATACAGGAAAGATTATTTCTGAAGAAGAAGTAAAAGACAAAATGGTTATTGATTGGTATTATGATGGAGCATGTGGTTCATGTCAATACATCGACACAGAATTAGCAGACTCATACACTGATACATTAACAGAAGGAAAAGTGGTAAAATATACACCAACAGCATTTATTGGTCAAGATGAAAATTCTTATTCTGCACAATATGCTGGTTATCAATTAGCAGTAAATGAAGTCGACCCAGAACATGGTGTAGATTTTATGAATAAGATGTTAAACTACTTAGACACAACGATTGATAGAAAGAATTTTAATGAAGATACATTCAAAACAAGATACCTATCGATTAGTGGCACAAATGAAGATTTGTTTAAACAGATTGCTGAAAAGAAAGATGATTATGTAAAAGAGGTTGTTAAACACTCTCAAGAATTATTACATTCAAAAGAACTTGCAGATAAAATTCCTGAAGGAACAAGCAACTTATATATTCCATTTATCGTTCCAGGACATGCTGAAAAAGGAATTGTATTTAATAATATTGAAACAGAAGAAGATATGAAAAACCTTCTAAAGACAACAATTACAGAGCAAGTTGAAAAAGACAAACAATGGGAAGTTGAACAGGCAGAAAAGTTAGAACAAGAAACACAAGCAAAAGAACAAAAAGAAAAACAAGAGAAACAATTATTAATGATTGCTGGTATATTAGTAGCAGTTTCAATTATTGGCGTTTCTGTTATAGTAATTAAAAACAAAAAGAAGAACTAGAAATTAATCTAGTTCTTTTTATTTATATTCAATACTATTTAATTAGCAACCAGATGCTTCAATTGTTGTATATGCTGGCTGGTCTACTACCCAGACCTGTTCTGTAATTGCTTCATGGTATTCAGTACCAACTTGTACAGTCTTAACGGAATAACTGTAATCTTCGTCTTGTGAGCCCCATTCATCAAGACTGTTATATACACGACCTGTCTGGCCGCCTACAATCTTTCTATCATATACAGGAACATATTCTGCTTCTTTGACAACTCGAGTTTCATAATGACCCTGTTCTGAGTGATTAACTGTTATGTAAGTCGGTACACATGGAGCAGGAATATTATCAGACTTGTTAGAAGCGGTCGTTTCTGTATTCTTAGGAGTATCATTCTTAGGAACAACAGGAGTTGTAGAAGTTGTGTTTTCAGTAGATGTAGATGTATTGTTAGAAACATTATTAGAAGTTGTATTCTGTGTTTCTTCTACAGTTGCATCATTAGATGGCGTTGCTGTAGCTTCAGGCTTAACACCAGTCTTCTTCTCATCGGACTTCTTATCTTCCTTAGTGGAAGTTTTCTTTTCGTCTTTTACTTCTTGCTTAGTTTCTGCAACCTTAGGCTGTTCAACTGTCTTAGGCTTGTTTAATACAATAACTGTATAAACGATTGAAATAGTAACTAGTAGTAACAATGTAATTGCTAACTTCTTGTGATTCTTAATAGTATTTATAATCTTATTCATAAAATACCCCCGTAATTAACTTACATTATCATTATACCATATGTTTTTCTATTTGTAAATAGTTTTTTGCATATTTTTTAAGAAATTTTTATAAGATTAAAAAGAGGTGATTAAATCACCTCTTAATGTAAGTTGAATTACTTATTTTCTTTCTTCTTGGTCACGATTAGAACACCAAGTGCTAATACAGCAACAATAGCAATTCCTGCGAATACTAGAGCATTGGACTTAACACCTGTAGGTGGAATCTTATCGTCCATAACTTCAACCGTTACATTTTCAATACCCTTTTCCGGCTTGTTTGTACGCTCAATCGCAAACTTTTCAGCAGATAGATTGTATCCCTCTGGAGCCTTTGTTTCCATTAAGTACATATCTTCATACTTATCCACATCATAACTAATCTTGAACTCAACTTCACCGTTAGTATTTGTTATGCCGACTAACTTGTTTCCAGATTTGTCTGTAGCAACTGAACCGTCTTTATTGAACACTGTAAATTCTGCACCTGCAAGTTTCTTGTCTTTGTCAATAGCATCTGCCTTGATAACCTTAACACTGATAATGAGCGATGTCTTTAATGTCTGGTTTTCATCGTGAATATCATGGTGCATTCCAACACGGACACCATTTTCATCGTAAACATCTTCAAAGACTACAAATTTCTTACCAGCAAGTTTAAAGCCGTTGACCTCAAATGGTACTTCCATGTAGCCGTCCGATTCAGTAGGTGTAAATTCTACAGTCTTTGTTACCTCTTCGCCGCCAATTAGTAATGGCTTTTCTGTAATCGGGTCAATTAGCGTACCTGTTGTAGTATATTTCTTGCCAGGAACTAAACCACTATAAGACACTTTATCAATAAAGTTTTGCTTTTCTTGTGTACCATCTAACCAGTGGTCGTTATCTGCCACGTCAGTAGCCTCTGTGCGAATTTTTGTAACCTTAACAGTTTGGTCATTATCGTTACGGTCTTTGTGAGAAATATCATAATTATGACCCTCAATCTTATTTACACGTTCTAACTCTTCATAGAACACAAGGTCTTTCCCACCAAGTTTAGATGTGTCAATATATGCAAATGCTTCAAGAGTTCCATTATATTCTGTTAATGTAACTTTCTTAGTTTCTTTGCTTACCACTACATCGTCTGCCTCAGTTTCTCCCTTGGCAATAACTGTTGTTGTGTAGTTGTATTCACCTGGTTTAACATTCTGATACTCTGCTGTATCTTTTAGTCTTACCTGATTTTCAGCAACTAACTTAGAGTTGGTTCCGTCTTCGACAGCAACAGTTTTTAACATAGGAGTTTTTTCTTCGTCTTTCATAGTGACTAATGCAGGAGTGTCGTGATTTACTGTAAATTCTATATTACTAGCAATATGATAGTTTACTGGAGCCTCAACTTCATGGATAGCATAATTACCAACTTGTAGCATATTATCCCAACCTGTGAATGAACCGTTTTCGTCTGCACTAAATTCAAATGTAGATTCTGCACCCACAAGGATTGTTTCAGCAACCGAATTATCTTTATTCTTTAATACAACATCATAGTCATTCATGTTTACAATCTTAAACTTACCGCCAATCAGCGTTTCGCCTGTTGCCTTATCAGTCTTAGTAAACTTAAATGTACCACGGTCAACACCTTCTTCAATAGTATACTCATTACCACCGTCTAAACGAGGAATATTTATACCCTCATCGTTGATGATATTAAATAACGCAACACCATCAGCAATCTTTTCGTTATTGGCGTTTAAAGTCTTATTCTTTAAAGTATAGCCCTTAGGAGCCTTAGTTTCTTCAACTGTAACTGTACCTAAAGGTAAAGTAGGAGTTTCATTATCTAAGTAGAAATCATCTCCTGATACTTTGTGAGCATCGTCTAACCATGTCTTATAACCGTTACCTGCCTTTAGAGTCTTGATAACCCAAGTACGAGTAGGTGTTTCAGGAAGTGTTTCCTTAGTGTACTGACCACCATAGAATTTAACTGTAAATTCAGCACCTTCCATAGAAGCAGGGTTCTCAACCAAGTCCTCTGAAATCTTTGTTAGTTTAACAGCAACCGGGTCGTTCATAGGAGCATCCGTAACGTCTACGTGTACTAACGAACCTGTAACTGTCACTGATTTTTGCTCTGGAGACAACATGAAGCCTTTAGGAGCCTTAGTTTCTACCAATGTGTATTGTCCTAATGGGACATTTTTTACTTTAGCATATCCATTCGCATCTGTCGTTAATGTAGCAACTACTGAACCGCTTGCTTTCCGTAATTCATAAACGGCTCCTTCCATAGATTCTGCGTAGCACGTGTTGCCTTCTGTCATGGCTTGGTTACTATTCTTCTTTGAAATTTCAATCTCTCCAGACATACTTTCCTCTGTATACGTTGTGAATGTCTGATACCAAGCATTACCTGTTGAGTAAATCTTTACATTTACAGTAGGCACACCACCGGCATTGGCATAAGCAACAGCGGCATTATACAATGCTCTAGCCTCTACACCAGCCTGGCCAGCACGAGCAATATCACTTTCAATCTTTCCTGAAATATTTGATTGTTCTGCGTTGTATATCCACATCGCCAACTGTGTTACCGCACGACTATAACCATCATGACCACCATGTGTGACAATATATGACAAAATTGCCATATCCCTCTTGCCGTATGTATGTGTGTAATCTATATTACCAATAACACCTGATGATTTGATTTGCTGTGAATAGGAGCCACCGGCCATGGCATCTTTCGCACTGAAAACTTCATAAACTGTAACATCAGCATTGCCTGCTTCACCTCCGGCTTGTGCGCCGTGGTCTAGACAGTAAGCCTGTGTTCCGTCAATCTGAAAATAAACTGTTTCTCTGTTTGCGTTTCTGAAGATAACATTGTTTGTCATGTCTGATACACCATCATTTACCTGATATGTAGTCTGTGTATGAGGTGTACCTGAGGTTGCACCCGTACGAACTACATTAGGCAAAAGAAGTGGTAAAGACAATACAAGCGTTAATATCTTCTTTCCAAAATTCTTAATTTGCATTTTAATTTCCATTTCCCTTTTTTGTTACGAGTAATATATCAGTTTTACTCTCGCTTCTGATATTATACAAGAAATTGATATATAAATCAAACGAAAGAAAGGATATATATATGAATATTAAAAAGTATTTTAAAGGTATAACAGCGGTTGTATTATCGACATTTACAGTGTTGACTCTTGCAGGTGGTGTATTACAGTCAGTATCGGCAAATGGTGGTGCTGGCTCAGGAGGTTCTGGCGGTGGTGTCGTAACAGGCGACAATCCAGGCTACACAATTTGGTATGACCAATGGGGAGCAGACGGAGAACCTCTACAAGGCTGGGGCGAAGCATCCATGAACAACATGCAAGCTCGTATTGAAAGCACGCTTGGTAAAACGATGCAGGTAACTGGTTGGAGAGGTACAACAGCATACTTAGATATTTACCAAAAGGCAGCCCGTGAAGCACTTGCAGATGCCCAGGCTCGTTCTCAGACAGGTCGTGCAAGAATTGTTGGTGTGTCAAGTATTTATTACGATGGTGGCTCAAAATTACAAACAGCATACGACAGCAAAACAAACGTTATGCGTCTTGCAGGAACACGTCCAGGTACAGCAGAAGAACTTCCTGATAACACGGGTTGGTCTACAACTTATAACAATAACAATGGTGCTACTGGGGCTAACTGGAGAGACTGGCTAGAACAGTATGGTGTTGCTAAGGCACAGGATACTAACCTAACAATGATTGTTTGGGCAGTTGCTGAGGGTGAGCCAGTTCCACCAAACATTGACATGGCCCTTAAAAAGGTAAATGGTGCAGAGAATATCTCTAAAGACAACTCATGCTACGCACAAGATTTAAGTGGTGCTGTATATGAAGTTCACCGCAAGCAGGATTTAAGTGATACTCCATTATATATACTTACAACAAAGGCAGATGGTAGCACAGATACTATCAGTTCAATTCCTTTTGATGCAACTAACCCATACCTATATGTTAAAGAGGTTAAGGCTCCTAAAGGCTTCAAATTAGACCCTACAACATATATTGTGTCGCCTTATAAGCGTGATACATGGAATATTGTGTCAACAGATGAACCTATGAACGACCCGGCAACACTTAAACTTATGAAGAAGAGTGTAGATAAAGTAGATGACCCTGCTCCACTTGAAGACGCAGAGTTCACAGTAAAATATTACGCTGGACAGTACACATTCGACAACCTACCAGAAACGCCTACAAGAACACTAGTCTATAAGACAGTAAACTTTAACGGTAACTATATTATGGACATGTCAAACGAACAGTGTTTAGTTTCCGGTGAACCATATAAAGACAAACAAAACAATATGACATTCCCACTAGGTACTATTACAGTTGAAGAAACTAAGGCTCCTAAAGGTTATACACTTGAAAACAAAGTATTTAACGGAACAACCAACACAGAATTACAAACAAAAAATGGTGTTATGTTATTTAATATCACAGAAGAAGGAACTGACGCCATTGTTCAAGGTGGTAACCATTATGTAGCATCTGAAAATATCAATCGTCAAGGTTTCTCTATCCAAAAGGTAGACGAAGAAACAAATAACCCTATTGGTATAGCAGAATTTAAGATTTTGAACAACAACAACTATGATATTCAATACAATCATAAAGACGGTTCATCAGAGATTATAAAGGCTGGTGAGCAATCACAAGAAACAGTCGTTACAGATGAAAAAGGCTCTTACACATCAGCAGAAAACGCATTACAGGTTGGTAAGTACCAATTAGTTGAAACAAAATCACCTAACAACTACTTAATCAACCAGAACACTGATTTTGAGATTAAGAACGATGCTGAATTAAATACAATCTCTGTAAATATTGTGGTTGCAGATGTCAAAATGCATACAACAGCAATTGAAGAACAGACACAAAAGAATGTGTTAGACGGTTCAAAGACAGAGCAGACTGTTGTGGACACAGTTAAGTATAAGCATTTAATACCTGGTAAGACATACACAATAACTGGAGAATTAGCGGTTAAACCTGCTGGTAAGACAGTAGGAGAATTACAAAGTATGTCAGAAGATTCATTTGAACGTGTTAAAAACGATGGTGGCGAAGTAATCAAAGAAATAGTTACATTTACACCTACAACACCTGATGGTGAAGTTCAAGTCAAGTTCAAAGTCAATCCTTCTAAGTATGCTGGCCATAAACTTGTAGCATTTGAGGATATGCACGATGGTAATTTACTAATCGGTCATCACGCAGATATTACTGATGAAAACCAAACAGTCACAGTATCTATGGATATCGAACTAACAGTGGTTAAAGCAGATGAAGCAAATCATAACAAGTTCTTACAGGGTGCTGAAATTACAATCTATAACCAAGATGGCACAGTGGCTAAAGACAAGAATGGTAAAGATGCTATTGGTACAACAGACGAGAATGGCAAAGTGACATTCAAGTTGGCATACGACCAAGACAACGAAATGTATGCTATGGAGACTAATGCTCCTAAGGGTTATACACTGTCTACAGAGAAATATGCAATCAAGAGAACAGGTAACGATAAACTTGGTATCGACAACGTAAGCATTACAATCTTAGACAGTGCAATACCTCCAACAGGCGTTAAGTCAAACCTAGTAATCTTCGGAACAATTGGCGTATTAGCAGTTGTAGCATTAGTATTTATAACAAAAAAGCAGAAGAAAGAGTAAAAACCTTTCTTCTTTTTTTTTGTTTACATTTAAAATGACATTTGATATAATATAAAAGTAAAGAAAATCAAGAGGTGATATTATGAAAGAAAAATTAATGAAACTTATCAAAGAAAATAAGATTAAGGTAGTTATTTACACAGTTGTAATTGTTCTATTAGCAAGTCTTAGTACAGCATACGGCTTAGGTGTTTTTAAAACTCCAGAGCCAAAACAAGAACATAAGCAAACAGAGGTTAAGCAAGACAAAAAGACTTCTGTTAAGGAAGACAAAAAGAGCGACAACAAGAAGCATGATGACAAGAAGTCAGACTCTAAGGAAACATCTAAGACAGATGAACCTAAGAATATTGATAACACAACATCTAATACAGTCACTCCTACTGAAAACAACACTACATCTACAACAACTAACAACACTTCTACAAGTAACAACACATCTAACAGCACTCCTGCTCCTACACCATGTGTTCCTACTTACACTACAGTAACACATCCAGAACAGGGACATTACGAGCAACATGAAATCATGCCTGCTTATGATAGACCAATCTATGAACAACGCCCAGTCGGTGGTACAACAGGGCATGTTTATAACAGTATAGAAGATTTCCGCAGTCAGGCCTATTCAAACAATCCTGTTGATGGTGCTTATTCAATGCAAAACGTACAAGTAGGAACAGAACATGTGCCAGCAGAATATGACCAAGTATGGGTTATAGACCAACCTGCTTACACAACAACAGAAGCATCAGGTTGCTAATAAACAAAAAATAAGAGGCTAAACTAAGCCTCTTTTTTATTTAATAAATAATCAAAATAAGATTGGTCTGGAGCATGATTTCGTGCTTCCTCATAACTTATTTTATCCTGTTTATATAAATCTATTAACTTGTGTTCCATTGTTTCATGTGCAGCTTCTTGAATTTCTCGAATAGTATTTATCTTATCTTCTTGAATTAGTTTTCTTATTTCATAAGTAACAGGAAGAATTTCTCTAACAGGAAATCTACAGTTACCATCTTTATTTTTAACAAGAACCTGATTAATAATGCATCTTAGATTATCTCCCAAAGTGCTTAATACTCTCAATTGTTCGTTACCTTTGTACAAGTTTCTAATACGATTTAATGTAACAACATTATTAACCGTATGAATCGTTGATACCGCTAAGTGTCCTGTTTCAGATGCCCTCAATAACTCGTCAACTTCATCTCTATCACGCACTTCACCAATCATTATAATATTAGGCGCACTTCTCATTGCACTAGTAAGACCACTCCCGAAAGTTCTACAGTCATCAGGAACACTTCTCTGAACAACTGTTCCTAGTCCGTTATCAGGGTAAACATACTCAATCGGTTTTTCTATTGTAATAATTTTCTTCGCTTCGTTTAACTGAATGTCTCGAATAATAGAAGCAAGTGTACTCGACTTACCAGAGCCGGTCGCACCACACACTAAAATAACACCTGCACTATTATCAAAATATCCTCTAACTTCTTCACTAACATCCGCTTCTTTTAAAGTAAAAATCTTATCATTAATCGTTCTAAAAGTCATCTGAGTATAACCGAAAGTTCTACCTAAATTGATTCTAAATCTTCTGCCTTTATAAGGTCCTCTCTGAATCGAATAACTTCCATCGAACTCAAAATCTCTTGCATAATAACCTCTATTTTCATGAGTAAGAATACTTGTAACAAGCATCTCAGTAATTTCTCCATCAACAGTAGGGAAGTCTTTACATTTAACAATATCACCTAAAACAGAGTAAGTAACATCTTGATTAGGAATGATATGTGTATCACTTGCACCTATTAGAATACCATAACTTAACACTAAATCTAAATTAAAATTACCTATCCAACCACTTATCGAGTAGTCATTACCAAGTTCATCTCCATAGAAAGGACATTCACTAAATTCTTTTTTTAAATTAAACAATTCTTCATTTCTTTTAAAAGGCATACACTATATACTCCATTTATTTTCGTTAATATCTACTAGTCCATCTTTATTAATCATTGGTACAATATCATATCTAGTAAAATTAATCTGTTCAGCACATTTCTGAACTCTCTCAGCAATCATCTTATCGCTTGTAACATAAATAACTTTACTAAAAACTCTGTTATCAGCTTTATACATACCGAGTTTCCTAATATATTCCTCTTCTGTTTTAATCGTTTTTTCGACCTCAATGGCAATAGAATTAGGACTACCATCTTCATTTCTATCACGTCTAACCACAATATCAGGTAGAACATATCCTTGTCCAATACCATCATACATTAACATATATAGATACTCATTACCAACTTCAAACTCAGGACTTGAGTCATATTTTCTTCCGTTATTTTCCCAGTCTCTCCAAGCAGTTTCCCAGATATTTTTAATAATTCTAGAAGTCTCACCTTTATAATTATCTTTTACCCATACAGCACCTCTAGCCTCATACAATTTACTCCAGTAGCTACTCATCATATCCATTTCAGGAATAATATGTTCACCTTTAACTTTTTCACCTGTAACGCAATTAGTTCTATTATATACAGGATAATCATCTAAATTTAAAATATTCAAACAACCACTATATAGACAAGCGATAACATGGTTTACATAAATACGTTCAGCAAGACTACCTAAACCAGCTTGTTCACGTTTCACAGTTTTACGATTACTACCAATAAGAGCTCTACCTAAATTAGTTAAAATCCAAACACCGGGAGAGTTAAATACCTGTAAACATCTAGTAATACCCATTCTCTGCAACTTCAATAACTGTTGGTAAATACTACTTTTCGTTCTTCCTGTCGCGTACATTAAATTATTTAAACTAGCTAATTTCACAATATCAATAAAGTATAAAACATCTAAATCTCCAAAAGAAATATAACTCTTACGTTTTCTATTTTTTCCTTCATTAACACTTCTCTTACCAGAATAATAACCAACACTTAATAACTTAGCTTTTTCCTTTTCAGATAAATTACTTTCTGGACTTAACAGCTCTTCAAGCAATTTCTTATCTATACCAAGGAAATGTAATATATTCTTTTCGTATACTCCAGTCTTATTGTATTTTCTTAAAAAGTCTCTAGTATCTTCCTTTATAGAACCTTCATGAATCTGTTCTTTACCTAATCCTTTTAATTTAACTAACTGCTCTTCATATCCCTTACGATAAACATTTTCAGTATCAACAACTTCTCCACTCTTTACAGTATTAACTATATTAGATAAATTATTTCTTCCTCTCTTCGCTCTTTTATGTTTAAAATATTCAGATAATGTAACACCACTAGAATTAATAACTAAATCAGCTTTATCTCCAACAAGAGCTTTACTACCTAACTCTTCTACTTTATATAACAGGTCATCTTGTTCAAATATCTTAGGACTATCTTCTTTAACAGTCTTATCAATAATATCTTCTTTATCTATATTATCTTTATCTAACTCAACCTTTATTCCTCTACCTTGTTTAAGTCTAATAGGTTTAATATATTCTAATTCTAATTCATCTTGACTATCTTCTTGCTCTCTCTTATCATTCTCTTCATCTCTAATAATATCTAATATGTCATCAATTTCTTGCTCTTCTACTCTCCTAGCATCACTTTGTAACAAATTATCAAGATAGTCTGAAAAGTTTTCATTTCTATTTTTCATGCATTGACACCTGCCTTTTTTCCACATTTTCCTTTGATAAATATATCAATAAATCGTACTTTCATAATACAGTGTGTTATAGATAAATAAATTATACTGCAAAACTTTAACATGACTAGGTTTTTTGCCCCTTCCAACACACGCAACATTTTTGAATCCCTCCTCTCCCCTCCTCATACCTTACACAATATCCATCATGCATGCTGTCTCCTGTGTACTCTATGACTCCGGAGTTCGTCGGAGATTCACTCTCGTATTCCTGTACGAGAGCTTGTAGAGCATTGTGCAGAGCAAGCATGACAAGCAACGGATGTTGGGCAGACGTTGCAAGACCACGGCAGAGCAAGCTCTGCCTAGAAGTACGCTGTACAGGTACAGAACAGTAGTATAATGTATGATATGAAGTAAGTGCATGGAGCCACGAAGCACGAGATGAGAAGTATACATGTACAGTATGGAAGCGTATACGTAGTAGAGACGAGATGCAAGACATCGCATGTATGACATTACATGCATGTCAAGATACAAGGCATGAGAGAAGCACTCATGCCGAGAAGCAGAGACGAGGGACGAGGAACGAGAGACGAGACACAGCGTAGCCTAGTGCATAGTAGATGCAGTAGGCCCGTGTGTAGAGAGAAGAGATGAGAAGAGTAGAGAGGAAGATGAGAGGTGAGCGCGAGAGCGTGAGGCGAGGAGCGAAATATCGCGTGGTTGTTTTGTTTTTTTTGACTGACTATACTGAAGTAATCGTTTTACATATGAGCAGGAACCTAGATGTCGCGCTAGACTTCGTTGAAGGTGTGTCGTTATTTTTTGTGAAGTATATTGAAGTGGTCGTTTCAGATAAAAATCACTCTAGACTTCGTAATGGTTTATAGTTATTTCTATTGTCACGAAGAGAAGTGTGGAGACAACTATATCACGACTAACGTTACATAAAAACTATATTGAAGTAGTCTTTTCATGTGAAATGTAATTATGTTAGTTTAATTAGTTCATTTTTATTTTTATAGTTATTTTAATAGTAATCTAATTAGTTAGTTATTTTTAGATTAATTTAATTCTAAGTCTTTTATTCTGTATTGGTATAGTTCTACTTTAATATTATAATCGCTTATAAACATTTCTTTGTTTATTTATTTCTTACTTATTTATTTTAAGTTTCTTGAAAATCTTTTCATTATTCTAAACGATATTAGTATAGTTCTAATTCATCTTATGTTGATGCTTCTTTAGTAAAATAATATAGTTACCTAATTACATCTATAAATTTAGTGGTTTTAGTATTGTGGTTCGTCTACAAATTATACGTTTCAATTTAGTTCTACTCAATTTAAATTTATTTATAGTATCTTCTTAGTACGGTTCTAATTACTTATTGTTCTCCTGTAATTCTTTGAAAACCTTTTCATATTTTATTAGTATAGTTTACTTCTTTAGAAATTTTTAATTATTAGAATCGCGTACCTAAGTTTACTTTAAGTGTTCTTGTGTTTTTGAAAATCTTTTGACCGATTTCTGTAAATCATTTAGGAATGTCTTTTTGTATTCCTACTTAGTTTAGGAAGTTCATGTTTCATTCCTACTAATTTTAGAATTCCTAATACTCCATACTAATATAGTTACTACTGTTTTTCTTAATTATTGTATCTTTAAATTATTTTCGTAAAAATTATGTTTAGCTTTATTTATAGTCATTCCACCTTTACGTTGAAACTGTTCTTTGTTTAATGTTATGTTTTTTCTTTTGTTCCCTTGTACTGAGACCATGTTTCCGATGTCTTGGAGTCCAATGGACAATTCACGATAGTTGTATCTCTTGTTAATTTTGTTCGATTCGTAGTAGATTACTCTCGCTGTGAATTGAATTGTATCACCTATGAAAAATCTATTGTCTAATAGAATCCTGTTGAAAAATGATTCTGATACTAAAATATTAACATGTTGACGAAAAGGTATTTTAGAATTAAGTTCTCTCACATTATGAAAACAAATCATAGGAAAACATTTTACGTGTTTCTTTTTTGATGTTTCTTTTATGACAGGTGTCATAGAATACAATGTTCCTTCGAACTGAAGAGTCTTCCCAATTACTTCATGAAAGTATGGGTCAATAGGTTTTCTTTTCATACTTTAATTCCTTTCTTTTTTGTTTAAAATAAAACTCTAGATTTTATTTTATCCAGAGTTTTAGATAGTAAATGATAGTACTGTTTCTTTTGTGAATTGGTCTACTTCTTTTTTGAATGAGATAAATTCTTTGTCTAATTTATCTGTTATCATATTTTTAAATGATAATGGAACTAATGCATGTCTTTCATTATTTTCGTTTTTGATGAGAATAAATGTTCTATGTTTTTTGTTAGTTTTAACTGTATCTAGTTTTTCTCTGATTGTCATATTTTTCTACCTCTTATTTGAAACGGCCGATTACAATATATTTAACCATATTTTTGTTGTCCAATAAATAGATTTGATAGTGTGAAACTGAATACTCTGGATTTTCTACATCATAATAGACTTCTTCATCACATACTTCAAGTTTTAATCCTTGTTCGAGGAGCTGCTCATCATAGAATAGTAAATCTTGAATACTATAACAGTCGAACATTTTTAATAATTCATCGTACGCTTCTTGAGATAAATCTTTTACTGTGTATGATTTCTTTTCTAACATCTGTAATAGTTCCATACTTTATCTACCTCTTGTTTTGTTTACTATTTAATTATAATACTATTTCGTTTATTTGTACATAATAAAAGAACTATTTTTAAAGAATAGTTCTAGTTTCTTAAATATTTACAATGAAAAACAATACAAGTAATGATGTAAAGATTTTCAATGTAAGCTTATTCTTATTTTGTGTAATATAGAGAGTTATAAAAGACCAGATGAGAATCAGGAATAGTTCTAGTAAGAATTTAATCATCTGTTACTTAGTCTCCATAAACTTTGGTAGTTCTAGATTTTGATGTACATTCTCTGGTTCTGCGAACTCTTTTACTTCACATGTTTCTTGTGTTGTCGTAAATACTGGAATCTCTAAGTTGTCTTGTATTTCTTTTGTGTCTGTAATATTAATCATGTTATCCACCTCTTTCTTTTTAGTCCCATTCTTCGTCTTGATATTCATCTTCATCTTCTTCGATATTACCTGTGTTGATGTCGAACTTCTTGACACTCATGTTATCTTTATTGTAGATTTCTACATCGAAACATCCGTTGCCATCAGTTTCAAAATTAGCAGATAATTCACCTTCGATTACAAGTCCAAGTGATTTTGCTTCTTCTAATTTTTGATTGTCTGTGATTAGTTCTAGAGGTAGAATTCCGATCACACCAGCATCTACACAAAATCTATAATTTCCACCATTATAAACACCATCTCCATAAGCTGTACTGTATACTGCCCAGTCATAGTCGTTTGTTGTATACTTTCCATCATCGTAATTATGTGATGCCCACATGTTGTCATATTGTTCTTCAGTTAGTACATAACAGATGTCTCCAATGTAGAATCCTTTATTTGTCTTAAACTGTGTCATATTTAGGTTACCTCTTTTATTTTATTTACATTTATATTATACCATAGACTTATGAAAATGTAAATAAAAAAGCAACTTCTTTTTTGGGAAAGTTGCCTTAAAAATCAAATTTACCTTATTGCTTAGAATGTACAAATTATAAACACTATGCACGTTGTTTAACAATTCTTCCTTAAAATTTACTTTTCATCAAACTACTTAAACTTAAAGCACTAGAAATAGATTTATTTGCTAGTCTAGTCATTCTCCTATTGTATCTATCTAAGTCCTGTTTAAAATAATCTTCAGTAGAGTCTTTTTTCTTACGTTTTGTCAATTTGTCCGTTTTCTTGTTATGTTTATCTGAATTTTGATGATTAACATCTTCTTTTTCATGTTTTTCTAATCTGGCTTTGTTTTCACAGTATTTGTCTACTTCTCGTTGAAATTGTTCGTCAGTAACACCTTCAGTTTGATGAAAAATATGATTACAACTACCACTACCTGGATTTTTCGCTGAACACCAGGTAATTCTACCATTTTTAGTTAAAGCTTTTACCCTAGTCATTGTGAATATACCCTTATCTTTCTAATAAATATATCGTATTTGTTATTCAATATAAAAAGAGGATATTTTATTTTATCCTCTCTTATTGTTTTACCTCTTTCTTTTTATCATTTTTTACTTTTATATATGTTAGAAAATCATCACTGTCATGAGAAGCATCGGTGAAAGAATACTCAAATACTAAATCAGCTTCTAATAAAACTTTACCTGTTTTTACGTCTATTATTTGACTCATATTTTAAAGGTCCCCCTATTTACATCTTTCTTTTTATTGTTTTCTAATGCGATTAAACTGTTACCACATGTAATTCTATCTTCATCTTCCTCTAATGATGGTACAAATACAATTACATCCCATCCTGCTTCTACTAATGGCTTTTCATATTTTTCGTATACATCGAAAGTATGTACTATTTCATAACCATTCTTAACTGCTTCTACTGTTTCATGAATAGGTGTGATTTTTACAATACATCTTTCTTTATCGAAGAGTTTATTCATCTTATCTACATCTAAGTCATTTTCTCCTGTTACAGCAAAGTTTAATGTGAACTTACGCTTTTTAGGATTAGGTAACTTCTTGATTAATTCTGAAATTTCTTCTAGCGATAAGGACTGGTTATTAAACATTTTATTTCTCTGTTCATTATCTAATGTATTGATGGAGAACTGGAGTCCATATCCATCTTCACCACCGTATGCATATCCACTAATTACCCATGACCGTAAGAATTCTAATAAATGTTTGTTACTTCTAGGACACATAGTTGATACTACTGGATGAAATTCTTTAAATGTACCTCTGTAAATTCGTGCTAACATATTCGCAGATTTAATTACATTCTCATTAAATGATGGTTCTCCCATACGAGCGTAATGTACATTCAATCTTTCACCTTTTTGGATTCCACTTAGTGCTACACCACCTGTTACTTGGTGAATTAATTCCGATAATGAAGTGTTACCATGAAAACCATACTTAGGACAATCACAGAAATTACATGACATAGGACATCCTTTTTGAGATGACACTGTTACAACTAGTTTATCTGTTAAGTCTACCTTTGTATGTTCTACATGTTCAATTTTCTTGGTATAACCTAAGAAGTCTGCTTTAATGTTGTTTTCTTTTCCATAGTCTCCTACATAAAGATACTCTAATTTTAAATCTGTGTCTGATACAATCTTACCAGTTCTTGTTTCTGTTATTTTTCTCATATTTAAAAGTCTCCTTCGAAAGTAAATATTCTATCACTCCATGATACGTCTTTAAGTGTGAAGTCTGATACTTCTGTTTTGTTCACTAAAAATACAACGCTTTCTATATTGTTAAAAATACTTTTATATAAAAATAGATGTGGTAAATGCGGTCTCTTGTTTTCACTTGTGAGTAGTATCATCTTGTTTCCTACTTTTTCATAATCATAAACGATTCTGTTTTGAAATGAATCTCTACCATCTAGTTCTATTGTTGAACAACGATTACACTCTTCTAAGTAATTAATGAAGTGTTTCTTAAAATAATCTATCTTCATTGTTTCACCTTCCAATCTACCAACAACATTCTATCTTTCTTATTTTCACATTCTGTCCACTTCGCTAATAATGCTCGTGTATCGAAACCATGACTTGTAATTACTGCGTAACCATGTACTGTTTTCTTGTACTTAACTTCTAATGTGTTGTCGATTGTTTTAATATCTTGAACAAACTCTAACACCTGTTCTTCGCTTTCATAGTCAAAATCAAACAACCATTTCTTAGATGTAGCACATTGAGGTAACATTGCGAGAGATACAGACTTGCTTTCAATCTTAGATAGGTCCATGTTGTTTAGTGCAAGATATGAAATTAATTGTTTTTGAATTAGGTCACCATTACGCTTATTTACTGACACATAACAACGACATAGTACACCTTCTGGTTGTTTTGAAACAAATTTATCAAACTTTTCAGAAACATTATCCATATCAGTTACAAGGAATTGTTTGATATTTTCTTTAAAACCTTCAATATGCTTATTGTCTTTGTTTCTTGATTTGAATAACACTACTTTATATTCCATATCTTGTTACCTCTTTACTTTACTATTTAATTATATATTGTTTTACTGTTTTTGTACATAAAAAAGAGAGATTTTTTCTCTCTTTTAATTAAATACCACAACGCATCATGGTGAAAAGATAGAATTGAGTAATAATTTCTCTAATGACAATTAATGCATCTGTTTCTGAATCAAATGTTTGTGTTGTTGGACTCTTAATTTTTTCTTCAAATTTAGCCAACTGAAATGTTAGTGAATTATTATCTAAATCTACTACAAAGAAGATACCTAAATTATCTGGAAACCCTGATACGAAGAATTTGATTTCTCCTGTTACATCAACTCCATCATACATCACCCCTAAATTTAATTGTGTGATAGAATCATCTAGTTTCACTAATTGCAAAAATTCGTTTTTGTCCATTTTGTGTTCCTTCTCCTTCTATTACTTTACATTATTATATCTATCCTTAAGGTATTGATATGTGTATTTTATTAATGCCACGACTTGTTCCTCTGTTTTAAGTGGTTTTATCTTAGGTAACATTTTCATTATCATGAACCTTGTTTCGATTATATCAGGTTTTAATGTATATTCATTATATTCCTGAGCAACTGTAAATACAACAAATGCACGGCTACACAAACGACCAACAAGATGCAATTCTGTATTGTTATCTTCTATGAAAATGCCAAAATCATTTTTAAACTCATTTTTTACAAGATTAATTAACTTTTCTTCCATTTTAATTTATTCCTTCTATTACTATTACGTTTACTTTTTTAGTCAATGTTGTACAAGCATCTAATGCAATAATACCTAAATCTCTAAAGGGTTCAAAACAAGCATCTTCCCCAAATTCAGAGCCTTTACCATGATACTTAGAATTACCGAAAGAACAGTGCCAATGACCACAAATAATGGTCTTATCTTTAAAACCATGACCGTTCTTCCAATAAGCCATACCATTTATCCAACTGTATTCTTCAAAGTCTTTACAGTCTTTATCTTTATAGTTCTCCGGTAACCAACCATGACAACAAACTATAATATTTCCATTCTTATTTTCAAATTCAAAATAATCTACAAGGCTATTCATGTATTGAGTAAGTTCTAGGTACTGGTTTGCATACATAAAAATTTCACTGTCATAAGCATTTAAATGTTTTCTTCCTGAAACATATTTTGCGATTTCAAGAATAGTATCTACCGTGCCATTATGTTTATCTGCATAATCAAATCTATGTGAAAACAAACACTTTTCTAGGTTATATTCATGATTACCCTTAATTAGAACTTTATTAGGTAGAGAATTAACAAATTGAATACACTTGACATTCTCTTTACCTCTGTCTAGTAAATCACCACAGATTACTAAAGTGTCTAATTGTTTATTAAAGCCTTGTTTGTCTAGTTCTTTTTTTAATTCTGTATAATGACCATGAATATCTGATGTTATAAAATATCTCATTAACAATGTACTTCTACTTTCATCGCCCACTTCATTGTAAACTTCTTCTTACGTCTCTTTAATTGTAACTCATTAATTTTACTGTTAAACTTTGTGAGCTTTTCTTCTAAAGCATCAATCTTTGCTTTCTTTGTCTTTGGAGTGATGTCTTTTCTACATGTAGGACAGAAATATCTCCATGTAGTTTCAACTCTCTTACCACAGTGAGGACATGTCATTGTCTTTTGTGTTGGTCTATTAAGTGTATATATATCTTTTTTAATTTCTTGTACCTTATTTTCAAGATTTGATTGTTGTTGAGTTTTGTTCTTTAATTCCCAATCTTTGAACTTAACAGCTCTATCATCGTAAGAACCTTGAAACTGTTTTAAATATTCTTCAGCTTCTTCAAAGGAATCAAATTCTCTATCTTGAATCTTTACGAAACCATGATACTGACCATAACATTCTTCATGGTCTGCGTTATTCCAAGCAAACTCTTGAGCTGCTGGCATAATCTCTGATTTTTTGTTAACTACTAGAATATCTGAACAATGTCCCATGTTATTTACCTCTACTTTGTTTACTATTTAATTATATATTAATTTTAATAAAAAGTACATAGAAAAAGGAAGAAAATTTCTTCCTAGTAACCAACGTTATGACGCTGTGTTTATTTTCACAAACATATTTTCTTGGGAACGTTCAGGTTACTCTCATGATTCTAACACCACTACCATCCCCGAACTAATTTACCACGGTTGCGTCTTTCCGAAGTGTTTTTAAGCTACACTCAAAGCTTGAATTAAAATGTTTTTGGCTGCGTTCACATCTCTATCGTGATGTGTGCCACAATCAGGACATACCCATTCTCTTATACTTAGAGAGTTTACAATGTCTTTATGGTAGGTTCCACATTCAGAACAAATTTTGCTGCTTGCATAAAATCTTGGAGCTTGAACAAATTTCTTCTCATACCATAGACATTTGTACCGGATGAAACCTACAAGTTGCGACCAACGTACATCTGAAATAGAATATGCAAGTTTGTGATTCCTCTTCATTCCTTCAATATTTAAATCTTCCATCGCAATAAAGTCATACTCTTCCACTAACTTTCGACTTAATTTATGATTGAAGTCTTTGGCACAATTTGCAGTGTGTTCGTGAAGTTTGGCGACCTTATGCTTTTGTTTTTGATAATTCTTGCACTCATCAAGATTTGCGTTTACTCTCTCCAACTTGGTTCTCATTTTTGAGAGTTTCTTCTGTTCTTGAGCGAGTTTGTCTCTGTTCACATAATTAAACTTAGGACGTTCAATTCTAGTTCCATCACTACCGATAAGTAAATCAATTAGTCCTAAATCAAAACCAACTTGTTTCCTAGTCTTAGGAAGTGGTTGTACTTCTGTTTCGATACATATAGATGCATAATATTTTCCTGTAGTTGTTCTTTCTACAGTTATATTAAAAAGTCTATATTCATCTGGTACTAAAAACTTTTTGGTTCTAACTTTTTCTAACTTAGGAAGTCGAATATGTTTGTTATCAATAATTCTAGCAATCCCATTACCATAAGGTGTTCTATATGATTGCTTTGTTTTATGTTTTGATTTGAATTGAGGAAAGCCAAAATGGTTTCTGTTCTTAAAGAAGTTGTTTAATGCGGAATCAAGGTCTCTAAGAGACTGTTGGAGCGCCACAGCACTAACTTCTTTTAAAAATTCATATTCTTCTTTTAGTGGAATCAAATTCGCTGAACGCTCTTTTCCTGAAGGAAAGTGTCGTGTTTGTTCGTATGATTGTTTACAGTTCTCTAATGTTTGGTTATGCACAAATCTACAACAACCAATTGTCTTGTCGATTAAGACTTCTTGTTCTTCAGTTGGATAAAGTCTTACTCTTATACTTTTTTGAATCATAGTCATACAACAACTCTCCTTTCTGTACTATGTTATATTTAAATTGAGTTATTAATGAATTTTTATGTCTTCTCTTCTTAATTCATTGAAACATTATATTCAGGTTGTTCCACGTTTTGAAACTCTACCGTATAGTAAACATTTCTATCGAATGATAATGAATCTTGTGAATCTTCGTAATGAGTTGTCACCCATGTTACAACATACTTCGCCTGTTCTAATTCTTCTTGAGTTAACTCTCCTACGTAAACTCGATTGAAACCTGCTTTATATGTATCAATTGAAATATCTGTCTCTGCAGTTCTAATCTGATTTTCTGATTTCTTTGCCATGTTAGAACCACATCTATCAGTATTCATAATTACAAACTTAAAGTGTACAGAGTCTGTTTGTCTTAGTTTTACATCATTCTGTGTGAAATTTTTATCTTTCTTAAAGTCATACTTAAAATAAATATAACCATGACTATAATAAGATTCCATTAATCTTGAATACTTATCTTGTCCTAAAGGCGGTTCATCTACATCGTCTGTTGTAACTTTAGGTTCTTCTGTTTCTTGTTTTGTTTCTGTTATTTCTTCTTTAGGTGTATCTTGCACAATTTCTTTTGCGGTTTCTGTAAAACTAAAATTAAACATATTAGGAATAGATTTAACGATTCCTAATATTAAAAATATAATTAACAATAATACACTAAATCTCTTCATTTATTTTACCTCCCCATCTGTTATGATTTGTGAAATTATATAAATTCTATCTTCTTCTAACTGAGATAAGAAATACTCTTCTTCTTGATTAGTCATATATAGTTGACCATTAAACTCAAAACTTTCATCTGAAGTTAAAAGTCTACTTCCTACTTTCTTAATAAATAACTGATTATCTTCTTGTAAAATTAAAAGTAATCTAATCTTGATACTAATCGGTGCATCAATAGAACGAACTGAAATCATGTAGTTCTTTTTGGACATCTTTTTAGTTATTGCTTCTCGAATACTTGGATGGAACAACCATTTAATGACTTCTTTTACTTCATTTTCATTGTTAGAATCAGATAAAAATAACGCAATAGCTATAAAAGGAGAAAGAATAAATTCTAAAATAATTCCTGAAACATATTCTAACGTAAAGTTAAGTCCTAACCAAAATAAGATAGATGTTAGAGTCCAATTTTTAGTAATACCTTCTTCTTTTAATTCTTTATTCTTTTTAGAAATAAGATTTTTTCTATGTTGTTTACTATTTAATTCTTCTATTTCTTTGTCTATTTCCTTACATTTGTCATAAGGAATTTGTGTTTCTTTATACATTAATTTTGTTTTCCTTTCATAATAATTACAGTTAGACATGTTCCTAAAATGAGGCCAAGTCCTATTAACATTACTTTTCTATTTCTCATAAATTAGTTTCCTCTCTTACTATTGTGTATTTTTTATCTTTGATACTGTATTCCGCGAACAACCATTCTTCAACATAATCTCTTATATTTTCTATATTATCCGGAATATGAAGTTGCTTCACAAAATCTAAATCTTCTACTATTACAATGTAGTCCATCAATCTTTAGTCTCCTATTTAGTTGAAAAAATCTCAGAGACTGGATATATAACATTTTCTCTAATAATAAGAGGAAAATCTACATCGAAATCTATCTCATGAAGCACGAGTTTTTGACTACTGTCTTCAGGAATCTCTTTAACTCCATAAATCTGACCATTGAATTTTGTTACATAGAAAAAATTATTCTTGTAAAGCTCACCTAGACCTTTAACTCGCAAGAGACCAGATGCCACTTGAAAATTGTGTAAGTCGAATAATTCGTAAATGAAGAACGAAATCATAGCGAATGAGAAAATGTGTCTATATTCAAAATGAATCAGAAAGCTTAATCCACCACTAATTGTTCCGATAACACACATTGCAATTAGGTTATATACAGTGAAAGGAATTAATTTCTCATTTACTGACATCTGAGTGTATAGTTGCATTCCCAATTCATTTCGTTCTTTTTTAAGTTCTTTTAATGTTTTCACGACTGGAGATACCTCTCTTCTATTATATTATACAACTTTTCTGATATATAAATTTAAATGTAGAGGTTAATCATTCAAGAATTTTCAATAAAAAACCGATATATTATTTAAAAAGACAAGAGAAACAGGTGTTAGTTGTTTTGAATTAGACTACAATGAACAACTTAAAACATCTAACAATATTTCAAAATTTTTTAGATAAGAAAAAATTGATATATTAATATAGTTAGAAAACTATTGAAAATGATTAAGGTTTCATTTCATTACAATTTTCACAATTTTTCTGAAAATTAAATCATGGCGAGAGCGAAAAACAGCGGCCTACTGTACAACTTTTACAGCCTTAAAAAGGTGAAAAAAGAAGAAGCTGTATAATCTATCACTTTTTGTAGTTTTAGGCGCGAGAACTGATTCTACATCACTTAGGAAAACGTGAAGTTAGTATCGTTCTACAACTAAAAATAAATATACTAAAATGTGATTTTATGTTGCTAGAATCACTCTGATATATAATATAGGAAAAGTTTTAAAAATTTTCTTAAAATCACCAATTCCACTGGTAAATTGTTGTAAAATAATAAAGTAAAGACGAAGATAATAGTTTTCTGATATATATAATGTAAAAAAGAAAGGAGGCATGAATTAAATGCCAAAGAATAATAAAAATTTAATTGATGCCTCTAAGATTTGTGCAAATAATGAGGCAGTAAATAATTTGATTACAGAAGAGTTAAATAGATTTACTGAAATCAAAAATCTAGAAGAAATGCAACCAATAATGAATGGACCATTCATGTTATCTAACATGCGTAGAGGAACAGTTATGGGTGGTAGTTATGAACCAATTGTTGCAACATTAAATAATGATAGAAAGCACAGAAATAAAACACGTGTTTTTGATGACTTTACAATAAATAATTTAAGTAATGAAGACAAAGCACGTTTATATGTAACAAATGCTATTTATGCAACTTCTAAATCAAAGTTATTAGAATCTGCTGAACAATATAAAAAAGATAATAATTATGATTATTTTAAATTCTCTGACACAGACACTAAATATACAATGACCAGTGCTGACTTTGATTTTTATTATAAAGATACAAAGGTAACAACACAAACACTAAAAATTAACACAAAAGCTGTTGTAAAGCATACCAAAGAAGATATTCGTGGATTCACTAGTTACAACGTTGATATTGATAATGTTGATTCAACAAGAGCGAAGAATCTTATTGATGACATTAATAATGGTGTTATTCCTACACCAACAATGATTGTTGTAACAGGAACAGGTGCACATTTATGGTACATCTTCACATCTCCAATAGCGACTAAGAATGAAAAAGAATTACAAAAGTATCAAACAATGATGGGTTTATTTACACGTAAGTTTACTCATAATCCACGTTATTGCGGTAAGGAAGAAGAAACTGGTTCATTCCAACACGACCTACCAATTGGTCAGTTAATGCGTGCGGTAGGAAATATCTATGACAAATACGAAGGATGCAACTTCCCTATGAGAGGTTATACATCTGGTATTTATCATGACTTTAAAGCATTGAATGAATGGGCTGATATTCCTGAAATTGAAATTAGTAAGAAGTCATCAGCAATCAAATATGATAGTAATAAAGCGCGCAAATTGTCCGCAAGAGAGTATCAAGCATTATTTGATAGTTTCTTAACAGAATCTGTAGGACACAGAACACGTCATAGAAATCTTTTATTCCATCACATGTTAGTGGAAGGTGGAATGTCTTTTGATAATGCTTTAATCGCAATTAATAATATAATTAACGAAGTCAATAGATTATATCCTGTTGAAGGAAATATGCTTCGCAACTTAACAGAAAAGGAAGCGCGTAAATTTGACCCTAAGAGTAATGATTTTGACTTAAAATACTATCAAAAGTATTTAAGTACAGGTGCAATGGTTAATAGTCAGATTTATAAGAATCATATCAAACAAGAAAAATACAGAACTGGTTTAAGTCAGAGCGAAAACATGAAGAAATTAAGCCAAGAGGTTGTTCATTATATTAATTTACGTTCAGAATGTTTGTTATACGCTCTTGTAAACAACTTAAATAATGACAGAAAGAACAAATCTGGTGAGGCTGTTTATCACGGACAACAGTGTATTATCGACAATTATGATTTTACACCTTTTGTGATGTCTCATTCTACAACATATAATTTAGGTAAAGATAATAGACAACGTACCGTAAAGGATTCTTATGAAATTATTGATAATCCTACTATTGAACGTCATCAAGTTGTATTGACAAGAGTTTTTGAATACTTAAATGGTAGTACAATTCAACATATAGGTTCAACTGATATTTATAGCAACCGTCAGGAATTGATTCACAATTTGTTACTTGCTTCAACATCACAGGAAACAAGAGACGAATTCTATAATCGTTATGTAGACATTAAGGTTCCTTGTAGATATACAAAGAGTAGTGAAGAGTTATATAGAGAAATTAGAAATTATTTTAACATTTTAGTATCATTAGCACACCATCATTTCAATAAGATTAAAGAGGGTGTGAGGGGTGAACGCACTTATATTACAGGAAAAATTTTAACAGAAAACTGTAATAAGGTTAATGATACAATTAGACGTATATTAAAATTATTAAACGAATTCAACAAAAAACGTGAAATTGTTGTTAAAAAAGGTGTGAGTGTAGATTTAATTAACGCAATTAATGCTACTAACAATAAATCATTGGCATTTGTAGGTGCTAGAGAAACCACGGCACAAGAAATTGCATCTAACGAATTATATGCAATGTTGTTAAATTTCACAAATGATAAGATTAGTGTGGTAAGTCGTTTTGATGAGTATGAAAATATCTTAAATCATATTAATACTACAAATGTTGAATTAACTTTTGATGATGTATTCAACTTATGGGTTGGTAACAACATGTTAAACAGACAAGCGAAGAAAAACGAAGCGTTATTCATTAGTGAATTGAATAGACGTTGGGACCGTTTACATGCTTTATTACCAATAATTCAAAGAACAGACAGTTTAATTAGACGTCTCATTCATAAAGGTAAAGGTGGTAAATTAAGACTTCATGGAACATTTATGTACACATGCTTCATGCATCATCACCTAGGTTTCTTAGATATATTACCACCAGATGTTGGTTTCCCATTCGCTACAGCATATAAATATGTTGGATTAGAACTAACTGAAATTGGTAGACAGTTCTTAGAATACAATCATGATTATGACAAGGCCGCAGAGTTAACTTATCCAACATACGACCCACGTACAGGTAAGAGAGGATATTCACGTAGGGACTTTACAGACCGTGAATACATGATGATGCTTGCAAAGTATTACAGTTTAAGTGGTAAATATAGAACTGATGAAGAAGTAATGTATAAGGCAAAACAATTAGCAATATTCTTATCTAATAACGATTATCGTTTCAGAGATTTCAGAGATACTGAAATTAGAGCAGAATTATTATCATTACTAAAATCTGAAGTATCAGATTATCTAGATAGATTACATGATAATGCTGTTAGATTTAAGCAACAAAACGAAGTAACTATTGTCTTTGAAGATAATTGTGACGATGAGGCTTCTATTGAGAATAGTGAAATAGATGGTAACACAGAAATATTAGACGAAACTATCAATATGACCTTAGATGATAATGAAGAAGAGGATGTATTTGATAGTCTTGAAGAAAAGAATCTGTGGACCTGACGATACCCTTATTGGCACTCAATCACGTCTAAAATAATATAATATTAAAACGATAGGCTAAAATTACGTAAAAAATGACTCACTAGTTAAATTTCTAGTGAGCTTTTATTTTATTTTTATCGAATTGCCATCTAAATGATAATTATAATATTGTAGCCGTGGTATTACAGCAGCAGAAGTTGGGTAAAAACACTTCTTGAATTAATACTGTATTATTACTGTTATATTCTTTTACTATAATTAAATTAGATTTATTTAAAGTTTTCATAATTACTCCTGTTCTGTTTACTTACTTTTAATTAAACTACTGTTTCTATTTAGATTACTATTTTAATTTAGATTTATTCTTAGTCTAACTTTTCTACAGTTAATATATCAGAAAAGTCTTAAAACTATTTTAATTAAAATTACTTCTAGTTTAGATTTATCTTAATAGTTTTAGATTCTTTTAGACTTGACTTAAGACTTTAGTTCTATTAAAAATTAAATTCTTTTTAAACTGTTTAGTTCTTTTACTTTTAACTTTTTAAAACTACACTTAAAGATTCTTTTTAAACTTCGGTTAGATTAGAATTCTTTAAAACTTAAACTTTTAAACTCTTTTAAGTTATTACAATTTTAATTTTAAATTTAAATTACTTAAACTTTTTCTTAAATTATTTAAACTATTTAAACTAAAATAGATTTAACTTAAACTACTTTAATTTTAACTAAAGATTTTTTTACTACTATTATACTACTACAAGCGAGAGCGCGTGTGATTTTTAAAAGTTTATCACAGATAGCAGAGTTGTATCTAAGCACATAGAGAGCGCATAAGTGATGAGAAGATTCTTAAGAATAGAAATATCTTAGAAGAATTAAAGAGTGCATTAGAGCACTTTAGATGTGATGAGATAAAAAGACTCGAGTTTATTTTACCCGAGTCTTGATGTTATCGTAAAATTACATTCTGAACTGCTTCTTTTACGAGGTCTGTACCTGTTTTTGTAAAGATACCACTTGAGCCGAATAGAACTTCAACCCCGAATAGAATTACTGCTACAAGGATTGCGATACCTAAATGTTGAAGTAATGAACGGATAGAACCGCTAAAGGCATCCTTGATTACAATAATTACTACTACAGCGAAGAAAATCCAAGCTAAGTAGTCATTTACGAAAATAGAGTACAGTTTCTGGAGACTTCCAGTGTTTAAGATTAAAAAATTTAACATGTTAAAAATTTTTCCTTTCTCTATTATAATAGATATATCAGAAAAGTGAAGTGTGGTATAATAATTAAAAGATGTATGTGAGTATATTTCAAATCAAGGAAAGGTGTGAGTGTATGACTATAGTTCAAAAAAGTATAAGAGTAAGACTTTATCCAACTGAAGAACAAGAAGTCTTAATCGACAAGACAATTGGTTGTTGTAGATTTGTGCATAACCAAACATTAGAGAACTGTAAACAATCATACGAACAAACACAACACTTTCCTTCTCAAAATGAAAGAATTAAGAATTTAGTTTCACTTAAGAAAGTATATGAGTTTTTAAAAGAAGTAGATTCTACAGCACTTCAACAGTCTGTTAGAGATTTAAACTCTGCATTAGATAACTTCTTTAAGAACAAAAATCATTTTGGTTTTCCTCAGTTTAAATCAAAACACAGGGGTAAACAATCTTATAGAACTCCATATAATAATAGCAATGCTAAAATCTTAGACAACAAACATCTCAAACTACCAAAATTAGGTAAGGTTAGAACTAAGAAATTTTTAATACCAAATGAGTATAAACTCTGCAATATTACAGTAGAAAAAACAAACACCAACAAATATTATGCTTCTATCTGCATTGAAACAGAAGTACCATCCCAAAACAGGAAAGCAGGTCGGTTTCGACTTAGGACTAATCGACTTATTGATTGGTAGTGATGGAACTAGATACGAGCGACCAAAGTTCACTTATGCTTTTAAAAACAGGCTTGCTAAGGAACAACGTAAACTCTCAAAAATAAGAACCAAATTAGAAAGAGCAAAGTTGGACCTAGATGAGTGCAGGAATTATCAGAAGCAAAAGCGTAAAGTAGCGAAGTTATATGAACACATTTCCAACTGTGCGAAAGACTTTAATCATAAATTAAGTCGAAAGTTGGTGGAAGAGTATGACTTTATTGCGATGGAAGATTTAAATGTAAGTGGTTTAATTAAAAATCACAAACTAGCGTATTCAATCGCAGATGTACGTTGGTCACAGTTGGTAAACTTCATCCAATACAAGTGTCAGTGGTACGGTAAAGAGTTTAGACAGGTAGATAGGTTTTACGCAAGTTCAAAAATCTGTTCTGAATGTGGAACGTATCACAAAGATATTGTAAACTCTCTAAAAGTAAGAGAGTGGACATGTCCTGACTGTGGTTCACATCACGATAGAGATGTAAATGCAGCCAAAAACATTTTAATTCAAGCCTTGAGTGTAGGCATTTAAAAATACACTTCGGAAAGGCGCAACCGTGGTAAATTAGTTTAGGGATGGTAGTTCTTTCAAGAGAACGAGAGTAACCTGAACGTTCCCAAGAACATGTTGGTCTAAAGACTGACGAGGTGTCATCAGTTTATTAGTTGTATAATAATTCTAGAGAGGTACGAGAGATGAGTATCAGTTTAGAGAAGTTTTGTAATAGAATAGAAGAAATAATTGAAAAGAAAGAGTATGTTGAGAATTCTTCAAGATTTTTAAATTACATTTTAGAAAAGAAGTTTCATGAGATTATAGAACCAATTCAGAGAATTGTAATTAGAAGAGATGACTCTTTAGAATTTTGTGATTATAAAGATGGTAACATTGTTTTAGAAGATGATTTCTTGTATATTTTTAAAAAAGAGAAACCTTTGTTGTGTTTCACATTTGATGAGAGTGAAGAAGGAAAGAGTATTATTCGAGTTATTGTAAATCGAACTAAAGCTTTGACTGAAGAAGAGTTAGATGTTTTAGAGAATTTATTAAAATGTTTAGATTTAAAAATATCAGAGAGATTTTTTAAAAAAGAGGAGAATAGAAAAGTTTTGAGTTAACACATGTAATATTAAAAAAGGAGAAATACGACATGTACGAAGAGCGGAATAGAAAAATTAAAGAACATGGCAAGGCAACTAGAGAAAGACGTTCTCAAATGGATTGTCATGTTATCTCCGCAAAGGTTCAGGAAAATAGACTTTCTAAAGCGAAACTAGAAAAACTAATACGATTCTTCTTAGAAGGTAAGTGGTTGTATAATGCGGTTGTAGCATCCGAAACACTAACTCTTGAAGACACATCAACTGTTCAGGTTAAAGTCAATGGTTCTTTTGAAACCAGAGAAATTAAAAATTTATCTTCTCATATGAGGCAATCTGTTGTAGATAGTGCCAGAGTAAATGCTTCAAATTTATCTAAAGCCAAAAAGAAAGGTTTAAAAGTTGGAAAATTGAAGTTTAAAAAGGAATGTAACGAGATTGATTTGAAACAATTTGGCAACACCTACAGCTTCAAATCTCACAACAAAATTAGTATTCAGAAGATTGGTGTTTTAGTTGTAAATGGACTTGAACAAATTAACCTAGATGAGGTTGAGTTCGCCAACGCTAAACTTATTCAGAAGCCTTCAGGTTTCTACATTAACATAACTGTCTACACAAAGAAGAAATCGCAACCAGAAACTTCTAAAGAAATTCTCTGTTTAGACATGGGAATCAAGGACCAATTGACATTCTCTAATGGGGTTAAGGTAAACTTTTATTTGGAAGAAAGTGAACAACTTAAAGGATTGATGAGAAAGTTATCTCGTCAGCACAAGGGTTCTAACCAGTACAAGCAGACTTTATCGAGAATTAAGAGAATTTATGAACATTACAACAACAAGAAAAATGATGTAGTCAACAAACTCAATTTTGTTTTAAGTAAAAACTACATCATTTGTTTCCAAGATGAACTATTAAATCAATGGAAACAAAAGAAATCTAAGCGTAGATTTAGTTTCGGAAGAAAGGTCCAGCATGGAATCTTAGGAAGAGTTAAGGATAAACTAAAAAAGAATAGTTCTAATGTTATGTTAGAGAGTTCTGTTCCAACAACTCAAGCTTGTCCAGAATGTGGATGTTTGACGAAACATAGTTTAGACAAACGAAAGTACCACTGTGACCACTGCGGTTTTGAGAATGCAGATAGAGATATACATTCTGCAAATATGATGGTACTTCTGAGCGGGTATGGAACGTATCGCTCGTTAAACACGGATACTGTTAGCACTGAGAGAATGGTTGGTCTTTTAGACAGTCTATCTGAACTTGGTGTGGTAGTCAAAACTACCGACAGTATGTAAGCCTACTATCTTTAAGTAGTGGGTAGTTCATTAGAGAAATTAGATTTAAAGATTTCAGAGAGATATTTTAAGATAGAAGAAAATAGAGGAGTTTTAAGTTGAGTATGACTATATTAATTTTGTGTGAGAAACCTTCTCAAGCGAGAAACTATGCTTTAGCGATGAGTGGGAATAAAAGTAATGTTGATAAAAAGTTCAAATATAAAGGTAAAGACTTTATTATTGTTAATGCGAGAGGACATCTTTATCAATGGGCTGATATTGTAGACATTGCAGGAAAAGATTATGAGAAGTGGAAATTAGACTCTTTGCCTTGGAATTATAAAGATTTTAAATGGAAGAGAGTTATTGGTAAAGATTGTAAAGATGTAGTTAAAAATATCAAGGATAAAGCAAAAGAGTGTAATGAGATTTGGATTGCTACGGATAATGATTCAAGTGGCGAGGGAGACCTTTTGTCTGCAGAAGTAATTCTTGAAAATAAATTAGACAAAAACAGAACTTTACGAAGACTATTGCATGTATCAGAAAATGAGAGAGATATTATTAAAGCTTTAGAGAATCCTATTTTAATCGAAGACTTAGAAAAATATCCTCCTTATCAGAAAGCTTTATTTAGAAGTAAGTGGGATTACTTATCTATGCAAGCAACAAGAGTTTTAACTTTAAATAGTCCTATTAGAGCTGTATTACCTACTGGAAGATTAAAAGGTGCTATGATTAGTTTAGTAGGAGCTCAAGAGAATTTAGTAAACAATCATAAATCAGTGTTCTTTTTCCAGAATCGTTTTAGAGATGATAATGGTAATATCTATGTTAATGAAAAAGAACCTAAGTTTGATGAAGAGAGTAAAGTTCCCAATAAGTATAAAGAATCTGATGTTAGATGTATCAAGAGTGAAATGAAGAAGAGTATTCCACCTAAGATGTTAGATTTAGCTTCATTATCAGCAACTCTTGCAAGTAGAGGTTATAAACCTGCGAATGTTTTAAGCACTTATCAGAAGATGTATGAAGACTCTGTTGTAAGTTATCCTCGTACTGATGATAAGACTATTACCCTAGAACAGTTTAGAGAGCTCCTATCTATTTCTCATGATATAGCCAAAGTAATTAATGTAGATGTTTCTCTATTGACACATGTGAAGCCTAGAAGCAGTCATGTGAAGGAAGAAGGTTCTCATGGTGCTAATAGACCTGGAGTTAAGGTACCTAAGTCTTTAGATGAGGTAGAGAAGAAGTATGGAAAATTAGGTGTAGCGATTTATACTCTATTAGCGAAGAGTGCTTTATCCATTTTAGCAGAAGACTATGAATATGAACAACAGACAGGAGAAGTTGTTAATTATAAGGAATTTATAGCGAAAGTCAATATTCCTAAGAAATTAGGTTGGAAAGCTGTTTATGGACAAGATTTAGAAGATGAAGAAGAATCTAGTTCGAAAGGAATCGGTAAAAGAGCGAAGCCTTTTGTTTACAAAGGAGAACCACCTAAACCAAGTAAACCTACTATGAAATGGTTAATGAAACAGTTAGAGAAGTTTAATGTAGGAACAGGTGCAACAAGAACTAGTACTCTATCTCAGATAACTAGTGAAAGTGCTAAATATCCATTAATGACGAATAAGAAAGGTTTACTATCTTTAACTCAATATGGTTCTATCGAATATCAGTTATTGAAGGACACTTTATTTGGTGGTATCAAGTTAACTGAACATGTCATGAAAATTATGAAGTCAATTGGTGAAGGTAAATTTGAGTTAATTGATAAACATTTAGATGAGATGAGTAAGATTATTTCTAACGAGATGCCGATTGTGAGTAAGAATAGAAATAGTATTAAGGTTAAAGAGACATCTAATTCTAAACCTAAACAAGAGGCTAAGACCTCAACCGGTGAGAATGTCAAGTTTAAAGATGAATGGAACGGACATAAATTTACTGAAGAAGAATTAGAGAAATTACTCGCTGGTGAAACTATAGATATTTTTGATAAAAAGTTTAAGAACAAAAAAGGTCAAGAGTACGGAGTAAGATGTAAATTTGCATGGCAGGAATATAAAGGCCACAAGTTTTATGGTTTTAAGATGATAGAGTTTTTGAATATTGAATAGAAAGTTGATATAATTATCATGGAAATTAAATTAGGAAAAGAAAATAATATTGAATTAGATATTTCAAAGAATAGTAGTATGTTACTAATTGGTAAATGTGGTACAGGTAAAACCAAAACGATTAAAGATATTTTAAAACAAGTAATGGATAGTGGAGAGAAGATTAATATAATCTATTTAGACCAACATCAGCATGATTTTGAAGAAGTCAAAGGAATTTGTGGAAATTTATTAAATAAGACGAATGAATTAAGTGAGTATGAGTTTGAAGATTTGTTAATTGCGTTACAAGAACAGACTGATGCACGTAATGAAATAATTACCTCCTTAAATTTACATAGTATAGAAGAACTTAGAGGAAGACTTGTAACAACATATTATATTGATGGTGTTGAATATATGCCGGATGATATTGTTCAAATTAATCATGGAGGGTCGCAAGAATTTGTTTTAGCTAAAAATTATAATGTTTATTATGGTTATAATGATGATGTGTTTTTGGCTAATGGTGAGTCAACAAATAAGTATGAACCAAAGAGAACAATTATTTGTGTTGATGAATTTTATCTTAAAGGAATGTCTGAAGAGATAAATGACATGTTAAATGAAATTATATTAAATGTAATTCGTTTTGGAAGAACTTCTCTTCAGAGTATTATTTGTACAACTCAGTCTTTTGATAGAACGCCTAAATTTAAAAAGCTAGCAAAATTATTTGACACCAAATTTTTCTTTCATAATGGTTTAGATAACGATGTAGATTTTAAGATTTTATTTGATGAGAGTTATGACAAATTTAAATTATATCGACGTGGAGATGTAACAACGCAAATATCAGACAAAATAACAGAATTTAAAGAGTTTTAGAAAAAGGCGAGAGTGTAAAACAGCGGCCTACTGTACCACTAAAACAGCCGTAAAAAGGTGAAAAATGAAGAGGCTGTATAATCTATCACTTTTAGGAAAATTAGTGGCGAGAACGCTTCTGGTGCACAATTAATATAGAGAGTAAAATAGTATGGAAAAGACATTATTAACGGAAAATTTAGAGAATTTAAGTAGAGCTATTGAATAGATAAGGAGAGTATAAAATGTTATCAAAAGAAGAAATGTTAAAGAAGTATCGAGACATTTTAGTCTATAATGTATATTTAACCGATATGATGACAGGTGAATTAAGAGTTTTTAATATTTTTGATAATAGTCGTACTTTCTTTGATTCATGTAAGGCAATAGAGGAATATAAGAAAGATAAAGACTTAGAAAAGTTAAAAGACTCTATTGATAAAGCAGTTAAGTTGGAACAATGGTCAAGATTTGAATATGAAGTATGTTATAGTGATTTATTGGGGAAGAATGAGTACAAGATAGATTCATATTCAGTATTTCATTTAAATCTTGATATATTTATTAAATATTTGATAAGTGTTATTTGAGGAGGAATTTTAATATGTTTTATGTAATTTACAGCTTTGTTGGATGCTTCTTAGCATTGGTTGTTTATAACCTTTTTGGTGGTAAGCAATTCGTGCAGAAGAAGATTAAAGAAGCAAAAGAAACAAAAGAATCAGAGGACTAATGTCGTAAGAACCTCGACAATAAATAAAGGCTCTTACAATATAGTATATTTTTGTGATTTGGCTATTTACAATCTCAGAAAACTGTTGTATAATAGTAAATGTAATCACAATAGAGTTGAATTGTAGGATGATAATGAGCAACCTATAAAAACGGATTGGTCAGGCGTTCAATGGAGCAATTGACTGTGTGGGTTCAACCCCGCCAACTCCTTCTAATGTTAGGTACTTGTTTAATAAGAGGAACATTAGTCCTAGGAAAATTATGGAAATTAAGTTAAGTAAGGAACTCAACCTCTTAGATGGTGATTACATAATATGGTCTTATAGTTCATAATGGTAATGGGCACACTTTATAAGTGTGAGTGTGGTTGGTTCGATTCCACCTAAGACCACTGTCCTAAAACCTTGTTCGTTCAAGGATACGGATTTACGAGGTTTAAGTTCTTTTAGAACCCAAAAAAGGAACTCACGTCAACTACTTAAAACCTTATTCGTTAAGGATAAAAGTAATAAAGTTGACAGGCTATGCTCAATAGTCGAGGAGAAAGGCTTTGGTAGAAGGTCTTGTGGTGGGAATCCACTTAATAAAAAAGCATAAACCCAATGATACTCGGAGCGTTATGAGATTCGCTAACCGTGTGCTGTTCTCTGTAATGTGGGGAATTACAGTAGGTTTAGATATACCTAACCATAAATATCTATTTTGCAAGGTAATACTTGCCTGACTCATCCACGTTTGTGGACAAGAGATGCGAGGACGTCTGGTTGAGGAAATTAGGCGCTCTCTTTAAGGGTCTGTGCGAATACCCAAATTAGTTGAATGTCAGAACGCACATCACGTAATCCCTCAGTAGTTTGTAATGCAATAAACACAATATTATGACCGTGTGACATTCTTATTGTATCTACGAACAGTGTGGTAGTGAGAACAAATCATGTATTATCGGTGGAATACCGAAGTTGTTGGACTAGGTGAAAGGTACACCTTGATTGTTGCAATAAAAAAGGAAACTATTTTGAAAAGTCTCTGCAGGATGAAGTAAATAATAGGAGTACACCAACAAGTGTGTAGGGCAATCTAAAACACGTCTTAAGGAAGTGTGCGTGGGTAAATAAGACATTCCTTCCCATGTTCGGATATAGGTAAATCAGCAGGTTCGAGTCCTGCATCTGAACACCTATGGTTCGATGCGAATAGCCAAATAAGAAGAACGTCTGAACGCATCATTGCAACCCTTTAATATCCTTAGTACGTTCCGACGGAATTAGACTGGTTAGCAAGTTAAACAAGACCTATATGAGCGATGGAATATCGCAGTTGTTGGCAAATTCTGGTTGCAAATCCGAGATTGTGTGAAAAGTAATAGACCAACAAGTGGGCAAACAATCAGAAAGACGACACCAAAGCGTGGGGTGTATAAATATAGTCACGCCCATACCTCTGTAGTTTAAGTTCTGGTAAAGCACCTTAGTATGTCTAGGGAGAAGTTGGTTCGACGCTAACCGGAGGTGCTTAAAATATTTTTAAATTAAACATTGGAGAACATTTCATGGAAAAGATGATTAAGAATGGACTATTAAGTTATATACACAAAAGTCAAGTGTTCTAACAGAAAATAAAGAAGTGTTAAAGGGGGATATTCACGATGAACTCTATTGAATTTGGTAAAAAGTGTCAACCATACAATATTATATACCGAGAATTGTTCGGTTATGTTCCATGTAAAGAAGATTATGTCTGTACTCGTGACAAGTTTTATACTGCACTCGTTAAGGCTGTGAATAATAAAAAAGATTTGGCTGAGTATGTGAAGAAAAGGGTAGTACCAGAAATCGAAGTTGGAGATGTCACACTTAGAGAAACTGTAATTTGTGACGATGGTAAAACATACGAAGTAGAGCGCAAAATTAAATTACCAGTAGTTAATTCACAAAAGAAATGATATGGCTATACATTTCAATAAAATATTTTAAAAAACTGTTTACATTTCCTTTTGTTCGTGATAAAATAGTCTCGTAAATAAAAGAGAGGTACAAATATGAAAGTATTAGTGACTAGACATGAGGCATTAGTAGAATACTTTAAAGAACTAGGAATCAAGTTTGATAAAGTTATCTCCCACGCAACAGAGGAAGATGTACGCGGAAACGATGTATACGGTGTATTACCACTTCGTCTAGCGTCTTTCACTAATACAATGACTTCTATTGATATGAATATTCCTGCTGAAATGCGAGGTAAAGAATTATCTTTGGAAGATATTAAAAAGTACCTTGTAGATATTTCTACCTACAAAGTAGAAAAAATTTAAAAATTTTTTGAAAAAACTGTTTACATTCATCTAAAATTGGTGTATAATAGAATAGTAGTAGAAATACTACCGAGCGGGTATGGAACGTATCGCTCGTTAAACACGGATGCAGATAGCACTAATAAAACAGTGAACCTCCTGGCTCATTTATTAATTATTGGTGTAGTGGTCAATATCACTAGAAGCATGTAAGCACACCGCCTTTAGGTAGTGGGTAGTTCATAATGTAAATGTAATTAAAAAAATAAGCGAGTTAAAAGACACTCGAATAACAGAAATTAAGATTTATCATGTACAATGTTCCCACAAAGGAGTGATAAATCTTCGAGACATCTTGATGGTGTTTCAGGAGAGGTTAAGTGTATACCAAATCAATACGTGACTGTTGCGGTGAGGTATACAGACTTTATTAAACCACTAAAAATAAGAATAAGTAGTTAGGTTTCGGCTTCAATTTGTCAGTTGAAGTCCCATGTTAGCCGGGGGTGTTAATGTGGTGGTAAGGAAGTTCATGACGATGAATGAAATTATTAGAAAAAGTGTGAAAGTTCGATGTTTTAGAAGGTAATACGGTCTTAAACTTTGTCAGAGAAACGCTTGCCCTCTGCTGAAATATCATCACACGAATATGGTGTAACTAGTAACACTACGCATAACGGTTCTGTGTGGATGTTGGTGCAAATCCAACTATTCGTAAATGATATTTTCCTTGAAAAGGTTCGAAACTTTTTAAAAACAGATTGAGAGTAATTAACTCAATCGCTTAACAAGTATAAGGTTAAAGTTGAGAATATATAAGAGTCTACACTTGATGTAGGTCGTTGGTTCAAGTCCAACCCTGGCGTGAGGTTAAATGTCCAAAGGCTGGGTAGTTCAGTTGGTAGAACACAGAAGGTAGGCTTAAATATATGTTGGCACGGGATGTGTAATTGACTAGTTCAACTCTAGTCGTCAGCAAAAAAAACAAAAAACTGATATAAAAGAAGTAAGCAAAAGAAATTTTAAAAATTTATTAAAAACTGTGTACAACTTAGTAAAATTGTTGTATAATATTATTGTCATGAGTGGTGACATTAACTTCACTTCGGAATGGCACAACCGTGGTAAATTAGTTTAGGGATGGTAGTTCTTGCAAGAGAATAAGAGTAATCTGAACGTTCCCAAGAAAGTTACTGATGTTAACATTGGTAAAGTGTCGTAATATTAAATGTAAGTATATTGCACAATGAAGTTAGTGGTCGTCTGGCTCACTAATGGAGTGTCCAAAGAGAGTTCAGCACTTTCTCTCCTGGATAGGTGAATGAACACCGAAAACAAGAAAGTGTTTAAATATTAAACATATGGTTCGGTTGCGAGATATGATAAACATATAAACTTAGGTGAAACACCTTTCCTGGACAAATGCAAACTGGAAAAAGAAACCGCCTTTGAGTTACAGGCGATGTATCTTACCATTTAATAATATTGTCGGTGTCGTATAACAGTAGTATCTCTGCCTTCCAAGCAGATGGCGTGGGAGCGTCACCCACCACCGGCTCCAATGTAGGTGTAGTTTAATGGCAGAATATCGGTTTGCCAAGTCGAAGATGAGGGTTCAATTCCCTTTACCTGCTCCATATCGGTGTGTGGGAAAATTTGGTTAATCCGCGTCACTTGGGATGATGAGATTGCACGTTCAAATCGTGTCACACCAACTAAAAACTGATATAAAAGAAGTAAGTAAAAAGAAAAGGAGAAACACGTAATGTCAGAAGAGAAGAATCGAAAGATAAAAGAGACATTACGTGCAACTAGAGAAAGACGTTCTCACATGGACTGTCATATTATCTCCGCAAAAGTTCAAGAGAATAGATTGTCTAAAGCGAAACTAGAAAAACTAAAACGCTTTTTCCTTGAAGGTAAGTGGTTGTACAATGCTGTTGTCTCAACTGAAGCATTAACTCTTGACGATACATCTACTGTTCAGGTTAAGGTCAAAGATTCTTTTGAAGTTCGAGAAATCAATACACTTTCTGTGCAAATGAAACAATCAGTTGTAGACAGTGTTAAAGAGAATGTTTTTAAATTATTTAAAGCCAAGCAGAAAGGTTTAAAAGTTGGTAGACTCAAATTTAAGAAAGAGTGTAATGAAATTAACCTAAAATAGTTTGGACAAACTTATGCCATTAAAGGCAAAAATAAGATAAGAGTTCAAAACATTGGAATCTTAGTTGTAAACGGACTTGAGCAAATTAATCTAGATGAAGTTGAGTTCGCAAACGCTAAACTCATTCAAAAACCGTCAGGTTACTACATTCATTTAACCGTTTATTCTAATAAACAACCTCAAGAACAAACTGAAAAAGAGATACTTGGTTTAGATATGGGAATCAAAGACCAATTGACGTTCTCTAATGGGGTTAAGGTAAACTTTTACTTGGAAGAAAGTGAACAACTTAAGGGTTTGACGAGAAAATTAAATCGTCAAGTTAAGGGTTCTAACCAGTACAAGCAAACTTTAGCGAGAATTAAGAGAATTTATGAACACTGTAACAACAAGAAAAGCGATGTAGTCAATAAACTCAATTCTGTTCTCAAACAGAACTACATCATCTGTTTCCAAGATGAACTGTTAAATCAATGGAAACGCAAAAAGTCTAAACATAAATTTAGTTTCGGAAGAAAAGTCCAACATGGAATTTTAGGAAGAGTTAAGGACAGACTAAAGAAAAATTCATCTAACCACATGTTAGAAAGTTCAGTCCCAACAACTCAAACTTGTCCTGTGTGTGGATGTTTAACGAAACATAGTTTAGATAAAAGAGTGTACCACTGTAATCACTGTGGTTTTGAAAACCAAGACAGAGACATTCACTCTGCAAATATGATGGTACTATTGAGCGGGTATGGAACGTATCGCTCGTTAAACACGGATGCTGTTAGCGCCGAGAAGATGGTTGGTTTCTTAAACAATCTGTCTCATCTTGGTGTGGTAGTTTTAACTACCGACAGTATGTAAGCACACCACTAAGTGGAGTGTAGTTCATCAAAACGCTACATGCTATTATTTTATCTCATACTGATGATGAAAAGAAAGGAAAAATTATGCTGACATTAAGAACAAACTTAAAAAACGTATATTCTATTAGTTGCGATGTTTTTAATATGTCGTTTTGGTATTGCTTGGATAGGATGCCCTGTATTAGGAGTTAATTAGTTAGTTAAGACTAAATTAAAATATCTTAATATGGGACAATTCTTGAACGTATGATATACATAAAAAGAGTTGTCCTTTGTTGCATATTTGGGGGATGGAGTTGCTTGGGGTGACTATTTGTTTTGCAAACAAAACATCAGATGGGTTCGAATCCCATATCCTCCACTTAAAATACCCTTGTAGCCAAGCGGATAAGGCAACGTTCTTCTAAAGCGTTAAATCGTGGGTTCGATTCCCACCAAGGGTACTAAAAATAGTAATATTATTGATTTTGAGGAGATTGTATGAGTATTATTTACTGTCACAAAAATAAAATCAACAGAAAATGTTATATTGGACAGACTTCTAGGAGTATTCAAGATAGAGTAGGTACCAATCCATCAAAGGCTTATTGTAATAATACTGAGTTTTATGGTGATATTATAAAATATGGCTGGGAAAATTTTGAAACTACTATATTAGAGGTTGTTGAGGATGATAATGACCTTAATAGTAGAGAGACCTATTGGATAAACACTTTTAAGCAAGAAGGAATACAATTATACAATAAATGTTTAAAAGGCACTTCTAATTTTCATAAAACTATTCTCGTGAGTAATAGGGTAACCGAAGAAGATAGAGCAACAATTCAAAAATTGTTTGAAGAAGGAAAATCCCTAAAAGAAATTAGTGAATGTACTGGAGTGTCTAGTGTAAAAAGTGTTTTAATTGATTTGGGATATGAAATTCCAACACAGGGTAATTTATGTAGTTTTGATAAAGAGCAAAAAGAAATTACATCTAGGTTTGTTGATGGACTGAAGTGTCCTATATGTGGCAATAGTTTTAGAAAGTCACATGATATGAGGCGCATGTTATGTAGTATTCAGTGCAGAACGTCATATTTAAAAATGTCTAAACGAGAGAGAGATAGAATAAAGGCTATACATAATAATAACCTGCATGACTATCGACTATTACGTGATAACATTAGAAAAGAAAAAGATGAGTATACTTGTGAAAGATGTAAAATAGAAGAAGAAGTAAAAGAAAAACGGAAAGAGGTTATTTCTAAAAAGGTCGAAAAGGTTCGTGAAGAACGTAAACCAAAGCATACAGCAAAAGAATTGCACTGGAGAAAGGACGATACTCGTTGTAAACAAAAACTAGATTTAATTCTCAATTCTGGCGTAGACTTAATGAAGTTTGGTTATAGCACAAAGTTATGTAAGATGTTTCCAGAACTTAGTAAAAGAACAGTGTTGTTTCTACTGCGGAAGTATAACATCCCTCATTTTGAACGTGTTGGAAGTAACATAACGAATTTAAATTTATGAGTTTGAAATCTCATTGCCAAAATTCAAATTTGGTTGTATAGGAGAGTGGTTAATCCGCCGAGTTGTCGCCTCGGAGATTGGGGGTTCAATTCCCCCTACAACCGCCATTCGCCGGTTTAGTATAATGGTTAGTACAAGTGACTTGTAACCACTGGATGGGTGTTCGATTCACCCAACCGGCGCCTTTGAGTTAAAAGTTCTCAATTCAAAAACTTAATTTGGGGTAATACAGCGTAATTGGTAGCGTCCCTGACTGTAAATCAGGTGTCTTCGGATGTTGGAGGTTCAAGTCCTTCTTACCCCACCATATATGCTCTCATAGGCAAGAGGTTAAGCCACACGGTTTTCATCCGTGCATCACGAGTTCGAATCTCGTTGGGAGTACCATATTGGAGACGTAACCAGAAACTGGTATCTGTCCGGTCCTGAACACCGGTCATCTGCAAGGATGTGTGCGTTCGAGTCGCACCGTCTCCGCCATTTGCGAGTGTAATTTAATGGTAAAATAATCTGCTGATAACGGATAGTTCTAAGTTCGATTCTTGGCATTCGCACTAAGTTAGAGAGTTCTTTAAAAACTCTACTCATCTTACGTCGTTAGCTCAGTTGGGAGAGTGCTTCTCTTACAAAGAAGAGGTCGACAGTTCAAGTCTGTCACGATGTACCATTAAGTTTGAAATCTCTTTAAAAATTCACTTATATTTGGGGGGTATAGCTCAGTTGGTTAGAGCAGAAACCTGTTAAGTTTAAGGTCGTACGTTCGAGTCGTACTATCCCCGCCATGCCTCTGTAGTTCAAATGGAAGAATTTCTGGCTCTTACCCAGTAAGATTGTAGGTTCGATTCCTACCAGAGGCACTTCAAATTGCTAGGTACTTCAATCGGTAGAAAGCATATTTCATAAATATGTACGTGTGAGTTCAAATCTCACTCTAGCAACCATTAAAACTGTAAAGGAAAGTGTTTATGATTGTAAACTTAAAAGATTTTGGTACAAGTCTAGGAAGTAGGGTTCTTGGGAAAGAAGTTAGTAATCTAATTGATTTTGAGAAAGAAAAAGAAATCATATTAGATTTTGATGAAGTTAAGATGATAACAAGTTCTTTTGCAGATGAAGTAATTGGCAAGAATTGTGCCAAGTTAGGTTTACATAACTTCTTTAAGAAAGTGCAGATTATAAACACTTCCGAACAGATTAAACTTATCTTAAAGAAGGCAATCATAGACAGATTGGTAGAAAAACATGAAATTCAAGAACAGCAATAAGAAATTCAGTATTGATGATATTGTTAAACATTTTGTAAAAAATCAAGACAAATTAACTGGTGTCGTAATTGATGTTGAAAGGTTAGGTAATAAAGTATTTTTATTGACTATTGAAGGTTGTAATACCAAGTTCTCTAAAACGTTTAACTATCGGTTTATCAAGAAAACAAATAGTAAATTCAAATTTGAAGAATACTTAATAATGGACTTGCTATTAGAATTGAGTGATAAACTGTTCAAGAATGGTATTGATTTAGCAATCGTGTTTCCTACAACTAATTTTCCAGCAGAATTAGTGTATAGAATTAGTTTAGATGAATTGCTCTCATCGAATAACGGTTAGTTCGTTACCCTCTCAAGGTAAAAATACGGGTTCGATTCCCATTGGGAGTACTTAAAATTGTCCTGTAGTTTAGCGGTAGAACGTGTGGCTCTGAACCACAAAGCAGATGTTCGATTCATCTCAGGACAGCCTATGCCTGTGTGGTGCAACTGGCAGACACAACTGACTCAAAATCAGTTTAAATTGAGAGTTCGATTCTCTCCACAGGTACTTAATATTATTGTCTGGTGGTGTAGTGGTAACACATGTGACTTTGACTCACACATCGCAAGTTCGACCCTTGCCCGGACAGCCATGCCTCTATGATGAAATTGGTAGTACATACGGGACTTAAAATCCCGTGCCTGGAAAGGCGTGTCGGTTCGAGTCCGACTAGAGGCACTTGAGTTTGAAATCTCATTCAAAATTCATAATGAACTTCTAAAACTCTATTTTCTGAATATGACAAGGAGTTTGTCAAGTTTGTAGAGATAACAGACGGAGTTTAATTTGGTGGTCTTAGTGTAATGGTTAACACGATAGGTTGTGGCCCTGTTAGTTTGCATTATACTATTATCACAACATGTTGGGGTTATTGTAGTGGTAACATATAAGATTGTAGCTCTTATGAGATGGGTTCAAATCCCATACCTCAACCCTTTAAAATATTATTAGAAAGGTGCTGATATTGTGACTAACTTTATGGTTCAGTTTCCACTCAAAACAGAGAAATATCAAGAGGATATACTAGATAAACGTTTTGAAATTGGTAGACAGATTTACAATTCTCTGGTGAATATAACTCAAAAACGTTATAAAGAGATGATTAAAACCAAAGTATATCGCAATCTTATATCCCAATTATCTGGGGATAAAAACAAAGATAGACTTATTTGGGAACAGATTAACGACATTAGGAAACAATATGGTATGTCAGAGTATTCCTTCTATAAAGATGTAAAGAGATTACAACACCACTTTTCTAAAAATATAGATGCTCTTACAGCACGTAGCATTGCCTCAAATCTTTGGAGAGCATACGAAAAGTTATTTTATGGGAATGGTGAGAAGGTACATTATAAAAGACAACATTCTCTCAATTCTTTAGAATGCAATACTAATAGAGTAGGTATTCGTTTTAGAGACGATACAATCTTATGGAATGGGCTGAAAATTCCAGTAGCGGTTGATTACGACAATTATTATGAAAACCAATCGTTAAAATCAGAGATTGTATATTGTCGTCTTATCAGAAAATTTGTTAGAAAGAAATATAAATACTACGTTCAAATCGTCTTTAAAGGAACACCACCAATCAAAGTTGATAACGAAACTGGTGAAGTAAAACACTACATCGGAGAAGGTGATGTAGGAATAGATATAGGTACATCTACCATCGCTTATTCTTCTGCCACTGATGTCAAAATTTTGGAACTCGCTGATAAAGTTCAGAATATCGAAGATGAAAAACGAAGATTGCTCAGAAAGATGGATAGAAGTCGTAGAGCAACCAATCCTGATAACTACAACGAAGATGGTACAATTAAGAAACAATGTAACAAGAAGATGGTTTGGAACAAATCAAATCACTATCTTAAATACCAAAATGAGTTGAAGGAGTTGTACCGTAGGCAAACAGGTGTAAGAAAGTATCAACATGAGTGTTTAGCGAACCAAATTGTTTCCCTTGGTGATAATATCTACGTTGAGAAGATGAACTTTGCAGGACTTGCTAAGAGGTCTATAAAGACAGAGAAGAATGATAAAGGCAAGTTTAAACGAAAGAAACGTTTTGGAAAGTCGATTGGTAATAGGGCACCTTCGATGTTATTGGGGATTATAGACAGAAAGTTATCCTATTATGGTAAACGATTGATTAAGATAGATACATGGAGTGCGAAAGCGAGCCAGTTTAATCACTTTGATGGTACATGCAATAAGAAAAAGTTATCTCAACGATGGAACAATTTTAATGGAGTTAGAGTGCAGAGAGATTTGTATTCAGTATTCTTAATTATGAACACAGCAGAAGATTTAAAAAGTTTTGATATTAACAAATGTAACGAGAGATTTGAGAGTTTTTACCAACTTCATAATTTAGAAGTTGAGAGATTGAGTGGACATAGAAATTTAAGTAGTATAGCAATTTAAGTAAAGAAAAGTAGTACAGTGATTTAAAAATTTGAATAGGTCTTGATACGGGCCTAATACTATCGTTAATTTATTCATTGGAATAATTGATAGTGAAAGTCTTGTGGAAATAGATTAGCCTTGTGTGCTTTTGAGTACATTTGAAAGTCTGCGTACACAAGAACCCAATATAAGTTGGAGTATCAGGGCCCTGTAGATACGAGTTCAATTCTCGTAGACTACCCCTTATGCCCTTGTGATGGAAATGGTAGACATGTTGGTCTTAGAAACCAATGCGTAATTGCGTGTGAGTTCAAGTCTCACCAGGGGTACTTCATATTTCCTCGTATTGTAAAGGATAACATACTAGTCTACGAAACTAGCGATAAGAGTTCGATTCTCTTCGAGGAAGCCTAATAAATCAAAGAAAGGAATTGTCTATGAATGTAAAAGATTTTGAAGTAACAAGAGATTTAAAATTAAATAGTATCACTCATGGCAAAGTAAGTTTGGAAGAAGCGGTCAAGTACATCGTAGATTACCTTTCAACAGATACGAAAGCAAAGTATGAAATTGCTATTGGAACTGACTCAATGACAAGAAGTCAAACAAAGTTTGCTCTTGCTATTGTAGTTCATAGAAACACGAATGGGGCAATCTTCTTCTCTCGTACTTTCACTCATTCAAAATTTAATAAGAATATGTTACATGAGAAGTTGGTGAGAGAAACATCTATGTCTATCGACACAGCGGTATTTATCGCAGAAGAGTTAAAGAAATATGACATTGATGTATTGGATAAGAATAGTAATATTGACTTCCAAGTGCATATGGATATTGGTACAAAAGGTGCGACTGCTGAATTTATTTCAGAATTAGAAGGCTGGGTAACAGCGTATAGTTTTAAATATAAGATTAAACCAGAATCCTACGCATCGTCAACAATTGCAGATAAGTTAAGCAAGTGAGTTTTAGGGATTCTCAATTATTAAAAATCTCTAACATGGCACAGTGGACAAGTGGATAAGTCAGTGGTCTGCAACACCACTAATCGTGAGTTCGAATCTCACCTGGGCCTCCATTCATTATGGTTCTTGAGCAAGTGCGGTCATTGCAACTGGTTGAAGCCCAGAGGAACTTGGTTCGACTCCAAGAGGAACCACTTTTAAAATCTATCCCTATGGTGTAATGGTAGCACAACGGCCTCCAAAACTGTTTGGTGAGAGTTCAAGTCTTTCTAGGGGTGCTTTTTATTTAAAAATCTATTTACAGAATTTCCTCTTTATATTATAATGTATCCATAAACAAAGAGAGGTATTCATTCATGGAAAACATTGAGACAATGGTAGAGTAATTAACAAAAGATTTAGATATTGAATTTGTACAAGATATTGATAATACATTCCATGGTATGAAGCAAATCAATAAATTTAAATTAGGAATTATGTTAAGTCAAGATGATACAGACTACATTAACATTGATTCTGAATTGATTGGGAAGATTAATAAGTTCTATTTTAACACATTCACACATTCAAATTATAATGAGGTTTTAGGTACTCTTAATAACATCATTAACAACGCAAAAGTACTTGTTAATTCTATTGAAAATTTCACAAGATAAAGAGGTGTTTAAATATGACAATTAAAGAGTTTTTAAGCGTTTTAGACGCAGAATGTGTAGATAGTGTTTGTATTATCAAAGACAATGAAATTTTGTGGAGTGACACTAAATTAACGACTATCCCACAAAACTTTCTTGATAGTACAATCAAATTAGTATCGCCTCAACATAATACGGAATATTACGAGAATTATGATGGCGAGATGTGCGAAGGTAGTAGTGAGTTAAGTGTGGTAATTGAAATAGCGTAAATGGGAGATTAGATATGTTAGAAGGAAAGACATTAGAAAACGTAGTAAAGATTTCAAGATTATTTGATAAAAGAATTACTAGTCGTATGTTTTTTGCACGCACTATGGACTCATCACATGATACGATGTTTAATATGATTTCCATTTGTGCTGAAGGTATTTTCTTAGTTCACGATGAATGGGGAGAGTGCCAAACTCTCGTTGAGATTGAAAAAGTTAAATCAATCTATGAAGTAGTAGACACTAGAAACAAAACAGTAGGCAAGAAGTTATTTAACTTATCATGGTAAATAAAATCATATTCATTGTTTTAGAGAAATAAATAGTGAATAATAAATTGCTGTCATACCCAAGTTGGTTAAGGGGCCTGGTTGCTAACCAGTTAGTTCGTCTAAACAACGGAGCGTAGGTTCGAGTCCTACTGACAGCGCCTATATTTTAGAAGTAAGTGAGATATTTTTAAAATATCTCACCTTTTCTATTTACAAATATTAAAAAGTGTGATATTATAGTCCTGTAAAAGAAAGAGGCACGCTTATGAAATTCACTGTTAAGACAGACTTAAGAACATATACATTTACTGAACATGATGTAATCCTATTCAATGGTGCACGTTACATTTTAATTACACAATCACCACGACCAGGATATGGATTTGGCGATGTAAATATTCCTGTTAAGTACGCAGAAGAATGGATTAAGAATGGTGCATTAGTAGAGTGTGGAACATACAATAACACAGAATTACCATTATATAAATTCGTAAGAGAGACACAATAAACATGGATATTGAAACACTTAGAGATATTTGTATTAAGTTTCCAGATGTAAGAATTAAAGCGATTAAAAATAGACAATTAAGTGAACACTGCAATTCTGGATATGGAAGTTGGCAAGAAGAACCTACTGAGCCAGCATTATTCTTTAATGGTAAAGGATATATGACACTGGAAGATTTAATTCCATGTTTAGATAGGTTAGCAAGTGGCGCTGAATTTGAAGGATATAGATGGGGTTTATACTCATATATATTGTGTTCACCAATTCATTTTGAATATGCTGATTATTGTAGTACTGATTACAATCTGACTGAATTTATTCATCAAGACGATATAACCGATGATTTGATTAAATATTTAAATTAGGAATAAATTGGTATGACAGTTAGAGAACTTTTAGATAAATTAAATATTAAAGAAGAAGATGTAATACAAATTGGTGACAACTCATATTCAAGAAATGAACTATATTCACTACCTAAGAATGAATTAATTTTTGATAAAGAAGTAAGTGAAATTTATATTAATGTTTATGATGGGTGGCAATATGATGATACTGGTAATGAATTTCTCGTAGGTTTCACAACAATAATCTGTATTGAAGTTGAGGAAGAATAATCATGTTAGTGAAAGAATTACTTGAAAAACTAGATACAAGTTCAGAAATCGATTTGATTGAGATTATTTGTAATGGTGAAAGTGAACTTTTTGGCTCATGCAATCTTAATAAAGAATGTTTTGATAAAGAGGTTAATAGAATTAGTTTAAGAACAAAAGATGAGTATACTGAAAACATGAATGGAACTTTCTATGTATCAGATACGACTAAAATTATAGTAATTGAGGTGGAGTAGATATGACAATTAGAGACTTATTAACAGCCGCAGAAGATTATCTTGAGGTCAAAATCGTAAAAAATGGCAAAGAATTGTTTTGTAACGAGATTGATGGTTTGTATGATATAGATGAAGAAATCTTGAATATGAAAGTATTAAAGTACGATTACAAAACCGTTACAGTGTTAGATTCTATCATGAGTGCGAGTTACAACATTATAATAATTGAGGCTGAATAACGTATGAAAAAGAAACAAACAGTAAGAGACATTTCAGACAAGTCCTACTTTGATGTATTAGAAATTTCATCAAATGGTCGAGTGTTAGATAGAAGGACGATGGATGGCGAGGCTCAAATTTTCGATGGACTACTTGATTTGAAGGTAAAGAACGTCAAGAGCGAGACTTATTGAGAATATTGTTCTTGGGACGACAATGCAGGATTCCGTTACAAGACAGTGCTAACTATTGAAGTGGAGTATAAGTAGTGTTGGTTAAGAAATATAATGTTAGGAAAGGAGCGGAATTATGGATAATTTAGCACACATAATTGTGTCTGTTGGAAGAACACAAAAATATTTCCGTGAGTATGGTATCAGACACGGCTGTAAAAATATCGGTTACCTAACAGTTGGTTGTAGAGTCTACACATGCTCACATTGTTCTAGTAAAATTAGCGAGCATGAAATACCAAATGTAAATCACTGCCCGAATTGTGGCGCAAAGTTTGATAAAGTGGTGGTTGACCCATTTGCAGATGGTTGTGTAAGATTACTTGACTATTTAAAGGCTGAACGCTTAGAGGTTCCAAATAAAATTAAGGATAATAAACAGTTGTTGAATAGAGTGATTGTTAAGATTGATAACACCATTGAAGATGTTGAAAACGTTTTAGAGGCATGGAAACGTGAAGAAGAAGATAATAGTTTGTTTTACCAAGTTGAAAAGATTGAACAAATGATTGCAGAAATACAGGATAAACCTATTGACAAGTGTGTTTCACTTGTTGTATGATAATAGTGTAGAGAAAAGAGGTAATATACATGTCACATTTCACTGTATTAGTAGTAGATACAAAAAACGAGAAATCAGTAGATGAATGGATGGACCCATTCTTTGAAGGTATAGAAAAAGACAGAATAATTGACTGGACAGTTCAAGATGTATTAGATTACTTCAAGAAAGAGAATGTTGATTTCCCATACGACCATGTAGATGAGTCTAATCTTGTAGAATACTTAGAACGTGCAGAGGAGTTAGAATTTGATACTTCCGAGCATGACGATGAAGGCAACCTATACTATCTAGGAAATGAGAATGCTAAATGGGATTGGTATCAGATTGGTGGAAGATGGTCTAACATGTTAAAGAAGTTGGACGGTACAAGATGTGATGAGTGTGAAGTTAAAGACTTAGACTTGTCATTAGATACAGAAATGTACAATAAAGCCAAACGTTTCTGGGAAGTTGTTGTTGATAACCAACCTCTCACAGATGTTGAGCGTCCTAGTGACTTCTTTACGATGTATAAGCCAGAACATTATACAGAAATGTATGGTGATAGAGATAATTTTGCAAAGAGTTGTGCCTCATTTAATACATTCGCAATGTTATTAGACGGCGAATGGTACGAACAGGGAAAAATGGGTTGGTTCGCAATGAGTGACACAACAAAGGAATCCTTAGAGAAGTTCACAGATTTCATGGATAAGACATTAAGAGAACTTAAAAAGACATATCCACACGCAATAGTAACACTTGTGGACTGTCATATCTAAAAATTGTTGTATAATATAATTGTAATCGGAATGTTGTGAAACGTACCGAAAAGAAAATTTTAATTGGAGTAAAAGTAAACACAAAATATCATCTTACAGATTATTATTCAAAAAATTTCTTTAAAAATTTAATAAAAATAACTCCAAGGTGGCCGTAAAATTTTCTAGTGGCTCTATGACATGATTAGCCAAACATTTTATAAATTCCAGTTTTGAACATGTCTATAAGAGGCTTTTGGTGTTGTATATGGATTGCCGAGTACTGGACAATGACTTTCTAAAAACAACACTAATTTAAGTCCTATGAAAAGCAAGTCCTGTATTTCGAGGTGGAATACCTCAAGGTCGATCGAAAGTTTCGTGTGCTTTGTCTGGTTGGTTGTAAAGATAACCTATGGGCGTGACTAACAAAAAAGCATAATCATTTTTAAGAGAATATATTTATGCAAATATTTATTTTAATTATAATTTTATTTATACTATTGTTTTTAGTAAATTTTAAGTTAAGTTTATCAGGTAAATTATACACAGTTAAAGATGCATTAATCGATACAACGATAGAAACTGTTGTGATATTATTTTTCTTAACAATAATATTGGCAATATCTAAAACTATTTCATATTATCTATAATAAAAATTATTTACATTTATTTAAAAATATAGTATAATAATATTATCAATACCAACTAAATATGCTTCTGTAACTCAACAGTAGAGTAACGACCTTTTAAGTCGTGAGTCGCTGGGGCGGCACCAGCCAGGAGCACTTTATAGCGGGGTATATCAGCAGTAGATTGTGAGCCTCATAAACTCACGGACGAGAATAGGTGCAACTCCCTCCCCCGCCCCCATAAAAATAAAAGAGTAGATGTAAAGTCTACTCTTTGAATTAATAAGCATAAAGAAGAATGTTCTTGAAATGGAGAGGATTAGTATATGAATTTTATTGAAGAATTACAGTGGCGTGGCTTGGTCAAAGATTGCACAGATAAAGAAGGACTAGGCGAACAACTTAAGAATCCAACAACAATCTACTGTGGATTCGACCCAACAGCAGATTCTCTCCATGTAGGACACTTACAACAAATCCTATTATTACGTCGTTATCAATTACAAGGACATCAGCCAATCGCATTATGTGGTGGTTTTACAGGAATGATTGGTGACCCACGTCCTACAACAGAAAGAAAACTATTAACATATGAAGAAGTACTTCATAACGCTGAGTGCATCCGTGAACAGTTAGCGAAATTCTTATCCTTTGAAGGCACTAACGCAGCCATCATGGAAAACAATAATAACTGGTTAGGTGAGATGAATCTATTAGCCTTCTTGCGTGACTATGGTAAGCTGTTTAACATCTCTTACATGTTACAAAAGGATACTATCAAAAAGAGATTAGATTCTGGTATTTCTTACACAGAATTTAGTTATACAATCTTACAGTCTATCGACTGGTACAACTTATTTAAGAAGTATAACTGTCAGATTCAGATTGGTGGTTCTGACCAATGGGGTAATTTAACTTCTGGTATGGAGCTTATCCGTAAGATGGAGGGTGATAATGCAAAGGTATTCGGCATTACTTCTCCATTAATCACAAAGAGTGATGGTTCTAAGTTTGGTAAGTCAGAAGGTAAGAACATCTGGTTAAATCCTACTCGTACAAATGCATATGAATTCTACCAGTTCTGGTTAAATACACCAGATGCGGATATTGTAGACTACCTCAAAAGACTTAGCTTCCATACACCAGAAGAGATTATGGGTTACGAAGAATCTCTTAAGAATGCACCTGAAATGCGTGAAGGACAGAAAGCACTTGCGGCAGAACTCACAGAACTAGTTCATGGTAAAGATGGTTTAGAGAAGGCGTTACGTATCACTGAGACATTCTTTAAGGGTGA